GAATAAGTCCTTGAGAGAATATTTTCTCGAGAAAAAAAGGATAAGTCAACCATTTTAACTTTTTGTAACAGATCCTTGGAAAACATTTCGTCGAGAAAAAAGAAATCACTCAACCCTTTCTACTTTTTGAAACAAGTCCTTGAGAGAATATTTTCTCGAGAAAAACAGGATCAACAAACCTTTTAAACTTTTTGTAACAGATCCTTGAAAACATTCTGTCGAGAAAAAGAAATCACTCAACCTTTTTAACTTTTTGTAACAGATCCTTGGAAAACATTTCGTCGAGAAAAAAGAAATCACTCAACCCTTTCTACTTTTTGGAATAAGTCCTTGAGAGAATATTTTCTCGAGAAAATAGGATCTATAAACCATTTTAACTTTTTGTAACAGATCCTTGAAAACATTCTGTCGAGAAAAAGAAATCACTCAACCTTTTTAACTTTTTGTAATAGATCCTTGGAAAACATTTCGTCGAGAAAAAAGAAATCACTCAACCTTTCCAACTTCTGTAACACATCTTTGTTCACGGATGGGCTGGTGAAGAGGTGTCTTTAAATCATTTAAATATATATATTCCATATAATTCAAAATACTACAAATAAATTCAAAAAAATGAATCGCAAAAAACAACAAATTGAGAGTTATGAACGAGAGTGGAAACAGCTCTGGTATGAATGTTTGGAAAGACTTCCAGACACTCTACAAAAATATGACGCTCTGTGTGCGAATACCAATCTCGACATGGCCATTTTATTCAGTAACGTAGAGAAGCCGTGGAATTGGTCTCGTATAACCAGTACCAATCCGAACGTCACACTCCAAGTCATACTGGAACATCCAGATATCCAGTGGTCATGGTTGAGCATTAGTTTAAGACAGGATGTTACAATGCAATTTGTCTTGGATCATCCAGAGCTTCCTTGGAATTGGAAGAGCCTTTCACTGAACCGCAACATAACCTTTGACGACGTTGCAGCAAATATGAATGAACCTTGGGATTGGGAATCGTTAAGCTGTAACATAAACCTTACCATGGCGAATGTGTTGGCAAATCTCGACAGACCTTGGAATTGGTTTTGGCTTACTGGACACCAGAACATCACTCTGGAAGATATCCTCGGACATCCAGAGTTGCCTTGGAGACGTGAGTGTATAACCGAAAATCCAAACGTCACCCTCGACTTTGTGTTGGAACATTTGGATTATCCATGGGATTGGCGGTTGTTATCCTCCAGAAAAAATGTTTCTATGGACTTTGTTTTCTCTCATCCAGAGCTACCTTGGGATTGGTGTATGTTAAGTTCGAATGCAAAAGTCACCATGGACCACGTGTTGGCTTTTCCAGAGATTCCGTGGAGGTGGAGTTCTTTAAGTAAGAATCCAAACATAAGGATGGACCATGTGTTGGCGTTTCCTGAGAAAGATTGGAATTGGGTCTTCTTAAGTGAAAATGAAAATATTACAATGGAGGACGTGTTAGCCAATATCGACAACCCTTGGAATTGGTATTGTCTTAGCAAACATTCAAACATTACGGTGGATCACATGACACGTTATCCAGAGTTGCCTTGGGATTGGAGAGCTGTGGGACTCAATCCAAATCTTACGTTGGATTTTATTTTGCAAAATCTCGATCAACCGTGGAATTGTTTTATCTTTGCAAATCAAATGAACCGATGTCGAACGAAATACATCGAAGACAGAATCGAAAAAGAAAAGAACCTTTATTGGTTGCGACGTTTGGAACAAAAAAAAGCGAACTTTCCACGAGAATTATTTTCATTGATCGAAGGATATTTTTAGAAATTTGGAAAGAGAGAGAGAGAGAGAGAAGAAATAAACAAACAAAAATTTAATAAAATAATTTTTTCTAGAAAAAAAAAGAAAAATTTATCCACCACTTCTGGAACGTTGTTTGCGAGAGAGGAACCGATGTCTAGGATCGGCCAACGAAACCAAACAAAAAACAAGATACCCATTTTTTTACAGATTTGCGAGCTAAAAGAAATATCTCTCGACTATACATAAGAGGAAATGCATCTCGAGAAATTTATTAATTCCAAGACAGGAAAAATTTTAAGCTCAATCATTCTTGGAATTGGTCTAGCCACCCTGTTCCATTCTGCGTGTAAAGGCAAAAACTGCCGGTTGTATTACGCTCCACCATTAAAAGAAACGAACGACAAAACTTTTTCTTACAACAGTAAGTGTTACAAATACACGACCCAATCAGTGACATGTGATAACAAGAAAACCATCTACGAATATGAATAAAAAGAGAGAGGCTCTTAATGTGTTAAAAATCTTTTGTTTTAATTTAGGCGTTTATGTATAAAAACAATGGCAGACACCACCAGTATCACAGATCTTCCAGAAAATGTGACAATGTCCGTTCATCCTTCTCCGTCGATCCAATTACCCCCCATGATGCCACAAGCTCCCAATGGTGGAGCGGTTACTCCACAGCAACAAGCACAACAACTACCCCCGATTGATCCTGCTATTATCAACCAATTAGTCACAGGTCTGCAACAAGCCACGGCCAGTGGGGCAACCCGTCTTCGTTCGAGTGACATTCCCATGGAGAGCCTTCCATTGACTGCCGATCCCAGTGTGCAACAACACCACATTCCGCACCATCCCCAGTTTCAAGGGGCGACCCCACACCATAACCAATCCCCTTACCAAGAGCATGATCAAGATTATCCCAATTACATCCAAGAAGACGACAATGTGGAGGACATCATCCATCGAAACATGAAACGTACCCATTATAACAACCAAGTGGAAATGTGGATTGACGAGTTTCAAGTGCCATTGATGGTCGCGATCTTGTTTTTCTTGTTTCAATTGCCGATTGTAAAGAAAATGTTGCACGAATACCTTCCGTTTTTGTATTATTTAGACGGAAATATGAATGTCAACGGATACATTTTGATAAGTTTATTTTTTGGGATAGTTTATTACGTTTTATGTAAAATATTAAATTAAGGTGGTAGTTTATTACAGAGAAAACAAAAAAAAGTCAAAGATGGGTAATTTTCTGTCAACCGAAGAGTTCGGAGAAGAAGAAGAGCAACACGGAGGGGTGAGTGCAGAGAAGATAAGATTAGAAAAGAAAAAGAGAAGGGCACGTGCCAAGACAGCGAAGCGTCGAGCGGCTGCTGCTGCCGCGGCTTTTGCACCCCCCGTCTCCATCGAGACTGAGGGATTTGGGTTGTTCGCAGATTCCCCAGGAGACTCTTTAGAGAAGAGGGAGGGAAGGAAAGAGAATGAGATCCGAGAAGAGGAAGACTTTGATCCATCCGCCATGGATTATGATGAACCTGTGACAAAACCCAAGAGAAGGAAGAGAGGAGGGGCTACAATCTCGAGAAGAAAGAGGATAGCTTGGGAAGAAGACGAGGAGGATTATTAAGTCGGGGCGGGGGAAAGGGCGTTCTTTTAGTAGTTTAAAATATATTGTTATTGGCTTTACTTTTCAACAATATATATTAATAAAAAAAAAGGCACTTAAAGACATCTTGCTATTTTAATGGTGGGTCCTTTTCTTGCGGGTCATCCTCCCCCACCACCACACCCCCCTCGGCGTTTGTTGCGTGTTCGGTGATTTAGTTTCTTTTTGGGATTTCTTCTTTTTGTTTTTCTTTTTTTATTTCGTCTTGTTCCATGTCCGATTTTGGCGGTTGATTCATTTATAGCCCGTAGAGGTTCTATATACTGTGGGAAATGTCTTCGGGACTCATGGCTTAAAGGGTATTTTTCATTAAATGATGCAATATAAGTGTCATAATCCAGTATTTCACTAAGGGGATTTAAAACTCCACACGATTCGTCATACACAAATAGATTTGTTTTATTTCTGTTGTTATAATATTCTACGATTGCTGACATGGTTACATTCCGTTTGACGACTACTTGGCCATTTTCATTGTCTGTTTCTAATGTCGTGTGTAAGGTTGGATCAAACAAAATATCTGCTTGAGCTACTATTTTAAAATATGTCTGGATATCCGATGCGGTACCTTCAATGGGTTCTAACAAAGATATCTCATCCTCATAACTCATTGTAAGTATATCATGCATGTTATAGTGTGATCTTACTCTATTTAGTTTCTCGACATCAATTATCATTCTAAAATCTAAGCCTTCTATATCTTTATCTTTGATCCGAATATCACGGCTAAATTCTTTGTCCATATAGCTATGAGTTTTGGGAACTATTCTATTTATCATGGCATCTCCAAGGGCATTTGAACCTCGGTGTGATCTACAAATCGGAACAGACAAAAGTTCATCATTGAAATTTGGATGCGTTAGGACATCAAACGGTACACTTTTAAACTTATCTAGTGTGTAATACATCTTTCCTTCTTTCCCATATAATGTGGTATCATCAAATCTGTGATGTGTTCCAGAAAATGCCATACACCCGAAGGCCGCCTTACTGCATATAAATATGTTTTTAAGCGACGTTTCATCGTCTAATATTACTGGCGGGTTTTCTAAAAATCCTCCATGTGTCATTATAATTATACCGGCTGTGTTATCGAATCCTTGAAGCTGGTTTAACTTTGTGGCATCAAATAAGTGGTAATAATAAATCAACCGATTGATTGTGATCGCGTAGTTATGCTCATCAGTTTTATTTTTTCTTTCCTTAGTTGGAACCGCATCAACCCGCGGTATCACTGAATAGATATATCGTAACGCTACATAAAAAGGTTTATTTGGTAGATCCTTTTCTTTATCGAAAAGGATGGCTGGTATCTCGGCGGGTATCTTATCAAAGGAATATCTCTCGGGAGCATTTGTCAAGAAAAACAACGGAGTAATCTGCTTATAATACATTTCATAATCCAATGGGTCAGCTATACTCAAGTAATCACGCAAAAAAATCCTGAAAGGCAAATAGTCTGTGTATTTGTCAATGAAACCCTTCTTTATGGTATTGTTATTCTGAATAGGCTCCTTTTTAGGTTTTGACACAGAACAACCCAACGTTGGTTCTAAAGATGCACGATATAAAACGGGCTCGAATGCTGTATCAAACTTTGGACAATCTGTAAACATTGTATAGATGATATCATATGTGATTGAAGGATGTAGTTTCCAGAAGCTTAAATTAGATTCAAAGTTTCTACAACCCTCAAACATTCTATCCATGTGTTGAACATTTTCTACTTTCCATATATCTAATGACGCTGTAAAATCGCTACATCCTAAAAACATCGCCTCCATCGTTGTTACCCTAAAGACATCCCAATGAGAAATATCTACATGCTTAAGAGATTTAAAGTGTCCTTCATTATTCTCATCCGGTATTTTTTGTAATTTTGCATTAATCTCAGAAAACAATCCTTCCATGTTAGTAACATGACTAACGTCCCACTCGTTTATTTCCGGGAGTGACCAAGAGTTCCCATCCACATAATAATTGTGGAGTGCATCACGTAAGCCTTTGTCTGTAAACCCTCTGAGCCTATAGATTGTTGGGTTGTTATTATATTCATCTTCTTGTTCTTCTTCTTCTTCTTCTTGTTCTTCTTGTTCTTCTTCTTGTTCTTCTTCTTGTTCTTCTTCTGAATCATATTGTTGCCAGTCCCCTACTTCCGATTCCTTCCCCCATCGTTCCAACTCTCTCCTTTCAAATTCTCCAAGTTCTACTTCCTCATCTTGATTTTTTTGTCTTTTTATTTGTTCATTTTCTTCTTGGCCTCTTTTTTGTTTTTCATGAAGTCCAAAATAATTCATTGTTTGTTTATATTTATATTGACAAGAGATATAAATCTGTGGTTTTCAGCCGGAGTGGGAGTTGCAGTGGGAGTGTAATCAAGAAGGATTGAGCGCTTGGGGGGGGGCCTTTTCACTGCGAGTAGATCCATCGTTATATATATTTATATAAAAACAAAATAATATAAAAACATCTGAATAACTCTATGGTTGAGGCCGTTTCCCCTTTCTCGTTCTTTGGTGTTGGTAGTCCCACAAGTAATTATGCCTTCTCTTGCGCATTCGTTTGGAATGTTGCCCTTTCAAATGCCTCTCCACCTTCCTCTGTGTCTTTTGAACCTCTGAAACAACAGAAGGGACGGATCCTAGGCCACGAATACGCGTCCTAAAACGGTTGAAAGGTCGCCGAGCAACCACCTCCCCCCTTTGACTGGCCCGTTGCGTGACGTCCCCCGGCTTGTAATTAAAAAACAGATACTGATATTTTGGATTGTTGGGTTGGTCTTTCAGCTTCTTGTATAACTTGGATCGTTTTAATTTCATCTCATCTACCTGTTCTTGATGTCCGTAACAGGTTGTCGCAAATCTCTTCAAGACTCCTTTCTGACTAAGTTTGTTTTTTTGTTGCACATTGAATAAAAAATTACACATGCAAATGATTCGTTTCTCATCATACAAATCTGGATCATTGGCATACAAGAAGGAAAAATACATATTCAACATAGTGTCAATCGTGGCGATCTTGACTTTCCTTCCTTTCACAATCAGCTCATTGTAACTGTAACACTGTTCCGTTTGATAAATGAATGCTACCGTGTCTTTCTCGAGAATAATCTCATAACTCTTTGGAACAATTTCTCCAACCGCTTCATGAACCACAAATCGCATTGAAATCTTGTGTGGAAGGAATTGTCGTTTCAATGCCCGGACGACATCCTTGGGGTTGGTCGACAAGACATCAAAGTCCGGGTTCAGATCTTTAAATTTCCCTTGGATGTTTTGTGGCATGTATTCAGAATAGACAGACAAGGCATGTCCCCCAAAAAACACACAGCCATATGTGGCAAAGGTCTGTAGCAAAATCTTGTAGATCGTTTCTTTGTTTGTTTCGTCAGACATTTCTCGACGATATTCCACATTGTCGCAACTCAAGTCGGTGATCGGGTAATACTTGTTGATCAACAACAACCTCTTGTAAATCTTTTCAAATCGAGATGTGTTTCCTTCCGGATTACTCAGTTCCTTATAGATACCCATTCGCAGAAAATTTGCCGAGACATAATGGATCCCCTCGATAACAATACTGTCTTTTTGGATCACCTGGAACAATTTCTTGGGGACATCTGTAATATCTGCCACGCCAATGAAATTGACAAATACTTTGAAGGTTCCAATGTGTTGGGCCGCTTTGGCTTCTACCTCCGTGTAACCCTTGGCATAATAAATGTCACATAACTCCTTGGCATCTCTCATGGCATTGGGACTAAAAAAATCATAATCTGGAATCTCCGTTTCTCTGTCATAGAACTGATCGTCTGCAGGAAGGATGTTGTTGATGGCAATGCCACCATAACAAATCAACCGTTTCTTACGCAGAAATATCTCGAGAATCTTAATGATCTCTTGTATTTCGGAAGATTGAGCTGCTTTTTTGCCAATCCTCTTTTGGGATTCGTCCACTGCTTTTCGGAGGATCTCCAACTCTATTTCTTCGTAATTATTCATTTCCTGTGTTTTTTATCTTTTTTATATTAAGGGAGAAAATAATATTTTTTCAAAAAAACACATGAGTGCTTTCACTAACCCGTCGCAACCAGCCAAAAAAGAACAAGAAGAAGAAGAACAAGAAAATGAAGAAGAAGAAGAAGAACAAGAAAATGAAGAAGAAGAAGAAGAAGAAGAAGAAGAAGAAGAAGAAGAAGAAGAAGAAGGAGAAGAAGAAGAAGAAGAAGGAGAAGAAGAAGAAGAAGATGAAGAAGACCAAAAACGAAAACGGAAATCTAAGGCATCATCCTCTGCAAACCTAAAACGCCAATTGAGGAAAACGCAACCAGAGAATGAGTATGTTCAGGAAAGATATAGCCAACATGGTTTTTCGAACGAAGGGTTACGATCTGCATTAAACAATTATTTTCACGAGAGTAACACATGGAGGCTTCCGGATATAAGTGAATGGGACGTTTCCTCTGTTACAGACATGTCTAACCTGTTTAGTCCATTTAAAACATTTATAAGCGTGTATTCAATCATTGATCTGTCATACTGGGATGTGGGGAATGTAACAACGATGAGCCATATGTTTGATGGTTGTCAGAATTTTACGTCGAGTTTAACCGGCTGGGATGTGAAGAATGTAACAACGATGGACCACATGTTTAATGGTTGTCGATCGTTTTCGTCTAATTTGAGTGTATGGAGAGTGGAGAATGTAATATCGATGGTCAATATGTTCAACGGATGTATAAATTTCGCTTGTAATCTAAGATATTGGAGAATAAACCCGAGAATAACTCCACCGATCACTGATATAGAAAGCATTTTTGGCTCAGGTTGCGCAATGAAATTCTATCCCTATTATTACCCGATAGTCTACACTCCACTGCCGCCGCCCAGCCCGTCTTCGGACCAATTACCTTCCATCGAGCCTCCCAAGTCGAGTGTATCCTATTCACAAGAGGAGATACACCAGCAGTTGGAAGAGTTCAAACACAAATATAGTGACTTTTCTACATTTATGGATTTTGTATTTGCCTACTTGAGTAAAGCATCTCCCAGCGAATATGGTGCTTACCTTACCAATATCACCCCTAGGTTTTTTGTAATTGACTGTCCGACCGGTTATAATTTTAACAAAGACATTCCAGAGGAAGTGTTAAGAGCATCTCCAGATCCTCCTTTTTTCGCTGGGTTAAAATACTTTTATTCCAATCTACCCAGGTTTAGGCCATCCACTTCTTCTTCCAATGGTGAATGTACAGAGTACATTTATGCGTTCTATCTCAATCGTCTGATTTATTATTATAATTTGTATAACTCTTCTGGAGATTTGCAGCCTGGATTTAATGAGACTGCCGCTGTCTTCATTCTCACTCATGGGAGTTTTATTGAAACTACAAGAAGCAAAGAGCATGTTATACACCAATTACCTGAACCAATGAAAAACATTTTCGTCTGCCATAAGTCGGCAATAGGTTGTTTAGCATACGATACTGCTTATACTAGAATAGCAACTACTTTTTCAAATAAATCTATGGGAAAAATGTCGAAGGCTATAACAGAAGATGGCAGTATTGTCTTTGATGAGATTTTTCCACAACAAATAATTTCTGATCCGTTGCCTTTTCCACAGTGTAGAGTTTCAAGAGATAACCCATTCGGAGATTCCATGAGGAACAGGATAGTACCCAGGATCGATGTATATCTGGATAAAAAATTTGAAACTGGAGTAGGCGAGGCATGTCGGATAATAATTGATATTGAAACCCTGGACGAAGTAAAGACACACTACAACATAAATGAAACATACATATCAAACGCTATACAAACCAAAAAACCGGAAGAATATAGGCCATATTTATTGATTCTTTATATGGCAGACCTTATGTACATTATGCCGCCTGACAGGGTCAACACAACCAATGGGCCTAATAGGTCTACGACCATGCACAACATAGTTGAATATTATGCTAGTAAAGGGAAAAAGAATTTATTTGTTTACGACATGTCTTGTGGAGAACTGCCAACCATCAAAGCTAAATATGGTATAAATGTTCTCGAGGAAAATCAAACATTCGACCGTAGACTTATAACAGAAGAACTTGCAGCTCATAATCAAGAGTTGGCACTTAAACATGGTTTGGGAACACGAAGAAAAAACAAAAGAAAGAAAGGAAGGCATACAAACAGACGCAAGGGCAAAAAAATCCATCAGTTTTTACGGACGCGTAACAAACGTCATATGAGGTCGCGAAGACGATCGCCCAGCCGTAAGCGTCGACACCATTAAATGTCGCAAGAAGGCTTTAAATTTTTTTTTTGTTAAAATAGTGTATAATAATTACATGAGTACCTCCTTTAGAGAGCTTGACCCATCGCAACCGGAAGAAGAAAAAAGAGAAGAAGATCCGACAAATGAGTTTAGCCAGCCAACATATGTTACATCTGGATTTTCGAACGACGGGTTACGAAATGCATTAAATAATTATTTTTTAAACCAAAACTCATGGGGTCTTCCACCTATTGCAGAGTGGAAGGTTCATTCGGTTACAGACATGTCAAACCTTTTTTCTGAATTTCCTAGGATCATTCCGGAATTTGGGAAGAAAGATCTGGATTTGTCAAAATGGGATGTGGGGAACGTAAGAACAATGAACCATATGTTTAATGGATGTATGTATCTTAAATCGGATTTAAGCAAATGGAACGTCCTGAATGTAACAACAATGAGCCACATGTTTAATGAATGTAGGTATTTTGAATCGGATTTGAGTCTATGGAAAGTGCAAAATGTGACATCGATGGATAGAATGTTTTGGAATTGTTTGAAATTATTTACTAACCTAAGATTTTGGAGATTAAACCCAAAGATAATTGCGACGGATCCTATTAGCTTCAAGGAGATGGTGTTCGGCAATGAGATTACCATGATGGGGCTTTCCAGACATCATAGTCTATTACCAACAACATACATCCCACCACCACATCCAGAATTTTCTCCTCCCCCATGTACTTTTGAACCTCCTTTCCCACCTAGCACACCCTCCCGATCTCTTTCCCTCTCTCCTCTCCCACCTCGTTCCCCCTCCCTCTCCCAATATATTTCCCTCTCTCCTGTCCCACCTCGTTCCCCCTCCCTCTCCCAATCTATTTCCCTCTCCCCTCTCCCACCCGGTCTATCGCAAGTTGAAGAGAATCTATTCCTTAGGAGATATCCAGACTTTATTGCTTTTACGAATTTTCTATTTCACTACTTGCTAAAGGCATCCCCCAATGAAGTAGATTTATACCAACAAATGATAACGCCTTCGTTTTTTACGATTCATGCGCCCTCTGGATATAACTTTAATAATAATCAAGACGTTCCAGAACCTGTACTATTAACTACACCTTTAAATAGACGTTTTTATACTATGTTAAAATACTTGTATCAAAAGCTTACAAGATTTCAGATATCAACGACTCCTGACCGCATAAATGCCTATACAGAGTATACTTATGCTTTCTATCTTGATCGTTTGATTTATTATTATAACCTACGTATATTATCTCCAGATCTAACACCGGGATTTAATAAGACCGCTGCAATCATGATTCTTACGCATGGATCGTATTATGAACGAAAGAAATCAACACCACATAACGAAAGAGAACCACTACAGATATTAACATTCCCACCAACATTTACATTACAAAACCTTTTCATTTGCAACAAGTCGGCAATTGGTTGCTCATCAATAAGTAGCCAATATATGAAATTAAATACTATGGCATCGACTTCAACTGCGGGAAAAATCTCTAAAGGCATAAGGGAATTTGGTAGTTTTGCATTTGATGAAATTTTTCCAATTCAAGAGCCTGGGCAACCAATTGATGAATTAGGGTTTCCAAATTGTAGAGTGTCTAGGCAAACAAACCCACTAGCAGATCACCTCAGAAACAGAATAGTGCCCAGAACTGATGGATGGGCAAACAAAATATTTTCGACTTTAAATATAAATAGTGCTAATCTAAGCCAAGTATCATCCATTAACCTAATGCGTATGATAATAGATATTGAAATATTGGACGAAGTACAGTCACACTACAATATAGATCACAGCTACATTCAGCAAATTTGGAAAAATATTAATATACCTAAAACTGGACACATTAATCCGAAAATATATATCTATATTCAGCCATATATAGAGATTCTTCGTATGGCAGACCTCTTATACATCATGCCCCAAAACTTTATATTAGTAAATAAAACAAATAGAGGTACAACCCTAAATCAAATTGTTTCATATTATAATTCTAAAGAGAAAACTAATTTATTTGTTTACGACACGTCATGTGGAGCGATTAAATCGGTAGACGATACACATGGAGACCATACACTCGATGAACGTTTACCACCAACTCATCCAGATAGGGCAAATCTTCCAATGGCAATATCTGATATTAATAAGTATGTGAAACAAATTCAAAGAGCTGCATTGGGGACACGAAGAAAGAAAATAAAGAAGAGAAGGCATACCCATAAACGCAAGGCCAAAAAGATCCGGCGCCACTTACGAACGCGAAGACGACCGCCCACACGGAAGCGTCGCCAACATTAAATATCGCAAGAAGGCTTTATATGCTTTTCATTTATTGTGTTGTAGGTCATCGAAAACAAAAAAATGAAAAAAAATAATGTAAAGGGTTTCTCCTTTTTTTGTTTAAAAAAAAGCAAAAGAAATAAAGTAAAATGAAAAATCTCGAAAAAATGGAACTCCATCACAGGAACCAACATTGCATGTTGTGTGGAACCCAGGGATATTTCTGTGAATCTTCTATGGGTCGTTGCGGACCTTCTTGTCCATGTTGTGGTCAGCGCCATTTCTTCGATTGGGGAGAGTCTGCGACTTATCGCCGAAGGTTTGACTGGGATGATTCCAACGATATGAGGAACCAGTACTTGTATTGCAAAGATTGTGGAATTGTATTTGCGTTGGGTTGTGTCCATTACGCATCGGAATTCGGATACTCGGAGGATCAAGTATTGAATGCTCACTTTATCCAGAAATGGAAACATCGACAAACACAAGAAGTCTTCCATGGAATGCCCTTTTTTGACAATCCCGATGACTGGTTTGAAAACGTAAATCAAGTGGAGGTTCTCGAGATTGGTTGTCCTCAGTCGAATCGGATCTGTAACAGAAGTAAACGTTATTGCAAAGGGTACGGTTGTCCTCTGGTGAAGAGTCTTTAAATCCTTTTTTGTCCCCCCGCTCCCACTCATTTTATATATCAAATTTGATCCCTGCTACACCGGTATCCAGTGGACGAGCGGCATAAGAGTTCGCCGGATCTTGCGGCTTGGGTGCATCAATCGTTTCGGGAATGTAGCGAAACTTTTTTGGTTTCAAGACAAACGCAGATTTGTAAGTATCGTTAAACACCTTGTTGTTCTCTTCCATGTAACTACCAGACTCCCAAATCATCATCGCCACCACTTGACAACCAGCATTCTGGTATGCTTGAATCACTGAATTGCGGGGATCCGTGTAATCCGGTAACACGATGGTCATATTTCGTTTGTTGTATTCTATCAATTCTTTCAAATCTGGAGTGTTCTTGAAAGCAGACTGCGTCAATTGTTTCACAAAGCCTGTTATGTTGCTGCTGTTGACATATTCCATAAAGGCAGTGTTGGAAGAATAATCCACCGAAGAAGAATCCACAAAGAGGCAAATCTTTCCCATCAAATCAAGCAATTTTGCATCCCCAAAGTTACTGTTTTGGGCGTTGAAACTATATTTTGGCCCCAGAACACGTGTTGGGTATTGTTTGAAAATATCCGCCAGCTTTTGCAAGACATTGACGTTACATGTCTTGATGCGCAAGTTAACAAGCAAGGGATCTTTGAAATTCATGCAACCGGAGTTGGTAAACGCATACTGATCGATGACCTGCATCACATCCACAAAGGGTATCGAGTAAAACGTGGTTGCATCGGTTCCACAATCGGTCACTTTGGTGGAACAACTAACAATCGGATCATCTGTGTTTGAAGAATAAATCTCAAAATCTAAGAACCGATATCCCAGCGCAATGGCATTCTTCAAGTAGGTCAGGGAAACGGCGGCTCCATTGTAAGGACCCTCTACGCAGGTGTTGTATGATCCCATAATGTAATAATCTCGCAGCGATCCACCAGGTCGAACATTATTGATGGAAGTGTTGAGCGGAACTGTCGCGTTGGATTCCTTGGACATCGCATATGCATGGGATTGGGTATGATACATCTTGACTACAATGACGATTAATATTATCATGCCAATAACAATTACCGCGTAAACTAAGGTTTGGGAATTCATCATTTATTAAATAGGGATAAAATAAGTATTTTGATTATAAGTAATTGAACAAAAAATACAAAATAAAGTGTATTGTTTTAATATAATTTAAAGAATGGGAGGTGGACTATTGAATTTAATTAGCGAAGGGCAACCAAATGTGATTTTAAACTCGAATCCTGAAAAAACTTTCTTTAAAAGTACATTCCGAAAATATACCAACTTTGGCCTGCAACAATTCCGCGTAGATTACGAAGGATCCAAACAATTGGCACTCACGGAAGAAACAAGCTTTGTATTTAAAATACCAAGATATGGAGACCTCTTAATGGACTGCTATCTTTCTGTCGCACTACCAAACATCTGGAGTCCCATCATGCCCCCGATCAATGACACCACCAACCAGTATTGGGCTCCTTACGAGTTCAAATGGATCGAAAACATCGGTGCAAAAATGATTTCTCGCATCACCATTACCTGCGGCAACCAAACCCTCAACGAGTATTCTGGAAATTATCTCTTGGCAGCAGCCCAGCGCGACCTCACCAACACCAAACAAGACTTGTTTAACCGAATGATCGGCAATGTACCAGAAATAATGGATCCCGCTTCTTCAGGGGCGCGCAACAACGTTTACCCGAGTGCCTTCTGGAACGGCGACACCACTGACCTCCCCACCGAACCCAGTATACGGGGTACTGTACTATACATCCCCTTAAATGCCTGGTTCATGCTCAACACCCAACAAGCCTTCCCCTTGACCGCGTTACAATACAACGAACTCCAAATCCGCGTTACCTTCCGCCCCATCAACCAACTGTTTCAAATACGTGACGTCATGGACCAACTCAACCAATACCCCTACGTCGCACCCAACTTCAACTTGGACTACCAACAATTCTACCGGTTTACGCAGCCTCCACCCGATGTGCAATTGGGACCCGCCTCCTATGTCGACACTCGCAACGCCTGGGATCCAACTGCCATCTACCTGCAATGTACCTATGCCTTCTTGTCTGAAGATGAACGATACATCTTTGCAAAGAACGAACAAAACTATCTGTTCAAAACTATTCATGAGAACATTTTCTACAACTTGGTGGGAACAACCAAAGTTGAACTCAACTCTCTTGGAATGGTTTCTTCTCAGTTGTTTTATTTCCAGAGATCGGATGCCAACTTGCGCAACGAATGGTCCAACTATACCAACTGGCCTTACAACTACTTACCCGACGATGTGCTACCTGCTCCCACCAATGGATCCTATACCATCCTGTATTCTACGGGAAGCGCTCCAGCTACACCCATTACCGTAAAGGGACCTGGGATCAACATCAACAACTCCTTGACCGGTTGGTTCATTACTAACACTGCCAATCCAGAAAATCAAAAGAACATTTTGCTTTCTCTTGGAATCTTGTTTGATGGATCTTATCGAGAAAACGTCTTGCCAGCTGGATTCTACAACTTGGTGGAAAAGTACCACCGAACAATTGGGAATGCACCCGATGGATTGCTCTGTTACAATTATTGCCTAAATTCCGACTTGGCTTCCTTGCAACCATCGGGTGGGATAAATATGTCGAGATTCAATACGATCGAGTACGAGTTGACAACAATCAATCCTCCCTTGAATCCCTTGGCCGAAACTACCGTGGTGTGTGACCCAAACACGTATGGAATGATTGGGACAAACAAATCTACTTGGGACATTTACGAATATACTTACAACTTGTATTTTTTCGAGGAGCGCTACAACATGGTGCGATTTGCAAGTGGAAACTGTGGGTTATTGTGGGCGTATTAAATCAGGGGGGAAGCATGCACTGTTCCTGCCGTCATTAGGGATATTGGAAAGTACTCGTACAAACGGTCGCTTCCCCATTTGGAAACACATAATGTTTGCAATCTCTCGAGAGTCTTCCCTTGTTTCCTTTCCTTCCCTTCTTTTGTGACTTTCTTGACTTGCGTGTTTTGCGTGAGGAACGAATTTTCTTGGGTTGCTTTTTTTTATTTTTCAAAGTTCTTTTTGCAGCCATTGTGATCAATTATATTTTATATCGAGAAAAAAAATATAATAATGTTTTGTAATTTTTGTACAACAATAAAAGAAGATAGCCCCAGACCAGGATCGAACTGGCGACCTTCAGTTTACAAAACTGACGCTCTACCACTAAGCTACTGGGGCACATGGAAAATGAGATGCAATATGGAGAGTATGTGTGACAGAACTGCCAAAACCTCCCACTTACAATCTACTATAACTAAAGAAAATAATCTTTAAATACTTTTTCAAAGAATATTTTTTTTGAAATGCGTTTGTTTAAAAAAAAAGTTATTCGTTAAAATCTAAATAAACTCTTATTGGAGCATCTAAATAATAGGAAGCGCGTAAACGATGCCACCCATCGTCAATCCCAGCAATTCGAAAGATGTCCTTATCCACATAATTACAATACAGAACGACTGGGCGTAAAATGACTCCAGATTGTGCCAGATAGATTAACGAGGCAATACGCTGGGCATGGTGTTCGACGGATTCATTGATTCCTCCATGAGACCCGTCCATGGTGTCAATAAAGTCGTTGGTTGATAAATAACGCTCGATCATGTCATCAGTAACCTTTTTGTAAGGAAAGTCATGAGTGGATATTTTCAAATCTGACGCTTTGGCGTAATATTCCTCCTCTCGAACATGTTTCAGTGTTTTATACGCAACCATCCATTCCGTCGTAGGTTTTGTACTAGCGTTTGCGTCGGTCGTTCTGCCCTGCGCTTCCATCTCTTGACGATACAGTCGGCGTGACTTTTTAAGTTGTTTTTGGTTAGACCTTGGAAGACTGGATTTTTGTTCCAGTCAAAGGACGTTGATGGTTTTCCTCCATTTTAACGCACCATTGCAAAAAGTCTCATCGGTTTAGCCCTTTGATAAGTTAGCCTTGCTGCCATGTCAGTCATGTTTAACTTCATGACATCTTTTGACTTTCTCAGTTTAATCATGTTGCGGTTCAGGATGTTCGAAGGATCTTTGTCGAGAATCTTAAAATCTTCTGTGGAATTGATTTCCAACCGGTTCCCTTTCACAAACACCAGCTGGTACTCGTTCCAGTCAACATTTCTGGATTCTTTGGTCATGAGATCGCCCCACTTCTTGTTGAAGTAAGATTTCACCGGTCTGCTGACAAAAGTAAAATCCATCCCACGATATTGCGGCATCAAACAACCAATGTTCCAACCTTTCTCGATCACTTTTCTCGACATTAACACTTCCTTGGACCAAATAGCATCGTTAAACGTTGCTGCATAGTTTGTTGTGCTAAAAATCTCACACGAAATTAAATGTTCTAAAGTTTCTTTGTTCATCGAGAAAATATAGGATTGAACATGCGCCATTGTCTGGGGAGAATCACAACAATTGATCGTACTTCCAAACAACTTAATATTCCCTTGCAGACCTTGTAAGTAGATATCTGTCCATTTCCCTCCAAATCCAGGTGGCAAAAAAGGACCCATCACAGAAGAATTCACAAAGATAAATCGATCGTAGTCTTGATATACCTTTCTTCCAATGTCTCCATTCTCGAGAAGCAAGGCATGGCTCCATCCACCAAAGTCATAACCAACGTTGGCACGGACCAAGGTTTTCACATAGGGTGGAACAAAGGGGGGCGGATAACCATTGTTAGAAATCACCAAGAAATCTACGTTGGGATCTAAAAAAATACTCTTCTGAAGAAAGTGTTTTACTCTTTTGTTGTAAATATGGTAGACAAACAAAACTAAAGTCTTAGACATTCGAGCTCTCTTTTATTTTTTCTTTTATATACTTGCAACAAAAGAAAAAAAAAATAACACATCGCGGGAATCGAACCCTCGACCCTCCTCCCCCGGCCTCCCTTTAATCTAATATAACAAATAGCGGAGATTGTCTTTGACACGTTGTTCCGCATCCAATTTGCCAGAGGGCATCGTACCATACAAAAACGAAGCATAGGCTCCTTGGTCATTTGGAATGGTGGTAATGGCGGTGGAATAAAAGGATCGATTCGATTGATCCAGATCAAACTGATTGTATAACCCACCAAACAATTGTGCGTTCGTGTTTTCAATTGTGCAATTCATCGACTGAACTGCTTTCTTCACGTTGGAAGTCACCTTGTCAGACACCACGGGATTAAAGGCAGGAGCGGCTGGTTTACGCAATGGATTGTCTACGTACTCTGTAAGTAAGACATTACTCAAAGGATTCGTCTTGGTATTCTCGAGATATTGGGACTCCATCACAGAATCGAGAGCTTGTTCATCCTTGATTTCTTGGAATCCTTCCACAACTGCTGGAACTGTGGCTGCAGGATTGGTAGAAGATGGAGCCCCCGCTTTTTCTTTGTTCTTTTGGTAAAAATACAAAACCATTATCGCACCGACTGTAACAATTCCAGAAACAATAAAAGTAATTGATCGAGAAAGTAAGAAACCAATCACACTTAGCAAAAGAATTAACCGAATAATGGAGTTGACTTTCCTCTCAAAGGTCATTTTATTGGTGGGAAATATTTCAAACATCTCATGATATGAATCCATTTTTTTTCTGCGATATATAATTATTTATTATTTTTATTGTTTACTTTGTTTCTTAATCTTGCCTTTATTTTCTCTTGTCTCGAGATGTTTTGAAAATTTGGATTCTTTGCCATGTTTGGAAGATTGTTAAACAAGTTTCCCAAGCCTGGAATGGAACTCATCTTTCCCATCATTGCCATGGCCTCGGACATCAGTTCTTCTTGGTTTAAATCCCCGCTTTTCATTCTAGCATCCAACTTTTCCGAGACTGTTTTCATCACCGAAGAAAGATTTGCTGGGTTGGAGAAGAGTTGTTTGGTTGCATCCTCGAGAGTAGCATCTTCCGAAAAGGACAAGGATCCAGCGGTTTCTTCTGCCAATTCCTTGGCGATCGAGGCGAGTTTTCCAGTAAACAATCCATCGAAATCAGGGGTATCGCTATCGGGGGTCTTGCTATCGGGGGTTTTGCCCCCCGAACCCCCAAAACCAGATTGTTCGGGGGTAGTTTCTTCTCCAGACTCCCCGTCAGTGGATTCTCGATTCCAAATCTGGGACATATGTTCCAGGGCGTGTTGCACAATTTCATCCATTTCTTCACTGGTAGGAGAGGCCTTTGTTTCTTCTGCAGGGACGCCCAGGGAAATGGTGATCAACTGCAAATAACTCCAAATGGCATCCTTGGTGGCTTCTGTCAAATCTTCATATTGCCATAAGTTTTTGAAATGAATGTGTGGCAAAAACTCGGTATCCACTTCGGCATCTTCTGCAAAGATGCTTTCGTTCTTGTTAAAGAAGTCCACCGAACGGGGAATGTATTTCCTTACACAAAGGTCATACAATCGTTCGTGATTGGTGGACCATTTGCGGAGAACCATGGTATATTCTGGGAAAGTAGTTTCCACATCTCGAACAAAATCGCTAATTACTCTTATAAATTCGGCGGGAGGAGGAGACATTATAACAAAGAAGTCTTTATATCTATTTAAATTATTTTTTAAGGCTCAAATAAAACGGATAACTTCGACAAATTCTGAATATATTTTACACATTTCTGTAATTCTTCCTCGGGAAGCGTGGAAAGGGGACTCCTGAATCTTTCAATCGCCTCAACTATCCCATCCGCTCCACCCCCGCCACTGTTGCTTTCAATGTCCAGCCGGTAATCCTTCTTTAAAAAGAAATCACAATCTCCTGCTTCTATTTGCTCTTGGTAATTGCGCACGATATAATTGCGCCAGAACTTGATCACTATCTTGGGATTCGCTTTGCGAAGAAGAACTAAGGAATTTTTTGCATTCAACACGTCTCGATTGTCTGGAAAGATCGACAAAATATCGTCCATGAATTCAGAAAAATGATTGTTGAATGCAGACAAATAAGGCGAAGTCGTCTGTGACATTTTTGTAATAATAAATTATATGAGCTCGTTTTTATATTCTTTTTTTTTAAAGCATATAAAAAAGGAACACACCCCCTCCTCCTCACTCCAAACCAGCCTCACAAAACAATTAACCACCACCACACCCTTACTACCAATCCTTTTGCTTTTTGCCCTTCTTTGCAACAAAAACCATGCTAACTATCGAGAAAACCAAATTTGTCATTACTCATCTAGAGTCTTCTTGGTTGGTCTTTACTTCCACCTTGAATGTCTTCCCAGTCCTTTTAGCACTCACCATGAATGTACCTTTTTACAGTTTGGTATCCTTTGGAACAGGCTTCTTCTCAATCTTGTATTGGATTCATCCCATCCATGGTTGGAGAAGAACATTTGACCTTTATTATGCCAAGTTCTCTTTTTTTGTCTACCTCTTTAGCGGAATGTACTATCTCCCTTTCGGTTTACCAGTAATAGTGTTGTATGCAGGAGCTCTTTCGATCTTCTTTACGTATTACCTCACCTATGTGTTTCCACACATTTGGTTACGATTCCATGTCATGTTTCATTTGTTGGGTATCGCTATGAAACTTTATATTTTATCTTTTGTTTCTCACACTGTCGAGAAGTCTTGGTTAACTGATATTTATTAAAGAATATTTATGTAAATTCATTTGTTTTTCCTTTCTTTTCTTTCTCTCCACCCTTTAACGATTCGTAATCGCCTTTAAATCCGCTGCACGTTGTGCCATCAATTTTTCCATGTCAGAATCTGTTGTTCCACCCGATCGCGAACCTTTCTTGTATTCGGTCTCATTGATCGGTGCAGAAATGGTATCCGTGTGATCGATCCCTACATAATTATGCATCTGGGAGATACCCCCATTGCCTCTTGCAGCCAAGTCTTCCGGATTTAGATCCCATGAACTGTAACCATCCGAAGAGACCCCACCTCCACCCCCACCACCAAAAGAAAAAGCCACAGGTTCCATGTTTCCTTGTGTTGCAGTTGCGGTTTGTTGTTCCACCCTAGATGAAAACATTCCTAAAATATCATTTCCAAAAGTTGTTTGGTAAGTGGAAAGAGATAACAGGGCGGGGATTCGGTTAATGTTTGGAGGGAGAACAACTTTTTGCCCATTCTCTAAAAGAATGTAGGTGGTGTTGCCTTCCTTGACACGTTTGTCAATACACAACCAATGAATCCCCTTTTGAGAATTTAATGCTTTGATTATTTTCTTGGAATTCTCGCAATAGTTGCTGTAATAAATGACGTTGCTCATTTTATAATTTATTTTATTATTTGACGATCTTCTTTTAGACGCAAAAAAAAATCACTTTTTAAGAAATAAATTATCTTTATATAATATATAATAGAAGGAATGGATGAGGGTATTGTGGCTATTTTTCCCGAAAAACGGTGCAAAGATGATAAAGAGTTAGTCGGAAAAAAGTGTTTCACACGATGTAATACAGAAAAAGGTCAAGTAAGAGATCCCGAGACTAACCGGTGTTACAAAAGAGGGACTGAGGCTCAAGAGAGGAAACGTAAAGAGAGACAAGCTGAAAATAAACTGAAGCGAATACTGCGTGAACAAGATCGAGCAAGACGTTTATTAGATCCAGATTGGGAATCTATAACTGATTTGATCAACCCTCGTAAAACACAAAAAAAAACAAGAGCGCCGAATCAACAAAAGGTTGGAGTAAATGAAAATAATCCGGTCATTCAACCAACAGGACTACTTGACAACCTAATAGGTGTCGAGGCTCCTAAAACACCAGGACAAAAAAAAACAAGAGCGCCGAATCAACAAAACCTCGGAAGAAAGACCGTTAAGGCTGTACCCGAACAGAGGGCCCCCGTACCACAAAACAAAACACGCGTTCCTGCTTCGAGAAACAGGCAACAAACACGGAAAGTGCAAAGAGACCTTTCTATTCCAAGAACTAGAAATCAAGACAAAACAAAACGTTATGTGTTGTCGAAAATACAGAGAGCCGGGCCTGGCCAACCCCCATGCAGGTCTAATCAATGGTATGATCATGGATTTTGTTACTCACTATGTCCAGATGATAAAATGTATGTGAATGGTTCATGTTATTCACAAAAGAGCTATGACAAATTGCGTACAAAATGCAAGCCAAATGCAGTTAATATAAAGAAGAAATGTTTGCAAGTCTGTCCAGATGACACTGTCTTGTATAGAGGGAAGTGTCACACCTCAGACAATTTTGTTATAGCCAAAAAAAAAGATATCAGTGTTCTTAATCCAAACCTCGGAGCAGTCCAAAATGCACCACCACCACCACCACAAGCCCGAATAAAAGATATCGCTCTTCAGAAAACTCTCAATATTCTTAAAACTATCAGGCCCTTACCCCCACCACAAGCCTCAAAAACAGCGAAAGCGCCGCAAAAGAAAGCGCCGCGAAAGAAAGAACCGAGCGATTGTGACTCTGAAAAAGAAGATTTTGTGAATGGGAAATGCTTCGCCAAATGTCCACCATTTTTTGTAAGAGATGCAAATAACCGATGTAAAACACCCATGCCAAAGAAAAACTGGGAAATTTGGAAGAAAGGTACAGCTGTTGATTCTTTTGGAATTTGTGCCCCTGACGAGGATTTGTGGGAGAATGATATAGAAAATAAGTGTCTCAAAAAATGTCGCCCAGGATATGGAAGAGATATACCGAATAATATTCCTTGGTGTATTCCAATGGGGAAGAAGAGGACGAAGAAAACCCGCAAGCCGAAAATCAGCTCTAAAGATCAGGCAGAGAATCTGCAAAGTTTGACAAAGGAATATCCGTTATTCAAATATTCAACGATAGAAGTAACTCATGATAATGAAATTATAATTACAAAAGATGATGTTGGTAAATATATCACAGCAAATGGTATGCAGTATTATTTATTGGATAAAATAGATTCAGATGGTACAAGATATATTGAGGTGGAAGATGAAATATTTAGAATGCCAAGAAAAAAATTTTTCGAACAGGACGAAACAAACCAACTCGAAACTCCGGAAGTTCGACTGGTTAAGCTAGACAAAACTAAGGACAAGAAAATTATAATTAGAGAAGATGACTCTGGTCAATATATCATGGCAAATGGTAAGAGATTTTATGTAAAGGATGATGATGAAAATGGTACACAAAAATATGCTATTATAAACGGTGAGGAGATTTCCCTACCAGGAGAATACCATTTCGTAAAAGACGAAAAAAATCCATCAAAACTTTTTACTGAAGATGTCCAAGATCTGCAAAGTTTGCCAAACGACGACTCTCCGACATTGCATTATGGAACGATAGAAAAAACTCGTGATGGAAAAATTATAATTACAAAAAATCATGATGGTAAATATATCATAGCAGATGGTGTAAAAATTGATGTATTGGATTATATGAATAGAGATGGTAAAAGATATGTTCAGTTTGGAGATAAAATATTGAGAATACCAGGAAAAGATTTTTTCGAACAGGACGAAAAAAACCCAGTTCAAAGTCCGATAGTTGATTTTATAGATCTAGAAAAAAATAGTGACGACAAAATTATAATTAGACAAGATTACTCTGGTCAATATATAATGGCAAATGGTAAGAGATTTTATGTAAAGGATGATGATGAAAATGGTACACAAAAAAATGCTATTATAAACGGTGAGGAGATTCCACTACCAGAAGAATACATTATCAAAAGAGACGAAGAAATTCCAGATACAGAAGAAAATAGTGACGGAGAGGAGGTAGTACCTATGCACGAGGAACCTATGCGGGAGGGACGTGTGCAGGGGGGGAACCTATCTATCGCTCGCCATCGCCAGTGGTGGACCTAGAGGGGGGGGGTGGTAGAGCCAATGGAATCTTAATCCACCGCCCCACTGATTTTTTTCTCTTTCCCCCTCATAACACCTTTTTTCAGTAAAAAAAAATATAGATTTAGAATATATATATAACAAAAAAAAATGAATCCCTGTCCGGATAATCTCAAAGACTACTACATGGGGTTTTGTTACAAACCATGCCCTGACAAACAAGAACGTAACCCGAAAACACGCAAATGTCGAAAAACTACTAACTCACGTGCCGAAATATTAAAGAAAAAACCTGGGCTGACTTGCCAATCCGGATATGAACCTTTTGGCCCGTCCCAAACCTGTCGCAAAGTATGTACGCCCACCACACCTGACCCCAAAAAAAACCTTCCCTCAGTACCAAGGATCCGTCACCCAAACACTGGTCGTTGTAGAAAACTAGAAAATGTGCCAAAAGATTTACAAGGGGTTGAGTTTGATGCGTTTGCTCCGACTGATTTAGAAATTAACAATGCATTGACCGCATTGTATAACAAATCAAAACAAACATTGAATAACCCAGAAGTAGAAAGAAGGAATAACTTCCCACCACCAACCACCCAAGGATGGCCTAACTCCGGATCAACCGAAGGATGGAATAACTACCCATGGGACGTATCAACGGAGGGCTTACCTCGTTTTGACATAAATACCCAAGCACCTTCAACAGAACAACAAACCCAAGCACCTTCAACAGAACAACAAGAAGGAGTAGAATATTGGATGGAGGGAATACCACAAGAATTTTTTGAAGAACTGCCACTTCAACCGGAAAAACCACAATCAATTCCCTCCAAAGAAGTTGAAATTACTGAAGCTACCGAAGCTACCAAACCCAAACCCAAAGCCAAAGCCAAATCCAAAGCCCAAGCCACCCCCAAAGCCCAAGCCAAACCCAAAGCCCAAGCCCAAGCCAAAGACAACGCTAGAAAAGCGCCTAAGAAAGTGACTAACGCTACCGAAGTGACTAACACTACCGAAGCGATTAACGCTAATAAACCTGTTTCAGAAGCGGAGTTTCGAAAACGACTCCTACAAGCAGTTGGATCACCACCAAAACAAGCATCACCTAAAGTAAACTTACCAGAACCAATCGCAGCAGCAGCATCCCCTAAAGAAAAAGCACAAGAACAAAACGCAGAAGCATCACCTAAAGGAAAAATACAAGAACAAAATGCAACATCACCACAACAACTAGTACAAAGCTTAAGGGATTCAGATAACTCGAGTTTGTTGGAAGGGCTGGACCCGGAAACATTAAAGCAATTACAAGTTTTTCCTCTACAATCGGGGCAAGGTCGATCTCGGAAAAATAAAGACCGAAATTTATTTAGGCAACTCATCATGAAAAAACGCAAACCACATAGCCAAAAGACTTCCAAAAGAAAAAGCAAGGCAAGAAGGAAGATGAAACGAACTAAGAGAAATAGCAAGTAAGTAAATTTTTCAATAACATAAGGTATTATATATTTAAACGTGTTCCCCCAAATCTTTCTAGCAGAAAGAAAAATCTACACTTAAAATATATAACACAATTACTACATGCAACAGAATTCAAAATGTCCTCCTCCAGGAAATGAAAAACTAAAAAATCATACCGAATGGGTAGTAAGCAAATGTTATTTACCTTGCCCAAAACCAACACAATCACGCGATCCGGGAAGTCGAAAGTGTCGAAAAAAATTTAACACGCGAGCTCGCCTAAGCAATAACACACCAAGCATATGCAAGGACGGATATGAGCCATTTGGTCCGGTTGGGAATTGCGCCAAAATATGTACAGATAAACAAATTAGGGACGTAAAGACCCGTCGATGTCGCCTCATAGCAAACCTCCCAGAAAATCGTAATAATGAAATGAAGGAGAAACGGATTCGTCGTAAGCGGGTTGAATCCAATCCCGTCGACAAGATGAACGGCGATGTAGCACCTCCTCCTATTCCTTCGTCTGCTCCTCCTCCTGTTATTCCTCCGTCTGCTTCGTCTGCTCCTCCTTCTATTCCTTCGTCTGCTCCTCCTCCTATTTCTTCGGCTCCTGCTCCTCCTATTCCTTCGTCTCCTTCTCCTCGTGGTAGTCGTCCACGGAAAGGACCTGACCCCACAACTTACCCCGAAAATTATGAAAGTTTTTTTCAAGGAATAGATCCGGCTTCCTTTCCTGGAACACTAAATTATGACGATGATATATTTACACCATTATCGAGTAACGACAACCAACAATACTCACAATTTCAAGGGTCACCCTTTTCGGGCCAAACTTCGGCATTACCACGAGGATCGAAGCAATCTTCACCACTACTACCGGCACCACGAGGATCGAAGCAATCTTCACCACTACTACCGGCACCACCAGGATCGAAGCAATCTTCACCCTCAAAAAATATAAATGAATTACAGGTAGCCACGGCTCTGATAGATCAAGGAACAAATAAATTAAACATCCCGAAGAAAAAAAAACACAAGAAGTTTGAAATCAAACTGGGAGTGGCCCCAACCGCACAGGAGAAAATGTCTTTGCAAGGTGAAGACCAAGGACCCCCTGCCTTTGCAAAGTTGCCCTCTCCCACTGGAGAAGTACCCCCTTCCCTTGGAAAAGAACCATCCCCCAAATCCCCTGGAAAAGCACCATCCCCCAAATCCCCTGGAAAAGCACCATCCCCCAAATCCCCTGGAAAAGCACCATCCCCCCCTAGAGAAGTGCCAACCTCTTTAAAAGAAAGTAAATCACCTGTGCCAAGTAAAGATCTCGAGAAGGAGAAGGAGCCAACCGTGATTGAGCCAACCGTGAATGAGGAGGAGCCACCCGTGAATGAGGAGCCAACCGTGAATGAGGCGGAGGAGCCACCCGTGAATGAGGAGGCGACCCTTCAACAAATGGAAGATTTGAAATTGAAATGTGAAAATGTAAGTATTTGTTTGTCCCTCAATTATAACTACGAGGACATCATGAAGTTGTTTTCTTACTTTCAGAATTTTAACGATTTACAAACCATATTCCCTCATATGAAAACCCCGGATCCTGAGAAAAAGACCGTCAATGCAACAATTCAATTGATTGAATACAAAAAGGTAATAAACGATAGTTCGTATATTAATTTTGGGTTGATGAAAATGCCAATAGAGAAAACCAGTGACAATCTTGGGTTAGAATATTTGGCAGGGGTTTGTGTGATCAACAAATTGTGTCGATCTTTTCCGGTCTTTACAGAAACTTACCGGCTCTATACGCTCCAGCCGGAGAGTCGAGCGAATCGAAGTTATAATGCGAGTTATTTGGAGCCCGTGCCATTGGACACAAGCGAGAGTAGTGAAGACAATTTCTTAAACACGATTGTCGAAAAATCGATGGACCTATGTTTAATTGTCCAATACTATCAAAATTTTAAAACCATCACTGATTATCTTTTTGACTATTACAATGGAAGATCCTCTAAAGCGTACCATGAGATTCCTTATATCCTTTACCAAGTGTATGTTGCATTATATTCTTGTATGGAAACTTTTACCCACTATGATTTAAACCTTTCTAACGTTGGTCTTGTTCCGTTGCCAGAGGGATATTATATTACGTATGTCTACAAATACAGAAGAACTGAGATCCGATTTAAAAGTAAGTATATCGTGAAAATTATCGACTACGGTATGTGTTATTTTCGGGGAGATTTGGATGGAAAAAAATACGACACAAAGAAGGTGTACGATTTACTCCGTGACAAACAACCGTACGAAAAGTTTAAGGAAATTGGTTTAAAGACTTCTGAATCAACCTTTGCCAAAACCAATTTAATTTTTCTTGACCAGAGAAATGTAAGTGCAGGCTTAAAATTTATGAAAGCATTGGGTTTGGGACAGTACAAATTTATGTTTAACCTATATCCCACGTTAGGTTCCATAATCGAGAAGGTGAAGTTTGATACAAGTCACGGAACAATTGAAATCACTGAAAAAGAAAAACCTCAACCTCAAACAGAGGAAGTTAAAAATACGATTTACAATGTGAAGGATGCTGCAATTAAAATAGAAGAATATATTAACAAGAATACAGATCGTGTACAGTCGAAAAATGATGAGTATTATTCGACGGGCTACAGAGAGATGGGGGTATTATTTGTCGATACGGGAAGACGACCACCGACAATGAAGTATTTTCCTACAAAGAGGCCAAACCCAAACCCAAAGCCAAACCCAAAGCCAAACCCAAAGCCAAACCCAACGACGAAGCCCAAGGAAAAAACAAATTTAAAAAAAACTCAGAAGAATCAAAAGGCGGCGTTAATAGAGACAGTAGCGGCACCATAACTATCCGAAGCCGAACCGACTATCCGATTTTACTCCCACGGCCACCTTTCGCCCGGATCCAAAATATGTTTAAAGAAAACTACTTTAAAACATTCCTTGAATTCCAAATTGTTTGTAATTATAGTGAAAACATACGAGGAGGTAAAAATAACTGCAACCGCAGAATTAAATTTATATCTTTTTAATATATAAAATTAATTTATTAAAAATGGATTTTCCAGACTGCCCTCCAGGATATGTATTTGATTTAAAGAAAGTATCCTGGTTTAATTTTGCAAAGTATGATGGTTTAATGAGTTTGGGTACATTAAAAGTGTATCATAGTTTTACTCAACCAATGTCGTTCACCCCATCAATCCGACACAAAAACCCTAAGGAGAGCAGTCGTTTTTTCCAACCGGATATTCCAAATGTCGATATTTAAAAAAAAAAGTTACTTAAAACCATTCCTTGAATTCTAATTGTTTGTCATTCGTGTAAGAAAGCACCGGATGCTCCATGGGAGTATACATCGTACTTGCATCATACAAATACTTTAAATATCCCTTCGCCTCTTCATATACTTGCTTCACTGTATACTGCAACACCAATTGATTCAACGCATTCACTTGGTTCTCGATATCTGTCGGCACATTCACCGAATTCTGTAAATAAATACTCCTCATAATAATCTTCAAAGCATCACAATCTTGCGGACCAATCTCATATTGACCATTCGACATACGATACACACCCAATCTTATTCCCTGTTGCAGTCGATCGATGTTTTGTTTAGAAAAAAAAGCTTGGATCAGCGGGGTTTCCTCAAAAATACCCTCCGTTGCATTGCGGTACGTGGTACATTGCTTGGCTGGGATACGATCATAGAGCGCAAATTGTCCTTGGGTGTTTGGTTGCAGAATATTGACACGGCCGTTAAAATTATTCGTATTCATATATAATATAATACAATATATGAATTTTCAGTTTTCCATCCTTATATTTGCAATTGTCCTTGTCATTATAGGAACCCTTGTGTTAAGATATTCTGTTAAATCTTCCATTCAATCACAAAAATGGCCTCCGTACATAGCAAACTGCCCAGATTATTGGATCGATACCGCGGGTGACGGATCCGCCTGCAAAAGCTCTAACATGAACGTTTCCCCCGAAGTCGGATGTTTCGGGATTGTCAATTTCAGCAAATTTAACACCTGCCAAAAATACAACCGTTCAAATAGTTGTGGGATCTATTGGGACGGAATCAATTACGGAAACACTAGCCTCAATGCAAAGGTTTGTACATAACAAAAAAAAAAAGATTTAAAAACAACTGTTTCCTCAAGTAACTGTTTTTTACAAATCCACGTTTTCAAATTCGGGCATGGATAACCGACTTGGTTCTGTTGTTTTGTTTCTTGTCGCAAAACTAAATTCCATTTCCCTCGCAAGATTGGGATAAACCCTTAATGTACCAATGCTTGTTGAATTTGCATAATCTGTTGTATTTCTAGTGTTTACTCCATCTACATTATCTTTTATATATTGGGTTAATTTGAAAAAAGCATCGCTAACATTGTATATGCGTGCGTCTGGATTCGGATCAAAGGCATCAAGGCGTTCTGGTGTGCCATTTATGTAGTATTGGTAGAGTACTCTTGTGGTTAATTTCAACAAACTGGGAAAATTATTTAACAATCGTTTCGCTGGATGAATTACATGGCTTAATAGCAACAAAACTAATAACCTTAAATCATAACTCTGATTATTAACACGAGGGTTTAAATGATACTGGGGAAAATTTGCAATCCCAAAATTACTTTGCATAGGAGGGCAGAATGAAGAATTCAAAGCACGTTGAATAATATCGTCCGAAGATACACCGTTGTAGTTGAAGAAGGAGCGTCCATAGTCAATGAGCTTCACGATATATCGGCTTTTAAAAGAACACACCTGAGGTTGGCCACCTAATACAGGAGTATATGTGTACTCATAAACTATGTGCTTGTTATTTGGCAAAGGAACGATACCAATATTCTCTGGATGTAGATCGTAATGAGTAAAGTGTGTCCGACATTCATGCAGGGCATAATACACTTGAAAAAGAATAAATGCTATATCATTTGGAGCGGTGTTATTTTTTTGCTGTTCATCATTCATGTATTCGGCATAGGAGTCTAAAGTTTTAAACTCATGGTAAAACTGGCTAACTAAACACAAAGACCCTATATCTTCACAAAAGTGCTTTTGGTACCTCTGGTCTGTTGGTGTTATTTTTGTTAAGGAAGTGTCGTCAAACACATTTTTATCTTTTAGGCCAGGTAGAATATACTGGTAAAGTATGCTGGGTGACAAACTTAAATATGCTCCATAGGTTTGGGTAAAAATTGGGAAGTAACGACATAGATAATTGACACACCGCGTTCCAACTTCATACTCATACAGTAAGTTGTCTGGTATCCTCGTGACAGCTGGTAGAGGAAACTTAAAGATGCCATACGAATAAAAAGTTTGTTTGCCTTCTGTTCTTTTGTATTTTAATAACCGAACAATCCCGTTTCCCCCCTGGGAAATTATTTTTGGAGAACTGTCCAAATATTTAAAGTCTTCAAAGTGATTAAACATCTCCATTATTCTTTCATACCTTGCATTGAGTGACAGACAAATGCCAACGTCCCCACAAATGCTTTTGAGCAACACAAGTTTTGCTTTGGGATTCTTCTTATACACTCTTACTAGCTTTTCCGCCGCTGCTGCTTTTTCCACATTGAGTTGGTTTTCAATTTGTTGATTGATGCGTTCCTTGACGAGTTCATCGCAGCTGATGCGTTGTTTCTTCTCTTCTAACTTTTCTAACTTTGAAACCAACCTACAATCCGAGTCCAACCATCTGAAATATTTTTTTTTGTTACATCTCTCTTTGTTCTCCAGAAACCATTCATACTCATTTGGCTCTAAGCACTCGCCTGGCTGATAGATTGGGACTTCGCCGGTGGGTAGTTCTGTTGGTTGTTCCACGGTGGAAGATATCGGTTGAGATTTGTTTTTCCTGGTGTATAGCCAAGAGATCCAGTCACTCAATCCCCGTCCAACATTTGTATCCTTTCTTTGTTTCCCCCTTGTCTTCCGTCTTCTTTTGTTTCGAGATATCTTTCTTGACTTTTTCATTTGTTGTTTTTATATAATAAACATACTTAAAAACAACGATCTTCTTTTAATTATTTTTTTTTTTTACAAATCCACGTTTTCAAACTCGGGCTTATACAGTCGACTGGTCTCTGCTTGTGATTTGTCGATTGTTGCAAAATGAAATTCCATTTTCTTTTGAAGCCCTGGATACACCCGTAATGTACCCATGCTTGTGGAATTCGCATAGGCCGCGTTATTTTTATCCATCACTTTGTCAGTATTGCTCACAATGTAATCGGTTAATTTGAAACACGCGTCAGTGATATTGTAAATGGGCGCATTTGGATTCCTGTTGTAACCATCCAGCCGTTGCATGGTTCCATAATAATTTTCATACGGCACCTTCAATACAAGGGATCGCAATTTTGGAAACTCAATAAATAATGATTGGAAGTTGGGCAATTTCAAAATGTTTAATAACCGTAAGTCATGGCTTTGATTGTTCACTAAAGGATCAATATAAGTTATTGAGCTAATATAAATACCAATTTGAGGTAACTGTTCCCAATCATTAATTGCACAATCTCCAGATATTAATACATCATTGATAATTTGTTTGGAAGATACCCCGTTGTAATTAAAGAAGGAGCGGCCATAGTCGATCACTTTCACGATGTAGCGGCTTTTAAACTTACAGATCCGAGGTGCTCCTCCACCAATCGGTACATAAACATATTCATACTCAATGTGTTTACCGTTTGGTAAAGGAACAAGACCAACATTGTTGTTGTGAAGATCGTAATGGGTAAACTGGGATCGACATTGATACAGGGAATAATACAATTGAAAAAGAATAAAGGGAATGTCATTTGGAGCATTCTGACCAATGGTGTATGCATTAGACATGTATGTAATATACCCTTCTATCGTCGTAAACTTATCATAGAATTGTCCAACCAAACACAATTCCCGGAACTTATAACAGAAATCATGGTTGTAATTTGACAGTGTTGGGGTGATTCGCATAAACCTTTGGTCTTGAAATACTGCTTTGTTGATTGGATCATTTTTCTGAAGAAACCCCTCGATATATAACCGGTCATTACCGGTATAATTGTTTACGTAAGCTCCATATGTTTGGGTGAAGATCGGCAAGTAGCGACATAAGTAATTGACACACCGAGTTCCCACTTCATACTCATACAATAAGTTGTCTGGATATTTTTTTGTTGCTACCGGGGACTTAAAGACGCCATATGAATAAAAAGATTGCGTGCCTTCTTCCCTTTTGTATTTTAGCAACCGGACAATCCCATTAGCACCTGCAGAAAGTAGCTTGGGGGAATTCTCTAATAAATCAAAATTTTGAAAATTATTAAACATTGCCATAATTGCCTCATAGGACTGATTGAGGGAGAGACAAATGCCTACATCTCCACAAATACTTTTTATATAGGGAATCTTTTCAGTGAGACTAGAAACAAATTTCTTGACCTTGTTTCCCTGTAAAATAACCTTTGCCCGTTGCAAACTGATCTGTTTGTCTATATCCTTTTTTTCTTGGGGAGTAAAATAATCTCGGCCTCTTTTCGTTTGAGGCACATAGGTCTGATAGATTTGCTCCTTTGTTAGTTTACCCATGGCTGCTTCCTTCGGAATTTGATTTATTTTTTCAGTTACTTCTTGCATTGTCTGACTTTTTTTGCTTTCTCTTGCAAACATACATTCATTCTTTAGATCATTATATATCTTGAATCCTCCTTCAACCCACGCTGGAATGGAAGGTTCTCCTACACGAATGAATAAAAATAACTTAAAGTATACACACACCATGTCATCTTCTGGACAAACTTCCAGATCTTCTACGTAACAATACTCGAGATCATATAGTGATTGTATAAACTCACGCACTTGTTCATTGAAAGGAATGTCCGCCTTCACCGTATCGGACAATTCCTCTCCGGCTCCTCCAATTGTAGAACCTTCAACTAAATTACTTGTTGGTGCAGACTCTGGTACTCCCTCTACGGGTAAGGACTCTGGTACTTGCACACTGGGCATCGATGTGGAATTGGGCGGGTTCGTTTTTTTCATCAATTGAAACTGACTGATATACATGTGAAAGAGATCCCTTACGATCTGTCTATACAGTGGAGTCTCATTCTTGACATACTCATACGCAGATACGCTCACACCATTTGGTGTTGGTTGACATTGACGTGTGAGATAATCCTCTGGGTAAAACAGGGAAATGGGAGATCGAGCGTATACCGCACCTTCCTTGGGGCAAATGGTCTGAGCCTCTTGTGTTGTTTTGATAAGGAACTCATCAGCGATTTGTTTAAATATGGTTTCAAACACAGAATCCGCGTAAGACTCGATCCCTTGGGTTGGATCTACCTGGTAACTGTTTTCCTGGTTAGGATAAGAGATGTTATACACAGATTGTGTCTGACCAAAAAACTTCGCAGGTTCAAAAGCCTCTGCCAGATATATCACAATCGCATGCAATATACACCTGCCTAAATCTTTGCTCGTGAATTCATCTAGCGCAAATTGTGAACAACTTTTCCTATAGAACGTTCGAAGGTATCGGCCTTTAGCCGTATTGCTTCTACATGTAAGAAATCTCTTGCGATAGTCGACCAAATTGTTCGGTTGTTGTTGTTGTGGGCTGGCTGGCGTCTTGTCCCGCCTTGTAAATGAAAACCATCCTGCCCCTTTCTTGAGTCTATTAGATCGACTTTTTCTATCTCTTCTTCTTGTCTTTCGTTGGGATTTCTTTTTTTTGTGCCGAACGATTTTCCGTGACTTGGCCATTGTTTTCTTATATTTGACAGAGAAAAAAAGAGGTTGTTTCTTTTTCTCTGATCTCAATAAATAATATAAAACCCATTTAAAAATAACTTTTGAAGTAACTGGTTGGGGGTCTTTAACTGGCATGACGAAACTCCATGTGCTTTTCCAGACCCGGATACACGTGTAATGTACCAATGCTTCTGGAGTTGGTGTAGTCCGCGATATTTCGATTCATCACTTGGTCTTTATTTTCCACAATGAACCGGGTCAGTCGAAAGAATGCCTCACTGACATCATTAATCGGTTGAACATTATCCGGTCTTTTAATAGAATAAATACCAGTGAATTGGTGAATATCCAAGCCATCGTCAAGGGTGGAAATTAGACTTGGAAAGTTATCAAACAATTGGTGATATTTCTGCAATAGATCGTATAACAACAATAAATCTTTCCGTTGATTGTTTTCTAGAGTCATGCGACTGATCCCGATTTCCTGCAAGTATGGTTGAATTTCCAGCAACTGTGTTTGAGTGAGAGGTTTATCGTCAACTTGACCTCCGCTGAAGAAACGCGAAAAAAAGGACGTTTTGGGTTGTTGCTGTGGGGTTGGGGTTGGGGGTGGAGTTGGTGGTGGGGGTGAAGTTGTCGGTGGGGGTGGAGTTGGGGGTGGGTTTGGATTATCATTCTCATCCTCATCCTCATCCTCAATCCCTTGCGTTAGACCCGCAAAATTTTCAAAAATTCCCATAATTTTACTTATGTCTGATTTTAAACACTTGTTTGAAAACAAGGCCGTCTGAACGATTCGTTTCGAAGATTCGTTATTGTAGTTGAAGAAGGAACGGCCATACCCCATTACCTTCACAATGTATCGGCTTTTGAACTTACAGATCTGGGGGCTTCCACCACCCAGAGGTACATATACATATTCGTACTGAATGTGTTGATTTATTGGCAAAGGAACCAGTCCAATATTCTCGGTAGTGAGATTGTTATGAGTAAACTGAGATCGACATTGATACAGTGCATAATACACTTGAAACAAAATAAAGGGAATCTCATTTGGAGGGCGGATGGATTGGTCTCGAGAAGTCAAGTTCTTGAAGTACTGAACCAACGGTATAAACCCATCGTAAAATTGGCCAACCAAACACAAATCATTCATATTGTGACAAAAGTAAGTGTCATAGTCTTCAGAATTTGGCATGATTCTTTCCAAAAAATTTGAGCTAAAATTAGCTGGATAGAGCTCGGACCTTGTGTCAAATTCGAGTGGTCCTTCTTCTGCTCTGAGGTATACCCCATAGGTTTGTGTAAAGATAGGAAAGTGACGACATAAGTAATTGACACAACGTTTCCCAACTTCATACTCATACAACAAGTTGGTGTATGGGGTTTCTAGATTATTCATATTACCCCCAATGCACTTAAAGAACCCATACGCATTCACGGTTTCGGTGCCTTCCTGTTTTTTGTATTTTAATAACCGAACAATCTCCTTCTGGTCTCTAAACTCAATTAAACCGGGCGAATTCTCCAAAAATTCAAAACCTTCAAAATTATGAAACATTTCCATGATTACATCATACCATTGATTGAGTGAAAGACAAATTCCAACATCTCCACAAATACTTTTAATCATTTTGGCCTGTTGCAAACTAAGTTCCAAACGAACATGCCTTTTTATTTCTTCTTGTTGTTCTGGAGTCCAGTATTTGGTGTCTTTGTCCCCTGTAGAAATAAAAGTATTGTAGATTCCCTCTCCCCTCATGTTCCCCTTCGCAACTTCCTTCTGAATCATTTCATTTATTTTTGTTTTTTTATTTGACATAAACGCTTTATCTTTTAATTCTCGACATTTCTGTACTAGATCATTATATCTATCATAACCTCCAGCAACCCACGAAGGAATTGCGTTTCCTCCCACACGAATGAAGAAAAATAACTTAAAGTACACGCACACCATGTCATCTGATGGACAAAAGTCAAGATTACCTATGTCACAACGGTCGGAATCATACAGAGACTCGAGAAATGCACGCACCTTTTGATTCTCTCGAATATTCACGGACACTTGCTCCATCGCTCCACCAATTACAGGGGTAGTAGGATTGGTTAGTACCGGCTCTGGAACGAAACTCGGTGAGGTCTCTGGGGATTGTGGTGCTGAGAGAGAGACCGCCTCACTCGGTGTGAGATTGGATGTGTTTTGGCTTAATTTAAACTGACTGATATACATATTAAATAGATCCTTGACAATTGTTACGTAAAGATCATTGTCATTCTTCACATACTGATAAGAAGACACCTGCACCCCATCTTTTATTTTTTCATCATCAAGGGAAAAAATGGCAATCGTAGGTTTGGAGTATTCATATCCGTCACCTCCTTCGTTGGGGTAGATCATCTGAGCATCCTCGTTTGTTTTTATCAGGAACCCATCAGAAATTTGTTTGAATATATTCTCAAACACCTCTTTGTTATAAGCATCGATTCCTTGGGTTGTAACCACTGTGTAACTATTGTTTTTGTTGGGATAGGGTATGGTATACATAGGTTGCTTGGTGGTAAAGTTTGTAGGGTCAAACACGTCTGCAAGATATATCACAATCGCATGTAATATACATGTTCTTAAATCTCTTTCGATCATTGGGTCCAGCAAAAATTTTGAACAACTTTTCCGATAGAAGGTTCTGAGGTATCGTCCCTTATTCGTTTTGCTTCTACATGTGATAAATGTTTTTCGATATTTTTGCATAATATCGGTTGGTTGTTGCGGCGTTGTAACTTGGGGGCTGGCGGATGGTGAATTGGTTTTTCGCGTAAACCATCCAGCACCTCTCTTGCGTCCCTTCGATCGAACTGACCGATTCCTCCTCTTCGTCTTTCGTGCCGGTTTTCTCTTCTTGTTCCGACAGATTTTTCGTGACTTGGCCATTCCTTCTTATATATATATATATATTAAGAGAGCAAAAAAAAATGGTTTTCTTTTTTTCTCTATAGCTATTTGTTTTTTCTATTGTTAGAATATTTTTGTACATATTTTCAAAAAAAGTATTTAAAGAGATCTTCCGCGAGGGAGTGTCTGTCCTCCGTTCTTACAACAAAAATGGGAAAGAGGTTAAATTTAATGTTTTCTCGAGTGTCTCCGTTTGGTTCGTCTGGAAGACCTTCGCAGATGGCGCCGGCGCAGTCCTCCAGTCTTTTCTTTATTTGAATCATTATTCAGCTCTTCACTAACAGAAAGCTCTTGTAAGTTTTCATCGGATTGACGTGTGTTATTATCAAGATTATCTAGATCGAGTTGGTTACTAAAGGGAAGTGATGTTTCTTGTAATTCCGGATCGATTTCACCGTTTAAAGTTTGATATTTTTTATTATCAGCAAAATAATCCTCAATCATGTGCTTGCTGCGTTCAGATTCTTTCGCCGATGGTTTCTCGTCTGCAAATGTTTTCTGGTCTGACTCACAATACTTTAGATGGTCTCCTCGATTCTTCATCTCTTTTACCATATTCGTGTATTTGTTAAGTAACCTACATTTCGAAAATAGGTTCCTTGTAAAGAAATTTTTTTTATTGCAGTAGTTACTTATAGTGTTTACTGCCTGTGAACCATCTTCTGTAATGCATTTGTTATCAATCATTTCTTTTAAATCTTTGCTTGCTTGTTCTCTTTGGGTGTATTCAAATAATTTTAATTTATTTTTATTTTCTTTCTCTTCTTGTTTTTTGAAAAAATATGTGTTTTTTTTTGCTAGTTTATTTATGTCCTCCATCTCGAGTTGACTTGTTAGATTTTCAATCTCACGGTTTATAACTTTGATTTTTTCAGGATCCTTAGTAAGGCCAAGTAGATAGTTAAGATAAACTATCCGACGTGTTTTCCTAAGAGAGCTAGCCCCAGCCCCCCTTGTTGTTTTACAATGTCTTTTGTTACGTCGTCTATGATTTTTACGCGTCTTAGCCATTTCTTTATATTATAATAAAAGATTTTTTATTTGTGTATTAGAGTTTTCTTGAGTTTTTTTCCACCCCCGAGGCTCTCAGAACCACCCGCCACCGAAGAAGAAGCTCCACCCCCTCCTCCCCCTCCGCCGCCGCCTCCTGCTAATCGTCTCTTTTTCTTCCCATTCTCCTTTGCCTCCAAAGCTTCTTCCTCTTCTTCCTTCAAGGCCAAGGCCCGGTCTTCGCGGAATCTGCGATATTCCACCTCCAAAGCATCCAATTCTTCCCTCCACATGTCCATCTCCGTCTTCCCCATGAGGACCCCGAGCTCTGCCTCTTTGTTTCCCTTTTCTTTCAACGTCTTTTCCACCAACTCTGCAGTGACACTGTCCATGGGCATTTTAGTCAAGTAGTTGTAGTCACCGTCAATCAAGTCAAACCCAGCTTGTTGCAACATGTCGGAGACTTGCGCCTTGGTCTTTCGACGCAAATCGATGCGATCTTCCAAGAGAGCCAACACATACTTGGCGCGATTGCTCAGCTTAACTAATTCACGTGTCATGTTTTCCACCAACCATTGTTTTCGTAAACCATACAGTTCGAGTCGTTTTCCAAAGTAATCGGCAATAATTTCGGTGACACTACGATATTTCTTGAGTTTGTCTTCTGGATCAAAGAGGTGCATGTTGTTGGTGGAAAGAGTGGTGGACAAATGTAGCAGCTTGACCAGTTTGGCTGGTGGTGAGTATTCGGCGAGTTTTCCCTTTTGGAAGGTTACCAAGATGTCGACGGAATGTTTGGTACTGTTGTCCAAGTAGTCCTTGATCACCGTGGGGAGTTTCTTTCCAGCCTTGTCCAGTCCAGGTTGCACCAATCCTTCCAAGAAGTCTTTGTAATCGGTAGTCCATGTTCCAATAGGTAATTCGGTAATGCGTATTTGATCTGCACCAACCTCCTGGTACACACCTTGAACGATGAACTTTCCTGCAGTAGCCCCAGAAGAAGAAGAAGAAGATTTTTTTGGTGTCTTGCTTTTCTTCGCAGGAGCCGCCCCCCCACCTCCGCCACCTCCGCCACCTCCACTGGTGGACACACTTTCTTCATCCTCTACAATGACTTCTTCCACTGGCACCTGCAAGTCCACTCCCACCGACGACAGTTCAGGTTCCATCTCAAGTTCTGGTTCAGCCGGAACCTCTGGTGCTTCCTCGACCTCGCCTTCGACCCCGCTTACCAAGTCACTGGCTCGTGTAATCGTCCCTTTAAATCCTTCGTAATAAGGAACAAAGTCTCGTTCTTCAATTACTTTTCCAGCAGCAGCTCCTCCACCGAGCATCTGTTTGAGGTAGGCAATGAGAAGGAGGGGATCGTAGCAGGGGACGCTGGTGCTAAATCCTGTGCCAATGCCTTTTCCTCCATTGACCAAGACCATGGGAATGATTGGAACATAGTACAGTGGTTCCACGGGGGTTCCATCGTCATCCAAGTACATCAGCACTGGATCATCGGGCTCTGGAAACAGGCGACGGGTGATGGTGTGAAGAAGGGTAAAGATGTATCTCTCGGAGGCGCTGTCTTTGCCACCCAACATTCTGGAGCCAAACTGTCCATTTGGAACAAAGAGATTAATGTTGTTGGATCCCACAAAGTTCTGTGCCATGTTGACAATCGCTCCATTCAAGCTGGCTTCTCCGTGATGATATCCAGAGTGTTCCGACACATAGCCCGAGAATTGAGCGACTTTGATTTCTTTGGTAAGGTTCTTTTTGAACGCACTAAAGAGGATCTTTCGCAAGCTGCGTTTGAGACCGTCCATGACATTGGGGATGCTTCTGTCACAGTCATACTTCGAGAAGTGAATGAGTTCTTTGTTGATGAAATTGGAATAGGACACGGTAGAATCGGAGGTGTTAAGGTAACTTGTTCGTTCATATTGTTCCAACCAAGCCTTGCGATCGTTGGCCCGCTTCTTGTTAAAGACCATGTCGATCATGTCGTCGCTTTCTTCTTCATACACAAAGCTGACCACCTTTTTGTGTTTGAAATATTGTTTGAACTCCTTGTCGGTGCTTGTTCCAAGTCCCTTATAATACTTGATCTCCCACTTGCTTGTGTCGGACGCTGGAGATTCTTTCCAGGCGTCGTATTCACCTTGGTTGTAAAACAAGAGTTCCTCCTTTCCGCGACGTGCTTTAAGGATGGGGGTATTCATGAACCCAATAAATCCGGGGATCATGGCAAGCGATTTCCATTCACTCTGGAACAAGTTGATACAGAGTCCTTTGATGTGGCTGCCATCCAGATCCTGATCGGTCATGAAGAGTACTTGACCGTAACGAAGGTGTCTCGCAATGTCTTCCATGTTTGTGTAGGTTCTCTCTCGTTCCAATCCCAAGATTTTCTTGATGTCTCGTATTTCGTCGTTGTCGTTAATCTTCTTGGCAGTTTCTCCACGGACATTCAGCAGTTTGCCTTTCAGGGGAAAGACCCCAATGGTTGCCCGATCCTCTGCAGTGAGCCCTGAGACAATGCCTGCCTTGGCCGAATCACCTTCACACAAGATCAACACACACTCCCGGGATCGGTCGGTTCCTGCAAGGGAGGCGTCCATGAGTTTGGTCATCCCACGAAGGGTCTTGACTTTAACTCCGTCGTTTTTCTTGGAAGCTTTGATCTCCTTCAACTCGGTAAGAGCACAGGCGGCATCCATCACCCCCATCTTGCAGAGCTTTTCGATGAATTTGTCGGAGACGTTGCAGGAGGATCCAAACTTGGCTGCAGGGGTGTTCATGAAATCCTTGGTTTGACTGTCGAAGGAAGGGTTTTCAATGTCGCATCGCACAAAGAGAAGGAGTTGTTCTTTGACCGTGTTGGGATTGACGGCAACTTTCTTTTTGGTTTCGATGAAAGAACACACCTTGCGGGTGATTTGGTTGAGAATATATTCCACATGTTTGCCTCCCTTTTGGGTGTGGATTCCATTGACAAAGGACACTTGACAGAACTCGTGGGTGGGGGAAATGGCCACGGCGTACTCCCAACGGCCACTCTCGTCTGATTCGTGGAGTCGTTTGGTTTCTTCTTTGGGTCCGATGTAATGATCGACATAGGACGCAAAGGTTTTGGTGGAGAGGAGGTCTCCATTGTAGCGGATCTTGACAGATTTGTCGGTGATGGCAGAAAGATCATAGACCCGTTTCTTGAAGAGGGACAACATGTCGGGTGACAAGCCGGGGACTCCCAGCCGTGCGTAATCAGGCAGGAAGGTGATTTTGGTGTAAGGTTTGACCGAGGCTTTCACCTTGGAAATGACCGGAGGGTGGATGATGTCAAGGTTGCGTTCAAAGGTTTGCATGTACTTTTGTCCGGTTTTGTGATCGACTGTTTCCACGGTTCCCACGGTCGACCAGACATAAGCCAATTTGACTCCGAATCCATTCTTCCCACCAACAATCTTTTTTTCGGTTTTGTCGTAATTGGTGGAAGTACGAAGATGTCCAAAGATCATTTCGGGGACCCACAGATTGGTTTCGGGATGCATCACGACATCAATCCCGTTACCATCGTTGATCATGGTGATCATTCCAGATGGATCGATGGACACTTGTATGTGAGTCACTCTGTGAGCTCCTTCTTCTGGGGAGGTTAACATTCGCACCATGTGGTCTCTACAATTGACCAATCCTTCATCGAACAGTTTGTAGAGTCCTGGGATGTACCGAATACGACGTAACACGATTCGATTGGCAGTGTCATCAAACACCCACATATCAGAGTCGACTTCTTCCACGGATCCGATGTAAGTGTCGGGGTTGTCAAGAATGTGTTGTTTGTCAGTCTTTTGTTGGTATTTGTTTGCGATCTCGGTGTCGTTCATTTTTCTTGAGTTTTTTTGTAGGGTTGTCTTTAACTTGTGGGAGAGTTAATTTGTGACAAAATTGAAAATGTTGACATTCCCCCTTTTTGGGGTATTCCCAGTTTTGGGATTCCTGGAATGTTCGGAGAAAGTTCCGGGAAAATAATGTACCACCCTTGTATAGAAACAAAAACCATTCGAAGAAAAATGTCAACCAAATTTTACAGGTATGTGTATGGACGTCAGAATTACAACCGATACCGAGACTTGGCAATCGCCAACGATTGTTCCCTGCCACAAAACATCCAGACCCTGCAACAGCAAATCCAAGCCTGGAGAGAATGGGAAAGACAATACCAGGAAAATCGAGAAAACGGGTTGCCACCTCCACCACGTCCGGACCCTATTCCTGCGGTCGACCTCTTTCTAAATGGAAGAACACAAGCAGAAATCGATGCTTGTAAACTTGCTTACACTGCCTTACACAAAAAAGAAGCTATGAATCCGAATTCCAATATCCTCTCGACAAATAGAAGAATTGGTTATTGGATGAATCATCAATACAGACTTCCAATGATGACCGTTTGGTACTAAAAAAATATCAAATATCAATCTTTGAGTTCCGTCTAACATGGAAGGGACGTTTTCTCGAGAAGTAAGACAAACAAACTTAAGGAAATCCCAAGGAATTATCTTATAAAAAAAAGAATGTCATTCATCAAGAATCTTGCAAAAGAATTTCAAACCGTCAAGTCGATGATTGATATCCCAGACCTCAAGAACGAGCGTTACAAGATCAACAAGAAGATCGAAGAATCAAACACTTCCCTTTCCAAAGTGCGTTGTATTCTCGAGAATGAAACAAGAATTCGTCAAGTCATAAGAGACCTCGAAGATCTTTCGGAGATTTGCTTTGAAGGTCAACCAGACAAAAAAGATTCTGCTCAACAGGTCATCCAGCAACTGGAAACCCGTGTAGAAGAGAGCGAGAAGTTGTCCAGCTCTTTGGAGGGAGAACTCTCGAGATTAGACAGGGAGTTGCAGAGAATCAATGAGAAATTGAGCGCGGCGCGGGCGAATGTGCGTTTAGGTGGGCGATAATGAAATGCGTGACCATATATGGTGTGAGTTTTTGATAAACATTGTAAAAAATAACAACCCTCGTAAGAAAAAGAAGAAAAGCCTTCCAGATCGAACTTGGCAAATAAATTTATTTTACAATGAACATGTACGTGAGGTGTGGTACCCGTGCTTTTTATTTAGTTTAGTTAGTGTTTTAAGATGTCAAAGTACTATTTTAGTATTTTTGGTGAATTAAAGGGTGGGTTCCACATCCACTCCATCGTCTTCTGTTTTTTCTGCCGCAGTATCCGCCGCCGCCGCATCCACGCCACCGACACCACCCCCACCTGCTCCAGCACCCGGTGTGTACCCTTTGCAACAACCAAAGGTTCTGCGGTGAAAATGAGTAATTCCAAAATTGGCGATGCCATCCAAATGGTTCTTCGTGCCATATCCCATGTTGCGAGCGATGTCGTAGCGCTCGATCAATTCCGGATGTTCTTTACAGAGTTCGGCAATATATTCGTCATGAGCAACTTTAGCAAGGATACTTGCACTGGCAATATTTAAGTAGTGGTTGTCTCCTTGCTCAATACATTCATACGGAATATATTTGTAACGATAGAAAACCGTTCCATCGACAAAGATCTTTTCGGGAGTAATGTTGAGGGAATCAAGACAGGTGTGGAAGCATCTCTGAACTGCCTTTAGGATGTTTGTTTTGTCGATCTCTCGTTCATCGGCCCATTGAATGGAATAATCCAAACAATGTTCTTTGATAAACTCAGACACTTGTTTCCTTTTGCGAGGTGTCATTTTTTTAGAATCTCGAATGGCATGGATCAAGCCAAACTCTGGATCTTCCTGGACACTATTTAGAAACTCTGGATTCCAAATAACAGCAGCCGTATATGTGCGTCCAAACAAACATCCTCGCGCACATTCGTCCAATCCCACTTCAATGTTGGTTGGATCGTTATAGAATTTTAGTCCCAATTTGTTCATTTTTTTTATTTATTTATTTTGCAATTCTAATTAATTTCTGGGAATCCCTTTAATTATTTTATCCATGTATATTATATAAGGAAATGACCAAGTACCAAAAAAATTCTCATGGACACTATGTGATTAGGGGAAAGACATACCAACAACTGTTTGGATCTCGTGCACAAGTGATGCACGGCACTGCCTACAAAACGACCGGTGAACTTACTCGAGAAGCTCTCCTCCAAAACAAACATGGGAGAATTGTTTCCAAGTCCAAGTATTACACTGGAAAGAACAAAAATAAAAACAACCTCTTATTGAATGGATACACTGCAAAGAAAGGACAATTCGGGCCCGTGAAGATCGGATCCAAGACTTCTCGTAGAGGACGAAGACGAGGAGGTACCACTGATGCTACAAATGCTCAAGCCGATGAAGCTGTCTCGAAGGCAGAAACGGCTGGGGTGAATCCTGCTGCAATGAACTCATCCTCCATGGGGGGTGTTCCCGAAGGATATAGCTCATCTTCTTTAGCAGCATCTGCGGCCCCAATCAGTGGCGGAAGCAGAAGACGACGTCGAAGAGGTGGAGTCTTTTTAGGAGGCAGCCGAAGGAAGAGACATAGTCGCAGCAGATCACGCAGACGAGGAGGTTCTGGACTTCCCTCTCTTTCCCCTGCTCCCTTTTAGAAAACAAAAACCACCAAAATCAAATTCAAAACAAAAATAAAACAAACTATCCTTTTATTCCAAGAGAAGAACAAAACATTCTCGAGAAAAAACACAGAAATGGATTCTTTTTTGTTTTATTTTTTTTTCATTCATTGCGTTGAAAAACATATAAAGAGTTTTTGAAATTTATAATTTAAAATGAGTAGCAGTGGACATATTCTGATCGCACAGACTTCCCAAGTTCCAAACTTTAAAACATTGATTGCTGCATTAAAAGATATTCTTTTAGAAACCAACATGACCTTTCGACCCGATGGAATTCGTGTAATAAACATGGACAAATCACATACCATTTTGGCTCATCTCTTTTTAGACGCCACCAAATTCCAGAGGTATGAATGCCATCGCGAAAAAATTATTATTGGATTGAATGTGTTGCATCTCTTTCGATTAATTGGAGATATTAACCATGAGGATACTTTAACCATTTGTATCGACAACGAAGATTACTCGGATGGGATTGTCACACATCTTACCTTGAAATTCGAAAACAAACAGTCCAACAAGTGCAAAAAGCAGCGTCTCCGATTGATTGAACCGGAACCAGAAGAGTTGATTTATCCCAGTGTGCAATTTTCTTCCATCATCAATTTGTCATCGACGGATTTCCAAAAGATCATTCGAGACTTGTCATGTATTTCAGACAAGGTAGAGATCCGATCGGTCGGATCCGAACTTATTTTCAATTGTACGGGACAGTTTGCAGATTCTGAGATTTCTCGATATGAAAAAGAAGGTGAGATGACAAGTGTGCAAAAGCTAGATTCTTCCAAAATCATCCAAGGGGTGTTTTCCTTGAAGAACCTGGGTTATTTCATCAAATGCACCAATCTCTGTCCACAGGTGGAAATTTATTTGGAAAATGACTTGCCGTTGGTCGTGAAATACAACGTCTCCGATTTAGGAGAAATCAAGCTTTGTGTGTCAAGTATTCCGTCATGTTAAAAAAAAAAAGGTGTTTCAGGGATTTTGATTTAGAAATAAATGTATATATAAAATTTGTCAGTGTTTTATATATAAGGGATCAATGAGTCAATCATCCATTTTTTGTGTCAGATGCCAACGTGGAGAACGAGGAATCCCTGGTCCTCAAGGGCCTGTTGGAAATAGAGGAGCCATTGGATTTACCGGTCCGAGAGGGTTACAAGGGGTACAAGGTGTGCCAGGAACTGCTACCAACACAGGAGCCAGCGGCGAAACCGGATATACAGGTCCCACCGGAGAAACCGGACCGCAGGGTATCCCTGGAACAGCCACAAATACAGGGGCGACTGGCCATACTGGACCCACCGGTGTGACTGGAAATACAGGCCCCACGGGTGCAACGGGTACCACTGGTGCCACTGGTCCCACTGGTGTGACTGGAAATACTGGGCCAACCGGTAACACGGGTGCAACAGGTGTGACAGGCCCCACAGGAAATACAGGAAATACGGGGAATACTGGGCCAACCGGTAACACGGGTGCAACGGGTGTAACAGGCCCCACAGGAAATACGGGTAATACGGGGAATACTGGACCAACCGGTAGCACGGGTGCAACGGGTCTGACGGGTCCCACAGGTAATACGGGGAATACTGGACCAACCGGTAACACGGGTGCAACGGGTGTAACTGGCCCAACTGGTGTTACGGGTGCTACAGGGCCTACAGGACCCACCGGTGTTACAGGACCCCAAGGCATTCCAGGAACGGCCACCAATACTGGTGCGACAGGCCCCGCAGGCCCAGTTGGTGGATTTAGTGGTATTGGGGGAGTGAACTACGGCGACTATATCCTCTACAATGGAACCTCTTGGTTTGTGGCAGATAACCCAGTGGCATTGGGCCAAAACTCTGGAGTAAATGCACAGGGGATTAATTCAGTAGCGATTGGGGTGGAATCTGGACAAGATACGCAAGGACAGGTGTCTGTTGCGATTGGATTTCAAGCAGGTCAAACTTACCAAGGGCTAGGTTCAATTGCAATTGGAAATGCTGCTGGCCAATCCACACAAGGTGCCTCGTCTGTAGCTATAGGAGGGAGTGCTGGCAATCTTAATCAAGGCATTGGAAGTGTTGCAATTGGAAACGGTGCTGGAAATCTCAACCAACAATCAGGAGCTCTTGCGATTGGACAAAATACAGGATTACTCAACCAAGGGGCCAACTCAACTGCAATAGGGAATAACGCAGGTTACAACAACGAAGGTCAAAATGCAACTGCGATTGGCTACAATGCAGGTTTTAATAGTCAAGGACAAAATGCGATTGCGATTGGAACCAATGCCGGTTATACAAACCAAGGAATTGATGCAATAGCCATTGGAAACAATGCCGGATATCTCACTCAAGGACAATATTCTGTGGCCATAGGTTATCAAGCTGGATCAACCCAACAAGGACAATTTTCTGTTGCCATGGGATATTCGGCTGGTCAAAATACTCAAGCCTCTTATTCAGTTGCCATTGGATATTCGGCGGGACAATATAATCAAAATTCCAATGCAGTTGCGATTGGTGCACAAGCAGGGTATACTAACCAAGGAGGGAATTCTGTTGCAATTGGATATAATGCAGCAGAATTTTCACAGGGAATAAGCGCAGTTTCTATTGGATTTAGAGCTGGCTATTCAAATCAAGGATCTCATGCCATCGCCATTGGGACACAATCTGGAAACACGGGTCAAGGACCCTATTCTGTTGCAATGGGATATGCCGCTGGACAAAATAGCCAAGCTTCTTATTCAATTGCAATTGGAAATTCCGCTGGACAATATAATCAATCTGGTTATTCTGTCGCGATAGGTCCGAGTGCAGGCCAAACAAACCAAGGCACAAATTCAGTAGCGATTGGTAATCAAGCCGGTTACACCTCCCAATCCTCCAACTCAATTGCCATTGGACAGCAAGCGGGTCAACGTTATCAAGGGTTGGCCAGTGTAGCCATCGGTCAAAATGCAGGACAATATGCACAAAATTCATATTCAGTGGCTATGGGCTATTATGCGGGCATCTTTGATCAAGGAACTCTATCAGTTGCTATAGGTTATCAAGCAGGGTACAGAACCCAAGGACAAAACGCTATTGCCATTGGACAAAATGCAGGGTATACTGTTCAAGGACAAAACGCTATTGCCATTGGACAAAATGCAGGGTATACTGTTCAAGGAGCATCTTCGATCGCAATTGGAAATATGGCCGGCAATCAATCACAAGCACCAAACTCAATTGCACTCGGGGAGAATGCAGGTCAAAATTATCAATTGCAATATTCCATTGCGATTGGAGAAAGTGCAGGACAAAATAGTCAAGGTTCTCTTTCAATTGCTATTGGAAACACTGCTGCAAACAACAACCAAGCATCTAATGCAATTGCGATTGGCAATTCTGCTGGGTATACATCACAGGCTATTTATGGCATTGCAATTGGTTATCAAGCAGGATACTTCAACCAAGGACAAAACGCAATTGCCATTGGACAAAATGCAGGATATACTGCGCAAGGAAACAACTCTATTGTCATCTCCGCAGTAGGAACCACTGTCACCGGTGCAACAGCAAACGCTACCTATATTGCACCCTTGAGAACCGGAGTCACCGCTAGCTCCACCTATGGAGTCATGTTGTATTCTTCGACCACGAATGAAGTGTTGTATAGTGCAGATCAATCGTCACCCGGAAACAAAACCTTTGTGATCGATCATCCCACCGACCCGATCAACAAATATTTGGTACATGCTTGTTTGGAAGGACCGGAAGTTGGGATTTATTACAGAGGAGAAGGGGAGATTCTCGAGAATAACCGGACCACTGTTATTTTGCCGGACTATGTAGCAGCGTTGGGGAGAGATTTTACTGTCCAAGTGACACAGATCTTTGAAGATGATGATGAAGGGTTTGTTTCCTTGGCATGTTCCAGAGTAGTCGGCGGCAATCGATTTACAGTTTATTGCAGTGAACGGGTAGGTCGTATTGTATTCCAATGGTTGGTGCATGGGAAACGAAGGGTGAATCTCGACATTGAGCCTTACAAATCCCAAGTGGAAGTGAAAGGACATGGTCCCTACAGATGGATCTAAATTAATTTTTTTCTTTTTTTTTTCACATAAGTTATTGTTTTTGTTAAATTCAATAATAACTTATTCTTTTTTATTTTTATTAATCTTGAGTTGTAAAATAATCTATTTTTTGCCGGACTGTTAAACAAAGATATACAATACAACAGCAAAATACAAAGGATCCGATCAATGCAACAACAGAGATAACACAAATGAGAATAACATTATTGTCTTTGGGGGAAATCATTTAAGGTGGTGTATTTGTTCTTTTCCTTTAAGTTATGATAAAGTATCTATTATTTTTTTTGTTAATGTTTTTTTTAGAATTCTCCATGTCTTTTGAACCGACATCCAATCGGACTGATCCCAGTGATGTGTGTCCCTACCGATTCTGGGTTAGTGAATTCACAGTTGGTCATCCAGAGTTTGATGATACAAAAGTTTTTCTTGGGGGAAATGTTTAATCCGGTAATGCAATTGTTAAATGCTTGGTTGCGACTGACAGTATCCCCCACCACACTGTAGGTAAATTGTTTCCACGTGTCAATGACGATTTTGTTGGTGACTTTGTAAGAAAAATATCCTCCGTTTTGGTTCTTGGGATCTTCGTAGGTGGGATCGGTATCCTCACGTGACAGAAATATCATGCAATATTTGATCAAAACATCTGAATCTTCCAATGTTTCATTCAGGGCAATCATTTCTTCCACCGTATGGATGGTACATATCTTGATATAGCTGGACAAGCTCCAATCTTTATCTTGTGGCAGATGTCCCCACAAACACCAAGGATGAGCAAGTTCGTGCATGTTGAGAGGAGCGTTTAAATAAATGTTTTGGAGAGGTCTTTAAATGGTTTTTGTCACAATATGTGTGTTATGTTTTCTTTTGGAATGGGAAGGATCAATGTTTGTCGAGATAATTTTCCAACAGAGTTTCATTGTTATGGTTGGTAATGTCTGCTGCAATGTTTGCTTCCACATACATCTTTTTGATGACATCGTTTGGTACACTCGACCCAGAGGCCAAGAGATTGCGGTCCATTAAATAGGTTCTCATTTTATTGATCGGAGTCTTTTGGAGTTCTTTCTTGGCATCCTCGATCAATTTGATTCTCGATTTACTTGTCGACAAAATAGTGATTCGGTTATTTAATGTTTTACTTTTTCCAAGTTTATAATTATATTTCATTGTCTTACGTTTCACTGTTACTTTGATTGAGGGTTCTTTCACCTTGTCTTTGGTAAGTTTTCCTCCATTCTGTTCTTTTACGATATTCTCGGTAATTTCCTCGGGAACGAACGCTGCAGGAGTTTCCACCGAAAATTCGTTTGGAACATATTCCTCTTCCGGTCGTTGCAAGGATCCAGAAACGTGAACATTCTTTGTGTCTGGGGGAGTGGTTGTGATTGTCGTTGGGATGTTGGTCGGGGGCAGCAGGGGTTCTGTTACAGGTGCTGCCGGATGGATGGGAGGTGGAATAAATAAGGGTGCTGCCACAGGTGGGTTAGCCATTGCAGCAGGAATAACAATAGGGGTCTGGACAATAATGGGGGCTGGTGCTGGCGGAGTGGGGGGAGTATCTTTCGTGGAACTGGAAGTAGCTGCAGGGGTCGGGGATGGAGGGTTGATTACAATGGTGGGACCAGTTACGATGGCTGGATCGAATTGTACTCTCCCTGCAGAAATCGTTTTATTATGAGGCGAATGATGAGAAGTCCCCAAGTTCTTGAACGTTTTTTTCAATCCTCCTTTCAAACATCCATATTTGATTTCATTGTCTACTACATAACTGAGCATACTATCGGAAACATTCTCGACAGGAACATCGAGTAATTCTGTGTTGGACCACTCTGTTTTTTTGGGGACATCTCCCTCTACTTCGCTGGGCCATTCCACGTGTACTTGCACAGAAGAGGTCGATTCGGCTTCTTTTTGGATGTTTTTTTTCAACTTTTTTTCTTTGCCTTCTCGATCTTTTTCCTTTTCTTGCAACATGAAGTTAAAGGATTTGTCAAACTCGGAGGCTTCGGTTTTCTTTTCCATTTCCATTTTTTGCTTCAACTTTTGTTTCCTCCGTTTCATGATGTTGGTAGTTAATTGTTCTTTGATCTTGGAGGTGTCGATGGGTGTTTTGAGGTGTTTGGCACCTTTCATTGTTTTTGTTTTTAATTTAAACAATTGTGGGTGTATGTTGATTTTTCTGGAATTCGAAGACATATTATTTTATTGTGTTTATTTTTCCGAAAAATATAGAACTTATACAACTAGGGTCTACATTTTTTTCGGTTCCACATACCTAAAATTTCTTTTCTCCCCCCGCCGCCTTTTTTTTTTGTTTGAGCTTCATTACGCATACATGGTATATCTGATCTCTTTTTCCATGCGATTTTTTTCCATTCTATTTTTGATTGTGTTGTTGTTTGAGAAGAGACGAAATCCAGCCTCTAAATCTTCCCATGTAATAATTTGTTTTAATTCGGGGCGTTTTCCAAACACTCGTTTGCTGTGTGCAATTTTGGTTTTGGTTAAGAGGTTTTCCATGTCGCGTCCCATGTATTTGAAGTATGCCTTGTTTTTTTCAAACCAGGCAATATCTTTCTCGAGACTGGAATGGAATTGATACTTCCAAGAGAGATCTCCAATCATTTTAATAAAGATGTGATACAAGTCTGTTGCACTATAGTCATCTGTTTGGAAATGCCACACGAACCGGGATTCCAATCCTAAATTATGTTGGAAGAAGCATTCGTTCAATTCTTTTTCGTACCCGGCAACAATCACCATAAGTTCGTGGCGATGTTCGCTGAGAGCATCACAGAGGGTATCTACACATTCTTTTGCAAAGGAATCTACCTTGTCTGTAGAGCCGAGGGAATAGGCTTCGTCGATAAACAACACACCACCGAGACAGGATTTGATGACTTCTTTTGTTTTGAGGGAGGTTTGTCCCAGATAGCCGGCAACCAGTTGGTCTCTAACGACTTTTTTAAAGACGTTGTTTTTGAGGATGCCGAGTTTAGAATAAATGACACCGATGATTTTAGAGATTTCTGTTTTGCCAGTGCCTGGGGGTCCATAGATGACCGTATGCATGTAATCGTTAGAGGCAACATGGAATCGTTGGATAAAATAAAGTATTTGATAGACCAGGCTTTCTTTGAGAGTGTTCATTCCGATCATGTTGTTGAGCATCGTGAGTTCATTTACAATGGACCCTAATGGAAGGATGTCCGGATGGTTACAGGTGTGGATTGCATGGATCAAGTCGGCTAAGGTATGAATCGGAGGAATTACATTTTCGTTTTCTAATTTTTCTTGGATGGTTTGAATGAGTGCGTTCATTTTTCTATATTACAAACATACTTTACGGAAGGAACATCAAACCTATATTATCTTAAAACAAACAACAAACAACAAAACAACAAAGTATTTAAATGTTCTTTAAGTACTATTTTTTGCAAAAGTATATTTTGACTCATTCACACCCGGTCCATTCCATGATACTGTCTTCTCACTTGCCGGGCCCAATCCTCTTCGTGACAAGAAATCTCGAACAACAGTGAGTTGACTTCTTTGTTTTGAAATCTGCGAAAGAATCCATCGACGGTTGCTTGGGTTTTAGAATCCCCTTGATCCGTCAAAATGCATTTATACGGATCTGTTGGATCTAAGAAGAAGCGTTGTGGCAAGATAGTTATGTCAAAGGATCCATCTTCTTTTCCTTGTAGTTGTCTCGACAATAACATCAACATTTCCTTTCTGTGGGTTTTTTGCATCAGTTGAAATTGAAGGCAACTATTGCCGGTGGAAGTGGTGGTGGTAAAGACAACTTGTTGCAGTTCGAGTAAGCCGTTTGTTACAGAAGTGTCCAGAACCCGAAAGATTTTGTTGTTTTGTGTAACAATAATGGAACCATCTTCCGAGATATACTTTTGTTGCAGAAAAATGGTGTAATGACTGGATTCTTTCAACACATAATATTCCAAGACAACCGTGGAATAATAAAACAATACAATGGCAGAAAGGATGTCCAGATCTTGTTTGTTTGGGTAATGAGCCTTGACAACCAAGTAAGAGTCAACAATCATTTGGAGAGGTGAATGATGAGGAAGTGGATCTCTCCAAGTAACCGGTGTAAAGTCTTCCACTAATGTCGGCCATCTTGACCGATAGTATTCTAAGAGGATTTCATCCAATTGTCCAAACATGTGTTGAGTGTTTTCCACAATCTGGTAAGAAACGATCGAATTCATGTTTTTATTGAAAAAGTTTTTTTTGAATTGTTTTTTGAGAGAGATATAGTGCAGTGGTTGGAAAGTTCCCCGGAAAATTCCCGGAATCTTCCGCAACATAGATATTCCATAAATAATTTAAACCCTAAAACGGATGAAATTATATTTTGGTGTTTGAAAATACACACCACACTTACAAATAAATTATTTCCCAATCTTGTGCAATTAAAGAAAAAAAATGTTTCAAACCCAATATGCCGTTGATGAACTGGAAACTGAGTTAGAGTCTGTCGAAATGATGTCAATTTTCCAACCAACACCTTTCAACCTTGACGACTGCAGAATTGGGGATGCTGGAGAAGAAGGTGTCAAACTGTCGAATTGTGGAGATTTCAAATTGGATATCCTTACAGACTGGAAAGAACCTCTGTCATACCTTGCAAAACCCATGAATGAGGAAGAGGAGGAAGATAAGGATGAGGAAGGTCTCATTGAAAAACGGAAAATTCACCACCAACTTCAGCCGCAACACCAGATGGATTACATTGAAGAACCCTGGGATCTCATCAATGCCTATTTTTGCCCCGATCACACCGAGAAACTCGTTCAACACCAGTTGTCCTCTTACAACAACTTTGTGGGACTTCAGTTGGAAAAAACCATCAACATGTTCAATCCTGTTCGGATTGCTTCCGACCAAGACTTGGACAAAGTGTCGGGAAGACATGCCCTGGAGATTCTATTGACCTTTGACAACCTCCACATCCATCGTCCGCAAATTCACGAGAACAATGGAGCCGTCAAGGCCATGTTTCCACAGGAAGCCAGACTGCGTAATTTCACCTATTCTTCTTCGATGATGATTGATGTGAATGTGCAATACAACATTCGCAGTGGAGAGAACCTCCAGAACCTGGAGTGTGTCCACAAGAAGTTTAGCAAGATCCAGATTGGGAAATTGCCCATCATGTTGAAGTCCAACATTTGTCTGCTGTCGCAATATAAACACTTTGATGCGCAAAAGACCGGAGAGTGTGAGTATGACGTAGGAGGATATTTCATCGTAAACGGTTCCGAAAAAACAGTACTCGCCCAGGAACGCGCTGCAGAAAACCGCATCTATGTGTATGACATTTCCAAGAAACAACCCAAGTACACCTTCCAAGCGGAAATCAAATCCATCCCCGACAACAAGTGCATCTCCCCCAAACAGATTATCATCATGATCTCCTCCAAACACAACGGATTCGGTCATCCCCTGATGGTGCAAATCCCACGGGTGAAAAAACCCCTGCCTCTCTTCCAAGTCTTCCGCGCACTCGGGGTAATTTCTGACAAGGACATCTGCAGCAAAATCCTGTTGAATGTGGAACATCCTTTTTACAAACCGATGTTTGAGTTTCTGCAAGGATCGGTTGTGGATGCCAACCATCACCTTACCCAAGAAGAAAGCATTGCCAATTTGACCAGCTATGTTGCATTCACCCCCATGAACATGGATCGAGAAACCGGATTGCAAAAGAAACGCGAATTTGCCATGGAAATCCTCACCAACGATTTGTTTCCACACTGTGCTACACCCGAACAAAAGATTTATTTTCTTGGATACATGACCTTCCGACTGTTGCGCGTTCAATTCGAATTGGCCAAGACCGACGACCGCGATTCTTACCTGAACAAGCGGATCGACTTGACGGGCACCTTGCTCAACAACCAAGTACGCAATCATTTTAACAAGGTTGTGAAGGATGCGGAAAAGCAAACCATCAAGGAAATCAACAACGGATCGTGGAGATCGACTGATGACTACTCCAACATTATTAACACAACAAACATTTACAAGATTATTAAGTCCACTACTATCGAGACAAATCTCAAACGATCTCTGTCCACCGGAGATTTCAGTAGCAAGCAGGGAGGGGCGCAAAAGGTTGGTGTCGCGCAAGTACTCAATCGTCTGACCTACGTGTCGAGTTTGAGTCACCTTCGCAGATTGTCCACGCCGACTGACAAGAGTGGGAAACTCGTGCCTCCCCGCAAACTTCACAACACCACATGGGGGTTCATCTGTCCGGCAGAGACCCCCGAGGGGCAATCCGTCGGTATTGTGAAGAACTTGAGTACCATGACACACATCACCATCAATACCACCTCTCTTCCAATGTATGATTATGTGCAGCCCTATCTGATTGAACTAAAGGATGCCGCAGATATCGAGATGTTCAACATGGTAAAAGTATTTGTCAACGGCGCCTGGATCGGTGTTACCAGACAACCTCTTGACCTTTATCGCGAATTGAAACAAAAAAAGTATAGCGGTATCCTCAACATCTACTGTTCTGTGATCTTTGACTGTGCCATGAAGGAAATCCGCGTGTGTAATGACGCCGGTAGGTTGTCTCGTCCGGTGTTGCGAGTCAGAGACAACAAACTGTTGTTGACGAAAGAGATTGCTCACCGCGTCCGAAACAAGGAGTTGACGTGGGAAGATCTGTTGATGAACACAAAGATCGAAGAGTCGGTGATTGAATACATTGATCCCGAAGAACAATCCTTCTCCTTGATTGCCATGTCTCCCGTCGAGTTAGCCACGGCTGGCAAACTTAAACGCTACACCCACTGTGAGATTCATCCCAGTACCATCTTTGGAATCTTGGGTTCGTGCATTCCTTTCCCGGATCACAACCAATCTCCGCGCAACTGTTACCAATGTGCTCAGGGCAAGCAAGCCATGGGAATTTATGCAACCAATTTTGACGCACGTATGGACAAGACGGCCTACATTCTCAACTATCCCAGCAAACCACTGGTGGACACGCGAATCATGGGGATTCTCAAACTCAACAAAATTCCCTCGGGTCAAAACATTGTCGTGGCCATTATGTCACACACTGGTTACAACCAAGAAGACTCGGTCTTGGTGAATAAGGCTTCCATTGACCGTGGCCTGTTTTTGGCAACCATCTACCACACCGAAAAAGACGAAGACAAACAACAACTGAATGGCAGCGATGAGATCCGTTGTAAGCCCGATCCACAAAAGACCAAAGGAATGAAGTTCGCCAACTACAACAAGGTGAACGCTTTGGGATTTGTTCCAGAGAATACACTTATCGAGAACCGCGACGTGATTCTTTCGAAGGTGGCTTTAATCAAAGGAAACCGCAACGATCATACCAAGATTGTCAAGTACGAAGATCAAAGCAAAATCTTCAAGACCTTTGAGAACACCACCTACATCGACAAGAACTACACTGATCGCAACGGAGACGGGTATACTTTTGCCAAGGTGCGAACCAGAACGATCCGCAAACCGGTCATTGGAGACAAGTTTAGTTCTCGACATGGACAGAAGGGGACCACTGGAAACATTATTCCAGAATGTGACATGCCCTACACCAAGGATGGAGTCAAGCCAGACATTATCATCAATCCTCACGCGATTCCTAGCAGAATGACGATTGGACAATTGAAGGAAACGGTTCTTGGGAAAGTCTTGACGCAATTGGGAATGTGTGGAGATGGTACCCCTTTTACTTCCCTGGACATTCACACCATCTGCCAGAAATTGCAAGAGCAAGGGTTTGACAGTAGTGGGAACGAAATCATGTACAATGGCATGACCGGGGAACAGATGGAGTGCAGTGTATTTATTGGTCCCGTCTTCTACCAACGTTTGAAGCACATGGTGAATGACAAGGCTCATAGCCGATCGGTTGGTCCGATGGTGCGTTTGACCCGACAACCTGCAGAGGGCAGAAGCCGAGATGGGGGGTTCCGATTTGGCGAAATGGAGCGTGATTGCATGATCAGCCATGGTGCGTCTCGCTTTACACGGGATCGTATGTATAACTCTTCCGACAAGTACAGCGTCCATGTCTGCAACAATTGCGGAATGATTGCTGCGTTTAATGACCATAACCATATTCACCTCTGCCTTGCATGCAAAAACATGACCGACTTTTCTAAGGTGGAAATTCCTTACACGTGTAAGTTGTTGTTCCAGGAGTTGGCAACCATGTGTATCAATCCTCGCATTATCACGGACAAACACAAAGTGGTAAGACAAGTTACGAATGCTGCCTTACACAATCTCGAGATAAGATAAAGAGAATCAACGTTTTTAAGATTTTGAGAAACTGATTTTTTTTTATGTAAACATAAGTTATAAAAAAAAAGAAAAACAACCAACAACATGTCTCATCACAAAACGAGAAAACATCATAGCAAAGGGAGAGGTTCTGCTACTCGTGGTTGGAACCGGATGAGTCCTGGAACGAGTGAACGCAGAAGGATGATGTCCAGGTGTGGGAAAAAATGTTTCTTAGGTCCTAGACTGAGTTACCCAATTTGCACTCGAGGTACTTGCAAGATCAATCGCAAAGGGGTACAATCTGCTTACAACCGAGCAAGACAATTTAACCGATCTGCGATTGCATCAAAGGCCAAAAAGCTTCTGAAGAAAATGCGTTAGAGAATAAAATAATCTCGAGAAAGAATATAAATTTCCACAACAATGGCTTTAAAAACAGTGAAGACCGTTTCCACTTCTGTAAAAAGTGTCTATGATCAACTCGGATTTTATGCTGTCAAATCTATCTCGATATTTCTCGTCACGATCTATTATTTTATTTTTTGCGGTATTATGTCCATTGGAATAAACAATCTGGTTCCACACAAGACAGAAGAGGAATTGAAACAGATGCCAACTTTGACTTTAGGGATCTCGATCTGTATTATTGTTGGAGTTCTTGCAGTGGGTTTTTACTTGGTGCGGAACTTGTTACAGGGTGGTCCCTTGTTATTTGACCAGTGGTTTTTCGAGGGATGGTATGGATACAAGCATGAGAAGTTAAGAGAAGCTGCTACGGGTGGTATAGTGGTGGGAACGGTGATCTTTTTTTTCCAAGATAGATTGAAGTTTCGATTGGCAGAGTTTTCTAAACGATTTACCTTCACTGCGGAGGCAACGACTGCGCCACCCTTAGAGTGATTTTTTAAATTAAGTACTTAAATACAACGTCCGATATTCCTATATTTTCCAAACAAGTGAAACAAAAAAGATGACATCGATCCCACAATATGTGTTATATTTTGATGGAGGAAGCAGTGGGAACCCTGGACCATCCGGTTCTGGATCAGTATTGTACCAGGATGGGGTAGAGGTTTGGTCTGACTCGCATTATGTTGGAGACAGGGAAACGAACAACACGGCAGAATATACTGGACTTATTCGTGGATTGGAAGAGATTGTTTCTCGAGATATTCAAAATGTCCAGATCCTTGGAGACAGCCAATTAGTCATTCGACAGATGAAGGGAGAATACAAAGTATCTTCACCCCACCTGCAATTGTTGCATGCCAAAGCCCAGGATCTTGTTACACGGGTTCCACAGATTGAATGGCAACACATCCCCCGGGCATTAAACAAACGCGCCGACGCCTTGTCGCGAGTTCGTACAGTAACAGACCCCGATCAAATAGATATAATAAAAAAGGGGACTTAAAGACACATAGAAAAAAAATAATCTTTCTTCTTATTATAACTCTCAAGAAATAAAATGTCGATTGGATTACAAAACCCTATCAATGGAAGCAGTCTTGGAATGGGCGTTCCCACTGGAAGGTATTTAGGAAGAGGGATCCGCGGCTATATTGCACCCGATCTCATCACGACCGATAATTATGACACTTATGCAAGAGAACGTTTCACTCTGCGTGAAGGATGGAACACTACTTACAAAGCTGAATTGGCTGCTGCAAACAAACCAAGAATCGTGACCCCTTTCAGAGCTGTTACAAACTCTGGAGATTTGTTATGTCGACAATCCTACTCTTGTGGAGGTCCTTGCCAAACTTTCCAGAGTCGTCCTGGTATCCGAGGGTTAGCCTCCAGATTCGGATCCATCCAGGATCGGTGTGATGGATCGGGTGTGAAACCTGCCGCATGCAACCAGAAATATGTGTACGACAGTTCGGATTACATCACCTACAAGAAACAATCGGCGATCGTCAAGAATTACAACGCTCTGGACAATGGTGGAGATGACTATAATGGATCGCAAGTGGCGTTCAAGGCGATTCGAAGATTTTAAATATACTCGCAGACCACTGCATCTCGACTACCCTCTGGAATCCGAAAGGGTTTTCCACATCCATAGATCAAATTGTGCTCCACCAAGGTATCGCATTCTTCTTTTGGCAGATGGGGACTAATTTGTGTAAAGGTTGCTTTCAAGATGCCACACCGAAAGATTCGGCAATTTAACTCCACCACTTCCACTGCAATCCCGCAGTGTGGGCAGGAGACCATCCAAATATCTGGAGTAGGAGGAGGAGGAGGAGGTGTTGTTACAGTTGGTTGGCTGTCACTCATTGATATAATACGTAAATTATTTATTATATCCTCTATAGTATAGTACTGTACAATAAACGAATAAATGACCCAATATGATGACATTGTTGTAACCCCGGTGTATCAACCCCAATCTCACCAGTATCCCGGTGTCCTGCCTTTCTCTGGAGGTTTAGGGGTGATGGCCGGGAAACCCACACCCATTCAATTCTATCCACAACAACAGTCTCCAGACATGGAAGGCAACACCAACGCCAGGCTCATGTATCGCCGCACCTATGGCACCCCAGCTCCATCCCAGGTGATTGTGGCCAAGAAAAAGTTTATTGGTCCGTGTGGAGGACCCACCGCTTCTTCCCTGCGCACCGAGAAGATCAAGAGCATTGCCGTTGGAAAATATTCTTACAAGCAAGGACTTCCAGAGGCTGCTCCACTTTCGACAAAATCCTATTTCCCAACAGAAGTTCGATCAACCTTGATCCGTGTAAGGAATCGCGGGTGTGCTGCACCGGCTAAGAAGGGATCGATTTACAATACCCATCTGAACTCGTTGAGTCCTGGTTGGGGAAACACAGGAGTGAGGACGACTTATTAGGGGGCATCGCTTTAGGAGAGCTGGAGCACGTGGAACAAACCTCCATTACTGAAAACATTCCCATTTTGTAAATTAGTTATTTTTTTTAAAAGAAAAATTACATCAGTCAATAATATTTCTGGTCCAGTCACAAGAATAGACGGAAAAGGCTTCTAGATCTTTTTCGATCAGTTCTGTTTGCGGATCGTATTCGTCTTCGTCTCCGTCTCCGTAGTTTTCCCAAAAACCGAAATAGTCCTGTCTTATCTCGTCTAGGCTTTCCCTTGCAAACAAAAGATACTTTCCGTCATAGGTTGCCTTTGACCAAAGGAGAAACATTTTTTTGTTGGTGTCTGTTGCAGGGGTGACGGGGGGGGGGCAGTCTTTAAGTTGTTTTTTCCCAACATATCCAAAATGTTGAAATCCGACTTCCAAGATAGGATGAACCAGAAACAACCTTCTGGAACCTTCCACGAAACTTCCTCTGCACGCTGGATTGGTGTGAATTGCACCCTTGCTCGTCAATCGGTGCAGGTGGACACCACTGGCTTTATCCCAGCGAATCCCAAGGTGGCGGTAAGTCCTTGGGCAAATTATTGGAATTTATAAAAAAGGTGCAGTTTAATTTAAATGCTTATAAATTCACATAAGGTATAATGAATAAAATAATACTGAATAATTTTGTGGATGCAACTATAAATACAAAAGTTATTCCCATTATTTATGAAGGCATTGAATATTATCCAATTGAACAAAATTACAATATGGACAACGTTGAATATTTAACGATAGATTATAAAGATAGGAAAATAATTCATAAAGTAAATTGTATAGTGTTTAATGATAATTATATTATATGTTGTTACTTTACAAATAATAAAGTAGTGAATAATATTGAAGTTAAAGGTATATGCATTACAGTCAATAAATTAATTAAATTAACATTAAAATACATTACGTTTGATGCAACATTTAAAAATAAAAATTGTTGTGAACGTTTTGATGATAAGGAAGAAATTAATAGGGATGATTTTATTTTTTTAGATGAGGAGACATAATTAAGTCAATTTAGAGACAGTGAAAGGAGCAAAGTCAAAAAAGAATGAGAAACGGTAGTTCAAACTGGGAAGAATGGTTTGAGCCAATCGAACTGAAAGCATTTAAATACACAAACACAAAACAACCAAGGACAAAATGGATACTAGTGCAGAAATATCCGTGTTTGAATGTCATTTGTGTGACAAGTCTTGGGATGACTATGAGGATTTTCGAAAGTATCGAATGAGAAAATGTTGTATTTGCCACGCCGAAATGTGCCGCAAATGTTTTTTTAGTGTAGATAATCCGAAACACCATTGCAGATCTTGCCAGAATGACATTCGCTTCAGAGGCAAAGTGCCAAGGGAAAAGAACGAAGCGATTCGGGGACGTGTGTGGATGACATGAGAAAAGTGGACCCCAAGAAAAAAGAAAGTCCAAATGAATGGGCAACTTAGTACACTGTTAATGAAAAATTATAAAATACTTTTTCTATAATTTTCTGTAACACAAAATGGATAAAATCGGATTCGAACCGATGTCTTCCCCTGGTTTGGATGTTTTACCGCTAAACTATTTACCCCAATTACTTATTATGCTGTTGTCTTTATATTCTTATTCATATGCTTTCAAGGTGGCAATGCAGCCAGGGCATAATGTGAAACAACCACACTCTGTGTAATAAGACATCATTTCTGGTCTCATCTTCTCAATCCCGCAATTACAAGCGTCACAGGTCTTGCATCGGTGCGTACGGTTCTTACAACGTTCCAACCCTCGTTGGCAATTCAGGGTCTGTGTGGTATCGTTGCACCTGGTGCAGTAGATCGGAATGGGGGCTGCGTTTCTGGCTGGGATCTCTGGGGTGTAGCCTCCTCCAGTTGTTGCCGGGGAGGTTGGTGCGGTGTTTCGGTGTGTTCTGCAGAGGGTGCCCTCGTGAAACATTCCGGGTTTGTTGCAGCCTTCGTAGACACAAATGGTCATCTTTTTTCTTTTGCCAAAAGGTTGTCGAGGTTTTCTTTAAGTTGTTTTCCTTTAAGGTATTTCACTTGGCTATTGTCTCCAAACCTTGATGTACATACACTTGACTGGTTCGTTCTTGTACACCGCGTATTGGTGTTGGGGTCGGTCCTCGTTGACATATACTTCCACCTCCTTTAGTTTTCTCATAGTGAGAGTGTCGGAAATTTCCAAGGCATGCTTTACTCCTTTTTCTGCAAGGATCGCAGACAATTGGTTGTATTCATAATACCCTCTGACTTGGTATTTCCTCACTGAACTTCGAGGCATTTGCCCGACGCACGCCAAAATATTTTCTACCCTTCTGCGTGATTTGCTGTTGGCTCTTTCTGGATCCAGGCGCGTTTCCCCACTCATCCATGCTTCGCCCTGCAGCCTATGCAACGTATTGTATCTTTTCCATTCTCTGACACAGTCTTCACACACACAATTTGCAGGGTCCTTAACTTGGCACTTGGCCATCGTATAGGTTGTTACATGGATGAGGTTACCGAGAAATTCAATTGTTGTCATATTTTTTTCTTTGGCAACAATTTGTCGAGATTTGTTTAAGTTGTTTTTATTCAATTACTTTGTATTGTGTGGCGGTCTCTGAGTTTCTTTTACGCCTTTTCACATTTGAAACGATCATTTAAGTGGAAAATATTGTGACGGTAATAAATGTATGGGAGTTCTATCTGTAAACCCAATAGTTGAGTGTGGTAGTGAAATTAATATTATAAATAAGTCAATTAATGATTTTAATGACATTATATTTATCCAATAAAAATCATACTTTAAATCTTTTATTTTATCAGGAATATTTTGCAACTTTAATTTTAGAAATTCACGTTTAAATTCTACTTTATTATAATAACAGTCTCCAAAATCATATGGATGTTCGCTACAATAATGATTACATTCTTTTTTACATGTAGAATAAGTAAGTGTAATTGGTTCAAAAATATCATTATTTATATCCCATATATTTAATTTTTTTGCTTTCTTTAAAATTTTTTGTTGTTTTTTTGTTGAAAAATCAGAAAATAAAGTCTCTATTAAAAATTGTTTAGTTATATAATGATTATTATTATTATTGCCACAATAACCTAATGTTTTCATAATTGGATGAAAATAATTTTGTTTCAATTTAATTATTTCTGGTGGTGAATTCATTATATCGTATACACAAGTGGTCATCTTTTTCTTTTGCACGAATTTGTAGACACGTCTTTAAGTTGTTTTATTTAAATGCATATGGCATTTTATTTAAATGCAGGTCTGAACTTGAGCACCGTTACACCTGTCTGATTTATCTGCCAAGGGGCCAACACGAAGGGGGCGAGCTGGTGTTTCGACATCCAACGTCCTCCCTGTATGACATTCGAATCAACCCTGCGGCAGAAACCAACTATGGCCAGGTTGTGATGGTGATTTTTCCTATCGACATGTCTCACGAAGTGTTGCCCATTACACGGGGGACCCGGTGGGTGTTGAAGAGGCCCTTGTTTGTTCGTCGCACGGCTGCAATTGATGAAGCTGTTGCAGAGAGAATCCAAGAACAACGAGAAATGGATGATTTGTGTGACGGTGGCGAGGGGTGGCTGAGGAATTGCAGTGGAAATGCGTCCTCCAACTATTAATTTAGGACGATTTGTTTAAATTGTTTTTTTCATTAAATTACCAACGAATCGAATAATCTCCTGATCTGTTTTGAACGTGTACCCGTGCTTCTTGTGCCAAGCTTCGTATTTCTTGTGATCGCGGATGATTTCATCTGATCCGCGAATGTTGTAGATTCCTTTCGCCAGTTTTTTCCAGTAGTCCTCTCGTTGCTTTGCGGTAACATCCTTGTCTCCCAAGTAGATACGAAAGAAATAACGCATCATGAGTTGGTCCAAGGGAACATCCAACACAAACTTATAATCTGCATCGATGGGGTAAATGGTGTTGGGAGGAGCAAAATTGTCGAGAGATCCAACAAAAACGATTACCTTGTTTGGATGGTGTGCTATAAACTCCTCGATTTTGTGTTTGAGGGTGGCTTTCCACAGGGCGCGGTGTTCATTCCAATCGGTGCGTTTGCCAGAATAAAACTCCGTTTCCATCTTGATTAATCTTTTTCCTTCTGGCGTGTCTGGTTGGATAAATCCATCGGTGTCAAAAACGACCACTTTGTTCTTGAACATTTTTTGTATTTTATTTCCCAAGGTTGTTTTCCCAGATCCCGGGAAACCTGAAACATGTACGACAATTGAATTGGATTGCATATATATTTACAGAAGGAAAAAAAACATAAGGGCAACATGACAAGGGACTGGTAAACCCTCCACAGGGAATGCGTATATTTTGTTCCACACTCGACCTGATGGATGTCGTGTTTCAGGCATTGTCTGCCTACAACCCAACGATGGATCGGAATCGTCGGCAAATTAAATTCCGAACCAAGCAGAATGACAAAGGGTGTGTCGTGTTTTCGAGTTACTACGTCGACCTGTTACATATCGATTACGTCAAGCGGATTTACCTCTGTGTTGGTAATTCGAAACGATGGTGTTTAGATTACAATGCAGAGCATCCTCGTATGTCTCCAGAACAAAGTCAATATTACATTGCAAGGTGTATCCTGCGAAACATTCCATAGTCATAACCTTGGATTTTACCTTTCTTTCCTAATTGTACATAATAGATATGATTTGACGAAATCAAACAAATTATTTTGTTTAGCCATAGTAGGCTTTACGTTTCTCATCATATAACCAATATTTGTTAAGACGGTCATCGAGTATGACAAAAAATTGAGCAGAGAGTATGCACACGAGAATTACTCCCATCAGGAAGGGGTGAATTTCAATGTAGCCCTCGTTCGCTGCAAGGCTTATAGGAAACATGACACACACACAGATGAATAAGTACCGAAGTCTCTCCTTGTAAAGGGCCGGGTTTCGTCGGATCCAACCGAGCCGCCGATTAAACCATGTTTCGACGCGTAAGGAGGGTCTCGAGACATGTTTGCGGCAAGTGGGGCACTTGTCAATCCTTTGTAAACATTTGTTGTGGGCAAACGAGGAGTGACATCGACAACCATAGGCATGGGACAGAGGAATGATTGGGTAACCGATGGATTTTCTATTTTGCATGAGGTCCTTTGCTTTCTCTGCGTCACTCTTTCCATCCTTGGTGTAACAGATGAAGCATTCCGGAGGTTGGATGCATTCGTAAAAATATTTCATTTTGTGATTCTACCAATTAATTTATGTTATGAATTACACTATACACTACTGCACTGTGGCTCTACAGGAAGTTCCGGGGGATTATTCGTCTTTTCTTGAAGCACTCGACAAAACAGCCGCTTTGATATCTACAGTTCGGCTGGACAGGTCTGGCCGTCTCATTCCACCACCACGCAAGACATCATGCACTTGATCACCTAAGGTGCGGGTATATATTGCATGGGTATGCCGACATTTACTCAATCCGAACTCATATCCTGATGCAAAGCTGAGAGTGACTGCTCCAACAAATAAAAGAGCGGTTGTTGTTGGGTTATTCATTTTTTTATTTGTGGGAGTGTGTGTCTGGATGCTTTATATGGTTTTTCTTGTATATAATGTTTTGTTAAAATCTTCTGATGTTCCTTATATCTCGAGAAATTATTTTTAACAATCGGTCACAGAAAGTTGGAAAAAACCTTGGATGTTTTTTTTACAAAAAGAAAAAAAGGAAAAAGGGAAAAAGGGAAAAAAAGGAAAAGAAAGGAATTTATATGAGGTCCTGGATCCATGCGGTGATTACTAATGCACAAACAAATACAACTAAAATAACATACAAAAACATTTTTTATTTTTAGAGGTTAAGTTATTTTGTGTGTCGGAAAAGTATTGTATGTACGTTTCTCTTTGTATCTCCCCCTCCAAAGGAAAATAGAAAAAAAGATGAACTTAAAAAGAAAAAAATATCAATATGTTAGAGAATGTCCGGAATGTCTGCAATCGACTATTTGAAAATGCCTCCTCCCACACCATCTATCCAGTCACCTCCAATATCTCACCACCACCATTCTGCTACTACCCCTCCCCCTTCCGCGCAAGTTTCCACAACCAATGACCAAATCAAATTATTTTCCATAAAATACAAGATCATGAAACGTTTGTCAGATATGTTTCAGTTGCCGAACCTCATGTCCCCCTTTAAGAACATAGTGATCCTTCAATTCTTGTCTTTGCTTATCGAGAAATACAAACATGATCCAGATCACCAAATCTTGGTAAGGCTTCATGGAATCATGGACAACGCATTCCGAACCGCGACTATTTCTCTTTCTGCAATGGACGAATGCATCTACCTGTGTAACAATCCGAAGATCGTGGAGGCCATTTACTTTTTTACACAATAAAGGGGGGGGGTAACAAATTGGTATCCTGCTATCCCTCTCAGTCGACCCCGTTGTTTTCTCGAGAATATTATATTTTTTCTCAACAAAGAATATAATAAAAAAGAAAAATGATGTCCAAAGTGTTTATTGAATTTTTGTCAACGATTGCGTTTACTTTCTTTGTCTTTTCTTCTGGAAATTTCTTGGTGGTCGGTGCGGTCTTGGCTTTGATCGTTTACTTTACGAAGGGATTTGCATTGGTGAACCCAGCGATTGCTTTTGCCAAGTGGATGGAAGGAGCAATGAGTACCTCGTTTATGTTGCAGATTGTTGGGGCGGAGTTGCTTGGTGCCTTGGTTGGTTTACAACTATACAGCATTCTTTACAAGAGAAGATTGACCTTTAGGAATTTTTAAAGAGCAGAATAATATAATTAAAACAAAGTGATATAAAGACATCCTCCCATTAATATAGTTTTATTTTGGAATACTTGACGTAACTTCTCGAGAACAAGTAGAACACAACAAAACAATAACCCACCAAAAACAGAAAGGCCAAGGGATCCCGTGTGAGGAAATAGAAAAAGTCTGAGGACTGCACCCAATTTTGAAAGGTTTCTCGACATCGTTGTCCGGTAACAGGATTGGTTCCATTGGGTAAACCACATGGATCCATCCCTTTGATGTCTTCCAACGCAACGTAATGAGTTTCGGTACCTTTGTTGTTGTTATTGTCGATCACTTCCAAGGTAATGTTTTGGCAATCTGGGTTCACTCCAGATGTCAAGGATCGGTAAATGGAAGCTGGATTAAATGCGTTCAAGTCACTGATGGCCCCTGGAACAATCCCTCGGAATTCTTTAAAGTTTACCCCCAGGGCTCCACTAATGAAAGGGATGTTTCCTTCCGGTACGTTGTTAAAATACAAATATCGAGGTACCAGTTCTTTGGTATCTACTGCAGTACATTGTCCCATAGTTTTAAGGAAGAACTTGTTTCCTAGAGGTTTCCCTGTAACAGACGCCTTACTATCTCCCGAGACTAAGAGTTTCACATACTCGACCAATCCCACAAAATCAGTAGTGAGACTAGCACCTTTGGAAGTCATTCCAAGATCGGAGGGTGTTTTGATTTGTTTAAAATATTGGTAATCTGGACCCGTAAGAGACTGCTCGTCTTTTTGAAAGGGAGTAAGTTCGGGTTCGGGTGCTGGTGATGCAACAGGTTGTGGAGTGGATTCCGACATTTTGTATACATATTACAACTACTTTATCTCTTGTAAGTTAAAAGAATATAAAGGAAAAAAAGTTTAAACAAAACATGACAAGTAGAATGGCTTTTTTACCACACTACTGTGAAAATATCCCTCGACCTTTCTTCAAAGTCACAAAAGAGTTTCATCATGGATTGCCACTCAGTGTGGATACCTTGGACGAATTACCTCCCGACTTTTGGAACCAACTCTCTGCCAACCCTTCTGCTATGTTTCTTTTGGAGCGTTATCTCGAGAAAATAAATTGGAAACGTTTGTCATCTAACCCTTCGGCGATTCACTTGTTGGAGAAATATCCGGATCGTATTGATTTTCAATCCTTGTCTTCCAATCCCAACGCAGTTCATCTATTGAAAAGAAATCTCGACAAAGTGGATTGGGAATGGCTTTCCAATAATCCAGGAGCCATCTCCATCTTGAAAGCCTATCCCCACAAGATCCATTGGACTTACCTAAGTTCAAATCCGAATGCTTATGAGTTGATCTGTAACAATCTCGAGAAAATCAGTTGGATCGTTCTTAGCAGTAACCCATGTGCTGTTCCCATCCTTCGGTGCCACATGGACAAAATCCATTGGGGAGAATTATCACGCAACGAATCCGAAGCGGCGATGGATCTTTTAGAGGAAAATCCGGACAAGATACATTGGCCAGGACTCTGTCGGAACCCCTATGCGATGCGCTTCTTGTTACAACCTTCTGCAAATATATATCGAGAGATCTATGCCAATCCCTTAGCGTATCGTTATTTGCCACACCATTTTGAAGAGGATCCTTCCGACATTCCCTTTTCGGTTGTAACTTATAACCAACGTCTTGGGGATCTGTTGCACTACTATCCCTTTGATGAACAGGAGTATGACGATCCAGACAATTTGGTGTGGATTGCTTCTCATCCAGACATCTTCGAGAATATCTGGGTGGAATATGATTACGACGGAATCGAGGAAGCCTTAAGGGACCTGCATGCAGAACTGCAGAGTAAGGTTACCCCCTACGACCCCCCTTCCTTGTAGTAAAAAGTACATTGTAACACTCTCACCACGAATCAAACAAAACAAAACAAAACAAAAAAACTATTTGAAACATAAGTATTTTTTTTGTAAAAATTTAATTTTAAACATTTTTGCTGCTGCAGCTACACACTTTTAAAGAGATGAGGGGGGTCGTAGGGAGGACTTTCCTCCTCCTCCCCCTACAACGATGTTGTCTCCATGAAACAAGGTATCTTCAATCGCAGAGTGGGTTACAGGTTCGCCCGAACTTCGCAAGGAGGTCTCTTGGGTATTCATGTTAGAAATGTTAATTAGGTTTCCCTGTGCATCGATGGTTTGGGTGAGAGAGTTTCCACTTTTCTCAGCCTTCTGGATATTTTCTTCCACCGCCTTCTGCTTGGTTTCCTTGACACGTGCATCAAACTCTCGTTTCGCATGAAACTCATTCTTGTTCTTTTCGTTCATCAATTGATTGAGTTCTTCTTCCATGTATTCCACCCGACCAGTCTTGTAAGCTTCTGGATCCCAAGGCATCCACATTCCCACGGGACCCACAAACACATCGTGGTTTGGATCGTCTTCTCGGATGAGTTTGCAACGGAGTTCCGCTTCCTCCACGGTGGGGAACGATCCACGAACCTTTAGGCCGCGAACGTTGGTGACAAATCCATTTTCTCTGTTAAAGGCTTCGGTCAATTCTGTTTCCTTGTTGTCGACAAAGGTTTTGAAGTCATCGGCGACATTGAATGCTTGCAACTCTTGCTTTTCTTCGTTGACAAATTCCTTGAGGTCCTCGGTAAGAGCGTTGAACTCGAGATGGTACTTGACGGAAAGGAAATGGAGGAAAGCAATGAATTTTTCCATTGATTTAGAGTAATCCCATTGTTTTAGAAACTCTTGAAACATAAAGACATCTTTCCTCTGTAATATTTTTTCAGGAGACAAAAAGGAAACACAGACAAACTTTTGACCAGCGATGGGTTTGTCTTCGTCCAACACATCGACATATTTAGGATTTGGTTTTCCATTGATGTTTTTTCTTTCAAATTCAAAGGAGGACATTTTTTTGCTTTTATGTATACAAATACTTTTTTATTTAAGTTTTTTTTGTAAAGAGATATTATAAAATGCTGAATTTCGAACTCGGAGAATTTTTGAAGCGTGTCGTGAAATATTTGATCGAAGGTTTAATGGTCGCGTTGGCTTGTTACGCTATCCCCAAGCGATCTTTGGATATGGAAGATATTCTTTTCATTGCGTTGACTGCCGCCATGACCTTTAGCATCCTGGATGTGTTTATCCCAAGTATGGGGGTGAATGCTCGCAGTGGGGCGGGGCTCGGTATTGGTCTCAATTTGGTGGGATTCCCCGGTGGGTTCTAAAGCGGGGGTAACTATTCGTTCCCCCCACGCCCCCCTCCCTTTTGTGTGTGAAGAGTGTTACAGGGTTTGTGTGTGGGAAAAAGGGGTTTGTGTTGCACGAAGTGGGGGTTGTTCCTTCCGTCTGATATATTTTTATTAAAAGAACTTAAACATACAAGTTGTTACTAAATGGCTTTTATGTTTTCAAATCAGTGCGGAGAAGGTTCTTACTTTTTGGAATGTTTCCTTTTCTTGGTTTTTCGTAAAGCTCTTGAACGTCGTCGATTACTCTTTGGGGTTCGTGTCGGAAGAGAGTGCGGAGGACTGTGACTGCCTGTTGCAGGGGTTGTTGCAGAAGTGGGTGGTGTCGAGATGGTTTCCCCGTCTTTCATTCCACAGCTAAAGACGGTCCATGGTTGAACGGGTCGATCCATCAGAAAAGGTTCCAAATCTTTCCATTGTCGATGTTCGTTGCAGAATTGCTTAGCATGGAAAGGAAGCTCACACGAGGATCCGTATTTCATAACGATCGACATGTTTTTGATACACTCTGCATCGGCGACGGCACCATCTACCACACCCCTGGGTGCAAAGGGTTTTGGACGAGACGGATCGCTCATATATTCTCTGCCATCTAACTCATAATGGGAACACACCGTTCTGGAACAAGGGTTCTCTTTGTGTAAATAAACATCGTAGTGATCTCCAATAATTCTTTTAGCAATCTCGAGATTAATTTGTCCCTTGTGTTCTTCCATCAAATCTGGAATTCGGACTTGCCGTGCTCCCTGATGTCTGCGAATATCTCGAAATCCTGTATTGGCACATTCAAAGTTTCGAATTTCTGGAGAGAATGGGAAATTGGCTCCATAGAAATACCCATTGGTTGTTTTGCTGACATTCCAAAACTTCAAGCCAAGTTCAAATCTCATAATTTCGTTGCTACGAATGTCCCCAAACAACCAGGCATTCGCATAATCTCCCGAGTTCCCATCCAACAATATCTCGACATATTCATCCATGGTATTTCCATATTGCATGGCCTTTCGAATCCTGCAAGCAATTGGATCATTCTTTTCATAGGCAATGAATCCTCCAATGGTTGTTTCTGTGCCAATGATTCCCACCTCGGTTACAAAGAAATCCGTCCCACTCCAAATGGATCCGGGTTGCGTTTGCATGATGAAACGGTGGCCGTTGGTAGGCTTTAAGTCCAAAATCACTTTGTAATATTGCCCATCGATAAACTCGACAAAGCTGTTATGGGCCACAACGATCTTCCCATCTGTGGTGTAGTCTCCGGTGGCAATGAATGCACTGCACCGATCTGCTGCAGGGGGTCGGGTGCCTCCTCCTCCACCTTCTTTTCCCGTACTTGGTCCCATTTTAAATGCATGGGTGGAATTCGGATACCAACAGTCAACGATGGTAATGTAATTGTTGTAGGCAACTATTTCAGCAAGGCTAGTATCTACTCCTGCAGCAATCATCCCATCTGCAATGCCCTCCATTTCATCCATGAATTCTGAAAACCTGCGACGGATGTCATCCATGAAATCGGTTTTGCAGAGATCGACAAAGAAGCTCCAGGGATGTCCAGTGTTTTCGAGGACATTGAATTCCAACATTTTCTGGATGTTTTTAAATTCTTTAGCAGAGAAGAATCCATAGGAATATCCTCTGTCTCGAGGTTCTCCCCAGATAGAGATATATGTCCACCCATTTATTTCATAACTATAACCGTGTTTCTTTGCTTTTTCCATTTTTAATTTTCTGTTACAAAATCCAAACAAAAATGTTATATATTAGCTCCATATAATATATTTTTATAACTCCTGCTACCGCATGCCTAACCGTGCTTAAATACTTAAGTATGTCGAGACTTGTTTGAAATAGCTGATGTAATAACCGAGTGCCAGGAGAAGTGTTCCAACCCAATCGCTGACCGACGATACTTTTTTCAAAATGAAATAACTGTAGATGGCGGTAAAGATGAATTGCATGAGCAACATCAAAAAGACGGTTTGGTTATTGGTGAAATACTTGTGTTCGTGGGATACTTGAATGGCGATCGATGCGGTGATGCGTTGGACGATGACATAGGGCATGGACATTTTGTAAGCTTCCCACATGGTAATGTTTTTGTAAGGGGCACTGACAAAGGTGCCGATAACATTGAAGGCTTGTCCTACACAAATGAGGACGATACTTAGCAGAAATAACAAATCCATAATGGTTCGGGTTGAGTCTTTATATACTTTATGCAAATATTAATATCGCCTAACTGTATAAAACCACGCACTCACACACAGATGAAAGGTAACCTTTACAAATGGGTAATGTTGACTGCACTGGCTATCCTGGCAACCACGTTTGCGCAGTTATCGCTTTTTATTCCAACCATTAGTTCGATCGAAAAAATGCACATGTTGGTAAAGTTGGGACTCTCGATATTATTACTGTTTGTGCAATGGATGTTTATTATTCCTTTCATTCGAATCGGATTGACCGTGATGAACCCAATCCAAGTTACGATCTTTGTTTCAGTCGTTACCTTTCTGGTGCAACTCATAACAAATGTCTACGTGTTTGGAAACCCCAATACTCTCGACGATTATGTAGCATCGGTCCTTATGATCCTTGGAATTGTTATCTCTAAAATGGGATTGGTTGGGTAAAATATTCTCGAGAAAGATTTGTTTTTCTCTACGATTGAAATATTTTTTCTGAAGATTCCTTCCGAAGGAAGTCTTTTACAGAAGATGGATTGGTGTTCTGATAATTCTTGTTTGTTGGATAAAAAAAATCATCGTTCATATTTTCTCGAGAAAACCAGATAAATATGAAAAAAAAAACCAAAGTAACTTACCCTCTCCTTTTTGTTTTAAGCACTAGACAACAATGACAACACCACAAAAAACATGAGAACAAAAGGAACCAACACAAGCAACCAAGAAATTCCAGAGTGACCATCCTTGCAGATCAAGTTCAAGATCCAAGTCCAGAAAAGGATGTAGATCAGTTTCACCACAAACAACAACAAAAGATTAGGAACGCGCATGTGCATTCCCGCCAATTGCAGGGTGTTCATGTTACTGGTCAAGTTTTGGAACGCAACAATGATTAATCCAACAATGGAAATCAAAAAATAGAGTAAGGCAGGGGAACACAATTGCTTAAGACTTCTTGGAAACATTTTTTTTTTTATATAATTAATCGAGAAAAAAATATTTTTGGGGAAAGATGTCTTTACAGAAAAGGAAAAAAACAAAAACTATTTTTTTGCCGCCTCCACCCTCCTTTGTTTCTCAATCTTACGAGGATACCGAAAGTGTTGGCAGAAGGCGAGGTAAGGGAGGGTTGGTGGTTGACATTGGATAAGGAATGGCACTAACATCTGGGTTATAAGAAATATAATTGGGGGGATTCATAACAGTTGGGGAGATGGTTCCTACAGGAATATATCCCGCGGGTGAATAATTGGATGCGGTGTTTCCAAGAAGTGACGAACCTCCCTTAACTCTGTAATGTCTATGTCGTCTATGTCTATGTCGATGGGTTCTTCTTCTCGACACTTTGCAACGATTGCTACGTCTTCCTCGTCTTCGTGTGGATCGTTTTGATTTTGTTGGGGGCATTTTTTAGGGAATGTTATACTATGGTATAATATTATTTTCTCCCCCTAAAACTGTGGGAAGCAGTGCCAAGAAAGGTCTAGTGAATGTAACAGATTCTTTTCCCCACAATAAATTATTATTTTTGTTTTTATGTATTCAAAATTATCAAACAAAAACAAAAAAGACAAATAAAAAAAATAAAAAATCCTACAATTCAACAATTGTTAACATTTGGTTTCTGCAACAAAGCTTGTTTAATCCCAAGAGATCCATGACTTCTCTTTCTGGTGTGACTTGAATGGTGTTGGTCTCTGTCAAATAGATCATTCTTTCTGGATCTAACCTCCTCTGTACTTTGCGTTGTCGTACTTCATCTAAATAAGCGCGATACAAATCGCCGATCACTTTTCCACAACCTGGACATTTAACTGGGACAATCATTATTTTGGAATATTTCTTTTATATTGTTTTGTGACACTTTTGTTTTCTCTCTCTCCCCCACACGCCTCTTTAAGTTATTTTTTCTTTTTTTAATTTGTCCTTATTAATTTCCGGGGAGGAGCAATTGAGGTTACCCCGGCAGCAGCAGCAGAGGAATCTGTCTGAACTGTAGGAGAGCAGGAAGCGTTAGCACTGTTGTATTTCGCAATGATCGAGGCCGGAATAAGTGTCGCTTGATGGGCTTCCAACAGTTTGTAACACTTGTTGATAGTGACTTCACTGATTTCACTTACATTTTTGATATCTTTTTTATTTACATTGAGCCCACACGATTGGGAGACAAAGTAGATAATCCCTGCACAAATCGCATTTGGAACATTGGCAGGCATTAAGTTTTTCTTTTCCACAATCTTGGAAATGAACATACACAACTTGGTTAATTCTTGGTTAATGTTTAATTTGGAACAGTATCTCTCGACAAAGTCTATCGAATTGGTCTTACACCAATCGGTTCTGTCACTCTCGTCTAAATTAAACTCGATGGAGTTGATAATTGCCATGGCACATTTGCATCCTTTTGTAGCGCTTGTCAAGTCGAGATGAAAAATGTTTGCGATCTCGGTGGTGTCTCGTGGGAACCCATGTTTCTTACAACTCAAGTAGATCGACGCTGCCAAGACTCCATCCCGGTTATTCCCACGAAAGGAAACATTGGTATCGGATATTTTTTTGTGGTAGACCATTGCCGTGTCGATGATGATTTGCGGGATGTGTGCATTGCGGGCCATGGTAGTAATCGTTTGGAAATCATCGTACTGAGACTTTTCCTTGTAGGGCATCGACTGCCATTCGGTATAACGTTTGATCTTGCGCAATTCATACGAACAGGATCCAACATTCATTACCTTGCAACCAAAGGAGGACTCTTGCAGTAATGGGTTGATGGGCATGCCGCACCGGGTGGGATCGGCAGAGTGTGAGTCTTCGGCTCCATAAAATCTCCACTCGGCAGAATTGTCGAGTAAGTCTTTGTAAGTAATACCACAGAAGGGGCTGGTACATGTCAAGAAGCCTTCTTCCGAAAACGCTAAGAGGGAATTACACATTTCGCAGTTTTCCCGGTTGGAAACAGGGTTCGCGCTGTAAATACATTCCATGGGTTCGGTGGCAGGTGTCATTTCTTGGCGAAACTGGTTCCACAAAATGGCTTTTAATTCCTTTGTTGCTTTTGAAAGATGTGACTTTTTAGTTTTCATCTTTCCGGTTTTGTCTTTCTCTTTGTTTTTTCTTTTTGTTGTTTTCCTTCTATTTTTAAATTTATGCTTTTTTAAATCCTTTTTTATTTATCCTTATGGATTATATAATCTAGGAAACAAAAAAAGGGGCGATGGGAAACTCACAGTCCAACATCTTGGAACGATTAGATGATATCGCCAGTGATTATATCCTCGATGCGGATTACCAAACACTTAAAAATTTAAAGGATCAAGAATACTGTAACAAAGTCACCATTGTTACTAAGGATATTTTAGATAAGCAGTTTAACCATTTAGACATTGAATATTTGGCCAAACGTGCAAGAACCGGGTGGGATTGGAATTGGAAAGGACTTTTGAAAAAAACACCTTTTCTTAACCGCTTTAATACTGTTGTCGCAAACGACGACGACGATGATGAGAACACGGTTACCTATCCAGACAAAGCACACGTCGACTTTTCCACTGACATCGACAACCCAAACAAATCAGGAATGTGTTTGTCTATCTCCACGTTTTATGTAAAAATCGGACACATCTTTGCAGCCATCGTTGGAACAATTAAGCCGATGTATGTTTTTAAAGACGGATATTTATACTCGATCCTCACGCCCAAAAATACACTTCCAGCAGACAATACGGGAATATTCCATTTAACGGAAAACGGCTTCTGTTACAAAAGGATTGAAACTTTGAAATTTGGAAGACACAAGGACTCTTCTGTCATGAATCCACAATTCTGTAATGCAAATAACAACTACCACAACCAAGCGAAAGATATCCCCGGGGTTCCAGAATTCGAAATGCTTTATTATGACGAGACAGACAAACAAGGCAACCCGGTCATGAGTGACAAGAACAAAAAACTCTATGAACAAGATTTACTGACATTTTACAGAAAATTCACGCACCAAGAAAGTCTTCCGATCGAGGTGAAAAGATTCAGTGACATCCCACTCACGGCGTACGATCAAACCGAGCAAAATTGCCTAAACAAAAATTACACTCAACCCATCCAACCGATGGGAAGTTCTCGAGAAAATCCCTTGTTTGAAGATTACGCCAACAACTTACGGGAAATGATCGATGTAACGGGGGGATTGCAACAGAAGTTAATTGATATTTTAAATAAGTTATTTACCAAGAAAACCGGAGAGAAGAACAAAGTAACAATTGATCCCAAGGTAAAAATGGACATGTTGGATAAAATGATTGTCGAAACTCGCAACATTTTGTTTGAATTGTATTTGAGGTGTGAAGAATATTTCCAGAATGGTGTAAACATTTATAAAGCCATTGTGGACGATCGTATCATTAATAACACATTTGATGCCTTTGTTGCAGAAGAAGAAGGTAATTATGGAGAAAATATGTACCAAGCCCAGAGACCACCGTTAACGCCAAGTGATTATGAATCTGACATGGGACAACAACCCCAACAACCCTATCCTTTAGCAGAAGATGAATTTCCTCACAATGAGATGATGGCGCCAGACGAAGCACACGAGCCCATGTTTCCGCAGGAAAACCCTAACTACGAAGGACAACTCCTAGAACAAGAATCGACAGAATTCTCACCCTCCTTAATGAAGCCGCAGTTACCGCAGACATCTCTTGGACAAGACGCTTACGACAAATTTGCACCTGTAAATAATGAAAATCTTAACCCAGGAGCGTTACCGCCTCCTTCTGCTCCAATGGATAATAGAATGGCTGCTCCACCGTATACAAATTACATTGGGACTGGAGAACCCTCCGCAAAGACAACGTCCAATCTCCCAGCACCTGCTGCATCTTCCGATCAGGTGACCCCCCAGAATGGTCCAGTACAACCTTCACAGCAAAGTCTCGAGAAATCACAACCGCCACAGCCAACTTCAGAGAATCCGCAACCGTCACAGCAACCACCGGAGCAACCGCCACAGCCAACTTCAGAGAATCCGCAACCGTCACAGCAACCACCGGAGCAACCGTCACAGCAACCGTCACAGCAACCACCGGAGCAACCGTCACAGCAACCGTCACAGCAACCACCGGAGCAACCGTCACAGCAACCGTCACAGCAACCTCCACAGCAACCACCGCAAGAACGACCCGGCTCCGAAATGATCTAAAAAAGAACAAGAATAACTTACAGGTTTTTAGAAAGCCGTATCCATCCCACTCTCGACAATTGCATCGATCGTATTCAAAATGGTTTGTTCTTGGACCGATAACTTTTGGAAAAACAAATAATCTCCATTCATCGGAAACTGGAAGTATCTCCCAGTGTATGTCTTACAGACAATAAATAACCCTTCGGTCTGTATCTTGGTTTCGCAAAAGACGGCTCCTTTGTTTAAATGGAAATCTTCATTGTCATCGTCGAAAAACTCGGCATCATTCTCTGCGTCGCCAATATATACCCAGCGCAAGTAGGCTCCAGTTCTCAAGTCATTCAAGTCTTCCACATATCGGTAATCTTTAAGTTGTTTCATTAATGTCATTGTCTTTTTCCGCGAAAGATCAAATTGAGAGAGCACTTTCTTCTTTTTCTCGAGAATGCTTGCATTGGTTTCGTCATAAATCGCATTGTTATTTTCGTTGTCTAACGCGCCTTTCAAATATTCTAATTCTTGACTCATGTGAACGGGGGAGATTTGTCTTTTTCTCGATACAGTTAAATTATACATTAAATATTTTTTCTCGATAAAAAACAAAAAAAAAATATTTTGATTAATGGATTGGTGACTTGGGTTTTTTGTTTACCAAGAAGATCCAAAAGATCCTCCCAACAAACTGTTAGCTGCCATTGGTTCCATCATTCCACCTCCTCCGAGATCCATGCTGGAGGGCATCTGGGCAAAACTATTTTCTAAAGACTGACTCATGGCATTCGGCAAATTGTCGATGTGGGTTGTACCTTGGTTGGTTCGAGGTCCAGCCGGCAACGAGATCATTTGCACATCAGGTGCATACATTGTTTGAGATTGTGGATTCCCTCCTCCTTTCTTTGCCTTTTTCTTTTTCTTGTCGGCGGCATCATCTTTGCCAAACAATTCCATAAATCGATCTGTCAAAATTGCCACTTTTTCTCCAAGCTTGGATTGAAGACTTAGAATCACCAGGAGAATTCCTAAACTAAAAAATAAGACACTATGCTTTGGATACTCCACCCCACTGTAAGTTTTGAAATAGGTCGCAAATCGATCAATGAAAATCAATCCTAAAAAGATGAGGACAACTTGGACAATGACTTCCGCCCCAAGTTCAAAGCTTCCTTTTTCATCCGTGGCTTCTGGAATAACATATTGGATGAACTTGTTGAGAATAACCAAAGGGAGAAAAGAGATCATGGTATATTGCAACACGTTTAGGATATCGGCTTTTCCTTCTCCCTCAAAATGAAACACATGTGAAAAGAAACTTGCCTTTCTGGAAGAATTGGATCCACCGTATTCCTCGGTATCTTCTTCAAATTTCGAAAATTTCATGATATAAAATACCAGAGATATTTTAAGTTTAAACTTCTCGAGAAAAAAAAGTACAGTTAGTAAGTAGAAAAGAAAAAAAGAGACATGAGTAATCGTTCCCTCGCTGCTGCAAGAAGTCGCCGCTCTCCCCAAGAGGTTGTCAATACTGGAGGAATCCGGAAAGAGTCTGCCCCTCAACCCCCTTCGCGAATGCCCCCACCCAATGGAGCAAAGCAACAAGGCAAAGGTGGTTCGAAAGAAGATCCTTCCAATCCTGGTAGTGGCTTTCCAAATAAATTAAGTGTGAGTGATGCCATTGGATTGATCACCATTCGCTTGTCTAAAGTCGAGAGTCACCTCCTGAAGGAACAATATGAGGGTACTAAATCGATAAACACCAATAGTTCTTCTGTTGCAGATGTCGACACTGTTCTCCGTAATTTGGTTGCTCGCATCAATGTGTTGGAAAAGTCACAAACCACTCTGGATCAGAATTTAGAAGAATTGAACACCACAGTGAGAGATTTAGAAGGATCGACTCCAGTCAACGAATTATTGCTACCCACCCCTGCAACAGATCCTCTATTGTTAGAACGTCTCGAGAAAACAGAAAAAGATTTGTCAGAAGTGAAGCAGTTAGTCATCAAGTTGCAGACCATGTTGATCGATGTAACGATGGCTCAAAAGTTTGCCTCTCCAGTTCCAGTTCCAGCTCCAGTTCCAGCACTGGTCCCTGTTACACCGCCCTTAATGGTTCGAACTAATTCTGTTGTCCCTAGCACCTTGGAAGACGAAGATAATGGGGAATATGAAGAAGACGAGAATGAGGTTACTCTTTCAGGATCGATGCACGTGAATATTTAAAAAAGACAAAAACAATATAAAGATTCTTTCACAACATTCTGTTAAACTCAATTTTGAATGTCCAACATCGAAATGGAAATGATCGTGGCAGTTGCACAGAACAATGTCATCGGAGATACAACCACCAACCAACTCCTGTGGCATCTCCCCGAAGATCTCTCTCGATTTTATAGATTGACCAAGGGACAAGTAGTCATCATGGGAAGAAAGACTTTTGACAGTTTGCCACTTGGAAAATTACCACATCGGATCAATATTGTATTGACACATTCACCTCATCCACAACCGCTGGAACTTATGACACAGCAGCAGAACGAACCCACAAACACACCGATCTACTTTGTTACTTTCTCGATGTTATGGGAACTATTGTCACACATTGTCGAGAAGAAAATCTTTGTTATCGGAGGAAGTTCCATCTACAAACTCTTGTTTCCCTTTTGTTCAGTGATCCATTACACTTTGGCGGATATCGCACCAGTCGGCAACGTTTCCTTTCCTTTCTCCAGAGAGGAACTTACCAATGCGTCCTCCCTTGTGGAATATGAACCCGCTTCCGCAGCAGCAGAAGACAATTGGAACACATCCACTCACACGGAATCGCTCCGGTATAAATATATTACGTATCACTTAAAATAAATAATAAAACCAACTATTTTATATTTAATACACCCCTCCCTCTATAAAAAAATGAACAATCTTCTCGACATTACGACTGCAATGAACCAAATCTGTATCATTAACGAAGACAATCAATTGTCGATCCACTTGTGTTATTTACCCAAGTTGAAAACAAACGAAGAAATCACTTATTGCACCAATTACCTGTTATGCAAGATCCAAGAATTGTTGATGATTGTCGAGAAAATCGATATCAACCTTTACATCAATGAAGATATTCAAGTCGCAATGTTTCAAACCATCAAAATGTTTTTCGATCTGTTTAAAAGGGAATTGCCAAACAAGCTCAACAAGTGTCGCATATTCACCAAGGCGAAATACAAGGGACTGGCCCATATGTTGCTTACTTTTGCCGACAGAGATACCAAGTCTAGAATGGAAATCCTCAGTAACTAAATATTACACTCTACTCTCTCTTTCTCTCACACTCTTCTCGACAAATGCGTACCAGGATGGGTTTAACAATCCAAAATAATTTATAACACTTTAATAAAATGTTTCAATTATTTATCGTCATACTTGTATTTAGCGTGGTGTTGTTTTTTTACATTCACATCTACCACAATTACAAAACCAGCAACGATCTGGAAGTCTATGAATTGGAAGAAGTCTCTAAACAACGGTTAGAAGAAGTCTGTAACCTCAAGCAACCGTTTCTGTTTAACTACAGCGAATCGTTGGTTCAAACTACAGACTTGTATAAGTTGGATGCCCATTACCAGACCTTTGACATCAACATTCGCAAAAATATGTCAGAGGATTCTATTCTCGAGAATAACAACATGGAGGAAGAGGACCCTGCCCCAGAAGAAACCGTACCCCTTCCAATCAACGAAGCATTGGCTCTGTTTAAGAAAGACTCGACGGCTTCTTATTTCACAGAGTCCAACCAGGACTTTTTAACAGAGAGTGGGATCGAAAAGCATATCCAATACGACGACGGATACCTGCGGCCTCCCTTGGTTACCAACTGCATCTATGATGTGATGTCTGGATCGAAGGGGGCTTCTACCCCATTGCGCTATGAAATGAATTATCGGAATTATTACTTAGTCACCCATGGCAGTGCGGAGATCATCCTGATCCCTCCCAAATATTCGAAATACTTGTATCCAGAAAACGATTATGAAAGCTTTGAATTCAAGAGTCCAATCCATGTGTGGAGGGTGCAAGGGAAATACAAGGCAGATTACAACAAAACGAAACACATCAAGGTAACCTTAAATCCTGGGAAAGTGCTTTACATTCCACCTTACTGGTGGTATTCGATTCGTTTCAACAAACGAACAAGTATTACAAGCATGAAATATCGGACTGTAATGAACAATGTCTCGATGTTCCCATGGTTTGTGATGCATTTTTTACAATTGTATAACGTCAAAAGGAATACAATTGAAAATATAAAGGTTGCTGACGTCTCGAACAAAGATTCCACCACCACCACCACGACCACGACCACGACCACGACCCCTGCAACAATTGCCCCCGCAGCAGCGACTCCTCCTCCTCTTTCTATTTTGTCCAAGAAAACTCAACCCAAAGACACACCACTACCACCACCACAACCCTAACCATGGACCGAATCCATCCGATCTTGTAAATCTGCAACGGCTAGCTTCAGCTCTGTTATAGTTTGTTTCATTCTTCTTTGAGATTGGCGGAGTCTTTTGCAGTAGTTAAACAACTCTTTCATTACAAATATGGTGTCATCTGCAGATAATTCGGAAAGGTTATCTTCTGTTTGGGTTTCGTCACTTTCTTCTTCTCCTTCTTCTTCTTCTTCTTCTTCTTGTTTAGAAATTTCCTCATCTGCCTCTTCCTTTTCAACAACCTCTTCGTATTCGGATTCATTATCCAAGTGATCATCATAAAAAGCTCCATCGATCATATCTTGATACGTAACAAAAGGGTTTAGTGAAAGAATTTTATTCTCGGTAGACATCATTAGGGGTTTTTTTTAAGATACTGTACTCTGTATGCGTTTATATTTTAATTACTTATAATATAAAACAAAAAAAAGGAGAGGAAAAAACTGTCACATATGAGGTCTCGTCACACAAGAAAACAACACTCTTCTCGACATTGCAAAGGTGGGAAATGGACATTGAAATATAAACGAAGTATCAACTGTAACAAACCCAAGGGATTTTCACAGAGGCAACACTGCAAGTATGGGCGTAGACGGTGGGGACAACACCGCACCAAAGGATGAACCACTGCCACCCTCCCCCCCGCGGATTCCATCGCAGTGCCGCAAATAGACATTTGTAAGATAACATAAAAAGTACTCGATATGATAAATGTTGTGATGATTGTTGTTATATAGATGAAGGAACTTCAACAGATGCTCCGTGATTTCTGTAATGACTTCTACCGGATACACATGGGTTTGGATAAAATATTTCATGATATACCACACAGTGCTATAGACATCAATATTATACACCAATACAGTGTAAATGTAATTGCGAAAGGTAAAATAATCAAAGTTCGGCAGATCTTCCATGTATTTGATCAATTGGTTACACATTGGGATATAACTTACGGTCATGCTGGGACATTTGATGTTGATGATTGTCGAGACATCTCCACCACCAACAAGCTCTGTTGCAACTGCAGGACAAATACGTTCATAATCTTCCTTGGACGGACGAGGCACATACACCATATTGGAACTCTGTAAAATATTGTCCGATATGAAACTGACATGCTCCGTCATTATGACAAAGGTGATCAGAGGATGTTGCATGTAATTGTAAAAATTGTCCAACAGCTCATTGTTGATCTCGTGAAAGTTTTTGCACAGAATAATTCCTCGTTTCCCAGTAGCCGTGATGGCGTCTCGCAACTGTTGATAGATCTCGTGCCACAAAAGCTTCGAGTTGTAGGTGAAAATGGCCATGTCAATCTCGTAATGTACATCACTCATTTGGAATTGATAGGTCTTGGTGTCGAACGTGATGGTCAGCTTACGGCTGTATTTCAACCGGGTGTCACTAAAACGGCGAATGTATTTTAAGATCAACGAATACTTGCCGACCCCTGGAGGGCCATAAAAAATGGCATTGGCTAATTCCAACTGTTGCACATAGTCAATTAATTCTGGGGTATGTAATTCGGGTTCTTTAAAATATTCATCAAAACGGACCATTTGGGGGTGGAATGGGGGGTGTGTTTTGTCTTTAAATACTTAACACCGGTTTCTGGTAAAGCTCTTTTTCTTTGTATGTATTAAATTGTAAAGAATTAAATAATAAAATGTAATAATTAAATAAAACATAACAGTTTTGTTTTGTCCAATCTAAAAAAAAAATCAAGATGAATATCGTAATCAACACAGAAAAATGCAAATCAGAGAACATTACTATCTTTAAAAATTCAAAACACAAAACCCGGATTGGTTACAAAGAAGACAAATTACACCTCAATGGATTGTGTTTAAACCTGAACCTCAAAGGTCTCTGCATCCTTTACATTGACCGATGCTACAAATGTACCTTTGCATATCAAAAGAACAAGGATGTCTTGGAAAAACTAATTCAAATTGAAAAAGAAATTCTTTCCAAATATGTCTGTCCAATTTCGACGAAAAGACCAGTATATCACCTTGCTCGACAACTTGTGGAAACCCCTGGAACTATTTCCTTGTTACACATCAAACGAGGATTGTATAAAAGCGTGGTAGTCAAACTCATCGGCATCTGGGAGAACGAAACAGAATATGGATTGATCTATTTCTTTTACCCAACCAACCTGGAACCTTATGCCACAACAACCATCACCACCCCCGCAACTACACTCACGACGACTCATCCCACCCCCCAAGCCGTCTTGTTTCCAGAGTGGGTTCATCCCTACCGAAGTTTCCGATATCCCACATCCTGTATCAATTCTTAATAATCTTTAGTACTACCACTCTCTTCCTCACCACCGGGTCCTCCCCCTCCCTTGGTATTCACGTAGGATTGTTGCACAGCTAGAGCAATCAAGGTTCCCGCTGCTGCAGTGGCGAAAAGAAACGTCAAGACATTGATCGACAAGTTGCTCTGAAAAGAATTGAGAAGGACAATTGCACCGATAAGTGCAAAGGACACCGGCAAGAAAAGAGTGTAATGTTTATATGTCACGCAGAGAGTCACTAAGGTAGCTGGAATAACAATGCAAAGGATCCCCCAATTTGTGAGGGAATTCAACAGAGAATTTCCAATGACCTTTCCCGTTGCATCTTTCAAGGGGCTGCCGAACGCATCTTTTGGAATCTGAGAACTGTCCAAAGAGTATCCGTAGGCAATTAAGAAAACGAAATAAAATCCAAACATGATCTTTACCGGAAACTGGTAATTCAAACTTGCTAAAATTGGGATAAGGATGGTAAAAATCAAAATTAAAATGGTGGATCCAAGCATTGTTCCAGAAGGTGGTGGTGGTGGTGGAATCCCAATGGATCCACCTTTGTAATTTTTTCTTCTTCTTCTTCCCATTTCAAACCTGTAATAATATATCCGAACATTAAATCTGTATGTATGTATGAAAAATAAATACAGATGTAATTTTGAGTTTGTGGTAAAATGGTGTGTGTGTGTGTGTGTGTGTCCCAGTTTAAATAGGGACATGAGTAGCATGGTATCCATACCTTTGAGTTTGAATGGTTCTGTTGGGAATACACAAAGGAGGCAGTCCACCCACCCACTGGGTGTTGATAGATCCTCGCAGTTGAGGGTTGGAACTTAGGAAGAGACCAACGCTGGGACTGAGTCCTCCCTTTTTATTTCCACCACAAGTGGGTTTGTTCACAATAGACGCGACATTTCTTGCCATTTTACTTCCGCTCATGTAAACCATTTTTCTGTTTTTTTTTATAATATAGCAAAAGAAAAAAAACGAGAGGCTTTTCTCGAGAATTCAAAGAAAAGAAAAGAAATATTTTTCCTAATGCAAACAAATATTGTAAAGCAACCTATTTTGGATATAAACTACCAAATACATCGGGATCTGTAACACAAGCATTCCAATCAGGTTACTATTTTGTGGTGGGCGGATGATAAAATAAGCCAAGCAAATCATGCTGACGATTGCATAAAACAAGGAAAACAAGGCGAGCCATTTAAACAACAAACAATACTGTTTACCTAAAGGTCCGGTGAGATCCATAACAAAAAAAAAGAAAGAAAAGTATTTGAATATAACTTAACTTGCGAAGATAAAAATTACAAAAAGAGAAAAAAGATATTAAAGAAAATCCTTTTTGTCAGTTACATACTCCACCCGTTCCCCCCATTTCAATGCAAAAAATGTTACAAGAAACCATTCCTCATTCACGTCTTCCAGGTCCTGTTACAGATGATCGAATGGATGAAGAAGAAGAACCAGGAGAAGAAGAAGCATCTCCTTCCATTTTAACATTCAACCCTTACAATCCAGTAAACGTTGAAATTAGTGAACTTGAGGTGAAGCAGATCCTCACGACCTATGGAATCCCTCCGATCGTCCATAATGTTGGACTTTACAAAAGAGCATTTGTGCATAAATCCTACTTAAAGAAAACCGACGAAGAAAATGCTAAACTCGGAGTGGTTCTTGCAGAAAGACCAGAGAATTGTATGTCTCTTAAAACCAAATCCAACGAACGCCTGGAATACCTCGGGGATGGAGTGTTGGAACTTACCACCAAACTCATTATTTACAAAAGGTTCCCTAAAGAGAACGAAGGATTCATGACCAACAAAAAGATCGCCTTAGTCAAAAATGAAACAATCGGACGAATCGCCATTGAAATGAAATTAAACAAATGGCTCATTCTGTCTCGACATGCAGAAGAGAAAAATATTCGTACTAACATCTCTAAAATGGGTTGTCTCTTCGAAGCATTTATCGGAGCGATGTTCTTGGACATGGAAAAAGAGGGCGACGGGATTGGATTCAATCGTGCCTCTCGCTTCATTGAAAACGTCTATGACACCCACATCAACTGGAGGGAACTTATCGAGAATGACGACAATTACAAGAACATATTGCAGGTTCAGATCCAAAAGGAATTCAAGGTCACTCCTTATTATTTAGAGATCGATCACACCCTGGAGGAAGGTTACCGCATGGGGGTCTATCTCTGCATTGGTCATCCCCACATTGTCTCCGGATCGGAAATGCACCGCAATGCGCTACAAGTTTCCATGTTTGCTACTCTGGAAGAAATCAAAAGATACATTACCGAAAACAATAACCAACTTCTGTTGTTCTTAGGAGAAGGCATTCACAAAATCAAAAAGAAAGCGGAACAGGAATCTTGTTACAATGCATTAAGAAATATCGAGATGATTAAATAAAATGAAAATAAAAAAAAATATAACCCCTTAGTATAGTCATATCTCACTCACTTCAGCCCCCCCTTTTACTGCAGCAAAAACATGGACCCCATTCATGATACGTCGATCGGATATTCTACCTTACTGAATTTACTGAAAAAACTACCCCCACGTGAAAATACACAGCCGATAAATATTCTTTATGGAGAAAATATTTTGTTTGAAGATCACACTGCAAAGTATGGTCTCGACGAGTTTGTAGAAAGAGTCAAGTCATTAAAAGAGAAAATGATGGAAAAAAATCAAAATAAAAAGAGAAAGGGAAAGTCATTACGATCCATTATTCTTATTGCAGAGGATGAAGAGGAGGAAAAAAAAGAAAATGAAGCCACCACCAAAGAACAAAAGGCGGAGGTGGAGGAGGAACACAAGGAAGCCAAAGCCGAGGAAGGGGACAAAGGAGATCTTCTCGAGAAAACATCCAAGAACAAAAACACGAATCGCAACCGGAACAAGGCCCTCTCTACCAAGCAAACACAAAAGAAAAAAAATGTCCGAAAGAAGACTACACTTGTAATAGAAGATGATCCTTTGTAAAATTAAAAAAACTTTTTTTTCCTAAATATTTTCATAACTAAGAGACAAATGAACGAAGTGGGTAATGGGTGGAACAGAAGAATATCCGGCTAACAAAGTTTCGTCATGATTGCAGGGATAAATGTCAAACATTCCTGGCCACTTTCTGTAAATCAGGTACCACACATTGACTTCCCATGTAGCAGTGCCATGAGTCTGAACGATCTCCTCACACATCTGCCGCATCTCCTCCGAAAACCAGAGAAGGCTACTTTTGTTACCCCCAAACACACCTCCAGCAAAATACCAATGCACATCTAAGATCGGATTCAATTGAAAATAATGCCGACTAACATCCCAGATCCCTCCAAGTCGAATGCGGCAATCGGTGGCGGTAGTGTGGTTGGAAGTAGTTGGGTGAGAAAGGGCGTTCAGACTCTCGACATAAGCTTCATCACTAGTGTTACGACACACATATCGAATCCCAAAATCCACCCACACATAATGATCTGTTGCAAAAAGGTTAAGTAAGGTAGCTGCCCTCATGTACTCGGTTTTGTTCCACATGAGCAACAAGAATTCCTTGGTATCTTTTTCTTTGTTGTGAGAAGGAGTGTAATTAATCAATTTCTCGAGATATTTCATGTAATACATTTCTTCTTTTCCAAACAATACAATCTTGGTATTCTCCGAATTGTAATCATTATCGGAAATTTGTGCGAACATGTATTCGTCGAGAAAAACAATTTTCGGGGTGGTAGACTGCAACAGGAGCTTCCCATTCCTGAGGTATTCCCCGTTGTGGTGCGCTTCACGCTGATTAGCGTTGCTAACAAAGGCAGTGACGATTGTTACAGGATGGTTGGTTGAATGATGAGAATCCATTTTGTTTAGTTAGTTAGTTTTCTTTGGGGAGGGGGAGTTATTCTTTGTTATTTAATAACTGTATTTCGAATAAAGTTTTTAAATAAGTATTTGATGGAGTAATTGTATATTATGTGGTGGTTGTCCCTCACTCCACTCCTTTTTATAATTCTTCCATGTCTTCTTCGATCTGTTTCTTTAATTCCTCGTCATTCTCTCCAGAGGTCAACATGGTTTGGATTCGATCTTTGTCTTCTTGTTCCTTTTGTTTCTTGGATTCTTCCATTTTGATAAATTTCTCGAGATACATTTGATGGATGTCATGAAACTCTTTCTTCTGAGCTTCGGTTCCTTGCCGTTTCAAGAGTTTTATTAATTCAGCAATTTCTTTTTCTGTTTGTTCGTAATACTCCGGATCGTTCTGTAACAGCTCGTCGAAGATCTCGTAGGTGTCATACAAATGGGTAATCTCCTTTTGAATTTTCTCGAGAATCTTTTTCTCTTTCTTTTCTTCTTTGGATTCTGTCTTCCCCAACTTGTCCATGTCTCGTTCTTTTTTTCGTTCACTGGCTTCAATCACCAATTTCTCTCTTGATTTCTTTTTCTTTTCTGTCACAATTTCTTCTTCGTCTTCTGCAAATTTTGATTCACAATTGAAAAAATACTCTGTATAAGCTTTTTCTTGTTTCTCTTTGAAATGGTGGATCAAGGCAGACTTCTCTTTGATGTTAAGAGCCGCCTTGACCGCTGCCTCAATCCCTTCCGTCTCGAGATTCGGAGAAGAGTCAGGTGACAAAAAGAGTTTGATTTCTTTTGCCAAAAGAGTGATCTCTCGAGTTAGTCTGTCAATCTCTCCATTCAATTTCTCATTGTTGGCATATGACAAATATTGATACAGACGTGTGGCATAGGTGTCCATAATTCCTTTCAATTGTGCCACAGTTGTGTCATGATACGCAATCGCATCTTTCCTATCCTTGTAGCCAAACATCAAATCATTTTTGTTGACAATGATCCTATGTTTCAATTCGTCGATCTTTGCTTTTTGATCGCGAAACATCTGTTCCAAATGAAACACTACCCCAAAGACAATTTTTTCTTTTTTGTTACAGGGCGGCGTTGCCGGACATATCATCTCCAAGGTTCGACAAAAGGTGGTTGGGTCATAAGATGCCTTAAACTGCGGAGAGCTTCGTACTTTATACGAACCATTGCACCAAACACAATAGCCAACCCCATCTTCGAGGCTTTGTAAAGATTTCGCTTTCATTTGATAAAAGTATTTGATTTTCTTCTGTATTTTTGCCTCGGCTTCTTCTGTCAGCAAGAGGTCTAGGATTCGTTCTTCGGTGTTTGCAGAGTCCGAACATTTAGTGACTGGGGTGGGGGGTGTTTCTTCCAACGAAGGAGGAGGATCTGTAATAGAGTTGGTTTCTTCTGGTTGTTGCATTCCTTTATTCTTTTGGGGAAAGGGGGAAGAAGAGAGTGACGCGGTGTGTGTATATATTAAAGAAGGGTTTTTTTTTCCATTTCTTTCAACCTCAATATGAAAACGCAGGAAGACCGGTAATTAATTCCTGGTGAGCAATTCTCTTGGCATCTTGGTAATTCTTGATTTTCTCGAGAATATAACATTTCTTTTGCCGATCTTTTTCTTCCAACTCTTCAGGGCTTGGTTTTCCCTTGTATTTCATATACAACAAGATAGAAATGAAGAGACAAAAGACTCCAAAGAGAACCAAGTTGGCAATCGTATTATAATAACTCATTTTGAAATCGTGACATTTTTTTAAAGAATAGCGTAGAAAACTTTTTATCCCTGGTTCGATCAATTCAGGTTTAGTATTTTCCATACAAGAAGTATATAAGTATATATGATTTTATCCAGTTTGTTTTTTGTACTCATTATGTTGTCTCTCTTGTATTGGGCGCTGATACCCCTGTACTGTCCAGACCTTATTTCCTGCCGCTTAGACCCGAAGTTGAGTGCGATGGCCTACAATTGGTTCCTTGGTGGGGTGATTGTCTTCATGATTGGATCCAATGTACTTACCGCCTTGCAGTGTCCGTCTCCAAACAAGGGAATGAATGCGATGTATGCGATCTTTAGCACCCTTGCTTGTTGGGCCCTCTTCGTCTTTGTGGTAGTCACCCGGGAATATTTGCGTATGAGTTTTGCAAATGTGTTTGGATATTTGTGGGTCTCCAAGAGAGCCGAAAAAGTGTTGAATGTGCTGATTCCAGCGAACAACGTCGACGTTGCCAAACTTATCACTACACTGCAAGACGAGAAACCGTCAGAGGATGGGATGACCAAATACCCAAGGGATTCTCCTCTTCCATTGAAGAGTATCTTGAACTTGTTGCAGAAAACCCGAGTCGATGACAACTTTGAACTGTTGTCCTACTTGAGATCGGGAGACAGCTTTGTTCCAAGTCTGCAATATGTGTCCAAGTATACCAACAAAACCTTTAGTGAAGATATCGAGAAGGTGATTGAGGATGGGGTAGACTCTGTGAAAACGTCGCCTCTCTTGATCGAACTGTTGAATGTGCTTTACACTCGAGATGTGATCGGAGAGGTAATTCTGTTGGTCCTTGCAGGGGTGATGTGTTCTTATTTGAGTGAGTACTTGATCAAGAAAATCAATTGTAGTTACAAGACAACGGCAGAGATTGACAAGGGATTGGCGGAATATGACGCCCAGTATAACAAAAACCAAGAAATGGAAGACAAACAGATCGTTGTTACGATGTAAATAAAAGAAAAAAAGAGTTTAAATGTATTCATTGTAAATGATGTTTTTCAAGCATTGGTTCGTTCCGGGGTGTGTGGAGTCGGGCTTAAATAAAACAAAGTTTCTCTCTCTTAATGAAAATAATAATATCTATTGTACGTTTATATGAGAAAATCAAAACAAAAAGGTAACGGAGGTTTAGCCGGAAGAATGTTTAACCCAGCTAGGAGAGGTCCTGGAGGTCCTGGAGGTCCTGGAGGTCCAAGAGGTCTTGGAGGTCCAAGAGGTCGTAGAAGTGGTGAAGAGGAAGCATGGCAGAACTATAAAGGTCCACGACTAAGTCGTTATGAATTTGGTCAAAGATATCGATCAGGTGATTTCCTTCAGAAAGAGCCAGCACCCGCACCATCACCCGCTCCAAATAAACAATCCTGGTTTTCTTATTTTTTCCCAAGCAGCAACAAAGTCAGTGAGCCGTTTTCAAGCCCCGCCCCGACTAACAACAATTATTCAGTGACATCTTCTGCAGTTCAACCTACAGTAGCAACCACATCATCTTCATTCTATTCTGTCGCACCTCCTCCAAGTGCTCCTTCCTATTCTGTAGTTCCACCTCCAAGTGCCCCGTCATATTCTGCCGCACCTCCTCCAAGTGCCCCGTCATATTCTGCCGCACCTCCTCCAAGTGCCCCGTCCTATTCTGCACTCCCACCTCCAAGTGCCCCGTCCTATTCTGCACTCCCACCTCCAAGTGCCCCACCTCTGTCCGCTGTTCCCAGTGCCCCACCGATGTCAGTTGTTCCAAGTGCTCCGCCGATGTCAGAGATGTCTGAAAAAAACGAAGGTGAGTCTACTACTATGTTAGGAGGAGTAAAACGTAAGAAAAAAAGAAAGACAAAAAAAGGAAACAAAAAAAAGAAAACAAGAAAAACAAAACGTCGTCTTTCTCGATAAATTGTTATTCCCGGTAGTTTTTTGTGGGAATTATATGCAAACATTATATAAACAAGAGCAAAACGAAACAATGAAAGACTTTGTGAGATCGAACGCACCCTTGTGTGCCATCCTGGTGTTTTTAGCAGTATATGGATTAATTATTCGGTGGCAACCGAGGATGCTCTTTTATGAGGATGGTACCTTGAAGGAGTTTGGGCTGGGTTACAAGAATAAGACGATCCTTCCCATTTGGTTGGTTGCAGTGGTCGTGGCGATATTGTCTTACATGGTGGTGATGTATGTGGGGTATCTCTATTGATATTTTTTACAGAAAAACTACTTAAACATATACTCCCATCTTTATGGTATCGAACATGGAATCTTGTGATCTCGTGATTATCCTTTACTCATGTTACACAATCGACAAGTATCGACAACAAATGATCACAATCAACCAAACCTGGGGAAAAAAATGCCAAGACTATCCCACACGCATACGTCTGTTGTATTTCTTGGGAGAAGAGCAAAGGGAGGACCCAGAGTTTCAAGACACCACTGTCACAAAATACATCCATTTGCCAGGTGTCCAAGACGATTACCTTTCCGCTTCCTACAAACAATGGCTCGGAATGAAATACGTCTACGATCATTACAGACCTAAGTTCATTCATTGCATGGGCACTGACACTTATATGAATGTCCCCAAGATGCTTCGCTTTCTCGAGATATTTGATCCAAATCAAACTCTTTTTATTGGAGGACATGGAGATACTCGGGAAGTGATTCGAGGTAAACCTTGTTACTTTCATTCCGGGGGTCCGGGGTTTGTTATTACCCACAAGGTGTTGGAATTGTTGTCTCCCGTACTCCCACAAATCACCGAGGCTTGGATGCATCTCTGTAAAGAACACCACATTGACCACTTACTTCCTGCATGTGATGTGGCGATCAGTTATTACTTGCAACAACCCAACACACCCGTGCATGTGCTCAAAGCAGATGACGAATTTATCAACTGCAATTACCTGGGATGGCCCTGTCACATGGGTCAAATCAATTTGCACAAACTTTTGGTTTGCCATTTGATGGATGATGCATCGTGTCATACTTTTACAGGACTGTTAGAAGCAAATAATTATTTCGTAACTTTGTAACTTTTCTCGAGAATACAACGACAAAAAATATTATTACAGATAAGTTAGGTCATTTGTAATAATTCTAAACAGGGTGATTCTTTTTTTTTCTTTTGTGTTTTATTCCGCTGTCATGGTTGATCCATTGGAAAGAGGCATGTCTTCTTCTTCTTCTGCGGATGGTTGCCGGATATCCTCATCCTCATTCTCGTACTCGGTGTCATCGTCCGTGTCTGTAGCAAAGTCCAAGAAATCCTCTGTCATCTCAGACTCAAATGTAACGCAAGTTGGAACCGGATCTTCCTCATTGTCAAAATATAACTCTCCAGAAAAATCGTTGGCGGATGAGGATGATTGGAATGGTCCGATCCGATTGCGACGCAACACCTTGTGAACTTGTCTTTCCTCTTTGGAGAGAGATGCCCAGTAATGTACCTGTTTCCGCTTGGCCCTTTGTTTTCGAGAAATTACCAAATTGTCAAGTGGCGGTGGTTTTGTCACTTGGTTGAGAAGTTCCTTGTCTTCCACAAAGAGTTGGAAGAAGAGTTCCATCATCTGATCGACTACGGCAACTTCCACCACACCTTCCCCGAGGAGGTGGTATTGGTCGTAAATAGTATAAACAAAGTACTTAAAGAGTAGATTCATGGCATCGGCATTCAATAGCACTGGTGGAGCAGATGTACTTTTCTTGTTGCTAGGGGTGGGCGTAGGACTGGTAACCGGTTGCTGTTGCTGTTGCTGTTGCATATAATAGTAAGATCGAATCTTTTTCATGAGAAAAACAAGAGGGCGAGATACCTTCTTCATCTTTTCCAGGATCTGCTCCAGACCTTGGTTACCATACAACGGTTGCAAGGCGTCATATTTTTCAGCCATAATCTCTTTCAAATGTTGTTCTTCGTCCTGGGAAGAAATCTCCCAACAAGTGGGCAAACTTATTTTCTCGACATTTATTTTTTTCTTGTTAAGAATGATCGATGGATACACTTGAGTAATGTTTTCAATAAATTCTTGGGTTCGATCTAAAAACATTTCAAACGTCGAGAAGGTATTGGAATTGAAGGCTTTCCCCAAGGAACTCACAGCCATGTCTACTTCTTTGGGAGACTTCCACGAGGACCAAGTTTTCCTCATGTTCTTCATAAAGGCCTCATTTGCATGAGATAGGTAAGTAGACAACCCCTTGGGTTTCTGGTTCATTGCAGATAACACATGGGTAATAAATGTTTGCGACAGGATAGGAGGTGTTCCAATAGAGACCCCTTTCTCTGCTTTGCCGCCCTCACCCTCACCCTCACCCTCACCCTCCTCCGGTCGAGATGAAAAGAGTTCCGATTTTTCGGATGTCAATCCCAGATCCAACAAGGCAACAATTTCTGCAATCACTCCACTCAATTTTTGGACATTTGGAACGTCTGGGAATATTTCTTTCTTTGGAACGATTCCTTCTTTGAAACGATTCTTTAACAAATCTTCAAATTGGGTCTTGGTGTAATTTATATTCGCGTTTTTCAATCGGTCAATGTTTTCTTCCAAGGTATCCAATATTTTTACTAGGTTTTTTTTCCCCTTTGCAACAGGTTGACTACTTCCACTTTCACTTGTTCCATTATTCTCGAGAAAAGAAGAAGAAGAAGAAGAAGTGTCCTCAGAATGTGTGGCATCTGCAAGTCCTTGACGAATGTCTTGTTTGGCTTGATACACAAACGCAGCGTACCAGATATGTTCTGAAAATCCAGTATCCTCCTGAGGATATTCACGTTTGGTATTGATCCCACTGATCATGGGACGAGCTTTGGAGGTGCGTACCAGGTGATCCAGACGATCGTTAAGATCTGCTGCACCATGAAGGTAGGTGGAAATGATTTGCTTTTTGTTTGTAAAATACTTGATTGCAGAATTAGTCACAATGTCTCGACAACAATAACTATTCTCTAGCAAGTTTGTTTGAGGAGGAGCTTCCTGCCTGACAATCTCTTGGATTTCTTCTTCCAATCCCAACGTATACTCATCCATTTTCGAAACATACAGATCCAGACCCTTACTGGTGGGAATGTCCATAATCGTATCACGATCGGTCTTGTGCAATGCATTCACTACCTTCAGATTGGGGTTGGTTTGGAGTTGGGCAGGAAGAAACGTGGTCCATTCTTGGAGACTGTGTTTTTTCAAATACTTATTCTTCGTATGAGGATGGTCATTTTCCCGCATGATCTCGATCTGTTGCCTCTTCTCGTTGATTCTCCATTGCACCTCTGGGAGTTGTCTTAGTTCGGTGTCAATGGCAAGCTGAATCAAATATTCATTTCGGTCGATCGAGGTGGACACCCCTTTCCACCGGCGATCCTTCTTCCGTTTGGCTTTGATGACTCCACAGGCTACATAATCAATTGTTCCCATTTCTTCTGGATTCTCGAGAAGAGGATAGCCCAAGTAAACCGCTTTGCAATGAGGTGCTGTTTTGACAGAGATGACGTTGGGCATACTGGTTTGGATCGCAATCACCATCATTCCAAGGGTTAAATACAAACGCACTTTGTTACGTTCTGCTTCGTCACTGGTTGGAGGGATCTTGTAGAGAACGTTGCGAACAATGAAAGGTTCGTCCTTGGTCAACTGAATGCCGAGTTTCTTGGACACCTGTTGCACGATGGAGCGAATGATCTTGGTGTCTTCCTTTCGTGGATACCTCCCTCCTCCTTCTTCTTCCTCCTCCGGTTGTATAATATTATTATTATTATTATTCCAGTCAACAACTGGCTGGATCGGTTTCCTTGTTTCTTCTCGATAACAAAAGCGTTTGGAGTTTTCCAAAGGATTGTCTACAATTTTGAATCCGGTGTGTTTGTCCACAATGAAAGTCTGATCCTCACTGATAGTTCCAAAGGTCGCCTTGATTTGTTCCATCCCTTCAACAAATTCGGGAAAGTTCTCGAGAGTTCTGAGATATAAGGTTGCGATAAGGTAAAGAGAAGTAGGGACAAGGGGAATCGCCTTTGTAACACAATATCTCCAATAAGAAGATTCCAAATTGTTGTGTGGGTCATGGGGACGAGTGTAGCACATACAAAAGTTGAGAATCTCGTGTTGTCTCTTGTCAAAGTTTTTCTCTGTTAATATCGAGAAGAACAACACTTGGTAAGGAGAGTGGACGAGCTCAAAGGTTCTCCGGGTGAGTCCCAACTGAAATTGTTGGTGATCGTATACCAGTCTGGATCGATCATACAAGGAAACAATTCCACGGGATCGTTCAATTTGTTTAAGTTCATTTTTCTGTAAATACTCTAAAAAACGATAACTTACTTGCGGAGTCGTTTCAGACAAACTTTTTTGTACCATGTACTTGGAAAGAGCCTTCATCGACACGCATTTTTTGTTGGTAAAATCCCGCATCGATTCCAGCTTCATGTTGCAGACCATCGCCGGGGTCTCGTACAGCAGTTGGGTTTGAATACCCCACAGGTGAGTGTCCAGAGGACGAATCGTCACATCTTCTCTCCATCGGTTGTTTTCACGCAGAAAATACGACACCGCTTCCGGACCTCCCTGCAACAAAATCGCATGATCCCCATTTTTTACTTCTCGTAAACTGGGCAACAATGTAGTCATTACAGTTCGATCATTGTCTTCTATTAGATCATCTCTATAAATGTAAATCTTTACCACTTCGATGGTCTTGCAGTATTCTTTCCCAGTTGTGCCGAGTGGCAATACAGTGACTTTCGATACGTGGGGAGGAAGAGTGACCGACTGATCGGGAGAAGGAGGAGAAGAAGAAGGAGGAGGAGAAGAAGGAGGAGGAGAAGAAGGAGGAGGAGAAGAAGGAGAAGAAGAAGGAGAAGGAGAAGAAGGAGAAGAAGAAGGAGGAGAAGAAGGTGAAGAGGGAGAAGAAGAAGGAGGAGAAGAAGAAGAAGAAGGAGAAGAAGAAGGAGAAGAAGAAGAAGGAGAAGAAGGAGGAGTACCTTCCTTTGTAGAGAGTGTCGCCTCCAGTGGATTCAAGGATGGATTCGGGGGAATCGGTGGAACATACACGTTTGAATTTCCTTGCGAAATCTTTACCGCGTTTGAATAGGCATAAGGTACTTCTTTTTCTCGGACTATGTTGCTATCAAGCTTGCTTGCAGATAAACAAAAATTAAAAAACTCACCCCCATCCACACAGGTCATATAAGTGAGTAATTCTTCTCGAGATAAGGAAGACAACATTACACCACGAGGAGTATTTGTTGTTGGGGTGAATTGTTCGTAGACAGACTTGAGGAGGGTGACAAAATTTTCATCCTTTTGAGCTAGCTCTTGGAGATAATTGCTCTTGGAGGAGGAGGATTCACCACTGGCTATTGCAGAAGCCCTAGAAGAAGATAATTTGGATGTCTCGAGACTTTTGAAGATCTGGATGGTTTTATGGAGATCTTTCCGATATTGTTTGGATCGTTGGGTGAGAACTTGCCCTAAGATGTTATGTTGTTTCACCGTCAATCGATCATAATACAGTTGGAAGGGTTCCAATTGTCTCGACAGTTGATATATCGAGAACCCAATTCCTCGAGTGTGAAGAGGGATTGCTTGCAAGTATCGTTCCACATTCATTTCATGATTCACCACACTCTGTAACAGGTCGTCTAAATTATTTGGTTCTTCTCCATCTAGCAAAGTATAGTTATTGATTTTTTCTTTGTCTACATGACCGTGGGACTGATCTTTCCCAACATAGACTGTATGAATCACTGGAACATCTCGCCGTCGGGTAAGGCCGCCTCTTTTTCTTCTCTGAGATCTTTTCTTTTCTGTTTTGTTCTTGGAGCTGTGGTGATTCTGGATAACCGTGTCAGGTACCTGTTGCTGAAGAAGTGGATTCTTCTTCTGGTTTGCAGGGGCCAGCATTTCAAAAAGTTTCAGTCCCTGAGTTCCTTCGATCATCCCCGTGGTTTCATACAGAGTTGTCAGTGGGGTATATACCCGGCTGTAACGCATGACAGAGAAGGGAAATGTCAACATGCTTACCAGACAAAAGGACTCGGACGGAAGGTAGATTGTGGGAGAAAGAGACAAGGTATCGGCATAGCTTCCTTTTGTGGGACCCGTAGACGCAAGAACTGGAAGGTTTGTTTTGGCTGTTTCGTGGAGAAGACAATCGGAGGAGGAGGGTGGTTCTCCAGAAGAGGGATCGAAAAGGTTATCCAAGGTAGTCAAGTAGGTTGGATACCGATGGGGGTCTCGGTTGTGTGGATCTTCAAACTGTTGTTCTGTTTCTTGCAATTTCTCGAGAAAGTTCTTCTCCGAAACAATATTCTGTGCAACAACTGGCATCATCCACCCAATGGATTGGTTGAAGTGTTTGAGGCTTTCGAAGAGAGGATTCCGTTTGGGAGGGTAGGCAATGTAACTATGGTATAGTTGGGAGTATCGTTGCAGAATATGTTGCAGGTCATCCTGATCAGTTAGAGTTATTTCTTTTGACATATTTGTGTAAAAGTCTTCCACAATCGCTTGGATCTGTTCCACAAGCAAGGGGGAATGGCTGGTGGACTGATTGGGAACGTCCATATTTTCTACCAGTGGTAACTCTGCCCCAGCCCCTGCCTCTGACTCTGGGTCTCCCTCTGCTACTGCAACCACCGTTTTGTGTTGTCGGAGGCCCTTCTTCCGTCGTCTAAGTTTTTTTCCCTTCTTATTTTTCCTTCCTTTGGTATTGACCGGTGAGATCCTGGGGGGAAGGATTCCTTCGTTTCTTAACAGTTGATCTGCACTATGAATGTCTTCCAACAACCTCATTTCTACTTTGGGACTTATTCCAATGACTGGTTCGTCCACTGGTTTATTTTCCTTTTCTGCGTCTCCCTCTTCTTCTTTGACCACAACGGATTCTCGAGAAGTTTCGTGTTCTGAATGGTTGATCATTTCGATATAGTTGCGAATGACGCGACAGATCCAAGGGAGCATGTTTACCTCCAGAGCCTCTACCTCGTCAATCATTTTTCTCGAGACTTCATTGACAGAAATAGTCTGAGTGCCCGTTTCTTGTTCTTGAAAGGCTGGATGATTTTCTAAATAGTTGTAAATTTTTTGAGTCAATGTTTCTTTCTTCTTTTCTTGTTGGTTGTTAGGAGGGACAAGAAGTATCGAGATGATTTCGAAGTTTTCATTCTTTGGCAAACCTTGATATGCGAAATTGAGATAGAGGATCTCAAACGTGTCATTAGCGAGAAGTGTCACCATGTCATTTTTTGTTTCTAAAATTTCGCCTTCCAATTTTTCCGGGACACCTGCAAAGTTGACACGAATATGTTTCCCTGTAGTAAGACCATTTTGTAGGGCATATCCCTTTAATGGATTCCGACTCAAGAGATGGATCTCTGTGACTTGTTTCCCATACTTTGTAACAATCCTGTTTTCTGCCAAGGGAAGGTTGGTACGTTGTCCTGTATCTAAATTTGTCAATCCAAGTCGTTCTTCGTCTATGTAGGTAATGAGAACCGTTTCCATCTTATCTGTTTTGTTGGGGGAGGTGGATGGTTCATCAATTTTTATATCGATAATATCACCTAGTTCGAGTATAATGATATTGGACATTTGTCTTTTCTATAAATTACCAAGATATTAAATCATCGAATTTGCACCCCGCCGCAAAAATAGAGAGGGTGAATCATTGCAAAAATAAAAGAGACCGGGTTTCCCTTTTCCTTCCACGGATCGGAGGAGGACGAGTACACATTATATGTATAAAAAAACCATTTAAAGCCCGTACAACAAATGTACAGTACCATTACCACCCCCAAATATCATGCAATACAACTTGTCGACACTTCCAACTTCCGAGGATTCTGTGGAAGTTAAAGGATTAAATTTCTCGATAATCAAATACAAAAAAGAAAACTTGAATGCAAATAATCTTGACACCTTGGGATTGTTTCGGTCCGTCATTGTGGAATACGCAGATGCGGATGCAACCACTGGCGAGAAACCTTTCCGACCTGTCTCATTTTCCCCACCCAAATCCATTCCCACGGAAACCTTTGTGGCAGCTTATACATTACAGGATTGTGTAATTGAAGAATTCATCGATGGCACCATGATCAATATCTTTTGGTCAGAAGTTGCAAACGAATGGATCATTAATACCAAGAGCAACATCGGGGCAAACAGCCATTTCTTTGTTTTCCCAGTCGCCACTTCCGCCAAATCTCAACACACCAAATCCTTCCGTGACATGTTCTTCGATGCCATCGGTCCAGCCTTTGATTTTTCCATCTTTGACAAATCATGTTCCTACAGTTTCGTGTTACAACACCCCATGAATCGTCTAGTCTCTCCCGTATATGCTCCGGCCATTTACTTGGTCGGCATTTACCGGCTAGATGGTCCTTTGGTAATTCCTCTCGACATTCATTCTCATTTTAACACCACCACTCCTGTAACAAACAGCATCAAAAAACCCCAGGTCTATTCTTCCACGTCGTATGAAGATTTACAACAGCGATTTGCAGGGACCAATCCCCAAGCCCCCACTCCTTACAATGTCATGGGCATTGTCGTGAAACATCCCGCTACGGGACATCGTACCAAGTTCCGCAACCCCGCGTACGAATACGTCAAGCAATTGCGCGGCAACAATCCCCGACTCGACTACCGCTACATGGAACTGAGGAAATCCAATAAAGTGAAGGAGTTCTTGCGGTACTACCCGGAATGTGTGCCATTGTTTTCAGAATATCGCCACAAGATCCACACGTTCACCCAACATCTCTACAAGAACTATGTGGATTGCTATATTCTCAAAAAAAATAAATTATCTTATTTTTCAACCCAGTACAAAACGAACATGTACAATTTACATCGAGTGTATTTATCGACATACAAACCCGAAGGTCAGTATGTTACGTTTGGCAGTGTGGTGAAATTCGTCAATAGTCTCGACATTCCTCTGTTGCTCCACTCGATCAATTATGACATTGTCCAATCGCAAAAGGTCCACGATGAAAAAGAAAAAGGCATCACAGAAACCATTTAAAGCCAGGTTGCCTGCGGGGTCATGTCCGGCACCATCTCTCGGACAATCTCTCCAAGAATCATACGGGCCTCTTTCGCAACAGACTTCAAATGCATCATCACTTCCTCGTCTTGCGTTGGACTTTTGTACCACACCCGGATAATCGCGTACGCATCGTGTGGGTGCTCCTTGCGGAATCCACAAAAGGTCATCTCTCCGCTTTCTTCAAAATATTTTTTATACAGAAATCTTTCCAATATTTTGCCGATCGTGTAATCCTCTTCGTTAACGTAAATTAAATACTCGTAATCCAATAATATTTCTGGCATCTCTGTAACAGAGTTCCCAGCAACAGTAGCAGTAGCAGAAGGAGCAGAAGGAGCAGAAGGAGAAGAAGGAGAAGAAGGAGGAGGTGAAGGGGGAGGAATCACGTCACTACTACTACTCGGGCTTGTTTTTTTTCTCGGACCCGTGTAGGTAACTTTACAGACTTGGTCAATGCGAAGAAACAATTGGATCAAATACAGACAAGCCCGTGCAACGATTTCTCGATTGGGATAAACTCCCACGCTTTCAATAACAAAGTCAAAACTGTTCGGTTTTGTAATCCGGAAGGAATCCAACAAAAGCCAGTCTTTCAATGCAAAGCGAACCTCTTCTTCGGACAATCCCTTTTGTGTAAGTTCGTCCGACTTTTTGTGATAAGCCTCTTCCACTCGGGTTTCGTCTTTGGTGAATCCATAGGAACAGGTAGAGACCACATTGAAAGAACCGTCTTCGCTTGCCTTCCCATACGAAAAGCCACATTCCAAATGGATGTGGGATCCAGGTACGTTTTCAATTTTGGGACGAAGCTTTACAAAGTCAATATATGCTTGTTTCCCTCCAAGCTTTTGTGACACGATTTTCGAATAAGGGAAAATCTTGTCACGATCTTCTTCTGAGATATACCGTCCCTTGTATTTGACTCTAAAATCCTTCGTCGTCACCATGCGATACTCTCCAGAAGTGTTTTCCACGTTGAGCTCCATTTTCATGTCTGCCAAGCGTTCGGGAGAGATGTTGCGCAAATGGATGGGGATACAACTGAGACGTTGTTTAATGATCTCGTTATTCAGTTTGGTGTTGTTTGCATAAATGACGCAATCGTTTCGTTCGTGTGGTGAAGTTCGAAACACGACCGTTTCAATGTTGGATAAGATCGTGCGTCGGATTGCATTGGCAATGGAGACATCTACATTTTCCAGTGTGAAGAAAAGTTGACTTCCCGTTTCTGTGACATTGAGTACGGTTACTGGTTCGGGAGACGCCGGGGGTTCGATGGTTGAGTGTGAAGGTTTTGTTACAGAGTCTGCTGAATTAGTATCATTCTCTTTTTCTGCTGCTGTGAGATGTTCGGGGGATTCAATTTCCATTTTATTTGTGTCAGTCGGGGTGGGTGGGGGGATATATTATCTTTATACTCTTTTTCGATTAATTTAATTTAATTCCGTTTTGTTCCTGGAGGTGAGGGGGGGAGTTAATTATTTACGGGCGAACCAATATTTAAATATAAGTTTAGTTAATGAATACAAATATGGATTACACCAAATTTCTGGGAAGGTCCGAGATGGAGGCAACGATCAAAGGGCTTCTTTCCGAATTCCCCCGTCTCGACAAATGTAGCAAAAGAAATATTTATATCCGAGGGAATTCTGGTGTTGGGAAAACCTCCTTTGTTACCCGAATTTTGGCTGAAATGGAATATGAAGTAGTGTATTATGAAACAGGAGAAACCAAGAACAACACCAACATCCTGGAACTGATTACCAAAAATACCATCTCTTGTAGCAATGTCATGAGTTCGTTTAGACGAGAAAAAAAGAAACATATAGTTCTCATTGACGATACCGACAGTCTCTCTATTGGAGACAAGCCCACCTTGACTACTCTTATTAAATTGGTGCGTCCCAAGAAAACGAAAAAACAACAAACCGAACCTTTCAACACAATCCCGATTGTCTTTGTGGGAAACATGCAGATCGACAAAAATTTGAAGGACTTGATCAATGTCTGTCACACCTTTGAAATGTATCCTCCTACTCGAGAACAAATGACCCAGATCGTGCAAGATGTCTTTCCAACGATTACCACCACCCCAACTGACTGTGAAGAAGTGGTTGGTTACATTGGGGAAGACTTGTCTAAGTTAGCGTTGACTCACGAATATTATCGAGAAGATCCTTTGCAATTGTTGCAAGATATCAAAACTATTTTCATCCGAAAAACAAAGAACACGGACCGATCCCAGAAGATCCACCAACTGTATAACAGGGATATCCCACTGAAATACCATTCCCAATTTATCAATGAAACCGATCGAACCACAGTCAGTCTGTTGTGGCATGAAAATGTCATTGACATCTTGAAAAGTTATCCTTCGGTGGAACCTCTGTTGTATGGTGGGAATTTCTCCCAGGATGGAAAGATCCCTGTTATTCAACTGCAACCAATGGCTACTTTTCTCGAGACAAATATTCCAATTGCTTCTTCAACCGTCCCTACAAAGAAATCCAAAAAGACATCTACTGCCACAACTACTTCTAAAAGAAAACCCTCATCGAAATCATCTTCTATGACCTCTACTGCCACAACAACCACCGCCTCACCTTCTGTTTCTCTTGCCCCACTTCCAACCCAAAACGGGACAATTCAAATGTCTTTGAACCGCACCTTACCGGTCTATGTCCGAATGTTGGACAACATTTGTTACTCGGACTACATAGACAGAACTACCTTTCAGAAGCAAGTGTGGAAGTTGAACGAAATTAGTTCGATCATCAAAACCTTCAAGAACAACCATATCCTTCATTCTGAAATATTCTCGAGAACAACCCTCCCTTTGGAACATTTGTTGCCGAAAGAAATTCGATTTACGAAAATATTGACGAAATACTCTTCGGAATACAACAACTTTTGGTTTATTCGCAACATCTGTCAAACCCTTGGGATCGACAAGAACGATTTATTACAACAAGCAATTGATTATTCCAACTTCTGTAACAACCAGTCCAGCCAGAACAATGTTTCCACGCCTGCTACTACCAAATCTGCTGCAGGGTCGGTGACCCCCAACCACACTCACCCCCTGTTGGAATGGTTTGAAGCGAACGAGTTCGACATGACGACCCTGAATCGCCTGATCAAATATTACAAGGTCTGTGCCAGTGGGGTGTTGTCGACCACCACCGTCGATGCTCCGGGAGGGGTGGATGGGGGACTTGCGGAGATGGATCCGGATATGTTGTCAGCAGAAATATTGTAAACCAAAAAAAGGACTTAAAGATAAAAAGGAAAATAAATGGGATCTTTCCCCCCTTTGTACCGCTAACTCCCTCAATTATTTATTTATTTAAAAAAAATATCACATTAATGTAATAACCTCATGTCCTCCGCCCTGTATCCAACCGGTTTTAACAAATACAACAACCGCCTCCCACAAGGCGGATATCAACCGTGGAAAGGAAAAGGCCCTTTCTCCCTTCCCGTCGGAATGACCTCCACCCATGTGCGACCCTTAACCAATAAAGACCCAGGCAATTGTTTCCCCACCGGATTTGGGTTACCCCGACCCCTGCAGCACTACCGAAGAGGCACCCTACCTAGAGTTCCCAACTTTGATCAAGTGTTACATACTTATCCTGAAATTGCCTACAACTTAGATCGATCCGTCAAGTCGTCTCATGGATCATCCCTAGGGGGCAAAAACAACGGCTTGATGGCCCATGTGATGGACTCCCCAGCTGGCTATATTATCAAAGACAACCGCAACACAGGGAACGATATGGCCGCCGACTGTTTAGATTGTCACGGAATATCTCTGGTTGACAATACCCTTCCAATCCAAAGTCTCACCGAAACCCCCGAAAGAAACGTTACCTCTCGCGATCTCTGTTGCAACAATCAATTCAAAGCGCAAAAAATGGTTCTTCCACCAAAAACCATACTCAGTAAAAAATATTACCAAACAACTTATGCTAAACTCTATAACAGGTGCAACACATTTCAACAAAAACAATTCAACTTCTTCTCTGGGTCAGACCCAGGAGTCGTGCAAATATTGGAAACCTATCCGTTCCTTTCCAGCCAACTCTTGAAACAAATCAAGCCAGGATCTCCCTTGGCGACTCAGTTTCAATACCAATATGTTGGTCAGTGTAACCCAAACTTTGTCGTCGACCAAGCCGAAATAACCGCGTTTCTGAGTGGCCTTTCCAAAGAACTCTTCGACTCCAGTCGGATCAATTATGAACAATACACAAATCTCTTGGGGATTGGGAACCTCAATCAATACATGTTATCCATATCCAACATGATGCCCTATGAACAATATTTACAAACCGTCGATACAATTTACAACAGTGCCGCAAGCCTTGTGGAACAGGCAAAACAATGTGGGAAAGTAATTTACAAACCAAACAACTACAAATTCGGAACACAAGGAGCCGTGAGTTCCAGCACTCGCATGCTGCAGCTCAATGTGGAAACCATCAACAAGAATCTCGCCCAGATCGAAAGGGGACTTTATTACAAAGAGGAGCTGTGTCAGCAGAGGTGTGAAATGCCAATGATTGATGAAGGAGGAGGGAATGGCAATCGTCCGATCTTATTTTCTGGAACGTTTATTTTTGGATTTACAGAAGTAGCCCCTCCCCCAGTGTTGCTTTCTCTCAAATCCGCCGCCCCCCAATTCTCCTTGATGTCCAACCTGTATCGCAAATCCATACAGACAAAGGGCCTTTTCGCTTTGGAGGATATTCCCATACCCATCAACATTAAAAACGGAGACATTACCTACGAAATCGATGTGCAAAAGACCGGCAACGATTATCGCATCAGTGTTTTCTACGATGTCTATAAGTATGATACCAACGATGGACTTTCTTTCAAAGAAAACGGGGATGTAATTATTAATTTTTTCAACAACTACACAACCAACTTAACCATCTTCCAGTTTGGAGACATTCCCTTGGGAAAAGAAGGATTTCAATTTCAAGGACTGAATGAATTGACCTTTGACCCCTCGGCGAATGCTCCTACCATTTATCCCGGAACCAGTCTAGAATATTGTCTTGCATCGATTGCGAATTTCAACTCGGAAATGTTGTTGTGGGATATGCAACATGTCATCAGTATGAACGGAATGTTTTTTCAAAATTCTAATTTCAACAAACCGATCAACCATTGGAATGTCTCTCAAGTAACGGATATGAGAGACATGTTCCGAGAAGCGACGTCCTTCAATCAACCCTTAGACAATTGGGATGTCTCGAGTGTCACAGATATGTCAAACATGTTTATACAAGCAACTGCATTTAACCAACCATTAAACAGTTGGGATGTCTCGAGTGTTACGCGTATGGTATATATGTTTTATCTTGCGACCGCTTTCAATCAACCCATAGACAATTGGGATGTGTCGAGTGTAACAGATATGTCATACATGTTTTATCTGGCAACCTCTTTCAATCAACCATTGAACAGCTGGATCGTATCTGGTGTAACCAAAATGACTTATATGTTTAGGGAAGCCTATGTATTTAACCAACCCTTAAGCAACTGGGATGTTTCGAATGTTACAGACATGGCATATATGTTTCGAGAAGCCTATGCATTTAATCAAGATATTGGTGGGTGGAATACCAGCAGTGTAACAAACATGGAACGAATGTTTAGACAAGCTACCGTGTTTAATCAAGACATCGGAAGTTGGAACACAAGTAGTGTCACCAATATGGCATACATGTTTTATTTTGCAACAGCATTTAATCAAAATATTGGAAGTTGGGACACCAGCAATGTTACAGATATGTCAGCAATGTTTCAATCGGCAACAGCATTCAATCAACCATTAAACACTTGGAACACGGGTAGTGTCACTAACATGCCTAATATGTTTTATTTAGCCGTGGCATTCAATCAACCATTAAACACTTGGAACACCAGTAGTGTTACGAATATGTCAAATATGTTTAGACAAGCGACTGTTTTCAATCAAGACATTGGAAGTTGGGATGTTTCCAACGTAACTTTGTTAAATAATATGTTTTACCAAGCCTATGTATTTAATAATGGAGGAAGTCCGTCGATACAAAATTGGTATGCTCCCTTATGTACGAACTTTAATTATATGTTTGGAGATGCGAGCGGCTTCAATCAACCCCTTACGAATTTAGCGGATACCTCCGGGTTGAGTGGAACTTGCACCATGGGGTTGATGTTTGTTAATGCTATTGTGTTTAATCAAAATATTGGTGGGTGGGATGTGACAAGGGTTTCAGACATGGACAATATGTTCAATTCGGCAAGTGCATTTAACAATGGAGGAAGTCCAGACATACAAACTTGGAGTGCCCCCTTGTGTAATGATTTCACAAATATGTTTTATAAAGCGGCTGCATTCAATCAACCATTGACAAATCTGGTAAATACCACCGGGGTCACGAGTTGTGTGATGACAACCATGTTTAACCAAGCGTCGGTGTTCAATCAAAATATCGGAGCGTGGGACGTATCTTGTGCAACAAATATGGCAAGTATGTTTTCATTGGCGACTCAATTTAACAATGGAGGAAGCCCAGATATTCAAAATTGGACAGCTCCCTTATGTACAAACTTTTCTTCCATGTTTGCTTCGGCTTCTAATTTCAACCAACCATTACCGAACCTCGTAAATACCTCGGGTGTAAGTGGGTGTGTGATGAATTCCATGTTTCAAAACGCAAGTGTCTTTAATCAAAATATTGGAGGATGGGATGTTTCAAAGGTAACAAATATGTCAAGTATGTTTCAAGTTGCAACTGCCTCTGCAACTGCCTTCAACAATGGTGAAAGCACTTCCATCCAAAATTGGTACGCGCCTCTTTGCACAAGGTTCAATTCTATGTTTCAAACCGCAGCCAAATTTAACCAACCCCTTACGAACCTCATCGATACGTCTTCGGTGGCTTCTTGCCAAACGACGTCTATGTTCCTCAACGCCTTTGTCTTCAACAATGGAGATGTCACTACAGTCCCAACCATTACTCCATCCAGTTGCTCTTTCAATACCACGGCCCCTTTTACTTTTAGTTGTCCGGGAGCGTCTTTATTGTCCAACCTGGCAGTGGGAGATGTTCTGTATATAATCACCAATCTTGTCTCGTCTTTCCAAGTGGGTAACTTTCTTTGTGTGGTGAGTACCGTTCCAAACAATACGACGTTCACCATCACTCGATCCTTGAGAGTGAATATTGCCGCAGGAAGTATCTTCAACATTTCAAAAATAAGCAACATCCCAAATGTGACCTTGTCGACTTCTTCTTTTGTCAATTCTACACGAACCTTGACGTGTCCTGGGGCAACCTTTCTTTCCACAGTCACTGCAGGCGATCCGTTGTTGATTTATTTTGCGGAATCTCCCTTCAATACAACCGTGCAAACAGTGGTGGACAATACCAATCTTATCATTAGTGACAGCTGGACTGGAGATGTTGCTGCCGGAGGCATCAAGGCGATTTCAAAGTCTCCGTTTGGAACTAAACCCCTAACTTCTTGGAATATGTCAAATGTAACCTCCACGTTGAGTATGTTTAGCGGAGCTTATTTATTTAACCAAAATGTCGGAAACTGGAATGTGTCCAATGTCACAAATATGACGAGCATGTTTCAAAATGCCTTTTCTTTTAACAACAGCCAACTGACAGTAATGAACACCCTGCCTCTGAATTGGACAACCAGCCAAGTAACGACGATGCTGAATATGTTCAACGCTGCTCGTGCGTTTAATCAATTCATTGGAAACTGGGATCTCGGAAATGTCACTACCACAGAACAAATGTTCTTGAATGCCTTGAATTTCAACAACGGTCAAAATATTACACTTCAAACGATAACGAAAAATACGATTAATGCGGTAGACCTTGCGGCAGGAACAAAAATAGAAAATAGGGGTGCGGTCTTTTCTCTTTCTTGTTCAGTGGGAGATGTTGTATTTATCTATACCTCGGTTCAATGTGCTGCAGTAACCATCCTTGCGATCGATGATCTTGCTTCTCCTCCCAATATCACATCAACAAAAATATCCATTGCAACCAATGATCCAGTGAACCTGGCAAAGCCTGTCAATATAATTAACGTTACCCCAGCCACTGCGTCCTATGTAAATAGCACCAAAACCTTGACTTGCCCTGGTGCAACCTTCTTGACGAGTGTGAGTGTGGGAGATGTCTTTTATATCTATGCGAATGGCCTTACCTACACACCAACAATTCAAACGGTGGTGGATGATACAAATGTGGTATTTGTAACAGGGTTGGGGATCGACCTCTCGGTTGGATCCATCAAGACTGTTTCCACAGCTCCCTTTGGCAAGTACCCATTGAACTGGAACATGACGAAAAACATATCGATACTGGGGATGTTTCAGAATGCCTATAATTTCAACCAGATGACGAATTTTTCTTTTGCACTGACGACCAATATTTCGACGTGTTTCGCCAACAGTTTCTCTTTTAATAACGGTGATTATATCAACACCTCATTGATCCCTTTGAACTGGACTATTCCAAATTTGGTGAGTATGTCCTCTTTGTTTTCTGGGGCACGATCTTTTAATCAATCTGTAAATAACTTAAATGTTTCGTTGGTTACTTCTCTGTTGACAGTTTTTCAAGCTGCTTCTAATTTTAATAACGCAAATCAGTCATTGACGTGGAGTGCTCCTCTATGTACGAATTTCAATCAAATGTTTCAAAATGCGTTTATGTTTAATCAGGCGATGCCAAATTTGGTCAACACTACAGGTGTTGCGACATGCACAATGACCAGTATGTTGGCAGGGGCTCGCATGTTTAACCAAAACTTGAATTCTTGGAACTTGGTGAATGTGACCAATCTGGGCAGTTGTCTTGCTTCAACGAGCAATACATTTCCGAATCGGATGGAATTCAACAACGGAGAGCTCGGAAGACAAGACATTGCAAACGCCAACATCACTCTTTCCACGGCCTCGTTTACAAGCGGAACGGCGGTTCTCAGCTGTCCGGGTGCCACGTTCAATCTGACGAGTTTGGCGATTGGGGATGTTATTCTCATTGGGTCCTCGACGATCTTTATAGCAAGTCCAATCACAGTCATCGGAACAACCACGCTTACCCTCACGGTTGGAACTGTTGGAATGACAACCATCGCCGCGGGTCTCATCCTTTTCATTCAAAAACAACTCCCAGGTACATCCCCGCTTTTGTGGAATACTGCCAATGTCACCACTATGTCTTCAGTCTTTCAGTATTGTGCATTTTTCAACCAAAGCCTTACGACTTCTGGAAACATTTGGAATACAAACAAAGTAACTACAGTCGCTACTATTTTCAATGGAAGCAACTCCACGGCTCAATCTCTTTTCAACAATGGACAAATTACCACAGGAACTACCTCTCCGATGGGTTGGACCTTCAATGTTGCCCCTGTAGAGACCAACTACCGAGCCAATTGTCGATTAACGACTGCCAACAAGCCAGCTTCTCTAGCTTAAAAAAAAACGACCCCCCTTTGTTCATCACAAAAGGTGAAAAAAACTTATTTCCAAAATCAAATAGGCACCCTCCTGCCACCCCCCGTTCAACTTCAAACACCTCCTTACTAACCCCCAATAGTATTGTAATTTTGTAAGCAGGATTAAGTTATAAAATTACACAGTTTCTCTAAAAGTTCTCATCATGAAAACGAATGAACGTAAGGGTTTGTCGCACCAAGGGTTCACACTTGTCTCCTTGTAAAGTTTTGATTTGTCCGCTGTTCTTGTAATGAATGTCGACAGAATACAAGGCCGGGTTTTCTGGGCAAAATCTTGAAACATAATTTGGATTGGTAATATTGATCGAGATACGTTTGATGGGTTCTTGCAGGCTTAAGAAATCTTGAACTTCTCCAAACAAGTTTTTTTCTCGAGAAAAAAGGGAAGTTGGATTTTTGTCATGAGGTACGTGATATTTGCGTAAGAATGTGCGTAAAAAAGAGGATCGATTCATTTTTGTTTGTGTGAGTGTGTGTGGCAGGGCAGGATGTTCTTTTAAGTCCTTTTTTTCATTATATGTTTTTCCTTTTTATCGAAACATTTCCAACACATGTGGAACGATTCCTGTCATGGTATTCAACCCACAATCAAGCTCACAATCCGAACCTAACAAGGTGTGACTCTTGTGTAAGGCATTGGCAATAACTGCATAAGAACTAAACCCTAAATATCGAGCTTTACTTGTCTCGATAATCTTCACCATTTCACTAAAACTACTTGGCTTGCAAAAGGCCATGGCCAATCCTGTCTGTTGCATGAAATGGCGATAATGATCTTCTTCGTTGGAAAGAAACACACAATTCTGTAATTCAGAGCCGATCGCATTCTTCAACTGCGTGATTGCACCAGCCGATGGAAACCGATATGGGGTAGCGTTGATGAGTATCTTATCAGAAAAATCCAGGGGAAGAGACATAGTCGGAGGTGTAATCCACTGGTGCGTTGCCCACCCAACATTAAACGCCCCATGATAAACCTCACACCAATTCCGTATCACTAGATTATTTCTCCAGGACGACAAGTCGACGTCTGTGGGTTCTCCTTGGTGAACTTTGTATTCTTGGATATATTTCTCTGCAGAAATGATTGGATACGTGTCGTTATAGGTTGCATCGACACCAAAGATAAAAGCATCCCCAATCGTTCCGGAAATGTACAGGATACCTTTTCTTCCCGTGTTGTAATAATTCTCACACACCACAGAAAGCTGATTGAAAAAGTCTCCTAATTTGCCTCCAGCTACATAGGTGATTGGATCCAAGTCAAACACTTTTCTCACTTCATCCAAGGTATTCCACACGATATAGTTTGCCAAGTCAAACCTAACCCCAGACCAACCTGCTGCTGCAATATCCTCCCCACCACCACCATCTCCCTCTCCTCCCAAAAATGAAATGGGATACCCTGCAAACAATTGCTCAAATACTTTTCGGTATTGGTAGCGGACATACACGACATCATAAGTAATAATTAAGTAATTGATTTCTGGAATCTTTCTGTAAATGTCTTCTACATCGGTGATCTCCAGGTAACATGTTTCCTCTGCATAACTCTTGTGTTCTTTCACGTCCGAAGAATACAGGTCGTTCAACAACTTCTTGATTCGGAATCTCTTTTGGTTGTTTGCAAAGATCAGGTTCGACAACGTTGCATTTCTCGAGACTTGTTCGAAATTTGTTCCATCGTAATTCTTTAATAGTGCCTTGACTGCATCGGTATCGTCCCAGATCAAGGTGTTGACGTAGACCAACATTCGGTACAAGTATCGGTGCTTCTCAATCAGTGTAACTGTAGAAGACAACTCTTCCATTTCACGTCGGACATCTGCAATTTTCTTGGCGTCTGTAATTCGGTTCACTTTGATTTCCAGGATCGAGTGCTTGTCCACGATCTCCCCGATCGAGGCACTGATTTTTACACAGAGGTTGTCTCGAGAATGTTGTGATGGTGGAAGGTACGAGTTCAAGCTTTCAACCATTGAGTGAAAATCTAACAGGGCACCTTCTGCAAAGACGTATTTGTAAATGACGTTGGTCACCATGTCCTTGATATGGATAAACAGGCTCTTTGGAACTCCGTGTTGAGTATCAGTGAAGAGATCATTGGTTACATGGGTGTTATTGGTCTGGGTCCTTGTATATTGTTGAGCCAATCCTTTGACCACACGTGTGACATTTCCACGTTTGGTTGGATCTTGTTCGTTGGAATAATAGGTGGCAGAGATAATGTGGAAGGGGTGGTTTCCAATCAACAACATTTTTTTGCGTTTACTATATTGTTCTTTTATTTTATTTAAATTTTTTTTTAAACATAACACTACGAATAAAAAAAAAATAAAAATTTACTTCCCACACCCACTCCCACTCCATCCATCCTCTCAATTAACCCGTCATGATACTTTTAATGATCTCATCGACTGAATATCGAGGACTCCACCCAAGTGCCATCAACTTGGAAGCTGTAGCAGTAATATTCACCGGCACCTCATCAATCCCTTTGTTGTTGTTCGTAATAAAGGCAACAATTTTTCCATCCGAAGACAGCACGTTCTCTTGGATAGTGATGGGGATTCCATTTGCCGCATACGCCTTGATAACCATGTCCACCACTCTTACGCTTTCCTCTCCACAAATAATGTAGTTGTCACCGAGGGGTTGTTCCAAAATGACCTTGACTGCTCGTGCAGCATCCGACGCATGTAACACAATTCGGGAAGAATCCAACGACCCAAACGAGATCGGTTCAAAGTTCTGTTTCCATTTCTGGGAATGGTCTCGGATCTTTCGCAGCAAAAAATTCCCCTTCCGATACTTGGATTCAATGGTAAAAAAAACACCGTTGTAAAAAGGCAACCCATAGGTACTGCGGTAAAAATCGACCATCGAATGGGACATGATCTTGGCGATCGAGTAAGGGTGACAGTGATACATGTTGGTGTCGTTTTCTGCCACATGATAGGTCGTGTGGCCCTTGTAAATCTCACTGCTAGAGGCGTTGAAAAACTTTGTTGGCCATTTGTTTTTATGGATGATGTCACAGATCCGTGCAACAGTCAGACCATTCACCTCCAAGGTTTCCAGAGGATTGTCAAAGGCTTGGATGGAACTCGAGATGCCCGCCAAATGCACAATGATGTCTGGTTTGAGGATCGTCAGATTCAACTCCAACTCCTCCATCTGTTTGATGTCAAAATAAAACTTGATAAAGGTCGGAGTCGAAGCCACGTTTTCCCGATTCTTGTGAGCAAATCCATACAGACTGTATGCGTTGGTATCGGCATATTCTTCCACCACATGTTTTCCAATCATCCCGTTGCACCCGGTGATGAGCACCTTGGGCTTCTTACTGTAAATTTCAAACTTCGGGAATGGAAAGATCAATTGACCGCCTCGTTCCAGAAAAGCATCCTCTCTCTGGATAATTTCCTCTCGAAAGTGCCAAGGCAACACCAACAAGTAAGCTGGAGGATTGGCACGCATGGTTTCTTCTGAGATAATCCCAATCCCTGTGGAAGTCATCTTTCCCACTTTGTTGAGGTTTCTTTCCACGGCATACTTAATTCTCTCTTCGGTGATGTTGCCATACTGCAACAAACAATTTCCCTTGGTGGAAGCTCCATAGATGTAGACTTCTTGGCCATTTTCCTTTGCAGCGTCAAGGAATTTATTTAATTTCAACACTTCCCTGTCACAATTCTTTACAAAGGTGTGGTACAACTCTGGATCTTTGATGCCAAAGGTTTCTTCGTCGGAAAGAATCTTCTCGATCAACTCCACGGCTTCTTCGTGTTTGGTGGAGGAACGCTTGGCAAAATAGATCCGGAAACTACCCCCGTTACAGTCGTTGAATTTGATGTCAATGATTTTAAAATTTGCCAAGTCGGCAATGTGCTTTACCGCCGTCAACGAATAATATTCCAGATGTTCGTGGCAGATGGTGTCGATGCTGTTTCTTCGCAACATGGTAATGAGGTAACTCTGTTCACATGTCCAGATGCCATCATCGTCCAAGATGTTGTAAATGTCTCTTGCAAATTGGACAGGATCTGGCAAGTCGTAAAACATGGAAATGGAAGAAACCACTTTTGGATGGAAGTCAAATCCACAATTGGAGGTAAACACTTCCTCGGTAAAATAGCAGGGAATCAACCTCACGTCTCCATAAAAAGCTTTGAACTGGTTGCCGGTGGGATCGATCCCAATTCGGTGCAAAGTGGGGCTGTAATATTGCAACATAGTTGAATCGTTGCTTCCAATGTCAACCACACAGTCTCCTGGAGAGAGCGAGACTTTGGAGAGGATTTCTTCTTGGTACAATTTCAAATGTTCCCGCATGGTGTTACTGATCCCCGAGCGATATCCATATTCGTGTTCATACAATTCGGAGGCAGTGGTGGTGTATTTCAGTTGCACCAAACTGCAGTTGGAACATAAGGACAGGGTGATCGGCGTGGAGGGTGTGCTAAAGTCCCCATATAAAGGGAAACGAGAAGTAATGATTTGATTACCGATGTTAATGACATCGATCAATTTTGGGTTCTTACAAATGCGACACTCATTACACATAGATTGAATATTTCCAAGCATTGTATTTTTGTTTAATTATACATGCTTCAAATACTTTTAATATTCTTTTTTTAAATAATTTAAATAACACACCCACCCGAAAGAAAATTAGATCGGCCATGGTCGGTTTCTTTCCACAACCAAAGGAGAAGGCATGATCACTGCAGGGGTATGGTAGATATTGACGGGAGTAATATTTTTCAACTCGGGTGTAAGACAGGCTTGTTGCCCTGTAACAAGGTTCGTGACTCCTGTGCCTCTGAGGAAACTCTCGACATCCACCGAGTTGTAAGACAATTGATCTCCAGGGATTGCAGCAGGACCAAAGCCATTCCCTGGAAGGTTCAACTCGTAGGCATAACCTCCAGAACCATATTTGTAGAGACTGTAACTTTCTCCTTCTCGATTTTCTCTCTGTTCTAAAACATAATTGACTTGGGTATTTTTGTTTCTTGTCGATGCCATCTTTATGTAGTTCTGTTTTTTGGATTTGTGTTATATATACACGGATGACAAAAAAAAAAGGTTGAGAAAAACACACTTAAACACTGATTTTTGTTTTTCAAGTATTCTCAAATTACAAAAACAAAAATTATGTCGAGAACTTTGCAAATGATGGAGATCCAAAAGGAAGGGTTGGAATTGTTCCAACGCAAGAATGCTGATTATGGAGATGCCTTTGCAACCTATGGCACGGTTGGAGTATTGGTTCGAATCGGAGACAAGATCAAACGGTTGATGTCAATTTCCTCGAACAAAATTTCTTTAGTGAATGACGAATCCATGTTTGACACTCTGCTAGATTTACACAACTATGCAGCGATGGCTTTGATGTTGTTGCGTGAAGAACACCATTCTGAGGAATCTTCACCGGATGCTACCTCACCCCAGAAGATAGAGGGTGGATGGTCTGGGGATGGTGTAGAGAGGTGTCTGTAGGCAAACATAATAAGATAATGATTTTTCATTTAAAGATAATTTTCCTATACCGTGAATTTTGAAAAAAACTACACTCCCCCCTGTAATAAGTTTGTTATACAGATCCATTTATCGTTTGGTAATAATATAACAAAAGAAGAAACCATGGACTATGTACGAATTTCAGAAAGGATGACCGGGTTTACCAACCAAATCATTTTGTTGGCTTCGGCCATTGTCTCTGCAGCAAATCACCGATCCAATGTGGTAGTGGTCCAAGCATTTCTCGACAATATTCACACCTCCAATTACAGTCCAATTAGTCAGATTCTCAATTTGGAAGCCACCAATGTCTTCTTGAAAGAACAGTATAATCTGATTGTGGCAGATCGATCCAACGTGGTCTTTGAATTGGTGAGCGTGTTTTATGGGAATCCTTCGTCTTTTTTCGACGTCACGGATTTTATCAAAGCCAAATGTCTGCGCAACAATCGTCTGGGGATTTCCAAACAATTGGATTTCAACCTCATTCGCGGGGATCCTTGTGTTGGAACTCCGAAAACGATTTTGATCCACTACAAGGTCAACGGTCATCTGTTTACACGAAACTTTCTCGCCGCAAATCGGAAAGGAGACATTACACTCAACATGGACGGTCCTTACAAGTTGCCGATCCAGTATCCTCTGGACATTTCTTTCCCTGCATATGATCCGATTATTAAGAGCTTGGTATTCAATCCCACCATCTTACAGTATGCGAATCAGGTAATCTCGAGAATAGACGCGTCAAAAAAGATAAACGTGATTCATCTCCGTATGGAACCCGATGCTATATCCCACTGGTCAAAACAAAACCGCATCACGGAAGCAGCCTTTGAGCAATCCCTGCAACAAAACTACATAGACTTCATCACACAATATATCTCTCCAGAAGAGGAGACGATTGTGTTGAGTGCTTCATTGTCGAATGGGGTGATTGATTTTCTCGAGAAGAATCATTATCGGTATCGGTTTGTGGATAAATTCTTCCAAGGTCGAGAGAAGAATGCGATTGTTGATTTGCTTGTTTCCAGAATGTGCAACAACGTCTTCTTAGGCAATGGGGGATCTACATTTAGCATGTACGTGTCCAAGATGATGGCGGAACCCTGTCGCACAACTCTGTATATTAATTTAAACAATTTAAAGGAGGCACCAATTGTTGTCAAAAGATAATTTAAAGACTTAGTTACAAAAGAAAAGGGCATGTTTGTGTTAAAACCCAAGGACACTTCCAACAAAGACAAGGGAAATTTCGTCGACAACTTGCGGCAAACGATCGGAATACTCACCAATTCTTGCAGATGGGTCCCTAGGACTGCCTTCCAACGCAACGACTCCAAAAGACGAACCAATCAGACACTCACTCTTCCAGCTGTTATTATCCCTCTCCCTCAACTGCGGCCTCACTCTCCCTCCCAGCTCAACCCTTACTCATCCGAGGTCTCCTCCTCCTCCTCCTCCTTTCCGTTTATTAGGCCTTCCCCCCTCTCCACTATAGCAGTGGTTGAATTCGAGTCCGAAATCCCAGAAGACGAAACAGAAATAGAAGCAGAGGAGTGCATCATGTTAGACGAACCCGTGGGCATCGAACAGTTCCACGGAAAAGGGCAGTGAGTGGGTGTATGTATTACATATGTTATAAAAGATCCATGACACTTGTTACACTGATGTTTGTAACCAGTTTCTGTTTTTATAACATACCATCGAGTTGTCTTGGTGTAAGAGTAGTCACACAATATACATGCCTTGGTCATTTTTTCTTTGTCTTATTTTTTCTGTTGCATCATGTAATCGTATTCTTTAAATCGTTTGTAACCAGAATAACACAACGAAAGATACACCATATAGAGCATCCCCCAACCCGGGCCACCCCCGCCGCCGCCACCTCCACCGCCTCCCATGCCTCTTAAATGAATCGCCCGCAATTTTTTTGTTTTTGGTCCATCTCTTTTCTGGACATTCTTTTAAATTCCTTTTTCCACTTTCTTTATTTTATTGACACTTGTTACTAATGTCTCTCGTTAGATCTCGAGAAGGAACACCCCCACGTATCCAATCTTCCGAAGCAACCTCTTCCACACTGTAAGATGGATTTGTTACACGATCTTGAATACTGTCAATCAAGGGAATCGTGGAATAAGGAGCGTAACAAACCTCACTCGATTTCACCATGGATTTGCGATTGTCTGTGTAAATTCCTTGCATCAAGTTGCTTTCTGTGACTGGGTTCACATATCCACGTCCCAAATAAGGAACTGTTGCAAAAGGACGCTGGTTCAACATGATCCGACTGCGAGGGTGAGTCATCTGGGTGCCATGAAGCAATTGATTGTTTGAATCGACATTGCACCCACCGGCACCTGTACCATAGCCACCCTTGTAATTGACCCCCGGCTGGCTGGTGGCAAGGGTGATTGGATTGCGCATGTAACAATCCGACAAGTTGTAGTTCTGTAACAGGTAGTTGCAGGAGGCCATGTTTTGAATAGAGTATTGATCGGTGTAGCATTGGTCATTGCCCAACCTGGACATGTTTTCAAAAACGTACGAAGACATATTATAATAATTCGTAGATTATAAAATAAATCCCCTAAAATAATTATACGAGAAATAATTATATAAATGCCCACCAAAAACGAAGAAGAACGAGAAACACGACAACCAACCGTAATAACTCAATTGAAACAGGCGTTCTGGACGCTAATCTCCATGATTATTTACATTGCCCTTGGTCTTACTTTGTGTTATCTAAAAATCATGTTTGGTGACATGTGTCGAGCACCCAATCTCAACCACTCCGCATTTACCGATCCTAACACACCATATCCAGTGGACAAGCAAGAAACCACCCCGTCTCTCCCATATTACTCCAAAGAAGACTCCAAGCATTACGTGAAACAACTCTTCATTGCCGAGCCAAACTTCATCACCGCGTATGCTCAATTCCGTGGCAAAAAAGAAAATGGAAAGAACATTCCTCCCACCTATACGGAGAACGAAACAAGCCAAATATTCAAAGCCTTCTTCTTAGAAACCAGTTACATCCTATTTAGCGTCACCAGTGTGTTGCAAAGTATACCAGATTGGCTAATTATCTTGGTGCATCCTTTCATTTGGATGTTTACCTTTCTTGGAATGTCGATCTTTACCTGGCTCATCTCCTCCTACAACATCTTCATGTACTTTCTCAATCCGAAAGGGGTCTTCGCGAAATGGTATGTGGGATGGCTGGCTGGGTTCATTGCATGGTTTCTGTTTATGTGTTTGTGGGGAGCCATCACAGTTCCCATTGGAGTAATTAGTGGGTTTGGACAATTGGTCGTCTTGCTTTCCAAACAGCAAGTCCGCGTGTTGGATCCCTTGGTCGTGGAAGGAGGAGGGCTCCAGCAAAATCCACCCAACGAGTCTCAATACAAGCCCTACAGTTTCTCGAGATATTTCCTCGATATGATCAAGACAAGTCCCATCATTCATTTGATGCTGTTATTTACCTCCTACAGCATTGTAGCAAAGATGACCCAAACCATTTCCGTGTCCTTTAGTAAGATGTTTACCTATGCCTTCCTTGCCGTGATTGTGATTGTGTTGATCTGGTACAAGGGGCGATTTACCTTCATCCCCCAGGACAAACTAAACGAAACTGGGTGGACCTCCCATGTTGATCCGATCACATTTCCAGAAAAATTTACAGTTGTCCAAGGAACGGTTGTCGCGGAGTCTTTGCAAGACTTGATGGATCGAGTGACAAAGCTTCTCGGGGAGAGGAAACCTGGAGAAAAGTTGAATGATTTGACAAAGGGTGCAAAATCTTCGATGGCCTCGATAATGGACAAATTCCCTAAACCCCCCACCACTACTACCACCACCACCTCATCCACCCCCTCTGCAATTCCCACGACGAATGACACTACTACCTCATTCACCCCCTCTGAAATTCCCACGACGAATGACACCACCACCTCATCCACCCCCTCTGAAATTCCCACGACGAATGACACCACCACCTCATCCACCCCCTCTGCAATTCCCACCACAACCACTCCCTAAAAAACACTCCCTTTTTTAACAAACACAAATAAATTAACTTAAAGGAGAAACAACTTCACTAACAAAACAAAATGGAAAAACGCTTAAATACTAAACTCGACAATTATGTTACTGCCTTCAAACATGAAATTATAGAACAGATTCAAAGCGGACTCTCCAATGAAGACCTCATCCAATTCGTTATGGAATACCAGGGCATCACTCTCGGCGACACCGACTTTTTGAAACGCAAAAGATCCAACAATATAGTCCCGGTCTGTGAAAAATGCACTGCGAAAAGAATGAACGATACACAATGCACACGCAGAAAACAAGGAGGTACCGAATTCTGTGGAACCCATATCAAAGGCACTCCCTATGGTGTGATGGAACCAAACACCACCTCCCCCACTATCAAACAAGTCGAAATATTTCAACAAGAAATAAATGGGATCCTCTATTGGATTGACCGGGAACAACACGTTTACTCCATGGAAGATGTCTTGTCCAACAAAACAAATCCCAAGGTGATCGCCTCCTATTCTGTTACCACAGATGGAATGTATACCATTCAGTAACAAATTAGAAAACGAAGATGAGGTTGAGGAAGACGAAGAGGAGGAGGAAGAGATGGAGGAGGAGGAGGCCGACAGGAATAAGTAGGCCCAGTAACTAAATAATTTTGTTGAAGTTCCAAATTCGGGTAAAAGGGTATTTCGGAACTTGTTATTAGTCACAAATAAATTCAAAAGATGAGCGAATTCATGTTCTTTGCCATTTCAAAAATATGCATTGCTTACAAGGTTTCAATGGATGAGCTTCCAAAAGGAATCTTAGATGAAGCTCGTCTGATGGATCACATAAGTGGAGGGCGTGGTTTTGCTAATTGGGCTAATTATCGAATCTATTCGCACTCTTTGTTGATTCGCAGCAAGCAATGGGTAGAAGAGAATAAGGACGAGGATCCGATTTGTTTTGTTGATATAAATGATATGGACGATGTCGTAAGTGAAATGCAATGTTACGAAATCGAACAGATTCACGCGCCTTCCTGGGTAAGTGAAGAATATTTCATGGAAGAGTATCGCGAGCTTAATGCTAATGTTAATAAGTCTTAATAACCCTCCCCCACACTTACCCTGTAATTTGAAATAATTTGTACTCGGCTTTATCAGCTAGCACTAACTTTTGTTTTCCAAAAATAATAATTTACAACGGATGTCGAAAAAAAAAATTACTCGTTAGTTATGAAAGACGTCATAATCTGTGTCTAGACAGGCAGAGAGAGCACCCCTTTTTCGGAATTCTGCTATCTTCTTTGCGGAATATCCCTTCTGGAAACCTTTTGAAATGGTTGCTTTGTCATATGGAGAATCGTAGCACTGGCAACCTTCATTGCAAAAGATACGCTTGCAACTCTTGAATTTTTGGCGATTGGACTCTTTGGTTGGCTTTATATTATACTTCTTCAATGATTCCTTTTCCATTCGGTTCAATTCAGCTACATAATCATTCTTACAAAAGTTGCTACACCTTTTTACTGCTGCCGTGTTTTTGATCGTTTTATTCAAGTCTTTCATACATTTCTTGGTTTTTTTCAGTTGCTTCAATACTTTCTCGAGTTTTTTCTTGTCTATGTGCTCCATATTTCAAATTTGAATGTTTTATATTATGGATCGATTTTTTTATTATTTTCTCCCACTCATCAACACCGATATCCTGTAATATTTGACTGCTTTTTGTAAAAAAAGATAGTCCCGTTTGAGATCCGTTCTCCGCAATGCTTCCTCATAAAGGATTGGCTCCCTCTTTGCAGCCTCAGCAAACGTCCTCTCATTCTCTTCGTCCATCGGATCCCCTCGTAACTTGCCTTCCAAATAATCTTCCATGAGGCTAAGTTCCAGTTCTTGGTTATCTGTGTAGTTACGCGAAGAAACAATCGCGTCATTTTTCAACTTTTGTCTCTCTTCTTCATACAATTGATTGAGCTTGCTGTAATGATGAGACATCAGTTGAGCATCATAATTTTCATTGGATCCACACAGGCGGTCTCTAGCGATTTCATAATTGCGTTGGTTATACTGATGGATCATTGTCACAATCTCTGGATCGAGTTGTTCTTTTAATTGGTGAGAGGGTTCCACAGACATATTTGTGTGTGTGTGAAAAATTATAATGAATATTACAAAGGACTTAAAGATTAAGTTCTTTTATTATGTTTATGTGACTTTTTGTGGGTGTTCACTCGGCGTGACTTCTTACGTCTGCGGGTAGTGGTTGTGAGTTTGCGTCTAGTGTTTCTTTTTCGACGGGTGACTCGCTTGGTGCGGAAGAGTCTACGTTTCCCGTGAGCTACCAACGGGATGCTTGGTAGGGGAATGATATCCATCTTGAGCTCTCCTAACTTTTCTTCAACATTCGTTTGATTCAATGTGCCTAAAATTTGAATGAGTCTTTGCAATTCTTTCCATTGTATCAGGTTATGGCTACCATTCCCCGGTTGGTTTTCGTTGATTATTAGTTCCTGTATTTTTAAAAGGAATTCGAGCAGTTGGTTCCGAATGGATATAAAGTTGTTATTACAGTAATCGAAGGGAAGAGATTCAACCACCTCTTGATACATTTTACACTTTCTCTTGTTACGTAGATAATAAATAGGCCAATTGCAATTTTTTAACAGATTAGAGTCAACACATTTGTCAAATTTTATTATTTCATGTTTCATTTCCTCGATCTCTTGTTCGTATTTTCTCTTTAATTTTTCACGTCTTTCCTTGCGTCTTTGCCTAGATGCCTCGAGTCTTTGCCTCGCTTCCTCTTCTCGTTTCCTCTGTCCCTCTTGTAGTTCCTTGCGTAGATCCTCAAACCATTTAGCCCATGCGCGGAGATTTTTTCCGCCTCCAATTTTTATATTAGGTGTTTCAAACGAATTGATCAACCGGTGGATCTGCACGATGCATTCTTGGAAGAATGTATAAATTATGTCGGTGGATTTAAATTTTTTGTTTATTTGGTTTTTGATTTCTTTTAATTGGTGAGTTAAAAGCACTCTGTAATTTTCCGGTAAAACTATCGGTACTGCAGATGACTGGGCATTGAGTCGTGGGGAGGTTGCAAGGACGGCGCGTAGAAAATCACCTTCCTTCTCCTCTTCCTCCTCATTCTCTGGGGTGATTTGCGGTGGTGGTGGTTGGCCTTGGATTTCACCATAGGAATGTTCGACATCATTATAAGTTACTTCGTTTTCTGGGATTGTGGGTGGTGGTAGGTTCCTCTCACGTTTCTTCGGTAGTGGATTCGGTGTTAATTTGAAGGTGTCTACTGTATGTGTCGATGGTGGCGTTGGTATTTTACCTTCGATTTCACCATAGGAATGATGGACCTCATTATTCGTTACTTCGTTTTCTGGGATTGTGGGTGGTAGGTTCCTCTCACGTTTGTTAGATGGATGTGCTATTACTTTGAAGTTTCCGCTTTCTAGTAATGGTGATGGAGTTGGAGTTGGGGGGTGTAGGTTCCTCTCACGTTTGTTAGCTGGATGTGCTATTACTTTGAAGTTTCCGCTTTCTATTAATGGTGATGGAGTTGGAGTTGGGGGGTGTAGGTTCCTCTCACGTTTCTTAGCTGGATGTGTTATTACTTTGAAGTTTCCGCTTTCTATTAATGGTGATGTAGTTGGAGTTGGGGCGTGTAGGTTCCTCTCACGTTTCTTAGGTGGTGGATCTACTGTGAAATTGAAGGAGGGTATTATTTCTGTTTTGTTGTCTGTAACCGCGGGTTGATTCTTCATAAATCTATACGTACCGGAGTTTCTATTTGTACGTTGAGGAATATTTTGAACACTGGAAAAAAAATCTTCAGTTGATGAACGTGTTTGAGACTTATTGAATTGCGGTTGATATAGTTTAAAGTTGTCAAGTGGACAATTCACAAACATATCCATATATTCACTTACCTTGCGTACGTTCCAAAAACTTATATCTACTCGAAAATTACGACAATCTTTAAACATACGTCTCATGTTCGTCACATTGCTAACATTCCATAACTTTATTGTTTGTTGATTAAACTGAAAACATCCATTAAACATTTCTTCCATAGAGTTAACAATTGCATGCTTGCTTAAATGAAATATGCCATTATTAAATTTTGCACAATTTCGAAACATGCTGTCCATGGATGTAACCTTATCCAGGTTCCACTCACTTAAGTTTTGATTAAAATTTCTACATCCTTCAAACATAAAAGCAGTATACATGACTCTATTATTAGCACCAATCTTAAATATTTTACCGTTAAAATCTGTGCATCCGAAAAATGTTCCATAGAAGGAATGTACTTTTTGTACATTCCACTTATTTAGATCCTGGTTAAATACACTACATTGACCAAATGTTCGTGGCATGCCGGTCACATTATTTACCCACCAATCATTGATATTCTGGTTAAACAGGTGACAATCATAAAACATTAAATCAATATTCCAAAGAGCATTATCTCTATATAATGAAAACAGAGGTTGGTTAAACTTCCTACACCCATAGAACATACGTGACATATTTTCAACTTTCTGTACATTCCATTTAGTTAAAGGCTGGTTGAATTCATTACATTCAGAAAACATACCTGACATATTTATTACATTGGAAACATCCCACTCTTCTATTCCATTGAGTTTTACATTTTGTTCAGGGGTTTTTATCTTTTCGTTAAACAAATCACTTAAATCAGAGACCGTTGAAATATCCCATTTGTCAATACTGACATTAAACGTTCCTTGTAAATATTTCATTATTTTGTCATCTAAGTCGTGTCTATTAGTAATAATGATTTTTTCCTGGTTTGATGCCATCAGAATGTATACTATTATTATACATTAAAAAAAATAACTGTCTTCATTTGTCCTCTTTGGAGAACGAATAAAGACCAATATAGACGAACTGACGGATACCCCTCACTCTCTTTCAAATGTGGTGAACATTTTTCCTTGGCAGGCCGGGGTGTGTGTTGCATTTAAATAATATGAGTTGGAATCGACGTGGTCTTCTTTTTCCTCCTACGAGTGGCGGAGGAGGACCGGAGTGTCGACGGCGCCTTTCGGTGTGTTTTACGGGTTAGCTTCTTCTTTAATCTCCGTTTGTTTCCGCCGACGTCGTCCCTTTCTCTCTTTTGTGCCCAGGGTATCGCTTTCACTTTTTCTAGTTCCTCCACAAAATTAGTTTGATTCGCATTAGATAAATGGAAACTTACATCTGATAACATCTTCAGGAATGGTTCCATCGGTCCTCCGTTTACAAGGTCATCATAGGAGAGCATCACTTTTTCTAATTGCATAATTACAGACATTAGTTTGTCTTTTATTTCAATAAATTCCTTGTCACAAATTATGATATCGTTGGGTTCATCGGCGCTGAGAATACCATGTATATTAGTTGCTGTTTCAAGTATTTTACATTTCCGCATGTTTCGCAAGTAATACCAAACGCCGGAACAGTCATTTAACCCCTTATATTGTTCCTCACTAATACATTTATTCTTAACAATTTTGTCACGGGTTCTAGTGATTTCCTCATTAATAGTTGGTCCTCTTTTTTTGTTCCATCCAAATAATCCTCCTTTTCTCGTTTGAGAGTATGTTTGTTGATGTCTTTCTCTTAGGTAATTCCTCAAATGCAAAATAACATATTGAATGTTTTTTATACACTCACTGAAGAACTTGTATTTTTCATTTTCATATTGAAAGCCATGCTTATAGGCCAAAGAAGGCTTTCTGTTTCTCCAAAAATCCCAATATTTATCCACGGCCTGACGGATAGCCTTAAACTCTTCTGAAATCATCTCTAGAAGTAAACGGACTCGACGAAGCTCTTTTCTATTGACGTAGGGAGGAGAAGGTTGGACAGTGTCCATTACAACGCTGGACTGCTTTGCAGGGGGGCTGGCGGGGGTTCTTTCCTTTTCCGACTGGATGGGCGGTGTCTTTGGCGGTGAGATCCTGGGGCTTTCCTGTGAAATTTCCTTTCCAGGACTTGTTGGGTTTACTTCTTCGACTGTAATTCCAGGCGGATAGTGATCGGGGCTTAAACTGTTACAATGAGCAAACATATGAATTTTTATCGCGTCGCGATGTATGTTCCAGTGACTGAGGTCTTGGTTAAAATTCTTACAATCCAAAAACATTAGCATCATAAACCGAATATTATTCACATCCCATCCAGATATGTCTTGGTTAAACTTATTACACAATGCGAACATCGAATCGGTGTAAATGACTTTATTACCTTGTTTCAAGTTGAAAATACCGGAATTGAAATGATTGCAGTTACAAAACATATTAGTCATATTTTTCACTTCAGGTATGTCCCATTCAGACAAGTCTTGGTTAAAATAAGGACACCAAGTAAACATACTCTCCATAGTTTCAACCTGTGCAACGTTCCATTTTCCAATTCCCTGCAGCTTATCGTTTAACGCGGGACTTGTTATTTGATTGGCAAACAAATTTGCCATGTCTTTAACTTGACTTACATCCCATTGATCGATGGGTGGTATGTCGGATCTGGTACCTTTTAAATATAAGTCAATTGTTCTATCAAGATGTGTTCTATTGGGAATATCTAGTATCATTGTATATCTTTCTATGAGATATTTTTCACACGCCCACATTCTAAAAAATATATGCAATACGCCCACTTTCTGATCTCTTTCTTGTCTGCAATAAATAACAAACAAACAAACAAACGAACCCTAAAACGCCAAACTAAATTATGAGTCTCCACCTTGTTTCTGTAACCAAGTCTTTAAGTTATGTTTCGAATCTTTGTGTTGCCGGATCATTGTATTCTGTTGTTCTCTTTTACCTTTCTTCCCAAAAGCAAAAGCCAATGTTAGAGTTGTCGAGAAGAATCTTAGGGGAATTGACAGCGGCAGGTGAATCTTCTTCTTCTTCTCTTCCTCTCGGGGAAGACGAAACAGGAGGAGAGAGATGGCAGCCCGCTCCCCGACCGTTCCAACGCCAAATTAAAATGGAAATCCAAACACGTCTCGACAATTTGTTCCACCTGCGACTCAAATACAAACAATATCTGAAAAGCAACACCCGCAATAAGATCATCGATCCCAATGAACTTCTCGCACAATGGAATGGGAAATATAAGAAGTTGATGGTCATTACACCCGGTGGGCTCTATGGGTACTACATGTTGGGTGTGACTCGATACATTAAGAAGAATTACGATTTAAACGAATATGTGTTTTCGGGAAGTTCCGCGGGTGCGTGGTGTGCTCTCTTCCTGTGTTTGAAAGACAAAAAGCACGTGACGATGCTTTTGTTTCAACTGGTGCAATCGATGCAGGAGGAGATGGGTTCCAGGACGATGTACGATTTTTTGTTTGCAATGAAACAGAAGGTCCTCGAATTGACAACCACTGCAGATTATCATTTGGATCGATTGCACATTGGTGTGTTGAATTATGAGAACTATGAGTTGAAGACCACGATTTATTGTGACTTTGTGAGCTTGGAAGACGCGGTGAATTGTTGCATCTCGAGTTCGAACATTCCCTTTTTAACGGGCGAGTTTTCCCATACGTACCAAGGATCGATGGCGTTGGATGGGGTGTTTGCCAAGTACCCTTACCTGAATGTGATCGAACCTTCCCTGGTAATTTATCCGGACATCTGGAAGACGCCGCACCGGAAGCAATTGGGGAACAGTCTGTTGTCCAAGGACAAGGTGAATTTATGGGAGCTCTTTTTGGATGGATACAATGACACGATCGTCCATCACGACTTGGTGAGTGAGTTTTTGGAGTGATTTCTTGGAGATAAACTTGGTGTGGGTCGTTGGGGAAATAGGGTGAGAAATTTCGGTACTCTCTAAGGGCTCAGTGGATGGGATTGTTGTCGTTTCCGGTTCCAAAATTTCGGTACTGTGTAACACGTCGGTCGTGGAAGGGGGGCTGCTTTCCAGAAGTCGAACACTGGTCATCGACTTGGCATCTTTGAACTTTTTGCTGTTGGTGTTTTTGCGGTGAAGGTTGCATTGCAGACAGGCAACCACAACATTCTCGAGACTGTGGCACAAGTCATTGTCAATTCTGTCTAAAGACCATTGGGACATTTCTCTTACGCGCTCGTAAAACACATGACATTGGCGATTGCAATAATAACACAATAATCGGCAAGCCAGAAGCTTCTCGATCGTTTCATTCAGGGTAATGTTGTGACCTTCTCTCTTTTTGTGTTGATCTTGAAAGCGATACCCACTAAGTTTTGTTTCCAATTCTTTTTTCATTAAGAGAAGGGCTTCTTCTCCTCTTTTCTCGAGAAATCTCTCTGTCTCCAAGGTTTTTTGAGAGCTATGTTCCCGAAGCTCCATTGCCAATTGCAATTGGGTATCGATGTCATAGAGGGAAGGATCCCAGGTGCGTGTTGTGATTCGAGATTTGTATTGATCTCTTTCATTGGCCCGAGTCACTTTTTTCATTTGGTACCGAGTGTGGGTTCCTTGGATCTTACATTGTAACACGTTTGTGGTAGTGGTGGTGGGAGGGTCGTTCTGAGGACTCGTCGGAGTAGCTGTGGTGTTGGTGCTAGTTTCCATTCCTTGGTGGTGGGTCGTGTTGTTTTTATATAACATAAAAGAAAGGCAATTAAATGATTCTCCTTATGTAATATAATATATTAAATGAGTTTAAACAAAAATGTGTCTCTTTACGTTTCGAACGTACCCTTGCATGACAGCTCCAACAACAACACAGAACCCCCACCCAACTGTAACAACGAGGATTCCAGTGAAGATATCCACGAGGACGAATCTACCCCAGAAGATAACCCCCATCGGAAAGTTCGAAGACTCGGGGAAGGTACTGGAGCAACCAAGTCAACCACCACCGAATCATCCTCCTCTGTAACAACCACCACCACAACCACCACCGGGCTGGGAGAGACCGCTGCAGCAGCTTCCGCTGTGCTGGATGAATGTCCTTCCGAATTAAAAACTTTACGATACAAAATCATGCTTATGAATAACAATACACCAGTAGACGTACCTCCACCTGCAAAAAACAGTTACGAAAATCTGCAACTGTTTTTAGAAAAAGAAAAGAATAACAACAACAAAGAGAATTGGAACAAACTTAATCGATCGGTGAAAAACAAAAAAGTCTCCGAGTTTGTCGAGAACTATGCCACCGCCAATGAACTCACCGAAGAAGAACATACCCGCTTGTTGGAAATGTTGAAACAAAACATGGGCAAAGGAAAACTCACCAAAAACAAAGAAGTCATCTATGACAAAACCAAGGGAGTTATCAAGGAGATGCCTTGTTTAGTTTTCAACAAAGTCACTCGTCACTTTACCATTAAAAACATGGATGCTGCAGCCAAACATTCCGGTACCATCAAGAAATCTTATCTTGGAAAAAGTGGGACTGGGACTGGAGGTGGAGGTGGAGGATCTGCGACCATCCGTTAAACTCTCTCTCTCTCTCTCGATAACATTATTTCCTAAACAATATAATTACAAAGCCATAAATTTTTAGTATTACCAAATTACAGAATGTTGTCTAACGAATTTAAACCTCGATACGCACCTTTGAGTCACGAACAACCACCAGCCCCACACCATCTGCTGGATCACTCCGACATTGTCATGGAAGTTCTGGAAGAATATTTGCAAGAACATTTTTCAATTTTAGCCGAACCCGATGCAGAAGAAATTATCACTCAAGATCTGGTGCAGTTGTTTTGCCCCACTCTCGAGAATTGTTGTTTCACCAAGAAAAAAAAACAAAAGAGAGGAGTCGCAGAGAATATAGAAGGCGACATGGACGATCAACACATCGAAGAACAAATTGAAGAAGCCATTCAACATTTCTTTACCTTTGTCATCCCCCGGCGTTCTTTCCAGACATCCTTTACTTTCCTGCCTCCCAATGTCGAGAAGATCCAAGCACAATTAGACCACCTACGGAACAAACCCCAACCCGTGCAACGAACCGAGGAATGGTACCAATTCCGTCACAACCTGATCACCGCCAGCGAACTCTCGAAAGTATTTGAAACACAATCCCAACAAAACAACCTCATTTATAGCAAATGCAAACCATGGGAACCCATGGGACGGTGCAACAACCCCGCCTCCCCACTTCACTGGGGGCAAAAATACGAACCCCTCTCCGTTATGCTTTACGAACACATCTACCAAACCAAAGTAGGAGAGTTTGGTTGCATTCAACATGAAACACTTCCTTTCCTTGGCGCTTCTCCCGATGGAATTAACATCGACCCCTCCTCTCCCAGATTTGGTCGATTGTTAGAAATCAAAAATGTCTTGTCTCGAGAAATTGATGGCATCCCTTTGAAAGAATATTGGATCCAAATGCAAGCTCAAATGGAAGTCTGTAACTTGGATGAATGTGATTTCTTGGAAACGAAGTTTGTAGAATATGATGGATATCGAGAATACATTGCAGATAAATTCGTTCAAGGATCTGTGATCGAAGACAACAACGACCGCGACAACCAGCCAAAAGAAGAAGGAAAAAAAGAAGGAGAAGAAGAAGAAGAAGAAGAACATACATTCTCTTGCCCGTACAAATTTAAAGGTTGTGTGATGATGTTTATGTTACCCAATACCAACACCCCAGTCTATGAATTCAAACCCCTCATGCTAAATGATGATGACGAGGAAACCGTGTGGGAAGAGGAAACCATACGTCGGTATGAATTGAAAGGATACCAATGGATCACAAACATCTATTGGAAATTACAGGTGTTCAGCTGTGTATTGGTGTTACGGAACAGATTTTGGTTCCAAGCTTCTGTGCCACAAATCCGGGACATGTGGGATACGATCGAAAGAGAGCGTCTAGCAGGGTATGATCATCGGGCACCAAAATCGAGAAGTAAAAAAATCGAAGTGAAACTCCTTGGTGGAGCTGGCGATGAGTCTGTTACAAGCTCCGGTGGGGAACCTTTAGCCAACGAAACCTCGGACGAAAGAGAGGCATGACATATTGCAATGAAACAAAAACCATTTTAAAGAAATACCCCTTCGTCGGTAAGTAAGAAAGAACAATGATTTTTCCCCCTTCATACCTCATTAACCGTGTGTAAGTTATGTTTGCTAAATTACTTTGGGTTTCGTTCCATATATCGAGTAAAAAATGGATCTTAGAGAAGATATAGTCAAGTTGCTGTAGGAAGAGGTTCCCCCGCTTCTGCTCCTGTAGCTTCGTTCAAAAAAAATATTTCCAATACCTGGTCTATACTCTTGGATTTTCTCATGATCTCTTTGAAATTAGAAAAGATAAACTAGCCTACCTGACTGCGCGCGCGTTGCGAGTTTCTTATATTTAGTATATATATATATATTTTAATCACAGGGATATATAAACATATACACTGTTATATCTATGACACGGGTTGATAAAAAACATAGACGTAAAACCGCCGCATGGCAAAGGAAAAATAAAACAACAAAAAGGGAGAAATGGGTTGGTGGGATGTTTCGAGAGACGCAACGTCTTCTTAAGCCTTACAAAAAGCTGCTTGAAGACTTTATTCAAGAAAAAATGACATTTGACGCTTTTGTTAACCAAGTAATAAGTGTATCAGAGACAATGAAACGAAGGATGTTACAAGACGAAGCAGGAAGGCAAATAGAGAGAAAAGTCATTAATATAAATAGAGATTTGATTCAATCCCAACAAGACAATGGAGAAAATGATGCAAGGACAAAAGAGTTAAAAAACAAACTTGCACTTTGGGAAGAATATAAAACATATTTTTACGAAGCTATTCAAAACGCTTTAATAAGAAGATATTCAAAGTCAAATACACCATCATTCGATGAAATAATATCGCCAGAAATAGATAATGATATACATACCATCTTGACGAAAAATAATATCAAAATAGGCGATATAATTGAACACCCAGTATTTTTTACGAAGCAAGCTATTAGTAATAAGTTAACAAAGGAGGAAAACAACAAAATGCGGGATTATGTCAAGAAGTTACTCGTATCACAAGTTCAAATATTACTCAGAGATATACAATTGAAATTAACAAAATTAGCTGACATTAACCCTAGTCTCCTTTCGTCTAAAGAGCTCCTTATGATTATTGGAATTAAAAAAGAAATTCGAAATTATATTGGTAAGAATCTAGAGATATACAGTTCAAACACAATTAATCAAGACAAAACTAAATTAAGGGGATTTGACACCGACCTAAATAATATATTGTTAAAACTTGAGAGAATTACACCACAGCCCGAAGCCTCTTTGCAAACTGGAAAAGAACAAGAAGTCGACACGACACTCGAAGCCACTTTGCAAACAGAAAAAGAAAAAGAAGTCGACACGACACTCGAAGCCACTCCGCAAACAGAAAAAGAAAAAGAAGTCGATCCAACACTCGAAGCCGCTAAGGAAATTTCAGAAACAGGAACAGGAACAGAAGAAGTCTACACAATACCACCACCGGAAGAAGCAACAGATACAGAGAAAGAAGATGAAGGTGAAGGAAGAAAGCAAACAGACTTAATTCTTACAAAACCCGTAACACTACAACAACTCCCTCAAACTTGGCAGGTATTCAACACGCACTTGGCAACAAGAGATCCAAAAAAAGAAGAACTACAAGAAGAGCAACAAGAAGAAAAAGAAGAAGAAGGAGAAGAAAAAGAAAACGAAGAAGTAGAGGGAGAAGGTATCTCTGCCCGGGCTGCTGCTGCACAAGAGTTAGATGAAACTATTCAACAAAACACTAGAGATATAAATAGTTATCAGGAAAACGCAAAAAAAACCTTAAACCTAACCGCAACGAAGCTCCAAGAAGGCCTTCACCGCCTATCAAGAAAAAGCGATATATTTGAGGAGAACGCAAATAAATTAAAAGACAATGAAAAACAATTGGAACAACACCAGTTGGATTATAAAAACGCTTTAATTGCTCTGAAAGAACGGGACATCGCATTGGAAGAAAACGGTGAGGCAATTAGAAAGTTGCAAACATTCATAGGCGTTCAAGAGGAGTTGATCGCAGATCAAAAAAAAGTAATTCAAAATTTACATTCAAGTTCTGAAGAAAGGAAAACAGAATTGGAAAAAAGGAAAAAAGAATTGGAAAATAACCTTCAAGGTATTCAAAACGATTATCAGAGACAGTTACAAGAGTTACAAGAGTTACAACAACTTACCAAACAGGAGTCAAGCGAAATAACAAGAGAGAATAACATGTTGCAACAAAAGCTTTATTTCAGTGAAACTAAGCTTGCAGAAATGAAAAAAACCATGGAAAAAAATGAAAAATATATCAGTGACCTGAGAGAATATATGGATAAGGAATTAAAGGATACAAATGCGAAGATAGAAACGGCAAAAAATGAGGCAACGAAGGCGAAGGAAAGTAGTGATCGTCTCAAGGAAAAGATGAAGGAAGAAGTAAGAAAATTACAAGTTAACATGGAAGCGGCAAATCAGGCAAAACGGATTGCCGAACAAAAGGCAGATGAAATTGAAAGGGAGATGGGAGTAATTCAAACATCAAGCGAATCACTCAAAAGAACACAAGAAGATTTAGTTAAGGATAATAAAACACTCCGAGAGCAATTGGAAGAATATCGAGAAAACCTTACTATGTTGCAGAACAACATAGAGAAGATGAAAGAAGAAGCAGCTGCTCAGAGACAACATGCCGAAAGAGAAATACAAAACGCTAGAGAAAAAGCTGCAAAAAAAGAACAAGAAGCCGAGAATGCACGCAAGGAGATCAAAACGACTACGGATATGTTACAAAAACAAAGAGAAAAATCTAATGTTTTAAAAGAACAAATTTCTCAATTAAAAGACCAAAAAGATAATGCAAACGCAGAAACAGAAATTTCAAGATTGACCCAACACTTGGAGTTAAATGAAAAGAATATTCAAGAAAATCAAACGAAGATAGATCAATTGAAGAGATCATTAGGAGATGATGTAGGGAAAAGAGGATTTTTTGGCTATTTATTTTCTCTTTTTAGTTCAGGCATGAATGATAAAACAGAAGGAGTAGAACTAAAGGACTTTGGTAGGAGTACTGATAGTGGTAGTAGCAGTAGTGATGGTAGTGGTATTGATACTAGTAGTAGCAGTAGTGGTGATAAAATTAGTAGTATTAGCAGTAGTATTGATAGTAGTGGTACTGGTATTGGTACTGGTAGTAGCAGTAGTAGTAGTATTGATAGTAGTGGTACTGGTATTGGTACTGGTAGTAGCAGTAGTAGTAGTATTGATAGTAGTGGTACTGGTAGTAGCAGTAGTAGTGATAAAAATAGTAGTGATAGTAGTAGCAGTAGTAGTAGTAGTAGCAGTAGTAGTAGTAGTAGTCCTACTTTAATTCAGAAAATTGTTGGGATATTTAAGTCGAGTAGCGGTAGTAGTGATGGTAGTGGTCCTAGCAGTGTTAATACAAGCAGCGATAGTAATAAGGGGTTGTTAAGCATGTTTAAGAAAACAGACAATAGCTCATCGGAAAAAACCCGGACTCTATACGAAGATGACGATACCAGTTATTTAGATGATTTTATTGAACTCTTTCAGCCCATATCTACTAATGTAACAGAATTATTAGAATATATACAAGAAAACCCTCTCTCAACAACGTTGTTTATATCAGGTTTTATTATCCTAATTCTTATTATTACCATTGTTCTGGTGTCAGTTTTGCCCAAGAAAGATAATGGTCTGGGAACGTGTGACAGTGGATCATCGGACGATGGTGGAGGAGGAACAACCCCAACGAGGGTGATCGATAAAACGATGGTGACAGAGAGTATTGTCGAGACGACAAAATTGAACAATTCGTACATGGTTCTATACGATAATAAGAATGTGGATTATCGACACTCGTATTACGCAAACTTAAACGTTACGACAATGCAATCATGGTATCCGTATCTCAATACATTGTATTATTTCTTTGTGGGAATTTATGCAGTGTTTTTATTGATTTTCCAAAGGAACACTCCTTGGTTGTCCAAGGTAACATCCTTTGTCTTTGTTTTGATTGTGACAAATGTGTATATCTTAAAGTTTATTGTATCACTCTTAATTGTTTGTTACACGTGGCTAACGGTGAATTTACCCAAGGTTTTTTTCTATAAGACGTGAGACAAGAAAGTGACTTAACAAAATTAATTTAAAGATAAAGATTTCATTATGTGGTTTGTTGAGTGTGAGTGTGTGTTATTCCGCTCTAGCAAGCAAGCGAAGAGAGAGAGAGAGAGAAAGAGCAGCTTTTAATTTACCGAAGTATCAATGTGGGCATTTTCTTCTTTCTTGAGAGAAATGTTTCGATAAGAATTGGCGGTGGGTTTGCCAAATTTTTTTTCCAATGCCGCATAGAAATCCTTGGGAGGAGAAGCTTTCATTCCAGTAAAGTTTGTTTTGGCCCAATCTTGGAAAGCAACTAAGAAGTAATTTCTCTTTGTTGGGTTTAGATTTGCTTCAGGGACAGGAACGACTTCGACACATTCGGCGATGAAGCAAGCAATCATGTCTTGTCCCTTTTGGTAGTTGTGACTTTCTTCCAAGACTTCTTCACAATCGGTAACGGCGCCACGAGTCAAGAGGTAACGTGACACCAGCATAGAGATAAACGTGGGTGCCCAATTTTTAAGTTTGCCTTCCAATGTGTAATCCTTTGGGAAGATAAATCTAGCGTCCGTGTCGTAGGATGCGTTAATGTTATCCACAAATTTGGACATGAAACGTACCACCCGAATACGTCTCCAGGTTCCGTCATCGGTGCTGTTGATATCAAAGAGGATATTGGAGCAGACGACGAGACTGAGTTGTGGGATGAAGGTTTCGCTGTCTTTGTAGAGTCCACGTGCGGTGATGGGGTCTCCTCCGGTGATTTCCTTCATCACGCCTTCATTCAAGGTGCAACTGTTCTTTGTGGGTTCTTGCATGACGGCGTAACGAATGCCCTTGAGTTGTACGATTTCGGAAGAAGTGCCTCCGATTTCACCGCGTTTTTGAGTGACGAGAGTGATGGGTACGGTGCCCTTGTAATCTCCGAAGCAGTGTGCCATGAGAGCGGTGAGTTTGGATTTGCCGTTGCTGCCGGATCCGAGGTAGATGTTGAAGGTTTGATTTTCGTTTCCTCCGACCAAGCAAGAAGCCAAGTGATCCCACATGTAACGGTTGAGTCCCTCTGTGGGGAAAAGTTGATGGAAGAAGGTGGTAATGTCGGAGACCATGCCCTCGTATCGTTCCCGCTCTGGAATGAATGCCACATGAGTGCATTTGGTAAGGTAATCCTGTGGCACTCCAGGGCGGAAAGTGTTGACCCCTTCGGAGAAATCCCAGACGCCGTTGGTGAAGCAAAGGAGAGTGGTTTTGGAGTCTGCTTTTTCGATAAAGTCAGGGTCGTAAAAGAGTGTGGCGGCTTCAGTAAGGATGTTGTTTTTGTTTGGGGTAGCTTTGCATTTGGAGCAGATGAGGGAGACGATATCGAAGGCGTCTTTTTTTGCGTCCACCTCATCTTTTTTTTTGTCAAGATCTTGGGAATCGTTTTCGTCCGGTTTTTGTTTTTTGGCACGAAGGTATTCTTTCTCAGCGGTTTTATGTTCAGCTTTGCGTGCTTGTTTGATGCGGTCGTAAATTTCAAAAATGTCGACGGAGATGACCTTGCGAATGGAGGATCCCTTGTCTTGAACCCATCGATGGTCTTGGTAAGTATACCATATTTTTTTTTCGACGCTTGCACAGATGTATCGATCTTTGTAGAATTGATAGAGAACCATGGCCAAGTCCCAGTCGCTGCCGTCTTTAAGTGATTTTTGCACATAGTATTCGGTGGATTGTTCCAGGATGTGTTGGAAGGCGGTGGGGTTTTCTTGTTTCGCGTAATACATGATGGTGCGGCGAGTCAAGACCTCTCCTCCGGACCGATCACTGGCCAATCCGTGATCCCACCTGCGTTTGAGCGCTGGGATATCTGCGTAATTGAAATCCTCCGCTTTGCTGCGTAACATGACCCAAGATAAGAAAAGTCGTTCATCTGTGTTTTTAAGAGCAAAGGCAATTTTTGTATTGAGGTCGTGTGATCCGGGGCGGTAAAACTTTTCGGGCAAAATTTGCGTATACTCATGAGTTTCTTCCACATGATGTTCTTCGCTGCGAAGAGAGCGCATGATGAACAAGACTTGTTGAGCGAGAATTTCTCCATCAGTGATTTGGTGGAGAGGAATCAGAGATTCGGTGGGAGAAGTTGCATCCGGGCTAGATCGGGCTCTTCTACTGGTCGCTCCACCTCCACCGCCTCCGCCTCCTCCTCCTCCACCCTCAAAGTCGTCCTCGTTATTTTCTTCATCGCGACTGCGTTTGGAGGAGGTGGACTGAAATTGAGTACCGGTTCGTGCGGTGGATCCAGATTTGACAGTGTTATATTCCTCACGGATTCCCGGATGAATTTCAAACACCGGATGATGTGGGTATTGTCCGGATAATTTGTAAAGGTTTTGTTCCAAGTTGAACTCGTCTTCACATTCCTCCACCTTGAAATGACCATCTTCCGCATCAAACTTTGCAGTATATCGATAGGTCAGTTCGTAAGGAATGTGGTTTGGTTTGCGGGAGCCATACATTTGCCAGTTGGTCGTTCCAAGGGCTATGGTCTTGTCCACGATGTCGTCCAAGGTGTTTTGTAAAGGAAGGCGGGTGAGAAAATGTCCCAGGGTTTTCATCACTTTGTTGCGTAGGATGAGTTTCATGTGGGAATCGATTTGCACACCAATGACGATATGAATCCCATCCTTGGTGATTCCAGTTTCGGAGACTCGGTTGACGGTTCTCTTTTCCATCACGTAGATGGGGAACTGACGATCGTCAAAGACAAACAATTTTTCAAGTTCATCCAAATAGGCACCGATGATGTGATTGATGTCGTCTTGGTTGTGTAAGCGTTTATCGATCGCATAAGGGTACTTGAAATCCAAATCAATCAGGATGGGTCCTCCTTCGGCGAGTTGTTTTTCAGTGAGGTATTCCTTTTCTCCCTTGACAAAGACATGTTGATAATAGAGGCCCCAAAACTTTTCACGTAGATGAGGTGGGATTTCATAAGAACCTCCACGGACATTGAAATCGTTTGATCCAATCCGTGTGTGAGTAATGCGTTTGGAGTCGGTTCCCTTGGTATGGTAAGCCGCCTGAAGGAAGGACTTGAAAGTTTTGCAGGTCTCCATTTATATAATAAGTTATATATAATTTGTGAGAAGCTTCTAATTCATTTTTTTTTTAAATATTTAAATAAGTCTACCCGGTGTATGGTCACATACTGGAGTATAAAATGGGTGGTTATGGTGTGGAATGGTCACGGGGGGGGGCCCCCTTTTTGGTCCTGGGTTTTTTCCCTAAAGGGGGGAGAAAAATCGAAGGAGCTGCACATGAAAAAAACGTTATTTAATGATGATGGAAAGAACTTAATGGTATTTTTTCAATTTCAAGGTAAGCACCAACAACAACCTTTCTTCCCCCGTACTAACGAAAAAAAAACAAAAATATGTCCTCCATTGTGATTCGAAAAGAAAACATTACACGATTGATTCGTGATGTAAAGGATGTACTCAAAAATCCTCTCCATGACAATGGCATTCATTACAAGCACGACGATACGGATATGTTGAAAGGGTATGCTCTTGTGATTGGTCCTAGCGAAACACCTTACCAAGATGGGTTTTTCCTTTTTGAAATTCGCTACCCACCGGAATATCCGTATTTGCCACCGACGGTTACGTATTGCACCAATGGCCAGAACATTCGATTCAACCCAAACCTGTATCGAAAAGGCAAGGTATGTTTGTCGATCTTAAACACTTGGCAAGGGGAACAATGGACGTCGTGTGAGACCATTCGGAGTGTTTTGCTACACCTGTGTGGACTGCTGAACCCATTGCCTCTGTTAAATGAGCCTGGGATTGTTCCAGGGGATCCGGAGATTGCTGTGTATAATGAAATCATTGAATATGCAACTTACAGCCTAGCGATTGGAGACATCCTGTGTAAGAAGCCTGGAGTCTACCAACCTTTCTTTGATTTATTCTACGAAGAAATGGAAGCTCATTTCCGTCAGCATCGAGGGGATATCCTGGCAAGGATTGCAGCGAAACGTGACACGTATGTTGCCGAAGAAAGACCGCTGACCTTGTATGTGGATGTCTTTACTATGTGTGTATATATCGACTATCCTGCGGTATTGACAAAGATTGAAAGGATATAAAAAAAAATAACTTAAAAGTACATAAATAAATAAAGATGCATTTTTGTACTGTTTGCAACAACATGTATTATGTGAGTATTGATGGAGCCCAAGGAGATTCTTTGACCTATTATTGCCGAAATTGTGGGAATGAAAATAAGACAATTGCTACAGAGAGTGTATGTGTGTCTCGGACTACCTACCAAAGTCGAGAGAAAACTTTTGGCAACTTTGTCAATGAGTTTACGAAATATGACCCGACCCTTCCACGGATCAACAACATCCCATGTCCGAATGAATCTTGTGCTACCAATCAGGAAGGAAGTACTGCAGAAGATCGAGAAATATTGTTGGTTCGGTATGACAATACAAATCTCAAGTTTCTGTATTTGTGTGCGGGATGTGATCAGGTGTGGATTTAACTAACGAAACGTGATGTTTTTTTCTTCCTTTCCCCCTCACTCCCACCCCACCCACTTTGATCATGTTAAAACTTAATTTTGTCAAACAAATGTTTAAATACTTATTTGTTTGTTTATGTAAAAAAAAAAAAAAAAAAATGAACGATCCATTTCGTTTTGACATTTCTTACACCCTTGCAGTGAAACTAGCAGAAAACGAATGGGATATTGAATTTCCAAGAAAGTGGGTGCAGTTCATTGCAGATAATCTCGATAAAGATTGGGATTGGTATGGCATTTGTTGCAATCGAACTCTTACCTGGGACCTCATCCGAGATTATCCCAGTCTTCCCTGGTGTTGGAAGGCAGTGAGTCATCACCCAAACATAACATGTGACATTATTCTCGAGAATCTTGACAATCCTTGGGATTGGGAGACAATAGTTTACAATCCAAACTTGACCTGGGAATTTGTCCAAAGTTATCTAGACAAGCCCTGGAATTGGAACTACCTCAGCTGCCATAACAAGATTTCGATCGAGATCATTTTGACCCATCGAGAGCATCCATGGAACTGGGAATTGATAAGTTTACAGAAAAACATTCCATGGGAAATGATTACTGCCAATCTCGAGATACCTTGGAATTGGAACAATCTTGTCATTAACCGACATATCACGTGGGACATTATTGCAGCAAACCCAGACATCCCTTGGGACAAACGAAGATTCCAAATGAATCCAAACCTGAGGTGGGAGATCGTGCAACAACATCCCGAGATCCCTTGGGACTGGGACACTCTGTCGGAACATCTCACCCTTCCCTGGGAGGTTATTGCAAACAATCTCGAGAAACCTTGGAACTTTGAAACCATCAGTCAACAGGAAACTATTACTTGGGACATTGTGCAACAGTACCCTGAGATCCCTTGGTGTTGGATGGGTCTCAGTGAAAATCCAAACATTACGTGGGACATCGTTGCAGAGAATCTCGACAAACCTTGGAACTGGGTCAGCCTGAGTAGGCATCCAAACATTACGTGGGAGATTGTGCAACAACATCCGCAGTGTCCCTGGCATTGGTACGGTCTCACGATCAACCCAAACATTACGTGGGACATCATTGCAGCGAATCGAGATGATCCTTGGCTGTGGAATTATATTAGTATGGATCCCCGACTGACAAGCTGGAACACCGTGCGGGAGCATTCCGACTTTCCATGGAATTGGCACACTTTAAGTTTTTTAGAGATGGACAAACAAGAAGCCTTTGTTCCTTTCCTTCGTGTTCAATTGCAGAGATGGTTCTCGAGAAGTTTTCTCAAAGAAGAGCTCATGGCAAAGGTATGGCATCCCCGAAATAGTCACAAGTTTAAGTACTTGGATCCAGATACATTTGCTGTGGAGGGAGAGGAGGAGGAGGAAGAGGAGACCGAGTGTGTGTAATAATTTAACAAAAATGGATTTAAAGAAATACAAATATTTATATGGTTATAATACACACAAAATAAAAAAAACATGTCAGACACTGAATACCCGTCAGAGGAGGAAGAGGAAGAACTAGACGATGATGATGAAGAGGAAAATGAGCGACACACGAGCACCACACACAACAAGGGAAGCAAACCACTCACCCCGTTGACCTTCGGCCGGACATTTACCAACCAACACCGGATCAAATCAGACAACCACGAGGAGGATGGTGTAATAGAAGAAGAGGAAGACGATGACGAAGAAGAGGATGAAGATGGAATGGCAGAAAACGATGACGACGAGGAGGAAGACGAGGATGATGACAATCCAGAAGAAGAAGAAGAAGAAGAAGAGGAAGAAGGTCAACAAAAAGCAAAATCGGGTTCCACAAACAAGACTGCCGGGGGCAAAGGAAAAAGGAAGAGATCCAAAAAAGAAGACGGTGATGGGTCTGATACAGATTCGGACGAAGGGGAAGGCAATCATTCCTCCGATGAGGTCGAGATGGATGAAGAAGAAGAAGGGGATGAGGATGATGATGACGGGGATCCCGAAAGGTACATGCACAAATTTGAAAAGGACTTAACAAAAGAATATATTTTGGACACTCATCCAGAATGTATCCCAGTTAATATGACCGAAGTGCGTGCGATGTTGCCGGTGATCCGTAACGAGGATGGGATTATTGTCGACGACTTTCACAGGACGCTTCCCATTGTGACCAAGTACGAAAAAGCAAGGATCATTGGTCAGCGTGCAATGCAACTTAATTCAGGAGCCACCCCCTATATTCCTGTAGAGAACCTCATTGATGGCACGACGATCGCCGAGTTGGAGTTTGAACAAAAAAAAATTCCAGTGATTATCAAACGTCCTCTTCCCAATGGTGCGTTTGAATATTGGAGATTAAAGGATTTAGAGATACTGTACTAAGAGAGTTTGTTTTGTTTTGTTTTATTAACACCGAATTTAATTTAAAGAAACAAAAAAAAACGGAAGTAAAAAGTGAATATGGTGTATTATCCAATATATAGCCCATACTTGACTACAAAGTCGATCATGTTTTCTCTCCCCATGGAATGATTGCAAGAAAAACAGATCGGTCTCAAATTGTTGATTTCGTGCGTGCCTCCATTGGCTTCACTCAACACATGTCCAACTTCAAAACTGGTGTTTGTGATAGTTACCTTTTTGCAGCATAAACACTTGTGTTTGATGATATCTTCTCCAATGTAGTGATTCCAAATAATGATCCGAACATTTTTTGGAATGCTTTGTTTCTTTTTTGCAGCAGCAGCCTTTCTCTCCTTCTCTTCATTTTTCTTTTTGGCTTCCTCCTCTTCGAGTGCTAATTTCCTGGCTTTCTCTTGTTCTTCTTCTTGTCGTTTGAGCTCTTCCTGCATCTGGAGTTCAAGTTCTTGTCTTTGTTTTTCAAGTTGTTCCAATTTCGACAGAGGTGGTTGTGGGGAAGGTGCCGGAGCTGGGGCTGGGGCTGGGGCAGGAGTGCTAGGAGGGGACGGTGTCTTCGCTGGGGGGCTGGTTACAAGTACCGTCTCCACGGTAGCAGGGGTCGTACCAGTGGGTTCCCGTTCATTTTCATCCCACTGGATTGTGAAAATCAAATTGGAAGCTAAGTATGACAAGATTTGACATATCAACTGTGCCTTTTTGGTATTCTGCCAATTCTTAATATCACATAACTTGTAAAGAGGTCGCAGTTCGTTTTTTGACTTTGTGTTGAGAAAGTGTTGCATCTTGGAAAATTCCAATTCCAGGAAATGAACCAGATCTGTTTTTTTTAGAGAAGAGAAACCAGACAGTCCAATGTCTTTGCATTTGTCTTTTAACTCAGAAAGACTCAGCTTACACAGATCGGCATTTAGCTTCAGCTTGATTTCATTCAGTGTCGCATTTGTGCCATCACTTGCATTTGTATTTTCGGTTAGTTCAGATACGACTGTTTGGGTGTCCATCGCTCCTGCTACTGTAGAGCGAAAGGATTCTTGTCTTGTACGATAACCCAAACCAAATCGTCCAAAGGAGGAGGATTGTTCCTCTCCTGTTGTATATATTTCATCCAGCCATTCTGCGTCCATGCTTTTTTTTAGTATTAAGTTCTATTATCAAAGCTATTTAATATGTTTTCATCCATGTAATTATTTTTTTTTTTGTCCAGAGAGGGCGTCCATTCCACGATTCTGGACTTGGGGGGCTCTCCCTTTCTCCCCAATCACGTTCATCGCACACCACCGCCCTTCCCCCCCACTTGCCAGAACTCCAGAAGGTTACCCTTTCCTTGGGGTGTTGGGATTCTGTAAGAGAAGGTGGAACAAAAATAGCAGGGTGGTTAGGCTCCACAGCACCAGGTACCCTCCAACGTAGAAGGGAAGAAGGAAAGGAGTAAAGACGATTGCATAAAAGACAACCACCCGGGACATCTGGATTTTATTTATGGAACACATCATAGTTTGGATCATTCACACATCCAGAGAAGGCCCCTCTTTCTTTTAACTTGTTTCTTTGCTCAAAGGTGTAGGATTTTTGAAATCCATATGTCATGTCTTTCTTTTTGGTTTCTTCTGTAATGCCAAATCCGTTACAGTGTTCGTTGCAATACAGTTTTTTACATACCTCATACGTATAGTCATCTTCATCTTTGGTTGGAATGGGATAAGGTTCACCGTACTCTTTTGCGAAGCGCTTAAATGCTCGATTCGTTTCTGGAACGTAGTCTTTTCTGCAAAAACGGTTGCATTTCTTCAAAGCCGATTTGTTCTTGAATGTCTTGTCATTTTTTCGGTTAACTTTTCTTGATTCATTTACTTGTTTCTTTATCATTTTGTTGAGCTTAGACCTAGCGGAAACGGTTTTCTTCATTTTGTGTTTGCCTGTGTGTTATACATTCTCTGAATATTTTTTTTAAGTTATGATTTATGATTAGGATTGAGATTTATTTCTCCTTTTTAAATTTTCTAACCAAGAGTGACGTTGCCAGTAACGGTCCGTGTCAATAAATACGTTTTTAATGTTGATCGGCCCTTTCACACCCGATCCGAGAGTGTCTTCCCATTCATGGAGAGGTTCAAAGAACGAAGGGCATCGATAAAACAACATCTCAAGGCTGCGAACCCGAGGCAGCTTCCACTTGCCGATCGGTTGATTGAAGGCGTGACAATTGCTAAACATGCTGTCGATCTGTTCCACGTGACTCATGTCCCAGTCTGCAATTCCGGTGATTGCGTCGTTTTCGCGCTTGTTTTGAATGAAATTATGAAACAGAAAGCTCATGTCCTTCATTTTGGAAATGTCCCATTGACTGATGTGGATGTAGCCTTCGGGATTTCCATTCATGTAAGTGAAAATACATTTCCTCAACTCTTGACGGTCGGAACAAAAGAACGGGCGGGTTGTTCCAGTGGGAACATAATACGTGGGGGTATTCTCTACAGGGGGTGGTTGGGGTTCCCAATACCCATTCGCAATACCAAAGACCTTTACCTGGTGAGAGATCCACATATATCCGACGATCAGTGGAACCGTAATTGGCAAGGTTAAATAGATTGCAACAAATCCCAAGGGGCCGAAACATGTGGTTAACATCACGAGGACTACAGTAAGAAGAAGAGGAAGAACGAACTGGTTCATTTTTTGTTGTTATTTATTTGTGAGTGAGTGTTTTGTTTTTGTTTTATTGCGGAAGGTGCGTGGGATTTCGGGAGTTGGGCGGAACTTTCCACAGGAACTTCCATGGAATATTCCAGGAATGTTCTTCCAAACAAAACAGTTTTTTATTATTTTCTATTTGTATAACAAAAACAAATGATCAAGTCAAGAAAGAGAAAGACAAACAAAAAAAGACTTAAAACTAAGAGGAGGAAAGGGGGGTGGGACTGGCCTTTTACGAGAAAAAATAACTACCAAGAGACGCCTAAAACCATGGAAGAGTATCGAAAAATGTTCCTTACATGTCGTGGCCGCACACTCAAAGGTCGATTTTTACGAAGATTTTATAAAAGGAGTTGCGCACAACTATTACTTGACGAAAAGACAAGCAAAGATCTCAAACGATGTATTCTCTATGCCATTGTCATGTATTTTTCAAATAAGACTAAGAGTCTGAAGCAACAACAGGAGAGAGACAGACCTTTTCAAAGAATGTTCTACAAATTTCTTCCAGACACCAGTTTTATTAGGGTCCCTTATCCAACTCCTGTCACTTCCGAGTATTTTGAGACAATTCTTTCCTATGACATTAATTTGCAAAAAATCCCAAAGGCTGAAGAACCCTTATTTCACACTATATTTCAACAAATTGCAAATCAATTTACCATAAATACCACACTTTATGATCAAAGCATTCACTCATCACCCAATGCCCAATATGCACCACAAGCATTAACGGCATTGAATATTCGTCAACCACGTAAGGAGGAGGATAATGATGATGGAGCCACTTTTGCTTATGAATATGTGAAAGATGACTCCGATCTTTACACTCAAGTGATACGAGATATAATGATTATTTACTTTAGTCATTTTCAAGTGAAGAAATCTAAAAAGGTCACCGTACATCTTGATGAAAATGAGAGCGTTCTCGATTTTATTGAACCTCGATACCCAACGATGTGTAAGTATCTGGATATGGTTTGTTTTTATTTTTCCTTGTTTCGTGATCTAAAAATTCCTCCAGGAAATCTTCCGAGTTGGGTAAATGTACCTGACTCATTGGAACCCAGTCCTCCTCCTCCTCCTCCCTTATCAAATGAACATTCGAGACAGGAATCTGAATCGCTTACTCCCATGGAATCTGTTACTCCATTTTCTCCAGTAAAATATTCTTCTTCGGTCGGGAAGGGAGAAGTGGATGAGATAACGCCGCCGCAGGAAAGAAGTACGAAGAAGAAAAAAACGGTGGTTAATTCAAATAAGAAAAAGTTGGTAAATCCCATCAGATATTTTTGTGGGGACGTTGGCATTTGTTTATCCCTGAATTCACATACTTCGTTAATTATGCAAATGTTTGATAACTTTCAAGACTTTAAGTATTTGGAAAGTTCTCCAAGAATAATTTCCACTATGGTTCTTAATGCAAACGGATTTGTCCGCTTGTTAAAATACCAAAGGACAGTTGAGAAACAACCGTTTTATTCCTATGGTATATTTAAAACTTCACTCTGGGCTTATGCCGATAACTTAATGTATGAATATGAAGTTGGAAATAAATGCGTAAACCATTTATGTAAGTACTATCCAATTTTTGCCCAAACCTATGGAATATATCTTCGTTCGAGTAGCCCAAATGTGTTTGGAGAAAATATTGAAGTGCCGAATAGAGCTTTCACAAAGTATTTAAAGAAATTGGAAGGAAACAAAGTTAGCCTTAGGTACATTTGTAAATCAACCGATCTATTGTGTTTAGTTGGTCAATACTACAATAACTTTATTTCATTCAGGAGATACATTGATTTCGCCAGCGTAAATGATAGTTTAAGAAATAATTTGCCATTCTTTCTGTTTCAACTCTATTATTCGCTTCACCAATGTCGGAAGAACTTTACTCATTATGACCTTCACAGTAGAAATTTCGGAGTAGTTCCACTTCAAAATAATATGTATATTCAATACCAGTATGTCTGTAATTCACTCGAAGAGGGTGGTGATCCTGTCGTTTTAGAGTTTAAAAGTGAATATATTGTTAAGCTTCTTGACTATGGAAGATCATTTTTCTTTTATGACAACGTTTCTTCTACTACACTCATGAAGGCTGCTAGAGACATCGGTGAGTGCTCGTCAACCTATTTCAATAATAATAAACAACAAATGATAAACAATCAAAGAGCAGATTTGATTCTCCTTTCTTCGTTTAGGGAAGATTATACATTTAACGCACTCAATGAATATCCAGGATTCCAAGAATTAATTCGCAAAATGAAATATAATATATTTATGAATTACACTCTTACTCGTGATGATCGGCTCCGTCCGGAAAAACCATTTAACCCAGACCCAAATGAACCGATCTATAATGTCAGCGATGCATGTTATAAATTTACACAGTATCTGTTAACAAATACCGATAATGTAATCAACATAAATATGGAGAAATATCAAAATTTCCAGTGCTTAGGTACATTAAGGGTGTATCCCAATATTGAAAAGCAAATGGAATTTCATTTTTCACCAAGAGAACAACAAGAACCAATCTTTGAAAATCTTAATTTATAAAAAAAAACAGGGCAGCCCCAACCCAGCAGCAGTGAGTAGATCTATTGTTCCTTGTTCATTGGAACCAACTCCACACACACAGATTCAATCTTTTCCTGTGTAAAAAAATACCAACAAAAAAAGAAAGCCACCAAGATGTTTGGAATCATGTGATTTAAATTTTCAAAGGTATCGTCGTCATTTGTTCCAAACAAGTGATCGATTGTATCTGGTCCGTAATTTTTTGTTGCGGTTTTGGTTGGCTTCGTGGTATCATCTGCAGCAGCAGCAGCAGCAGGATCACATGTATGATGATGAAGCACATGTTTTGGACTAGCATGACACAAGGAGTAATTAATGATGTGGACAGAGACATAGATGATTCCATAATACACAATGAGAATCGTGGGAATGAATTCGGTTTGGCAGAGACGTTGGAAGCCATACACAAGCGCAAAGAATCCAATGTTGACTGTGGTTTCAATCATCAAATGGACTGTTTTCCTCCACCATTCTACAGAAGGAAGATGATGAAACATGGCATGAAGGTTAACCGAATCTGGAAGTCTATGACACAGGTAATGGATCAAATACGAATAAACCGTGAGAAACATGAGGCTCAAGACCGAATAAACCGGGTGGTATGTCTCGAGAGACAAGTAACACCCAAGCAATGTAAACATTAAAATAACAATGAATTGGTTGTAACAGTAGTTCGGTAAATTTGTTTTGGAAAGAAAGTTTGACATTTTTCTTTTTGTTTGGATAAATTATTTGTTTTTTTTTATTTTATCAATGGTAACCAAATCTGTGTGTTTTTTCTTTGGAATAGCATCAAAAGGAAAAGTTTGTTCATTACAATGAGTAGGCCGATATTGATCATGATTTCTTCTGCGATTTTGTCATCGAGCTCTTTTGTAAGGAGACTGGAAAATGTGCGGACAAGGTTGGGATAATGTTCGTTCTCTTCTGCAAGAGTCAAGATACATCTATCACACAGGTAATAGGAAAAGCGAATTCCAACTAACACAACAAAAGCCAAAATCAAACAGTGAATGTTATTGGAAAACAAGATGGTTACAAACAATCCATAGGTCAAGAGAAAATGGATGAGAGTAAAGAACAAATTGAAGCAAATATTCATTATACAGTGCTGTACTCTATTGTATTGCAATAAGGAATATTATAATAAATGATCGTAAGCGCACGCAGCCCCTTGCTTTTAGTTAGGGGCTTCATTTCTTCTTTGTGGATCGTCGTTGTCGCCGGTTCCTCTTTGGGGTGTGCGTGAAACTTCTCGTCCTTCTACGGGTTTTCCTTGGTTTCTTCCTCTTGTGAGTTTTTTTACGTTTCTTTCCAAAGGCATCGCTTGGGTAAATTGGTCTCCTACGCAGAAATCGTTCAGGGTTTGTTCCCATGATGTCTGGGAGACTGGTATCATGTGTATATATCCTGGACCTTCCCGTCTCGAAATCTTGATTCACGGCATCTACCAAGTCCTGCAGCAAGGGTCCCGGGATTATTTCCTCCACCTGAAATTCACAGATCAACGCACCAGCCACATAATCATCAAAACCTTTAAAAGTTGTTAAACGTTCAACCCGCGTAAAGATGCCATTTGGTCCTGCGCGTTGTACATGGGACCCTAAGTATCTCAGTTTTGTTCCCAAAGGTAATACGACTTCATCTTGAGACTTGTTTCCAATATAAGCGAATGGCAAAAGAGGAGGGTATCGAATTCTCCAGAGGAACGCTAATGTCACCTCTTTCGGCGTTCCCGACCCATCAAAATCACAGATTGTCTTTACACCGTCTGAAAAAGTCCTTGCACTAATTTCTACATTTGTACTGGTCGAAGTTAATTTAGATAAAACAAAAGTGTCACCAACATTGAGCGTCTCGACCTCTCCCTCATATCTTTGTCCTCGGTAGACATAAGCGCCGTGAGGGTAGTCTGTTTCATCTAACGGAGGGAACTCTTTCAAAAGAACGTTCAAATCTCTGAATCCCTGCAATGTCGAAAGTAACTTTGGCAGGGTCATGTTCCGATCGGGAAAGACCACAGGAAACGTATCTGAATACTCTTCCATTTGCATAGGGTTTGCAACATAAACAGGATATTTATGGATGATCGTTTCGTGCCTTCTTAACAAATATGTGGTCAATCGATTTCCGACATAACAATCAACCTCATCCAAAAAGCATAAGTTACCTATGTATTGATTAATCAAGGCCTTTTGTGTATTGTTCAGGGTACTAATGAAGTCATCGCAAATAGCTATTTGCTTAGCCCAGTAGCTCGGTAGCATGGTGCTGCGATCAAATGGCATCACTCCCGGTGGAACCGTCATGGGAACCCCCAGGGGAAGGTTGGTGCCAGCGCTGAGATACGACCTGGGGATAGGAGGGTCGATGTAACTCCCTACGGTTTTAAGTTTTGGATATATATGTTCCACGACCGGCAGGTACCAATGTGGGAAGACTGTCAAAGACTCACAATCTTTGAACATATCATCCACAATACAACTAGGGTTCACCTTCCACTCACTCAGGTCTTGGTTAAAGGACCAGCAATTAATAAACATACGGTACATATTTATTACATTCTCTACGTTCCAGTCAAGAAATTGGTTGAATTCATAACAATTTTCAAACATCTGTTGCATATCCTCGACCTTTGATGTGTTCCAGAAAAGAGGTTGGTTGAATTGATAACAATTTTCAAACATGTGTTGCATATCCTCGACCTTTGATGTGTTCCAGAAAAGAGGTTGGTTGAATGCCTGGCAATCATGAAAAAGATAACTCATATGCTTGACCTCTGATGTATCCAAGTCCAAATGTTGATTGAATACTAAGCACCCAGCAAACATACCATACATATTTATGACTTGTGACGTATCAGATAAGTAAATAAATTGGTTGAGAACTTGGCAATTGTTAAACATTTGTTTCGTATTCTTGACAACTACTGTGTTTAACTGAAGAGGTTGGTTGAATAACAAGCAATCATGAAACATAAATTCCATATTCGTGACTTGTAACGTGTTCCAGTTAAGGGGTTGGTTGAAGTGAGTGCAGACCTCAAACATGTTTGCCATAGATTTTACATGTTCAACATTCCAGTGTTGGATGCCATTAACCAAATCATTTTTTTCGGGTGTATCAATTACACGGTCATCTGAAAATAATCCAGTGAAGTCGTCGACCATGGAAATATCCCATGTTCCAATGTCAACAAAGTTATTCGGATTCGCGAAATAATCGCTAATCGCTTGGTTAAAACTTTCCCGGTTAGTGATTCTGGGAACTATTTTGGTGTCTACGGCGGTGGTTCCGGTGTCTTCATTGTCTTCCTTGTCTTCCTTGTCTTCCTTGTCTTTATTGTCTCCCGGGTCTTCTTTTGATTTTTTTTTCGCATCATTAGAATCTAAGGGACGACTTGTTTTTTTTGATTTCATTATAAATTATAATTAGAATTTTATTTCTAACAAAAACTCATCTTTTTGTCTAACATTTCCACCGGTTGTCGCACTCTAAACAAGTAACAAAAGTAGTAATTGCTTCGTCACTGCTGCGTGTTTGCAATTGGTAATAGGTACACCGATTTTTTTTGCATCTGCGACACGTGAAGGTATCTGTAGCAGATTGAACTTGTGTTTCGTATTTGTTCTTGTCGGTCTTTGCTTTTTCTTCCAAGAGTACTTTCCATTTTTCGTAATTAAGTTCTTGGTGTGTCAGGAAGGCAATTTTGCAGGGGTTGATGTCTCCGCGTTTGATTTTCTCTACATTCTCTGCTGTCATATTTTCAAAGATGCTTTTGAGCTTGTTGGTATAGATGAGTACAAAGTACGGGTTGTCCCATTTTTTCACAACAAGTCGGTTGGTGGCTTCCTTGATGGAATAATTGTAGATACTTATTTCCATGTTCTTGGCTTGGAGTTCATCGAATCCAAAGTCTTGTTGGAATCGCTGGTCAATCCTTGCACGGATGTCGTTGGGTTGTTGGAAGGTGGACATCATTTTTTGTTTTTGTTATGTAAGTTAATTTTTCACGGAGGTTTCTTTAAGTTATTTTTTCATCGTTTGTTGTTTTGTCCGGAGAGCCTATAAAAAGACAAACTCATCTTCGGAAGTCGTAGCAGTGGGTGTGGTTGTAGCAGGAAAAAGGTAATCGATCGAATAACTGGAGGAAATGGAACAGAACGAACTCATGGAAGAAAAGGAAGATGAATTTTTGGAGTAAGAATCCCACGCCCCACCACCAACACCAACACCAACACCAACCCCCGCAACAGTCTCCGTGAAGTGTTTCCGTTGGATCCAGGATAAGATACTTTTCCTAATGACTTCTTTGGCCATGAATCTCGAGAAATGATTGATCCGATTGATATAATCTTGTGGACGTATTCGCTTATGCAATATCTCGTAGACCAGCGGATTCCCAAAGAAAACAAATATCTGCAAGGATTCGGGCAACCTGGGCAATCTCCGTAAGTTGTTTTCCGAACAATTCAACTCGATCAACGAAGGGGGCAAGGCTGGCAACCGGCGGAGGACATTGTTGTGGATATGTAACACTGACAACTGTAGTAAGTCGGATATCTCTGTAGTTCTCGAGATATGTAACAGTTGGTTGTTGGAAGCAATGATTGTTTGGATCGTGGAAGGCAACTGGGGCAACGTCTCCAAATAGTTGCCATCAACCGAAAGTGTGGTGAGCTGGGATGGCAACTGGGGAAGCACTTCCAATTCACAACAGTCTGCAACCAATACTTGCAGGTAAAGTGGCAACACTGCAGGCAATTGGATCCCTGGATTTTCAGACACATACAGTTCTTCCAATGTCGGTGGAAGTCCAGAGAGACCTTGCACACTGGTCAGACAAATTGAAAGGACCCGAAGGGACATGGGCAAGCGGGGGATGTTCTCCAATCTTAAGTTGTTATCTGCTACAAGTATCTCGAGATGTAAGGGGAGGATGGGCAAGGCCTTGATCTTTCCAAAACTCACATCGATCCGTGTAATGGTGGTTCCATTTTCCAGTAAATTGTAATTCATTCTCTTTACAAAGTTATGTAATTATGGTATTATATTTCTTCTGGTTGTTGTCGTCGGTCTTTTTGTTTGTTTCCCGCCCTGGGAAAAAGGGCTTCCTTTAAATTCTTTTGTATTGTATTGTATTGTATTGTAGTTCTCAATTCCTTTTGTTTTTTAATTGGCCAAGTACCAATTGAAGGACAAGAAATTCGCTTTGGCAAAACTATTCAAATCCGCATCCACCGACTTTAAGTTGGGACCCTTTTGGAAAAGCTTCCAGATCTCATTGTTTGATGCAGAGTGCTTCATGTAGACCAAGGAGGAAATGTTCCCGTTGAACCCACCATTCGCCGCAACATAAATATTCCCATAATTCTGTTTCGGAACTCCGACCAGGGTAACACTGTTTGCAATCACACCATTCACATAGCAATCGAGAATATTCCCCGTGCAACGAATCACCACATGTACCCACGTATCCAGTGGAATATGGGGAACAATCAGCGGATTGGGAACCGAACATGCAGTAGCCGTTAAAAAACTACTAGACTGTTGGAAGGTATCCATCAGCACCTGCAGGGAAGCCGAGCGTGTGGACGAGTCATTCACAATGTATAACCCAGGAGCATTGTTGGGAATGTTTAATCCTATACAATCCCTACCCACCCCCGAATAAGGGTTATAATTGCCCTTAAAAAATACATTGTTGAAGAGACTCGTGGAAGAACTCAAGCTCTTGACAAAGATCCACACAGACCAGGTAAACTCAATCCCTCCCTCTTTGTTTGACGAATGAGTCACTAACATGTTTGGAGATTGGGTAATGTCCTGTGCAATCATCTTCATGCTACTGGCGCTAATCATTCCATCCAGGAGATTGACCGACGCGGGAGGAGAATACAAGGCTACTAAATAGCGAATGATGATCTGAAACAAGACCACCACCACAAAGATGACTAAGAACAAAAAGGAAACTTTGGCAACAAAATTGTTACTGTTGAGAAAATCATTAATTTGCATACTTGTACTTACAGGTGCTCTGTCATAAGGAATTGGATCGGTATAATTTTCCATTGGTATAATAATAAAATATATTATTTATTATTATCTGAAAAACACAGAGAGACCGAGGGAGGGAGGCCTTAGGGTTTTTGGGTATTGTCAACAAATACAATTTTCATCGAGTACTTGCCTAAAAGACTTAACACACTTTCCGGTGATCCGCTATAGCCTCGTTTGTAAATGGCTTCGATTTGGGAAGGCGTTAAATTATAAGGATAGTATTGAAAATTCGACGTCCACCCTTTGAACCCATGATCGGGTGTAATGGTCATGGAATTCTTGACAGGAGATGGAACAAAGGGAAACAGGTTTGATTGTGTAAGTTTTCCGTTGATGTAGATGTCGATCGCTTTGTCATGGATACCCACGGTAATGTTGGTCCATGTTTGTAAGGGAATGGATGGAACAGAAGCAGTAAAAATATCCATCGAACTCGCATAAGGGATGACACTTAATCCATTGACTTCTGCGGCAGAAGCGGCAACATCCCATGGAAGAGACACAAAGGATTCTTTCCCAGAAGCTTTCTTTTCAATGGCACTACGAGAGACTTTTCCATAAAAGGGTTCCTTGAGACGATCTTTCAACTTCGTATCTCGAGAAGTCATGCCTTCGTAAGCAGTGGGACTCAGGTTGGTGTAGCTGTCTTTGGTAAAAGACGAAGAAGCCGAGGAAACATCTGAAAAAGGATACACATCGACAAACAAGGTATTATCCGTTGTCCCTAAATAAATATCCAAGGCATTTTGAATATTGAGGATACGTTTCTTGAGACTTGCGTTTACTTCCCAATTGTCGATATAGATCCAGATCGATACCGTGTAATTAAACACAGGTTGTCCACCATTGATGACCTGGAGTGTATCTTCGGAGACTACATACGGGGTTTCTGCACTGAGCAATGCAGTCAATGTGTTAGAAGACCCGGTAAACATGTACTTGTAAATAAGGTACATTAAAACAAGTAGGAGAGCATACAGTAGAATCTGTGATGGGTTCATTATACTATTATAAATATTTTTTTTTTAATTTTTTTGGAATTGTTTCTGTTTGTCGGGTTGCGGTGGTCGGAGAAAGAAGAGAGGTAGGGAGGCCCAGTGGGAAGGGAAAGAACACTATTTTGTTTACTTGGTGGAAATAGGTTTCGGGTAAAACATAAAGTTTTTAACTTGTCCAACAACCGAGGATCCTTGGCTTCCTACGAATATATTTTCATGACTGTTATACGAAACCAGCGAATGGGTAGTCTTTAATTTGTTTTCGATAAACACATCGTAGATTCCTCCCACGTAGTTGATGCTGACCTTGACCCATTTCTGCAGAGGAAACTGAGTGTATCGATACAGGGTGACGGCTGGGGTGTTTTCCTCATCCTTCAAGGCAAAGATATACAATTGGTTTTGTTGCGTGTTGTATTGCACAAACAAGTTACCCGTAAAGTTGATCACATTGTAAAACGTATCAGTACCAGCGACAGGATTAATATACAGATCGAAAGAAATTCCATAATTGTAGATGGGTGCGGTGATTTTGTTGGTTAACTCTTGGTACGTCTGAATCAACGTAAGGCCTTGCGTAGATATAGGTGTCTCTCCCACAAGAATCACACCAGGGGTATTGGTATTTTGAACATACAATCCCCTGATCTTGGGGTAGGCATAATAGCCTACCATAACCAAGACAAGAAACGCAAGGATTTTTGTTCCCAAGGAATGATAACTGAAGTCTTCTTTCCAGGATTCTCCCCCCTCGGGGCTTCGTTGCAGGAAGCGTGTAATGATGTCATCGATCAAGCAAGGAATGTATTCCAAGAGGCTAATCAAAAAAGCAAGGAACGGGTTCGAGGCAATCTTGGTTGTCTTGAAGATCTGCAACAACAAATACGAAAACATAATAATGAGAACAATTTGAGAAAACCGTTGAGAGATGGACGATTTTGAAGTTAGGGTAACGTAAACGTAATAAAAGAGCAGATACAAGATCAGTCCCGAGATCGTTAAGATAAGTGCATCAGTGTTAAATAGGGCATTGAATGTCAGCTCGGAGGATTTCCAAAAGAGAAGGTTCGCTAGACACCAAAGCAGCAGGAGAATTACCCCGAGAAAAATAAACCATCCCTTTTTAAGTTGAAAAAACCAAATAAACACCATGGGAAACAATATAAAAACGAAAAACAAGAGCATGGGTAATTTCAGGTCGGCGGATTTCCCAAATAACAGGTTCAATACAGCCAAGAGAATGAGAAGGATTACCGCTATGAAAATAAACCATCCCCTTGTAAAAATGGGATCTCCCTCTTTGTGTTGGAACATCCAAATGAATACGATGGGGAACAGGACATACACGAGGGCCAAGAGCATGTGTAATGAGTCCTTCAAGTTATACGCCATCAATAGCAAACTCCCAACGACATACATCAATATCATAGCAACGATCGAATAATTGATATGCGTGTTGTAATGTTTACTCAACAGGTAAATGGTTAATATCAAGAGTCCCACCAAATTGAATAAGCCTCCAATCCAAATTCCTTCAGATATGTTGTTTTCCTTCTTAGTCAAAAATAAAAAATCGGATAATGATGAGGGTGTCTTGGGTTTTTGACTGAAGTAATATCGCAAACCAACATATATACAAAAGGGTACAAGGATAGGGAAAGAAATCCATCCCCATTGTGTCGGAATACTTTTCGTGTTTCCTTCATCTGTAAAATATAAGACAAGGACGACGGCCAGAATAATTGCATACAATAAAAATGTTTTGTTGAGATTGGAATCCAATATATTGACGACATTCGTTGCGAGTTCGAACCCTTTGTTCTCTGGGTCCTTCGATGAGAATTTGGATAGGTTGTTGCTGAGGGAATTTACAGCATGAATCACTAAATAGAGAGAACATATCCCAAACAAAATACTTACTGTCGAAGAAGAAAACGTTTGTGTAATTAACCCAAGCCCAATTGAGAGAAAGATTGACACCATTAAAAACAATTGTGTTAAAAAGGGAATGTCTATTGGAAGCATAATTGCAAACAACATACAGGCCAACGAAAAGACAACCGTAAGAAGGTTTTTGTTAATTCCTGGGGGTTGGATGAGCAAAAACACTAAAAACGACATCAACGCAAGGAATCCAAAGATGGTCATAGGGCTCGAATAAGAAAACCGATAGAGCAAAAAGTATTTGATTCCAAATACGAGAGAGGCAATCATTGACCACTGCTGCCATGTGGCAATGTTGGGCATGTTGAGCCATTGAACGTTAGTATATAACAGAAGGAGCGCACAAATGATCATGGTAAAAAGGAAAGAAGACGAGGTAAAAAAATTCCAGTAGATCTGTCCGATGGTAATGGGGGTTTTGTTTTTGGACTCACTCGGAAAAAACTGATTCCAAATCAGAGGAAATAAAATCAAGCCTAAGATACCAAATCTCATCATCACCGACAGTTTCGAACCTTTTCCCGTGACGTTGGTTGTGAGCGCCCATACCAAAGTGATAAAAATAACATTCCCAATCAAAAATGCAATGTCAGTCAAAAAAACTTTTCTTAAACTGGTGTTCCTTAATTTGGGTTGCAATCTATATATCGCATAGATAACCCAAAGTAGAATAGTTCCAACGATAAATATTTGCATGATCTGCACGAAGGGCGTGTGTCGACGGATATTGTCTGCAACATAAGCAAAATAAACAAATACACAAAAATACAAAAAAATCAAAAACCCTAACAATTTCCAGTCCATGGAACCGTGAGAATTCTCTGAAGCGTCAGGCGACTCATCACCACCACCCGGGCCACCATCTGGGACTGCAGAGATACTGGACCACCTTTGTGCTTTGTCAGTGAATAGTGGTGGTGTACGTGATTTTAGAGTAAAAGGTAGATCTGATGACGTAATTGGTGATGTACTTGATGACGTACTTAGTGGTGGGGGTGATGATGACGTAATTGGTGATGTACTTGATGACGTACTTAGTGGTGGGGGTGATGATGACGTACTTGATGTCGTACTTGGTGATGATGACGTACTTAGTGGTGGTGGTGAAGGGTTTACATACGGCGTAGGTGCAATCGATGGTATGGGTGGTTGTGGTGCTGGTTGTGTAGTAATTGCTGGTGGAGGTCCTACTGAAGGTTGAGTTGTCGGTTGAGGAGGATTAGGATCCATTAACTATTGGAATATTATATTATAGTTACATATTTTCCATTGCTGTTTTTTCCCCATGACATTCTCGACAAAGGGCAACCAAGTTATTGACTTCGTTTCCTCCTCCATATTCTAATCGTACTTTGTGATCAACTTCAAACCATGCATTGAGTTTTTTGCCACATCCTCCACATTTCCAATCTTGGGAAGCAGCGACATATTTTTTCTTGGTTTCACTCACGGATCTTTTGGTGGCTCCTTTTCCAGAGGTCATGAGTCGTTTGAGTGAGGCGGGGTCATCCTCGTAAGGGTTTGGTAACCCAAAAATGGCTGCTGCTGCAGGGTTTGTTGCAGATCCGATTGCTGTATTCATTGGGAGAGTGGTGACCAATTGATTCGCATTCAAGAGGACTTTTTTAAAATTGGAAGGATCTCTTTTGAGCATTAAATAGACCCCCAAGATTCCAACCAAGATCGTAATGGTTTTCGCGTGTTTTTTCAGAGAATACAAATACTTAAGATATCCTTTACCGTAATACGTGTCGTAAAGAATAAAACAAATTACTAAGATCAAGAAAATTTCTAATTTCATTATTTTTGGTTGATGGTTTTGGTTTGTTCTTATACTACGAGCAGATTTAAATTATTCAAGTCTTGAATAAACTCGTCGTGATTAATTTTGTCGTAAGCATGAAGTACATATTTTGTATAGAAGGCAACGATGCCATGGAAGAGTTTCATGGAGAGGTGTTTTTTCATGGACATGACACAAATGATATCTGGATAGATAAGAGCCACGCCGGTGATGTCCAAATTGTGTATATAAATTTGTTTTGTTTTGTCTCTACTCTTGTATTTCATAGCAAAATGTACCAGGGAATCTACCAGTACTGGGTTAATTTCATCATTTTTTCCTACCTGATTTGGAAACATGAACTCTAAGATTTCTTTGGTGTAAATGTAATTGGAGTCTTGTTTGGCTTTAATTAACTCAAGATAGTAAAGGATCAATTGTTTTACAGAGTCGTATTGAAGGCTTCCTTGTTTTTTCAGATGGTCGATTTGATCCAAGAAATAATCCGTGAGAAGAATGTAGTTGAAGGGTTTGTTAAAGTCGAATAGGAAAGAGAAAATGATTTGGTTGGAGAGTCCAAAATCGATCAACCGATAATTCCCGGTGTTGTCAAGCATAATATTGAGTGCTTTGATATCGTTGTGGTAGAAATTGTTTTTATTGAGTGGAAGAATAAATTTTTGATACAGTTGAATAATGGAATTGTTAATATCGACAAATGTCTGTGGGTTTTTAAAGTTTGCTTTGTTACCGAGGTATCGATGTAAATTTATTCCCAAGTTTGGCATATTGATGACTTTGAGTTGTATTTTTTTGGTTTTATGGGATTGACTATGAGAGTTTTTTTTGGAGTGAGAAGAAGAAGAATAAATCAATTTGTTTTTTAAGATAGTACACTTGGATTTTGCTTTGGTATTTTCTGAGAGAATGGGATCGCACATTTTGACATCTGTTTCCACATAGTCTTTGCAATTGTGTATTTTTTTTTTGCATAATTGTTTAACTTGCATAATTTGTTCCATTTCTTCTTTTGCATATTTATCGAGTTGTAGTTTTGACACCATGTTTTTGCTGGTGGGTGGTGATTTTTTGCAGTTGAGTGGTGGCTGGATGACACAGCCAAATGTACCTTCATCGATTACGTCCATAATAGAGGTATATATAATAGAGACAGACAAGAAAAGCGAGGGCGAGGATGGTATATTTAATATATTTTAACTTAAACGCTTCTTTTGGATTCTTATATTTAGCATGATAGGTTTCGTAAAACTCTTCCAGGGAGACTCTCTTCTTTTCTAATTTGTCGTTGACCTTGTTGTGAATATACCAAACCCATTTGACCAAGTCCTCTTTTTTATCTAAATAGGGTTTTAGAGGATACAAGTGGAGCAAGGAACGATAGTACGATGCCACTTGTGGATGAGGAATGTAGAGATCAAAGTTTTGCAACAATTCGTAATATCTTTTTTTCACAGGATCGCTTGGTTTGATCGGATAACAAAAGGCGAGTGTATGCAAGAAAAACCAATAATGTGGTCCCCAAATTGTCGGATCCAATTTCATTTTTTTCTAATGGTGGAGGTTGCAGGGGAGGAAAAAGAGAGTGGCCCGAGGGAGGGTGAATTGTTTGAATTACAATTACATTATATTTTGTTGTAAAAGAATGTAAAAACAAAAAACGAAGTGTATTGTAAAAGACAAAAAAGGAAAATGCCCAAAAATAACAGAAATGATCCATGCCCTTGTGGAAGCGAGAAAAAATACAAGAACTGTTGCCTGGAGCTCGATATGATGAAAAAACAAAAGTACGAATATGGACAACAAACTCATACTGAACGTGTTGCAAGTATCATTGAACGATTGGCAGAAAGCATTCAACAAGCTCCCTTTATTCGAACTCCCAAAAAAATCATTGACATTACTGACGACTTGGATGAAATAACTTATCGAGATTACCAAGTTAAGAACTACACGAATGACACAATCATGATTGCAGAAAAGACGTCCAAGAGCGAGCGGGTATTTCTTACACGGGTAGACAGTGCGACAAACGACTTTATTATCATGTACAAAGGATCCTATCGAACATTTGAATATTCGCGTTTTCCATTGTTGTTAAACAATTTGTTAAATTATATAAATGGATAATCCGATACTTCCCTATTGTTCGTTCCTTTTTTTTACCCCTTTCATTCTTACAACACTTCGACACATGAACTGTAAAAATTGTTTAAAATATGGACATACCTTTTATCACTGCAAAAAACCCGTAAGAAGTTATGGGATCATCTTATACCGTGCCACAGAAGATAAGAAAAAATACCTCATGATTTGTCGCAAACATACCTTTGGATTCACTACAATCATGCGTGGAAAGTTTTCCTCCTTGAATCCAACCCAAATACAAACACATGTCGACAGCATGACGAACTATGAAAAAGAAATCATTCAACAAAAATCCTTTTCCGAGTTATGGGAATATCTGTTAGGAAACATTTCCAGCAGCAGAAGAAATCATGACCGAAGCCATGCAGAATTCAAATTCAACGCTATGCGACACCTCTTGCTGGAAGCCATCGCAGCCAGTCCAACACACTGGGAAGAAGCGGAATGGGAATTTCCCAAAGGGAGAATGCAACATGGAGAGAACAATCTGGAATGTGCTCTGAGAGAATTTGAAGAAGAAACGCATATCTCGAAACACAATGTAAGAATCATTTATAATTTATGCCCCTTTGAAGAAATTTACAAAGGATCGAATGACAAGATGTATCAGATCACCTATTTTTTGGCGCAATTAAAACACGAAGAACCCAATCTGTTGAGTTTCCAAGAAGAAGAAGTGAGTCGAATGGAATGGAAGGATTTAGAACAATGTTTAGCAGATATTCGGCCAAACAATCAAGAGAAGAAGGATTTGGTTAGTTCTTTGGAAGAAATTTTAAATACTTATGCTGTAGTGTAGTAGGGAACCCAGGTTCCCCCACACCCCCCTCCTTGTACTGAAGAGAGGGTTCCACCCTCGGCGACAGTACACCACCCATTCCACACACCCCCCCTGCTACAGTACACCCCCCCATTCCACACACACCCCTGCTACAGTACACCACCCATTCCACACACCCTGCTACAGTACACCACCCATTCCACACACCCCTGCTACAGTACACCACCCATTCCAAAACCCGAGCAAATGTGTTATATTGTCGAGAATAATATAACACATTTATTACATAAAAATGGTTGTTCCCAAACGCGTCTTCATCGTCCCTTACCGGAATCGCATCCAGCATAAACATTTCTTCTCCAACTACATGTCTAATGTCATCCTCAAAGGACACGATGACTATGAAATTTATTTCTCTCATCAATCCGACACCCGCAATTTCAACCGAGGCGCTATGAAAAACATCGGTTTCTTGGCAATCAAGGAAAAGTATCCCAACGAATATCGAGACATCACCTTCATCTTTAACGATGTTGATACCATGCCTTTTACAAATCTCTTTACTTATGAAACCACCCCTGGAACGGTGCGACATTATTACGGGTTCAAATATGCTCTCGGCGGAATCGTCGTCATTAAGGGACACGACTTTGAACGCATCAATGGATATCCCTGTTATTGGGGCTGGGGAAACGAGGACAACGCCTTGCAAGATCGCTGTATCAAACACGGGATCCACATTGATCGAAGTATCTTTTATCCGATCGGCAATCCCAACATCCTGCAACTCTTTGATGGCATGTCTCGTTTGATCAGCAAGAAAGATCCTTGGCGCTACAAGAATGATACGGGGAGAGATGGGTTGACCACCATTACAGGATTGGTGTATACCATTGATCCAGAGTCCTCGGATTTCAATGACAATGTCTATTCTGTAAACAATCCTCGTATTTCGTATGTCAATGCAACCGCATTTGAGCCCATGTTACAAGAAAGCGGGGATGAATATTTCAAGTACGATTTGAGAGAACCTTCTCGACAAATAGTGAATCCCAACAAATTGGAAATGGCCATTGGAAACAAACACACAAAAGAAAGAGTCAACAAAGAAGTCTTGGAAACCATGAATGATTGGTCGTACATTCCAGAATCCCCAAACGTTGCCAAGAACAATCGAGAAGAAGTTCGAAATTATCAGGCCTATGTGCAGCAACTGAACATGGAAATCAAGTGTGAGCAACAGGGTCTGCCTCCAAGACCGTCGTCCTTACCTCATCCTCCTCCTCCTCCTGGGATCCGGGCGAGAACTGCCAATCCCCCACCACCAACGCCACAGAGACTCCCCCCTCCATTGCAGCCAAGACAAGCGATCTATCGTCCCTCTCCTGTAACAGCAAATAGCCGAAAGCCATCGGGCTTAAGGTTTATGTAATAGATATTTTTTTTTCCATTCGTTTATTTCTTTCAAAGTTATGAAACAATAAATTATCGAGAAAAGAACAAATAAGTTTTCTGAAGAAAATCCTTCGGAAGAAATTGCAGAGGTCTGATTTGGATCCTTCCCTCCCATTCCACTCATCCCTTATCCCTCTTCGATTTGGTCGGGAGAGAACTTAACCAATTTTTCTTGAGGAAAAATCATTTTCTCTTATTTCTCTTTTGTTGAAACTTTCTCGAGAAAAAATATTCAGGATCCAAAATAAGAAAAGGGAAAAATATTCCAACCTACCAACTTCTGTAACAGATCCCCTTCGGTTGGGAAAAATCATCTCTCTCTCTCTTATTTCTCTTTTGTTGAAATTTTCTCGAGAAAAAGTCTTCTGGATCCAAAAATCAGAAAAGGAAAATATATTCCAACCTAACCAACTTCTGTAACAGATCCCCTTCGGTTGGGGAAAAATCATCTCTCTCTCTCTTATTTCTCTTTTGTTGAAATTTTCTCGAGAAAAAGTATTATGGATCCAAAAATCAGAAAAGGAAAAATATTCCAACCGATCAACCAACTTTTGGAAAAAAGAAACATCCCCCCAAGAATTAGCGGAAATCTATTTTTTTGGAAAGAAAAGAATATAAAAACACCCTCCCAACATTCCTTATTGGTTCTCTCCAATGAACTCCGCCACGGACATTCAACACATCGTGTATATTAACCTCGACAGTAGACCAGACAGAAACCAACTCGCCCTGCAAGAATTCGCCAAGTTGGAATGGGTCACACAACCCGTCCGATTCCCTGCTGTGAAAATGCCCAAGGGAGCATTCGGTTGCACCATCAGCCACATACGATGTTTGGAAACCGCCAAGAAACAAAATTGGTCACACGTCCTCATTTGTGAAGATGATGTCAAGTTTACCGATCCGACGATACTTACAGAAAACCTCAATCGCTTCTTGGCTTCTACTACAGAATGGGATGTCATCATGTTAGCCGGCAACAATTACGGGCCTTATCTTCCAAACCAAGATGGAACCGCCGTTCAAGTGCAAGCATGTCTCGCAGGAACCGCATACCTCGTTACTCAAGCATACTACGACACCCTGCTACAAAACTTAAAAGAAGGACTCGCTTCATTCATGCGCTACCCAAACAATGGTCAACAATTCGCCTTGGATACTTATTGGTTTCGATTACAAGCCGCTCATCGCTGGTATCTGATTGTTCCACTCACGGTTACACAACACTCTACGTTTAGCAATATCGAGAACAAAGTCTTGAACTACGATCGGTTGATGCTTACTCTTGACAAGAGGGCAGGGACAAGTAAACGGGGTGGGAGGGGAGGAGGGGTTTCTGTCTCTCAACAAAATATGAAATTGTAAAGGTTTAAAGATTGACTGATTGAAGAAAGTATTTGAAAACCAAACCACACCCCCCAACGAAACCAAAACATGTCGATCTGTTTAAACATGATTGTGAAAAATGAAAGCCGCATCATCCAAAGAATGTTGCAATCGATCTATCCATTTGTGGATTCCCTTTGTATCTGTGACACGGGAAGCACAGACAACACAGTTGAGTTGATTCATCAGTTCGCTCAAGAAAAGGGAATCACTAACTACTTGGTGTATACAGAACCCTTCCAAAACTTTGAATACAACCGAACCCATGCGTTACACAAATGCCTGGAACTACCCACATTGCCTACTTACATTCTGTTGATTGATGCAGACATGGTATTGCAGTTCCATCCCAAGATCGACATGGAAACATTAAAACATGGGCTATGTTTCCCCTCTTCCTCTTCCTCTCCCTTGGGACAGGAGACACCTCCTCCTCCCGATGTCTATTTCATCAATCAAGGAAACGATGCATTCTTTTACAAAAACGCGAGGATGTTACGTGGGGCACTCTTGTTGGAACCGGCAAAACCCAAATACACTGGAGTCACCCACGAATACTTGGACATCCCTGGAACAAAACGCTTTGTCGACATTCACAAGGATGTCCTGTTTATTCTCGACATTGGAGATGGTGGAGCAAAGAACGATAAATTCTCCAGAGATATTCGGCTTCTGGAAGAAGGACTCATCGCGGAACCCACCAACTCCCGCTACATGTTCTATCTCGCCAACAGTTATCGAGATGTCGGAGATTGGACCCATGCTGCAGAAATGTACCACAAATGCATCGCCTCCAACGGATGGGTGGAAGAAAGGTGGCAGTGTCACTACCAGTTGGGGAAGGGAGCCATGGCGCGACAGAACCCTGCAGAAGCAGTGCATCAATGGTTGTTGGCCTACAACTTGATGCCCCATCGTCTTGAGAATATCTATGAACTTATCAAATATTATCGAGAAAGTTCCAGACATGTGTTGGCCTATACTTTTTACAAGCTTGCGATCCAATCAGAAAGCATGAAAGGATCTCCTCCTGTGTTTTTGTTTCTCGAGAATGATGTGTATGATTACAAACTCCATTACGAGTTCTCAGTCTTTGGGTATTATCACAACCCAGACAAGGTAGACATGGCACATCACAGCTCGATGGTGTTACAACGCGTCCTGGTCCCCGAATATCTCCAATCCAACATCTTGCAAAATTATACATTCTACACCCCACGTCTTTACCGTTGGCACTCCGCGGTCAGTGTACCCGAACTCATGAACATGGCCGTGTTGAAAGCTTTCAGTGACATCAAATATACCTATCTCGAGAAACCCATGTATAGCAGTTCGACCAGCTTTGCGATGACCCCTGACAATAAATTGTTTGTCTGTGTGAGAAAAGTCAATTATTTTATTCGCCCAGATGGCAGCTATGATTACAGTGGAGGGATTGTTACAAAGAATCACCTGATCGAGTTTGACATCAGTGAGGAAATTTGGAAATACAAACATCACGGAGAGTTGCGCTATGAAACCGAATACGACGATTATTACGTAGGGATTGAAGATCTCAAATTATTTTACCACACGGCTACATCTAAACTAAAGTATATTGGGACGCGGCCCTTGCCACGAGACAACGGGATTGCGATTGGGTGTGGCGAAATCCACCAAGTGGGAGAGGGAAGGGAACGACACTTTGCGACCAACAGTACCACTGTGGTGTTGTCCCATCCCAATAATCATCGGTGTGAAAAGAACTGGGTGTTTTTCGAAGATGCCTCTGGCAAGGAGAAGGTGATTTATGATTGGAACAATCAGTCTGGAATTTCGATTGGAGACATTTCTCGAGAAAGAGAAGGAGAAGGAAACAGTCGAACCTTGGACAATGGAACCATCGTGCCCTCAAGAGACTTTGTGGAAACTCACAAGATCAACGCGAAAAACAAATTGCCGAGGGGAGTCCGTGGATCTTCAAATGGTGTGAGGGTAGGAAACGAGATCTGGTTTGTTTGTCATATTGTCTCCTTTGAAAATCTACGAAATTATTACCACCTGTTTGTCGTGTTGGATGCGAGTACGTACGAAATTACCAGGGTGAGTGATGTCTTTAAGTTGTCTGAAAGCAAAATTGAATATGTCCTCGGACTCGCTTTCTTTCCAACCACGGAAAAGTTTTTGATTGCTTATAGCACGATGGATCGAACCACCGAGTATGCCCTCGTCGAAAAGAGCGTCTTGATCGAGCGATTGAATATGCACCCCAGGGATCCCCTTCCCCTGACTGCAGAGAATGTGGTGATGGATATTGTTTCTGGTTAAAAAAAACACTCATACAAAATTATTTTTTCCCCCCTTTTTTGTTACAAGAAATAACCATTAAGAATAAAATTTAAATTGATCAGTAGAAAGTAATTTTACAAAAATAATGTCGAGAAAGTTTGAAACATTGTTTGGAACAGACAAGTCTGGAAGAACCAAAAGTTGGGAAGCTCTCGTGGAATCGAACGCAGATGGTACGGCTACTGCAACAGTCACTTATGGATTGTTGGAGGGAAAGAAACAAACCACCACCCGTGTGTATACTACTGGGAAGAACATCGGTCGATCCAATGAAACTTCTCCCTTGGAACAAGCCCTGGCAGAAACCCAATCCAAATGGATCGACAAGAAAGAAAAAGAAGGATATCAAACTTCGACTCCTCCTCCTCCTCCTCCTACCGAGTCAGCAATGACCGCGCCATCTTCTTCTGCAACAGTCCCTCCTCCTCATTCTCTTTCTCAACAAAAAATCTTTCCCATGTTGGCGCATGTGTTTGAACCTGGAAAAGCCAAAACAAAAAGCAGGATCACCTTCCCCTGTTACTTGCAACCGAAGTTGGACGGGGTCCGTTGTCTCTGTTACTTGTCGGCAGATGGTACCACAGTGTTGGCGCAATCTCGGACTGGATCTTATTTTGAAAGTGTGGGACATATCACATCCGAATTATTGGGACCCTTTCAACAGATCCCCGAATTGGGGCGCGGAGGAAACGTCTTGGCCTTGGATGGCGAGCTCTATACCAACACCATGCCCTTTGAACAGTTAGTAGGACTTGTCAAAAAGAAGAAATTATCTCGAGAAGATCTAGGGAAAATCAGGGAGATCTCGTACCATGTCTATGATCTGGTAGATCGACGAGGAGGAGACACCACCTTCCAACAGCGGTTCGACCTTCTGCAACAGATCCTTCCGGCAATCAACCACCCCTCTGTAAAGTTGGTTCAGACAGTCATTGCAACTGGGCTCAATGACTTCCGGTCATTCTTTGCCTCCTCTGTAGCAGAAGGGTATGAAGGGGTAATGTTGCGCAATGTGCATGGCAAATACCAATGCAACTACCGAAGCCATGACCTGCAAAAATACAAAGAGTTTTTCGAAGCAGAATACGAGATCTCTGGATATCGAGAAGCCGAAGGAAGAGATCGTGGCACAGTCATATGGGTGTGTCGTTTGCCGGACTCATCCGCGGAATTTAGTGTGCGACCCCGTGGAACCTTGGAAATGAGACGCAAATGGTTTGATGAAGCCCCCGCGTTTATCGGGAAACCACTCACGGTGATCTACCAAGAACTTAGCGAACAAGGAGTGCCTCGATTTCCGGTAGGGAAAGGGATCCGTGAAGGATTTTGAGAAAACTTTGTTTACAACAAAACATCCCCAAAGAAGAAAAAAATAAAGTATCAACATTAATTATAAATTATACATGTCTGCTGAATTTAAAGTACGATTAAAATCATTAGTAAATGAATTAATTCAAGCGTGTAGTGATATGGGGGACAAATACAAAGAAGAATATGAAGCAAAACAGAAGTTATTTGAAAAAAAAGCCCAAGCTTCCGCCTTGGCAGCCGCCGACCTAGATAAACGAGGGCGGGAGAAAGAAACAGAAGGAGAAGAAGAAACAGAAGTCTCACACAAATATCAACGAAACATGAATGCAGCAGAACCACAACCACAACCACAACCACAACCAGAACCACAACCACAACCACAACCACAACCACAGCCACAACTACAACCACAACCACAACCGCAACCACAACAAAAACAACCTGAATCAGACGTTCAAGCACTTTTATCGTTGTCTAATACTTGGGTGATAGACTCTCTGAAAAATAAAACCCTAAAACCACATGATCAATGCTTTGCTACGGATCAAAATCTAGTGGCTATAATTGCCATGTTGAAAGAACGGTATGATGCACTTGAACATGCAGTACGAATGAATGATTTGTCTGAATTAAAAAAGGAGCTCGACAAATTCTACACATTCGAGATAAATGCAATAAATTATTTACATCCTATGCTAAATCCACTTTGTCCGGAGCAATCCGAAAGAAACCTGCAACAATTTGCTCAAGAATATGCAAAGATCCACCCACGGGTGAAACAGATTTCCAAAATGCTAGAGGATTTCATGAAGTCTCAGCTCGCTCCTCCGCTTCCGCCTGGTCTTAACACATCTCAACAAAAGAAGCGTGGGAAAGGACATGGAAGCCGAAAGAAAAAAAAACAGAATAGATCTAAGGGAAAAACACATCATCATCGACGACTTCAGAAATAAGGCATCTTTTTTCTTTTTTTTTCTTTTGAATAGTTTCTTTTTTATTTTCAGAGATATTTGAAAATAAAGTATTTATCATTATTATAATGTCTGACGAAGCGACCCATTTTAAAAAACAAATAAAATCAATTGAGAAAAAAATTATTGATGCATGTACGGAAGAAATTACGAAGACAAGAGAATATCTTATCAAAGAAGGTAACGCTTATTTCCTACCAAAAATAGAACAATTAAAACAAGACATCACAAAAGCAAAAGAAAATACGATTAAAGAATGCAACGATTATTACATACCTAAGCTAGACGCGGCTAAAGAAGAAACAAAGCAAGCTACTGATTTTTACAATACACAGATTCAATCGTTAGCCACAGAATTAAATAATTTTAAATTTCAATGCCAACAAACAGTCAACGCACAAAGGATAACTGATGAGAATAAATGTTTAGAATTACGGATACAAGATGCCGAACAAAGGAGACAATATAATGGGCCGACATTTCAAGAATTGAAGAGACAACAAGAAGCCGAGAAATACAGACAAGATTTTTATAACCAAATGAAGAGACAAAACGAAGAACAGAAATACAAAGTGGATTTTGCAAATCAATTGAAACAACAACTACAACAACAACAACAACAACAACAACAACAAATACAACAACTACAACAACAACAACAACAACAACAACAAATACAACAACTACAACAACAACCACCACAACAACAATATCCACTACCACCATTGCCGGCTCCGAATAAGAAGAATGTAACTTTTTACCTTGGTAAATCCTTACCATCTAATAGTATTTCAAAACCAACTAGAAAATCTGCACTTAAGTTACCTACAAGTCAAAAGAAAAAGGGAGGAACAAGAAATCGAAACAAAAAAAGAACCAAGGAATAACCATTTGTTCATTTTTGCCAAATTCGAAAAATATGTTGCTTTGTATATAATATATGTTCATAGGCAATAAACAGAAACTTGCCACTCCCCAAGAAACACAAAGTCCTCGTTTTTCACGATTCATGGATCTGCAAGAAGAACTGGAAAAAAACAATCAGCGTATTGCAGAGCTTAAGTTTCAAAAGGATCAGTTTTTATCTGATATTCAAAGCACAAAACAAAAGTCTCAAAAGAAATCCCAAAATATCCTGAACGAGTCAATGCAGACAAGTCAATTAATCCAAGCCGAACTAACTCAGAAACTCCAAGATGCCGAAAAACAACGACAGAGATTGGATGACCAGGTGAGTGAAGAGAAAAAAACTTTGGGAGAGCTAGAGGGCATGTTGGAAAAAAAAAATCAACTATTAGAAAGACTTCGCCAAGGCTTTTACAGCGTTGCAAACGAATTACGGGAATGTGTATCAAAATATGAAAGGGAAAAAGAAGAAAGATTGTTGTCTGAGGCGTTTGATAGAAAAGTCCAAGAACGAAAAAAAGCAGAAGAAGAAGAAAGGAGAAGACAACAAGAAGAGCAAGCAAGAACTCCAAGAGAATGTGAAATTACGGAAGGTATTTTTGCAACACTGATGCAATCTCTTTATGATGCAGTAAACCAAAGAAATACTTTAAGTGACAATTTAAAAGCGTTGGATCGTGTCTATCAAAATGGTATAAGTTATATTCAGACCCAAAAATTATTATCTACGTGTTATTCCAAATGGGTAATTGAAATATATTCTTTATATACCAGTTACCACTTCAATTTAAAAAGGTGGGTCCAATATATTGAAGTGACAAAGCAATATACAGATTTACTTGATAAATATAAAGAAAAGAAGCCAATACCCCCATCAATACCCAAAAAAATGAAAGACTCTCCTCCTCCTTCTCCTCCTTCTCCTCCTTCTCCTCCTTCTCCTCCTTCTCCTCCTCCTTCTCGTCCTTCTTTTCGTCCTTCTTCTCATCCTCGTTTCTTTTCTTTTTTTCCTCCTCCTCGTTTTGTTTATACTCGTCATCAAAGACATCCAATGAATCAACCTCCACCACCCCCACAAAAAACAGCCGCACTTGGCGAATGTAACATTACTCAGGAACTTGTTCAACGACTGTTGCAAAATCTCTATAACGTAATAGATATTAGCAAAGATGCCACGATAGATAATGACAACGAAACAGAAATGGAAACACTAAGACTTGTTATAAGAGAAAAATTGAGGAAAGAGTTTTTCGAGGGGCAAGAAATCTTGAACAATCCCTCTAATTGTGATGATTATAGTCAATATGTTCAACAAGTAAAAGAAATATACGCAACTTATAGCGACATGCTAGAAACTTTTATCAACGACAGGTATAAATGGTATGAAAAAAACAAAAACAAAGTCACTTATCTTCCAGTATCAGAAAGAATAGCAAGACCGACAATGATACCACAGCCACCGTTTGCCCCCCGTCCGTTCCCAAATCCCTCTTTTGCGGATGTTCCCAGCCTTCCAAGGCTGCCGGATCTTCCTGTGGGGTTCGATAAAAAAAAATGTAAATTCACTAAGGAGGTCGTAAGAGAATTGTTAACTGAGTTAAGAAATGCTGTAGACGATTCAAACAAGCTTAGAAAGGTCTATCTTAAACTTTCTCGACAATTCCATGAATCAAAATTAACAGGAGAATACATCGGTTGTCAGGCGTATAAAGAATATGTTAAGAATCTATTTACGCTGATGGCTAGTTACTATGAGGAGTTAAAAACCTTTAAGGGTTACCCGTGAACAAAATACACTAAATATAAAAGGATATAAAAGCATTCCTTTCAAAAAATAGGGCCTTTTTTTTTGAAAGGAAATAAAAAATCCCAAAAGGGAGGACGAGGGGGGAAGAAATGAAAGAGAGACAGAACAGATGAAAAAAAAAGAAAAAGATCTCACCACTTTCTATATGGAACAGACAATAGATGATAACCGCTACTTTGAAGAGGATACGGATGAGGTAGCACCAGCCAACACACCAGTCGTTTATCTTTCCAATAAGCTGAATGAAATTCGAGATTCGGTTGATCGGGCCGATCTTGATTCCTTGATGCAAACGTATTTCACATTGTGCTGTGACGCCCTCCAGCTTTGTCTCGATTATTTAAATCGCCAACCATTAAACAACATCACGAGAAGTTCACGACTACAAATGGAATCAAAGGGAACTAATGGAAGGAGAAAAAAACAAACGAGACGAGGTCGATCCGTTTCCAAAACCAAAACCAAAACCAAAAAACGAATTACTCGAGGGGCTGGAGTGTATAATTGGTTAAATGATAAAAAGAAAGCTTGGGATACTTGGCTATTGCAAAGAAAAGAAACTGCACTAGAGGAGAACAGACAGCTCGAAGAAATAAAAACGAAAGGCTGTATCTCAGACAATCAAATGCAAACGAGACGGAAATGCAAGGGATACTGGTATTATTTTATGAATATGAAACCATGCAACAAATTTAACAAAGAGTCTGCTGGAATAACAGAGATCTGCAATCAAGAGTTTTTCAAAATCAAATCAGACATCGAGAACCTGTTCCACACTTTGAGTGGAATAATTCTATCTCTAGGCCTGTCAAAAGTTCAACCCTATGTGGAGAGGTTGGAAAGTATTCTCTCTACATCCAATCAAACAACATATATAAACTACATGGTATCTCTTGAAGCGATCATATTAAGTATTGTAGCTCTTCAATTATCTCCCGAAAAACAAGAAGCGCTCGAAAATAAAGTTTCAGAGATTGAAGAAGATCAGATCAACGAATTGGAACAGAAGGTACAAGAATCCAAATTAGAATTAGATTCTCTCGAGAAAGAAGTTAGTGAAATTCAACAGGAGTCGGAGAATGCCTCTAAAGAGACCCAAACAGAAAATGAGGATGATAAGTTATTATTACAACAAAGTGAAATTAAAATTAAAAGATTAAAAGATAAACTTTTTGTAACTGAACGAAAAATACGGAGATTTAATAATCAACTTAGTGTAAATTATCCTGACCAAATGAGGAAACGAATAGAGAAAGTTGATAAGGAAATTGAAAGAGTTCGAGACGAAACATCCACAGCCGAGACCCAATTAAAAAGGTGTCAACAAAAAATGCTTGAGGAACTAGGGATCGATTTGGCAAAAGGTTTCAAACGAAAGAGGACCAAGGGTAAAGGCAAGAGGACGCGCAAGGCTACAAGTAAGAGCATGAGAAAAATTAGCCCCAAATAATGATGCTTTCCCCGCCAATGTTTAAAAGAATTGCCCAATTGTCACAAATAGTCGATTCATGTTGGTGATTTCTGGAGTAATTCCTTGATTCGTAAAAAGTTTCTCGACAACACTGTTATCTCTGAAACGAATGGAATAACTTTGTTGAATATTGTTCCTTCCAATTCTGCCAAGAGATTGGATGATTTTTTCTTGTGTCAAGTCCAAGTCTTTGCTCAAGTATCCGTGACAGAATTGGTAGTTGGTTCCATAGATGTAATCGCTGGAGGCAATAATAAGATATAACTGTTGTTCTGTTGCAAGCTGTTTAACGATCTCGAGATACTTGGGGTTCTGGTGGGTTGTGAAGATACCAATCCCCATGAGCAACAAGATTTTCCAACTGTTGTCGACTTCGTGTAAAGACATAATCTCGATAATTGTCGTATCATCGATCCGACTCATGTAAGGAGTTCCAACAGAAGCCAAGTCGATATGGGATGCCCATTTGTTGAGATGGAGGATGCTGTTCGGAACAAAGGCGTCGTTCAAATTAACAGGCCGTACTTGGGTACGCAGATTGTCGATATCTGTCTGTAATTTTCTACAGACCCCCCTTGCTTCTCTTGCTTCTCCATCCTCTCGATCACCCTCGCCACCCCCACCCCCACCTCCTCCTTTGGATTTGCTTTTTGCTTTGGACTTGTGTTTTGATGCGGTCCCACTTCCAGAAGAGGAAGAAGAAGAAGAAGAAGATTGAGATTCTTCTTGGGCATCTTCCAACTCTTTCTCGAGAACCATAATCTTTTCAGAGAGAACATTGTTTCTTTCGATCTTATGCATTAAGTCATCCATTACCAATTCTGGAATATTCGCCTGTTGTAAACAAAACTGTGCGACTTTCTCTACATCTCGTGCCAGAAAAATGGTCGGTCCTTCCACCAAGGTGTGCGCATCACTGGTTGTCAAATAGATTCCATACGTTCCCGGTTTGTTTGTCACTGGTGGGGCAGTGCCTGAGGCCGAGACCGGAGGTTCTTGCAGACTTTTGAGACGTCGGATATCTCCACCCCCAAGGCTGTCGGAAGGTATGGGACTAGTACTAGTAGTAGACGAAGCAGAAGTAGCAGAGGTCAAGCTATGATATTTCTTGATCGGTATGCCCAAGCTTGGAGGGGGAGGAGGCATGTAACATTTGCGGCGTGACTGCAGGGTAGTATATATGGTATCCCATAATTCGGGTTCCATGTTCTGTAACAGATTCAAATAACCCCGTTTAATATTTTCCATGGTTAATTGAGAAATGTCGAGAATTCCTATACTTTCTAATCCAGATTCCACCCCACTTTCACTCCCACTGGAAATGAGAACTTGAACGATGAAAGCCACCACTTCTCCAAGGTCGAGATACCGAAGGATAGTCAAGTTGTTGCTACAATGGTCGGCAACTTCCAGCACTTCTCGATATTCTCTGGAGAAGAAATGTGGAACTACAATGTATCCATTGTTGTCAAAGATCGGAATGGTTTTGGCACATTCGTGACTGACAATATTGTAAATTCTAGGGGTGCGCTTGTCCTCTTCCTCCTTGTTCTCTTGGTTTTCTTCCTGCTCCTCCTCCTCCTCTTCTCGAGAATGAAACTTTTCTTTAAAGTCTTGGATGACATTGGGGATGGTGTGGAACTTGGGCAACGTAGCAGAAGACAGGACAATGTTTGGAACTCGGTTTTGGCTCCACGTTTGTTGGATCAATTCGTGAAGATCGTGTTCCTCGTAATCCATGGATATGGTGGGTTCGTCCCAGTACATAATGACTTCTTCTGGGACATTGAACTGCAACATGTAGGTCATGGAAAGAAGGTAGGATTGGATGTCGCAGATCATGATTTCCACCTTGGTGCCGTTGCTATTATTGACCCGGCCAATTCCTCCAGATCGTTTGTTGATGGTGTAATCTACGGCGGAGTAGTAATGGAGACGTATGTCTTCCATGGTGTTACAGCCGAATGCAAAGGCGACTTTCTTTTGGATGGATATGGCCGATCTTGCGAGAGAGAGTCCCACGTGTCGTGCTGCACAGACGAAGATGACTCGGTGACGTTCCGACAGTCCGATGGGGCTGAGTGTTTTTCCAGTACCAGTGGGTGCAATGTACAGGATAAGTTTGGGTCCTGGTTTGCTAGAGCTGGTAAAGATTTGCTTTTGGTGATCATACAGGGTAAGGTTCTTGTATTTGAGAAGCAAGGAGTTTTTTTCAATGATCTCAACGGCTTGTTGCAACATGTGTAACAGATTGACGCGAGACCGGTATTTTTCAAGAGTGTGTTGCACTAAATCTACCACGTGTCGGTTTAATTGAGAGACGTTGTTTCTCGACAATTGGAAGAGCGTATAATAATGGAACTCAAATGTTTTTCCTTCTACCTTTCTGGTAGGATGACAAACGATAGCGAGGACATGTTCCAAAAGGACAAATTCGTATGCGGATCCTTGCACCATTTGTGTTTTGTTTTGTTCCAATCGGATCTTGTCGGCGGCTTTGATTTTTTGCTTGGTGGATATTTTGAGATCCAAGGTGCGATCTTCTTTCTTGAGTTGTTCGTAGATGGGAGCAAAATAAGTAGCAAAGAGATGATCCTCCATTTCTTTGGAATAAGAAATCTTGAGGAATTGGATGAGTGACTTTTGGTGGTTGTGGGCGATGTTGACATCTGACATGCCTTGCTTAATGAGTTCCAGGACTTGGATTTCTTTTTCTGGCAGAGGTTTCTCGATACTTTGCCATTCAGACTTGGTAAGTTTGGTTTGAGTAAAATCCATCTTTGATATATGTTGGTAACCGTTTGTTTATTATCTTTTTTTGTAGAAGATTAAGACTGTAAGTAGATAGGGAAAAGACCTCCAAACTCTCGAGAAGAAGAAGAAGAAGATCCAAAGGTATTTTCTGTGTTGTATGTGATGTAGAGAAATCCGTCTTCGTCTTGGTATTCTTGATAGACTTGAGAGATCATTGCACTGTTGGAAAGTATGTTTCCGTCGATGAAGAGGAACAATGCTTTTTCAGAGGGAAGGTGCATTCTCTTGCGTATAACATAGATGAATTGTCCCAAGGTGAGATCCATGGGTATGAGGTATTTGTTCTTGTCGATATAGGGACACTGTTTGTCGGCCCTTGGGTGTCGTTGACAGATTACAGGAACGCGATCTGGATATTTGTTAAGCATTCTGAGGCTTTCCGCTTGGCGGTTGTGAAAGGTATGATCAGCTTTGAAATCGGACCCCATAGGAGGTGGTGTTTTGGTAGAAGTGACAAATAGTTTCGTGCTGGGTTTCATGTTGCGGTACGTAGGAGTCTTTAACTGAGAGATAGCGGAGTTTCTTTAAGTCCTATATTATAAATATATATTTTGAACGCCGCGAATTCCTCCGAGAGATGTGACACGATCTGCTTGGTATCTTCGAGCTCGGACTGCAGCTTGGCAACCATCTGTTGCAGGTCCTCATTCGTTGGTGTGATTGTTGTTGTTGTTGTAGCAGGGAGATTTCTCGAGATATCAACGATTGGGGAAAGGGAAGAAGAAGAAGGAGAAGAGTTTGTTGTTTTCAATTTGGAAAAGAAATCTGTCATTTTATTTTCGCCATTGAATGCAACCTCCACAGATGATGAAAAGGCAGACATGGCTGGCTGGGTGGGTCCCCCTCCTCCTCCCGAGATTCCCTCGATATCAATCACATCTTCTGTGTGACTTGTTTGTTCAATCATCGATCCAATCTGTAATTTTCTTCCAGTGAATTGGGAAGGAAGAGCCGAGTCATACTTACGTTCATTTATTGTTTTTGTCATCAAGGTTTGTAAATCTGCTTCCATGGAGGAGGCGGAGGAGTTGGAGGATGGTTCTGGATCTTGAAACACAGGAGGCGTGGGTGGAGGAGGTGCGGCAAATTGTTGGAAGTGTTTCCGGTGAAGTTCCAGCTCTTGGTCAAAGGATACATTCTTCGATCGAACCCCCTGTGGTCTGGAAGGCATTGTTGCAGCAGTAGTGCTTGGTAGTGGTGGTTGTGATTGCATTTGTTGCAGCTGTTGGTAAGCTAAACGGATCATCAACAAAAATTGCTTATTCATTTCCATCAAGGGGAGTCGAGTCTGTCCTTTTTTGTGAGCAAAGTCCGAAGCCATTTGGTGAAAAGATTCCATCCCAAGAAAGATCGATTCTTCTTGTAGTATTTCTTGTAACAAGGCGGTGTTTTGTTTGGATAAAAAAGAAACCATTTCTTTGATGTTCCTCTATCTTTAAGTGGGTTTAAGTAATTGAACGACAAAATTATTTAAATCAAAACGTATTCTTTTCTGTAATGGAAGAAGAAGATTCTGTGGTTGTCTATCAGACGGCAAAGAAGGTCTTAGGGTTAGAAACGGATCTCTTTACAGCGGCTGAATTGAAAAGAGCTTACATCAAACGAGCCCTTGTTTGTCATCCTGACAAGAACATGGGAACAAATGACAGTACGGTTCAATTCCAAGAATTACAATCCAGTTATTCTTATCTCTCCTCGTTTGTTGTTGTGGAAGAAGACATCGCAGAAGAAGATATCTCGAGAAAGACCTCTACGTCCAAATCTCGTTCTCCTTTTGCTACAAACCATGAAGACGGAAAAGCGATCCTGTCTTTCGTCAAAGAAGTCTTACATGGAAAATACCAAAAGGTCTTGCTGGATTTGATATGTGGTATCAAGAACATTTCCATCCAGGCTCTCGAGAAGATCAGCAAACATCAATTACAAAAAGTGTACGACTTCCTGCAACGACATCGACGTGCTCTGTTCATTCCAGAACACATGATCCAACTGGTGCGAAACATTCTCGAGAAAAAGGAATCCATCCAAGAGATTCTTTACAGCGTGTCGCCAACCTTGAACGACTTGATGGGGGACAAGCTCTACAAATTGACATTAGAGGATACCACTTATCTCGTGCCATTGTGGCATAAAGAGGTGTGGTATGATGGGAAGAACGCCGGAGAGGACATCATTGTCTCGTGTCATCCCACGCTGCCAGAAAATATAGTGGTGGACTCGGACAATCATCTGTATGTTACGATTCGTATTTCATTGAATAGTTCGTTATTAAATGAAGACTATACTATAACTGTTGGGAACAAAACGTTCACTCTTCCAGTGAAAGAGTTACATGTAACCTCAGAACCCCAAACGATTTGTTTACCGAATTGTGGTATTCTGAGAATTAACGAAGATAATTTTTACGATATTTCCAATCGATCAAATGTTTATTTCCTGGTTCAATTAATTTAGTTAGTTAACATAGTGTGGTATTTCTATTTCTTGGGATCTTTCTTCGCCTTTTTGCCCTTGGGTTCGATTGGAGCAGGGGTAGATGCAATCGCGGGAGAAGCGGAAGGTGTGCTGGGTTCTTCATCCAAGTCTTCAGTCTCTGGGGCGTATTCCTTTTCTTCTCCTTGCTCATCGTCACTGTCCACCACTTCTGTAGACACAGCAGAAGAAGAGGAAGAACTAATAGTAGTAGTAGTTTCCGCTTCGTTGTCAGGATCTTGGTGGTTGGTAAGATCGGCCTTTCTTTTCAAGACTTTCTTTTCGGATTCGTCCATCTCAATGTGACAGACCCCTGGGATAGAGAGGTTTTGTTGTCGGACAATGGTTTGGACAAGTTTCCAAGTGATACCCATCTTTCCACCGACGATCCACAATCCGGCACATTTCACAATGGTCTTCATGTTGGTTCCTTTGGTAATGAAGTTCAATGGTGTGACGGAAGGATCGGAGGTGGAAGGGAACAACAAGTTTTTATCTTCATCGTACACTTCAGGAGACCACTTGCCCTCAAAGCAAGGGATTTTAATGTTGAATGTGGGAGGACGAGTGGTATCAACCTCTGTGCTGTCCTTGGATACCTTCGGATATTTGAGCATGGGAGTCCAAATCATGTCCACCATGTCTTCGCTTTTCATTGGTTTGCCGAGCCAATCCTTGGCATACTCAAAGACTTTGCGTTTCAAAGCGGCCTCGAATTCGATTAATTTGGCCAAGCATTCTCCGTAGACAAGATCGACTGATTCGTCTGTTGTATCTGGGAATTGGAGAGAACAAGAAAATTTTTCGTTTCCTTCGTAATCACTTGCCCCAAAGGTAAACATGACGGGAAGGCTAATATGGAGAGAAGTGTGAGTTGCCTTGTTGATCATTCCAACATTTTTTCCTCCTCCCTGGGTTGCTTTAGGTGCATAGAATTTGATGCCGTTGATGTCGAGGTCAGTGCAGTGAATACTTGTAGAAGCCATTGTTGTTTTTGAGATTTGTTTTGTGAGAATTAAATGAATTTGTATTTGTGGCTTTAAGTCCTTTTTCTAAAAGGAATATATTCCTTTTTTTGCACCTCTTTGCACCTCCTTGCACCTCCTTGCTCCCATTGTTTAGAGTTGTCGAAAAATTATATAAAATTCTTTATATAAACGAAACTACAAAAACAAAACAAAACAAAAATGAATGAGTTAACGGTGCTTTCCCCTTCTGCTTCTCTTCCTTCGATCGTTCCACAAGACGAAGACAACTACCAAAGTTCGACCAATACTGCAACAGAACAACCTTCCAAGAAAAGAATCCGACAACCACAACATACCATCGCAGGTAAGAAATGTAAGAATGAAGTCATTAATCTCGAGAAGGAGGCCTCCCAGAAGAAATCCAAAAAAGAAAAAGAAGACAAACCTATCCCAACCATACAAAACATTGAACAAACTCAACTGTTGAATTATTCTGTTGCAGAGCTCAAGAGCTATTTGAAAAGCCATACTCTGTTTCTCTCGGGAACAAAACAAGTTCTTCACGATCGACTCTTTTGCTATTTGCGTGCCGTCCGTGCCACGATCCAACTTCAGGCCAAGTTTCGCGGACTCTTTGTCCGTAGTGTCTTTAAACTCTTTCACAAATATCAATCCTTGCTTCCCGCCTGTGTCAATGACCAAGACTTTTATTCTTTCGAACCATTGACGGAAATAAACAAATTCCAACTCATCTGTGTAACAGAACCCGAGGGATCCGTCTATGGATTTGACCTCACTTCCATTTTCCAATACAAGAAAAAACTTGAACTCGGGGTTCCTTTGACCAATCCTTACACACGAAGCAACCTGGATCCATCGTTCTTCAGAGAATTGGCCAAAATAGAATCAGCTTCCAAGATGAAGATAATTCCAACAGTTCTCGACATTGTCAACCAAGAAGAAGAAAATAGTTTCTCTTATGAAAAAAAAGTCGAGATGAAAGCCATCACTCTCTTCCAACAGATCAACTCCCTTGGAAATTACAGCGACTCCTCTTGGTTCATGCAATTGTCCCGGGGAAGATTGTTGCGGTTATTGCAAGAATTGTATGACATTTGGAATTTTCGATTGAACATTACTCGAGAAACTAAACGCAATGTCTGTCCTCCTTCTGGATCTCCTTTTGATTTGGGGGTGAACATTCGAACTTCCAACACAAGTGACATTGAGCTACGTGAGATTGTTCTCAATGTGTTTGAGAATTTCGTCTATCGCGGGATCAATCGTGACGCACAGTGTCTTGGAGCATTCTATGTGTTAGGATCCTTGACACTTGTCTCGACCGTTGCAGCGGAAGCCTTGCCATGGCTATATCAATCGTTTGTTTATTAAGAGGGAGAGAGAGGTTTCATTACACACACACACACACACACACCCACAACTCTGTTACAGGAAAAAAATGTAAATTAATTGGTTTTCGATTTATATTTTTTGTTTTTGTTTTCTCGAGAAAAAAAGGAAAAAGGGTTGAGAGTGAGAGTTGTAAGAAAAATCCTGAAAGGAAAAACAAGGAAAGTCACCGACAAAGGAAATCAACCATTTCTGGAATTTGTCCTTCGGAAAGGTATTGCAGAGACATCATTAGAAACTTCGGCGGAGGGTGTCTTCCCTCCCATCCCAGACACCCCGGGGTCCCAGTTGGATCCTTTTGACCATGAGGGACAAGACTTCACATTTTCTTTTTTGGATCTGTTGCAAAAGGTTGGAAAGTTAATTGTGAAACCCTTTATTCTCGAGAATATTTCATTTACCGATCTGTTACAAAAGGTTGAAGAGTTGGTTGTGGATCCCTTCGTTGGAAAACATTTTCCTTTTTTCCTTTTTCGGATCTGTTACAAAAGGTTGAAGAGTTGGTTGTGGATCCCTTCGTTGGAAAACATTTTCCTTTTTTCCTTTTTCGGATCTGTTGCAAAATGTTGGAAAGTTGATTGTGAAACCCTTTTTCTCGAGAAGATTTCATTTACCAATCTGTTACAGAAGGTTAAAAAGTTGGTTGTTGATCCCTTCGTTGGAAAACATTTTTCCTTTTCCTTTTTCAAATCTGTTGCAAAAGGTTGGAAAGTTGATTGCGGAATCCTTTTGTCGAAAAACCTTTTTCCTTTTTCGGGTCTGTAAAAAATATTATAGATCCTTTTTTTTCTCGAGAATATTTCATTTACCGATCTGTAACAAAAAGGAGGTAACTATTCGTCTTTCCCCTGTTATCTCCTCCGGAAATCATAAACAAAAAACATAACATCCATGGGATCTGTTTAAATTATTTAACTTTATTTACATTCTGCTCGTCTGGTTACATCCTCTCTCCCCCCACCCCACCCACACACCCCAAAGGTATCCATCACCATCTCCAAATCTTCCAACTCGTCACAAGTATCCAACACCCTGCGCAACAGATCCGGATGGTTGTGCCTCTCGATCTTCGGCAGTCTTACCCGCACCCACAACCAGTGTCGAAAGCGTCTTTTGTATTTCAAAGAATAAAACATATCACGAAACCGGTTGAGAATTTTCAACCTGTGGAGACACTTGTATACATCTCCCTTCTCTCCGATTGCATCCAATTCAAAAGGAGTGGAATCTTGGAAGGGATTGTAGAGGATCTCAAACAGAGGTGTTTCTTTAATCACCCATCTGAGAAGACCACCTGGATCAGTCAGGTTGCTTGGTGCATTCACCATATGCCACAAAGGGTTGTAGCTGAAATCCACACGGAACACTAACAGAGGAAGCCGAGGGACACTCTGGAGTCTGCAATGATCTGCAACAATCTGTTCGAGAGTCGACGGCAGCTGCGGCAACCTTGAAAGGAGGGTTCCACGAACGTTGAGATTTTCCAGAAAGGGTGGCAAGGGTGGCAACTCGAGCAACGGGTTGTTGGAGAGATTCAATGTTTTCAGCTGGGTGAAACGAGAGAGTGATGGAACAAGGGCAAGCTGTCTCCGAGATAAATCAATGGTGGTCGTGTCTGCTGGGAGGTTGTCCAAATATTTTTCCACGCGATAAGGTTGCTTTGTTTTTCTTTTTATGGAGGACATCGTAGGTGCGGATTGTTTTCTGTTGCAAATAGGTGCCAGGAATTTATGTTTGATTTTTCTTTTCCATTAACCATTAAAAAAATCCCCCTTCCTTCCCGATTCCAGAAAGTTTAGGAGAAATATCCCACCCCTTTATCCTGTTATAATATTTAATGCGTTAAACCACTTAAAAATAAGCTCTTGGTATATCGTATAAATAAAATGTCCTCCAAGCAAACCACCAAGCAAACCAAGCAATCCAAACCTGTTGTCGAGGCTGCTCCTGCCCCCGTTGTTGCTGCCCCTGCCCCCGTCCCATCTTCTTCCGAACCCAAGGCCAAGAAGGCCAAGAAGGAGACCAAAGCCCCCGAGCCTGTTGTTGCTCCTTCCACTTCCACCTCTGAACCTGTTTCTATGTCTGTGGAGACTCTTCCCGAAGCTGAGCAAGTTGCTGCCGAGACTGCCAATGATGTCGAATCTCGTTGTGTCAAGTTCTACACTGAACTCCAAGAGGTTGCTAGCAGGTTGTCTCAAATGAAGACTATCTTCAAGTCGATCGAGAGAGATTATGGAAAGAAACTCAAGAGTGCTTCTAAGGGTCACGGAAAGAAGAAGAGCGGAAACCGTGCTCCTTCTGGATTTGTTAAACCTACCAAGATCAGCGACGAACTTGCTGCTTTCCTTGGTAAGCCTCTCGGAACTGAAATGGCCCGCACTGATGTGACCCGAGAAATCAATGGATACATCCGATCCAATAACCTCCAAGACACTGCCAATGGTCGTCAAATCAATGCCAACGCTGCCCTCTCCACCCTCTTGAAGCTCAAGGAAGGCGAAGTCCTCACCTACTTCAACCTCCAAAAATTCATGAGTGTTCATTTCATCAAGGCTGCTCCTGCTCCCGTCTCTGCTTAAACACACACACACACCCTCTCATCGATAGATTACAAACCATAAATTAATTTACAAAGTCTTTAAACCCTTTTTTGTTTTTCCTCATTCAAAAGAAATAATAACTTTTTGAATGAAAAAATTAGTTACGTGTGAATTCGACTGTAGAAATCCGATGCAGTCAAATCTTCCACTTCATTGATGTCAAACCGCTGAAAACTCTCTTCCACATTTTCATGGGTCTCGCCTTTCACATCCGCACGTTGTCTGGTTCGAATATATTTAAATTCTGGTAATGTCTTACACTTGTAATGATTCAGTTGGATCACACTCAAGTCGATGTTCTCATTCCACGGACCGTTGATCACCGTTCCATTCGTGCATTTGGTATGACCTCTGGAAAAGACCACATCGTGACAGGTTCCAAATTTCAAGAAATAGTCTTTTTTAAACAACGTTTTGATATGTCTGTCTCCCTTCTCTTGACACATGGTGAACCGAATCGTGTTGGGTTCATCCGTTTTTTCTGTTTTGCCAGAGGATCCGAAAAATCGCCAATTCATACCGATCCCTTGACAATCACCAACGATATATTCCTGGATAAAGTCACCAATATTCTTGTGTCTTTTCAACACAATGAATTCATCAATATCTATATGGGCTACGTGTGTTGCCTTCGTTCGAAACAAAATGTGTTTGACAAAATGATCTAATACAACATATTGCACGGCTTTGTGGTAATTATTGAATGGGAAATGAATCACTAACAGATTGTCTCTGTATTTTTCCAGCATTGTATAATAGGTCGGCGTATCTTCGTTGTCATACAAATAGATGTATTTGAAACCGAGTGCCAAGTGATATTTGACAAATTCTTCAATATAATCGTGTTCTCTTTTTGCTATGCAAACAATAACTGGGTTCATTGTTATGTATACTATAAATATTTAATTTTTTTATCAAATGATTCGACTTCTTTACTGTAATATCTAATTCTTCCCTCCATAAAATGTAATTTACTTTGTCTCGAGAGTTGTTGTTGTTGATGCCTTTTTACGAAAAGTTGTTCGAGTCTTGGGTTCGGCAACATTTACTACAGGAGGATGATTCACTTCTGTAACAGGGGGTGGTGGGCTTGGTGTTGAGATTGGGCAGGGGTCTGTACCAGGGACGGTGGTCGTGGCCGTGGAGGTTGCCTTTTTCTTGACTGATATTCGTGTCTTGATTTCTGGAGGAGGTTGAACCACACTAGGCTCACTTACTTCTGTAACAGGTGTACTAGTAGAGCTGGTTGTTTTTTTCTTTGGCGTTGCTTTTTTCTTTTCCGTTGCTGCAGCAGATGGGCTTTTGGATTTCTTTGGGGCTGGGGTAGAGGCAGACCTTGATGATGCTGGAGACGACCTCTTTTTTGCGCTCTTGGTAGCAGTTGTCGTCCCACCACCTGCTGCCTGTTTGGTAAACAATTTTGTCAGAGAGGTCTTGATCTTTTTATCGATCGAGGAATAGTCACACCTGGAATAAACCCCTTCTGGAATGATCAAGACCCCAAGGTTTTCTTGGATGTCTTCTTTGGTAAATCCAAAAGACACACACTTCTCGAGAAAGAGTAAAGGATCAGTGATCTGATTGTAAAGGATCATCAACATGTAACTCATGTAATCCAACCGGAAATGTCCCACTGGCAAAGTGGTGTGTCTTCCCCCGACTCCACAGCCGCGAAGTTTGGACTCGAGTTCTGTCGTGACATTACCCTTTTTTGCTTTGGTAGACATCTTGCCCAAGTAGCCCGTGAAGTTGACTTTGGCTGTCACATGGGTCACTTGGGTGGCGTGAATCACAGAAGGGGATCCGGATTCAAAGGGAAAAAGGTCATAGTCCGACATTTTTTCTGCAGCAAGACTCAAATGGGAAAGTTTCTCGAGAAGTGTTTTGGTTTTGAGAATGTTGAGAGGATAATTTTCATGGACCATAAGAGGAAGCAGTTCCTTTTCCATTGCAAAGAGTTCGACCTTTTCGGGAAAGTCTGTGAATTGGGACATGAAGTCTGTTGTCAATTCAAACAAATTACTCTTGATCTTGTCCTTGTCATTCTTCTCCTTGTTCTTTTCCTTCTCGAGAATACCTTTGTTGTTGGTTGGATTTGTTACGGTGATAAGGTTGAACTCGGTAGTGAGAAGGGCATTCCTCACATCACCATCGGACCTTTCTGCAGCAGCGTGGATGGTTTGCGTTTGGAAGGGAGTGAGTCTCGGAGTGTTGAGTTCTTTCTTGACAATCTCTGTAATATATCGAGAAATATCCATGGAAGATGGTTTCAAGAATTTAAAATCGGTACAAAGGGCTGCCAAGGTTTTTATCTTCGGATCATAACGATCATTGCAGGTGAGGATGATTGGGATCTTGGTTTCTTTGATACAACTGCAAAGAGTCCCAAGAAATCCGTGATCATTTGCAACATCGACGTCGTTGACAATGAGAAGGTTCGCCTTTCCCCACATGTTTCTCTTGGTCTGTGTAAAGGGTTTGATGTTCTTTTGCAGGTAAGTGTCGGTTCGATCATCGTCCGTGTTGACTTCCATGGAATTCCACGTGGTGTTGCTGGGAGGTTTGACCAAGAGATCGATCACGAGTGTTTTTCCAACTCCACACGGACCCGACACCAACACTGCAGGGGACACCGCCGGCCATCTCTGCAACCAGTTTGTGAGGGTTTGGATGGAAAGTTTGTTTCCAAGGACTTGTTGCAGATTGGTGGGCTTGTATTTCTCGAGAAGGGACATCTATATTGGATAGGTGGTTAATTTTTCGAGAAATGGCGGCTTTAATTAGTTTTCATAATATATATTTTGCCTTGAACGTTACAAACAAATGAGCAAAAAGAGAGAGAGAAATTGTTCAGACAGTTGTTGTGCCGAGAATTCACTGAATAGTTCTTTTTGCGGGGTGATTTCTTCCGAACAACCACCTGCAAAAAGTGCTAAGAAAAGAAAGAGACCAACTTGCGCGCATGAAGGTTGCAAGAAAAGGCCAAGTTACAACACTGAAGGAGAAACACGAGGATTGTATTGCGCAACCCACAAGCAAGAAGGGATGATCGATGTGAACCATAAAACTTGTAAACATAAAGGGTGCAAGACAAGGCCAAGTTACAACATTGAAGGAAAGACCAATGGGTTGTATTGCGTTACACACAAAAAAGAAGGGATGATTGATGTCATAGGTAAAACTTGTGCACATGAAGGGTGCAGAAAGCAACCATCTTACAACACGGAAGGAGAAAGCAAAGCATTGTATTGTGTAACACACAAACACGAAGGGATGATTAATGTTGTCGATGATACTTGCGCACACGAAGGGTGCAAAAAGAGACCAGCTTACAACACGGAAGGAGAAATACGAGGATTGTATTGCGTAACACACAAGCAAGAAGGGATGGTTGATGTAAAAAACAAAACTTGCGCACATGAAGGGTGCAGAAAGATTCCGAATTACAATACTGAAGGTGCAAGAGGAGGATTGTATTGCGTAACACACAAGCAAGAAGGGATGGTTGATGTAAAAAACAAAACTTGCGCACATGAAGGGTGCAGAAAGATTCCGAGTTACAATACTGAAGGTGAAACCAAAGGATTGTATTGCGCAACCCACAAGCAAGAAGGGATGGTTGATGTAAAAAACAAAACTTGCGCACATGAAGGGTGCAGAAAGATTCCGAATTACAATACTGAAGGTGAAACCAAAGGATTGTATTGCGCAACCCACAAGCAAGAAGGGATGGTCAATGTCATAAGCAACACTTGCGCACATGAAGGGTGCAGAAAGCAACCATCTTACAACACGGAAGGAGAAACCAAAGCATTGTATTGCGCAACACACAGACAAGAAGGGATGGTCAATGTAAAAACTCCGACGTGCAAAACCCATTTGTGCCCTACAACTGTTCAAAACCAAAAATACGAAGGTTACTGCATGCGCTGTTTCATCTATATCTTTCCAGACAAACCTGTCTCTCGAAACTACAAGACCAAAGAAACTGCAGTGGTGCAATATGTTAAATCTTCTTTTCCTGGATTCGACTGGGTATGTGACAAAACTGTATCTGGAGGTTGTTCGAAAAAAAGACCCGACCTCGTCTTGGATCTGGGGTATCAGGTGTTGGTGGTCGAAATTGATGAGAATCAACATACGGATTATGATTGCAGCTGTGAAAACAAACGGACGATGGAACTCTCGAGAGACATCGGGCATCGTCCCCTGGTCTTCATTCGTTTCAATCCAGATGATTACAAGAAGGGAAGTAAAACGATCCGCTCATGTTGGACGATCAACGGCAATGGTATCTGCGTCGTTGCAAAGAAGAAACAAACCGAATGGACCGATCGACTTGCTGCGTTAGGAGAAGCGATTTGCTATTGGTCTCTGCCAGAAAACACAACAGACAAAACAGTAGAAGTGGTTCAACTCTTTTACGACCAAGAATAATTTATTGTTAAAAATAACTTAAAGAGTCTATTATATGTTTATTGTTGTCATCCGTAACCCATCCCCATTGTCTGTGGAACCCTCGATCGCTGCAACCAACCCTGGATCCCTGTAATGATGTTCGATCCATTGCAACAGACTCGGCAAAGTGGACGGATCGAATTGCAGCAGGTTGGTGTTGTGTGTATTGCACCACTCTAGAAAGGATTCGTTGAAATAGAGAAAGATAGTTTTGATAATGTAGTAAGCAAAGACATTGGTATCTTCTCGATAAGTGTGTTGTTTGGAACAGGTATGAGAGTCTGTTGCAGTAACATCGGAATAAGTTAGATCTTGAATCCCCAACACCTTCTTGGCTTGTTGCAAGCTATGTTGTAATTCTGTTTCTAAAATTGTCGAGAAGGAATTGGAACTTGACCTCTTCATAGCCGAATAAAGCATCATGACAATCGTCTCCGCCCAAAACTCGGTGTAAGCCTCGTACAAGAGAATTTTCTCCTGGACGCAAAACATTCGATGAAGGGCGGTGTTCACAGAGGCTGGTTGATCGTAGGCGAAATCCAATCCAAAATAGTGGAAGCTTTCGTGAATAAACACTTTGAACCATTCTTCTTCTCGATATACAACGATTTCTTTTCCAAAGTCACAACGGGTGGAAAACCCTGTGTTACAATTGATCGAAGACAACACGATCTTGTCGGATGGTCCCTCCTCGGCCGCTACCTCGTCACGAGTTGGTATTGTCTTTTTGAAAGGAGTTAGATACACCAGCAAGACCAGATCCTTGCAACTGCGTTTGGCATACCGGTTTGCAATCTTCAACCACCAGATCACTAGTTTCATTTGTCGTTGAAGATTCTCGAGAGGAAAGGAGTCTCGATAACAGAAGAATTCAACATTGTAATCGATCGGCGAGGTTCCTTGGTACGTAAATTTCGCTGCAGGGGTGGTTTGAATGAATTCTCGAATCTCTGTTGGAAGGTAACGATCATTGGAGAGTGTGGAATCATTTCCGGGAACTTCTTCGAAAATAGGACTTGGGATCTTTGCTTGCCAAATGTCTTGGGTCATGGATGTCATGATGTCGTTCCACATTCTTGGCGTCTCTGTGTGGGGGGAGGGGGTGCGGGGGTATTATATATATTAGCTTTTGAATTTAAAGATTCGATGCAGACGGACGATTTTTTCGACTCTTGTTTCGGCGATAGATTTGTTGCGCGGAAGGAGGGGTCGAAGATACCAAGTCGTATTGATTCCTTAAACTGGCGGCGATGGCTTGAGCTTTTTTAGATTCCGTCTCTTGTTTCAGAATCCGTTCATATTCTTCCGAAATCTTTTCCTGTTCCTGTAACGTGCTCAACAGGTGTTGGTCAATGTCCAATTTGTGTTTCTCCAAGCCGTGAAGTATTCCAGAGATGTAATCGATCGTTGCAAATTCATAGAGGAGAGGTTTTTCCCGTTGCAGCTTGTCAAAGTCGAGCTCTTCCTCTCCAGTGACATCCCGTAAGTTTTTGAATTTAGAAGTACGAAATTCATACACACCAATACGTGTTACACGTCCGTTGGGTTTGACCAGATAAATCGGAACATACAACACCCCATAACTGGAATAATTCTCTTGGATCTTGCCAAGACAGATAGAGACTGGGAGACTATACACTTTTGTCTCGTATACACTTAGCTCCTTGTTTCGATCATCGGAATGTACTGCAGCCGTTTCTGGGTATTGTAACACTTGTGTAATTTTAGATTGAACCATATTATTATTGCCTTTTACTTACTCAAGGCGAGTAAAAAAATAATATGGATCCGAACTTTTTTTTTATTTTGCTTTTCTGTTTGTGGAGGAGGTAGAGACCGTTGTAGCAGCAGCAGCCACCCCAGAAGCACCGATTGGGGTTCTTGGTTTCTTCGCAATGTCCTGCAGCTTGAATAGAGTCTTGCTAGAGAGACTGGGGAACTGTTTGTATTTCAAGAGCGACAACTCTTGCAATTTTGGATGAAACAAGTCGTAGTGATGAGGGGGTGAATAGATGCAGTTGATGTTCTCAACAATCTCATCCACTTCGTTGACCTTGTTTGTTTCTGCAATTAAAGTTTCTGTTTTATCGAGAAGAGTTCGCAACATGGTTTCGGAATGATCTCTTGGAGCGATACCATTTTTCATCAAACATACAAAGAAGGTTGATAGGGCTTTTCTTTTTTCATTCTCGACATTTGTTGCACAGAATTGGTCATAATCGGTGCTGGGATCCACATAAATGATGTGGTTAAATCTCTCTAAAAATGATCCATAGATCCTTTCGTATTGTCTGTAATAGATATTTGTCTCAAGGTTCACTGTGGAGGAAGTCGTGGGAATAGTGGTGGGGGTGGAGGTCGAGGTAGAGGTAGACGTTGTCCCACGAAGTACCAAATGAGAATACAAGTCAGCATAGACACTTGTGTAAAAGCGGTTGGTGGAAGCCAGGTCAAAGATGAGCTCGGCGACTTTTTGGAAGTCTGCTTCTTCCACAAAGGCATCGACAATGATCTCCAATTTCTCAACACAATCCAAATAATTCTTTGGGGATACCTTGTTAAGTAACAGTCGGAGTGTGGTGAAAGGGTTGACTTTGTTTTCTTCACTGACAATGGCGGTTGGTTTCGAAAAATCCAATTTGGTCCGTCTGAAATTGAGTTGCCGGATGACTTCCACATTGGGTTTAAACTGACGGTGCAGTTCCCGGAGTGTCGAGATGACTTCCGGGCTGAGTTGGAAGTCGAATCCGTTGTTCTTGATGGCAGTAAAATCAGCAAGTGTGTATTTTACCATGGGTTGATAAATATTTAGATTACCGTTTATATAATTTATTTATATACTTAAACATATTATTTTCTACCTAAATTAATACCTCATCTGTAACAAGAGAGAAAAAATGGAAGAAGAAAACCGGAAAGAAAAAGAAGGAGCCACCACCATCCCCACCACACACCCAGAAGAGGAGAAGGAATCTTCGACCTCACCTGCAACCCTCCCTGTGGAAGAACGTTTCCCACCGGTGAGCAAATGGGACGAACTCCCCCTCCATGAAGACATCTTGCATGGAATATATGCCTATGGATTGGAACACCCCAGTCCAATCCAATCCAAAGCCATCCTACCCGTCATCGAAGGACACGATGTTATCGCTCAAGCCCAATCTGGAACCGGCAAGACTGCGACGTTTACCATTTCGGCCCTGGCTCGCATTGAGCTGCAGATGCAACAAGAACAAATATTGATCGTTGCACCGACCCACGAACTCGTGCTACAAATTGTCAATGTGGTACGATCGATTGGATCCTCCATGGAGGGACTTCTCGTCAAACCAGTATTGGGGGGAGCATCGATCGCCGAAGACATGGATTATTTCAAACGACACGCCCCACATATTATCGTGGGATGTCCGGGAAGGATGCTTGACTTGTTAAAGCGCCGGGTGATCCATACCTCCCAAATCAAGTCCCTGATGTTGGACGAAGCAGACGAATTATTGTCTTCAGATTTTCGTACCCAGATCCAAGAAATCATTGGGAAATTACCACACAGTGTTCAAATCGCCCTGTTTAGCGCAACTCTCCCCGATCATATCAAGGACGTCACCAAACTCTTTATGAATAACCCCGTGGAAATCTTTGTGAAACAGGAACAATTGACCTTGGAAGGAATCAAACAATATTGTGTGGCCATTCATCATCCCAGCCAAAAGTATGAGACTTTAAAAGACTTGTATTCTTCCATTTCCGTGTCACAATGCATCATTTACTGCAACAGCATCAATCGAGTAATTGAGTTGTATGAACAGTTAACCTCGGATGGCTTTGCAGTGTCTTGCATACATAGCAACATGTCGAAAGAAGAAAGAGAAAATGCCTTTGTGGATTTTAGAAAAGGGTCTTCCCGAATTCTCATTTCATCCAATGTGACGTCTCGCGGGATCGATATCCAGCAAGTAAGTGTTGTGATCAACTACGAGATTCCACACGACGTGAGCAATTACCTTCATCGGATTGGGCGCAGTGGCAGATGGGGGCGTAAAGGAGTAGCCATCAATTTTATTACCCCTCGTGATGTGAACACCCTCAGATATATCGAGAAATACTATGCGACGCAAATAGAGGAGTTACCAGACAAATTTTGAACAACGATTTTTTTGTTTTTTTGTTTCTTTTACTTTTTTCTTTTTGTTGTTCTTTCGTTAAACTTGCAAAATAAATTTTATCATATTATGTATGCTTCATAATATTATTTCTAACTTATCTGGAAGTTGTACCAGATCTTCTAACGGTAGTTGTTTAAAGGAAGAAGTTTCTCGAGAAAATAAGGACAAGGATAAGAAAAGAGAACAGGGAGAAGAAGAAGCCAGTGAATTGTTGGAAGAGCCAACAAATGTATTCCGGTTGCCAATTTTTTACAATAAGCTTAAGTGTAGTGTGAGTGAGGAAATCATTACCGAACTGGAATTAGAAAAGGTATATGAGGTGGTATGTCCTGTGACAAATTTCCATGATCGTGTAGTGTTAAAAGACATGTCGGAAACATATACCACAGATGTCAAATACTTACAGGATACCCAAGAGTTGGTGACCAAGTATAAGTCCTCCTTAGGACTGAAAGGTGGAAAGGAACCGTTGACACTGGAACCTGCCACCACCACTACCACCTCGTCTCATTATGACACCGTGATCGAATTGGAACAGGAGTTACAGATCGATCAACTGTTGTCCAAGTATGGTCTCATTGATTACGAACACTTTGAATTTTTAAACAATCTCGAGAATGTGTTGCAGGCGATAACGATGTATGTGCTTATTTCACCTCTGTTAACAGTTGCAACTCCAATTATTATTTTCATTATCCCTTTTTTCATTTTGCAGTTGAGATACAATGATCTTACCTGGGAGTTATACGTCACGATTCTCAAAGACATTGGAAAAACGAATCCACTGATCCGAATGCTGACTCATTACGGAGAGTCGAGCGCGGAACAAAAGACATACCAAATTCTCACATTCTCCTTCTATCTTTTCTCGATATATCAGCAACTCTCTTACTGCTACAAATTTTACGAGAACTTTGTGAACCTCCATCGGTATTTGATAGGACTTCGAAAGTATCTCGAGACAACAATTCAAAACATGAGACACTTGATTTCCTTTACCCACGAACTGAAAACCTACAAATGCTTCAACACGGACTTGTCGCGTAACATCAACCAACTCATGGACTTGATCCACATGTTGTCCCCGATCACTGCTTTTGAATGGTCCGTGTCAAAATTCTTGAAGATGGGGTATGTGTTGAAAACGTTTTACACGCTAAAGACGACTCCGTCGATCATGGAGAATGTCACCTACGCGCTGCATTTCAACTCGTATTTCCGTCACATGGAAACCCTGGCTTCCCTCCACACCGCCAAAAAGATATATTGCGCAAAACTACTTAAAGAGAAGACCCCCACCCTCCAACTCAAGGGAATGTACTACCCCGCCCTTGTCGGAGACAACACCTACGATGAGGTGGTCAAGAACAACATCACACTCAACAAGAACTTGATCCTCACAGGACCAAATGCGTCTGGAAAAACAACAACCATCAAAGCCATCTTCTTGAATGTCTTGTTAACACAACAGTTTGGAGTGGGATGTTATACAAAAGCCAATATTACGCCATTCAAACATCTGCATTGTTACCTGAATATCCCAGACACTATGGGACGGGATAGTTTGTTCCAAGCTGAAGCCAGACGTTGTAAAAAAATGATTGATGACATTTCTGCAAATAGCCAGGGAAAACACCTGTGTATGTTTGATGAACTCTTTTCTGGAACCAATCCAGAAGAAGCCGTCACAAGTTCAGAGAGATTCATTCGTTATATTACCAAACAACCCAACGTAAAATGGGTACTGACTACTCATTTCAACAAGCTCTGCAAGTCTCTCGACAAACATAAGGATATTCAGAATTGTCACATGGATGTCTCGGAAGATTTTGTTGCAAGTTACAAGTTGAAAAAAAACATTTCCAACGTGAAAGGAGCTTTTAAAATATTGTCTGACATGAACTTTCCAAAGGAAATTACCCAATGAACAAAAAGAAAAAGAGAAAAAATTGGGGAAAAAACGCACAATTCGTTCTGTTTAAAAGAATAAAAGTAACAGCATAGTATAATAAATTGAAAAAAAAAAGATGATTTTTAGTTCGTTAAGTTCTTCTTCGTTTTTTTGTTTAGGAATCATTCTTGTGATCATTGGAATTTTGGGCTATCTTATCTCGAGAAAGTTTCAAGAACAAAACCACAAAATCACGACCATGTGTGAATTGGTGACAACGATGGCACAGGACCTCCAAATGCTGAAAATGCAAAACGCAGTGGATAAGATCCAGCACAGCTTACAGAACCAATCCATCACTTCGGGTGGAACGAATGCTGCCACTGCTACTGGGAACGCACTTGAAACAATCACAGCCTCTGCGGTTGGAAGTAGTAGTAGTGGTATGAGCAGAACAGTCGACATGTTAGGATATCTGGGAGGAGATTCTCAAAAGATCGTTGTATCGGACGATGAAGCCAGCTTTTCAGATTCGGATGATGCCGATGATGAAGAAGATGAGGACGAAGAAACTTCTACTTTGGAAGAGTTCGAAGCAGATGTCTTTGATGACGAAGAAGAATCCGATGACAATATTGAGATTACAGAGATTATGGAATTACCCCATATCGATTCTCCAAAGGAAGAGCAGGTAAATGTCGAGATATTTATGGTATACACAGGACCAGACTTCGAACCCAGATCGGAAGTAGTGGAAACCAAACACATCGACTTGATGATGGACCCAGCGGAACATGTGATCTCTTCCTCCGAGATTTCGCCTCCTCATTTCGAACCATCCCTTCCTCCTGCAATTGTTGTAAATAAGTTGGAAGCAGATGAGTCTCCCGTTCCTTTTGTTTTGGAAGATGTCGGGCTCCACCCCACCACCACGGACTCATCCACCCCTGCAACAGGAGCTGGAGCAACCCTGGGTAATAACAACAAACCAAAGAAGTCAACAAAGCAATCTCGTTCGATGGTTTCAGAAGAAGGAAATATCGAGAACATGGAGGATTTTAATGGAGATTATTCCAAACTGAACGTGACGCAATTGAGAAACTTGGTTACATTCCGAGGTTTGTCGAGTCATGCTTCAAAGTTGAAGAAGACTGAGTTGTTGCAGTTGTTAACTGGTGGGAGTGGTGGTGGATCGATCGATGTAACAGAAATCGATATCTAAGAGCCAAAGTGGACGAGTGGTGTGTGTGTGTGTACAAATAACGTCCCAGAAATTTTAAAGTTAATGTTATTTTGTTTTATTCCGAAATAATATTATCGTCGCAGAGTAATATATAATAATGAATTTTAATTTAAAGAACCCGTTTTTTAACATTGCTCCAATCAATGCGATGGATACTGTACTGGTGAATTCCTTTTATGTGCCACAAACCGGCCCGACTCCAGAGAATGCGGCTTACTGGCAACCCGACTCGGGGCTCAACAATGCTTTAAGGAAACAAGAGGGGATCAAGACCAACTGGGGATATCGGCAATTTATGACAAACAACGCCATCGGAATCATGAACTACAACACCACCGAGGCGCAACAAGCCCTGGGACTCCCAATTCGGTTTCATTCCGCCGATATCATCTCTGAAGTCTTTCATTCCAACAGTGACCTGAAGAAATCCTTTGTCGATCGAGAAAAGTTACAGGCGAGAATGGTGTCTCCAAGCCTTTAAAAGAGAACCAAAAGGATTTAAATGCTGTTTTTTTTTATGTGATGTCCTAGTATAAAAAACAGCACCGTTCATTCATTTTTTTTTTTGCAGGAAATGTCGATCCTAAGTGTTGATGTTGGAATAAAAAACCTTGCGTTGTGTTTGTTGTCTCGAGAAAAAGAAATTTTCCTTTGGGAAGTTTTGAACATTTCTTGTGAAGATACTCTGGCGGAATCATCATCTGCCTCCAATGTGGCAACCCACATGAAATGTAGCCTCTGTAAAAACAACGCCAAATACCGAAAAAATGAGACTCTTTTTTGCCTCCGTCATGCCAAGGAATCGGCCTACCAATTGCCGACCAAAGATCTGTTGCCGTCCAAATTAGAAAAGATGAAATTGCCAGAGTTGAAAGGAGTTCTGGATACGTATAGTTTGGATGCAACTACTCTCGAGAAAACAAAGAAAAGAAAGGCTGATTATCTGCAAGTCATTACCTCCAACCTGTTGGATCCTTTGGAAGGTTCTTCGTCTTCTTCGCCCAAACAAATGAAAGCTTCCGAGATAAGTTTGGTAGAGATTGCAAGGATCATGACCAAGAAATTGGATCGTCTGTTGGAAAGTCATTTGGAAAGGATTGACACGGTAATTATCGAGAACCAAATTTCACCGATTGCTACACGGATGACATCGATCCAAGGTATGTTGACTCAATATTTTATCATGAAGAAACCAACTCAACCGATTCACTATATTTCTGCAAAGAACAAATTGAAAGAGTTTAATGTCGAGAAAGATTGTTACGCCGATCGAAAAAAAAGTGGGATAGAAATAGTCAAGACAGAATTGACTTTGCCAGCCTCCTGTAACAGTCGATGGAACGAGTTGTTTTTAAGACACAAGAAAAAGGACGATTTAGCAGATTGTTATTTACAGGGCGTTTGGTATTTAGGGCAACAACACTCACCGGCTTCTGCAATTACACCCGCCCCAACTGCCGCCGAGGAATCAATATAATTAAAACACTTAGAGAGATCCGTCGATATAACTTGGTGTGTGTGTGTGTGTGTGTGTGTGACGCCGAGAGAGAGGCGCCTCCGCCGTCGATTGGCGACGAAAACCCAATATATATGTATTCGTATAACTTAAATTATTAACTTCTATAACACTTATAACATTCAAAAATGGACGATTTCATCGAGATTACAGAAATAACCGATTCCGATTTTGATATTGGGAGTTCGAGAGGAAGTGGTGGTGGTGGCGGTGGTGGAAAAGGGGGCGTTAATTTCGGAGGAGGACTCGAGTTCTTGATGAATGACAAAGTAAAATCTGGGAAAAGCAGCAGCAAGTCATCTTCCATGGAAGATTTAGACGATCTCGACAATCTAGAGTTTGAATTAAATAATCTGTCAGATGAACCCATTTCTTCCTCCTCCTCATCCTCGTCTTCTTTCTCATCTTCCATGAATGACCTCTTTGGTTCTGAAAAAGAAAAGCCAAGTGACAACACCTTGGGAATAAATGTAAATAGGACTTTAGGGGAAGCAACCGCTGATTTTTCCTTCAATGACAACAAAACCTGGGATGGATTCTCCAAACTCAACACACCAATTAATCCAGATAAACCCTTTGTTCCACCGGAAGCAAGAATGTCCAAAGAAGACATCATGATGGAAAAATTTCGATTGTTGAAAAAGATCGAGACTCTCGAGAAAAAGGGAGTCGAGTTCTCCAAGAAATATACCATGGAAAGTTCCATGGCTGAAATGCAGGGTGAATACGATTCGATCGTGGAAGAAAAGAAAAAACAAACATCGATCAAGTTCCAGGCCAACATGATGCTTTCGGTTGTCAATGGGATCGAGTTTCTCAACGGGAAGTTCGATCCGTTTGACATCAACTTGGATGGGTGGAGCGAACAAATCAATGACAACATTACCGATTATGACGAGATCTTTGGTGAACTATATGACCTCTACAAGGACAAAACACACGTCTCCCCATGGATCCGACTGTTATTCCAACTCGGTGGCAGTGGGTTGATGGTACATATGACCAACACAATGTTCAAATCAGCCATGCCAAATATGGACGATGTGCTGCGTCAGAACCCCGATCTCATGAGACAATTCCAATCTGCTGCAGTGAATACCATGGGACAATCGAACCCTGGATTTGCAGGTTTCATGAATGGTGTAATGAATGGCAATATGGGTATGGGGGGAGGTAATAGCGGAGCACCTGCAGGGAACGGAGGAGGAGGAGGATACACCACGTCCTCTCCTCCACACAATACTGATTTTGCAGCCCAATCTAGAGGAGGAAATAATATTTATGGCGCAATGAATTCTTCGGCATCCAACTACACGATGCCCCCACCTCCTCCCCATAATCCTCATTCTTCTTCTTCTTCTCGAGAACCTCTCAAACACATTCCTTCCAGTGGAAGACCAGAAATGAAAGGCCCCAGTGATATTAACGACATTTTGTCTGGATTAAAAACAAAGAGTGTCAACATGTCTTCTGCTTCTTCACCTCCCCGCCATCATCCAAACACCCCATCTCATTCTGCAACAACGCCCACCCCAAAAACCATCAACCTCAACGATAGTAGCATCATCAGTATGAATGACATTTCCGATTTGCAAAGTGAAGGCAATGCTCCGAAGAAGAGCAAACGACGACCTCGATCCGACAAAAACAACAATACCTTGAGTTTGGCTCTGTAACAGAAAAAAGCAAAATTCACGTCACACACACAGTACACCGCTGTACTATATCCACGACCACTACCTACTACTGCACACACCAACAATAATATATAAAAATTGATTTAATATATATTATTTTTATAATATACCTATTTTTCTCACCCCTCCAGAAACAAATTACACAAAAATGACTTCGAAAATCGTTGGGATTCAATTTAGCGTTCTTCCTCCTTCCGATATTCGAAACGGAGTTGCCAAAATTACCAACCGTGAAACCTATGTTTCCAATCAACCCAAGATCAACGGGCTCTTTGACACCAGGATGGGAGTGTTGGATTATGGACTCGTCTGTCCCACTGATGGATTAGATTACATGCAAACCCCAGGATATCATGGTTACCTGGAACTCGAGAGACCCATCTATTATATCCAGTACCTCAGCACCGTACTCAAAATTCTCAAATGCATCTGTTTCAAATGCGGCAAACTCCTCATCAGCAAGGAAAAATACAAACATGCACTCAAAATGCTTCCCGATGCCCGTTGGAAATATGTCTGCGGATTGTGTGAAAAAGTCAAACGATGCGGAGATTGCAACGACGACGGTTGCCAAAGCTTGGTTCCCATCAAAATCAAAAAAACCGACGTTGCTACCGTGTGGGCAGAATGGAAAAATACCAACAATGACTATGACGACGATGAAGAAGGAGGAGGAGGCGGAGGTGGAGGGGGAGGAGAGAAAAAAAACAACATTGTCATCAAATGCACTCCCGAGATCGTGTTGAAAATATTCAAACGCATCAGTGATGATGACATCACCTTCATGGGATTCAGTCCCAAATGGTCTCGTCCAGAATGGATGATTTGCCAAGTCATGCTCGTTCCACCACCTGCAGTTCGTCCCTCGGTCCGAAACGATAGCCAACAACGCAGCGAAGATGACTTGACACACATCCTGGTGAACATTGTCAAAACCAACCAAACCATCACCGACAAAATCAAAAACAACGTCTCCGAAAATGTCATTGATGATTGGATCAACGTACTCACCTATTACGCTTGTACCCAAATCAATAACAAGATTCCAGGGGTTCCACCGGTGATCCAACGCTCTGGAAGACCACTCAAATCCATCGGCGAGCGACTCAACGGGAAAGGCGGACGCATCCGTGGCAATCTCATGGCCAAACGCGTCGATTACAGCGCACGAACCGTCATTGGGGCGGAGCCCAACATTTCGATCCGAGAACTCGGAGTCCCCATACGCATCGCCAAGAACTTGACCAAACCCGTCGTCGTCAATCGACGCAACTATGACTTCTGTATGAAGCTCGTCCAAAATGGACCCGAAAATTACCCTGGAGCCAAAACTATCGAGAAGAAAAACGGGGTCACCTACAACCTCCGCTACCTCAAACGGGACACCGTAAAATTGGACTTTGGCGACATCGTTCACCGTCACATGATGGATGGCGATCCCGTGCTATTCAACCGACAACCCTCTTTGCATCGCATGAGCATGATGTGTCACTTGGCCAAAATCATGATGGTGGGAGATACCTTCCGCTTGAATGTAGCAGATACCAAAACTTACAATGCCGACTTTGATGGTGATGAGATGAATCTTCACATGCCACAAGATGTGGAGTCCGAGGTGGAACTCAAAACCTTGGCCGCAGTACCCTATCAAATCATCAGCCCCGCAAACAACTCTCCCATTATTGGCATCTTTCAAGACAACATGTTGGGATCCTATCAATTCACTCGACCCGACACCAACTTTTCCAAGAAAGAAGCCATGAATCTCCTCATGGCCTACAACCAAATCAACTACGACTTTACCAACCCAGACAAACAATCGGTGTCCAACTTTGAAATCTTGTCGCAAATCATGCCCTCTCTCTCTCTTCATTACAAAACAAAATTCTTTGCCGACTCTGAAAACTACACCACTTCCAACAATGTGGTGGATATACAAAACGGGGAGTTCTTCCGAGGACAATTGGATAAGAGTACCCTTGGAGGAGGATCCAAAAGCATCATCCAACGAGTCTGCAACGACTTCGGAAACATGCACGCCTCCAATTTCATCGACAACCTCCAAAACATTGTGACAGAATACATGAAAACCAGTTCCTACAGTGTAGGGGTAAGCGACTTGATTGCAGATGTCAAGACCAATCAGAAAATTGTCGAGATCCTCACAGAAAAGAAAAAAGAAGGCAAGAACATTCTCGAACAAGTGCACCTTGGCATCTTTGAAAACCACAGTGGTCGAACAAACGAAGAAGAATTCGAAGCCAGAATGGATGGCGTAGTGAAACAAGCTTCCTCCGAAACTGGACGGATCGGACTCAAGAATTTGGAACAGAACAACCGATTCATCACAATGGTCAATGCCGGCAGCAAAGGCTCCGAACTCAACATCACCCAAATGATTTCCTGTGTGGGGCAACAGAATGTCGACGGAAAACGCATCCCCTATGGCTTTGAAAATCGAACCCTTCCTCACTTCACCAAATACGACGATGGACTCGAAGCACGAGGCTTTGTGGAAAGCTCCTACATCAACGGCTTGTCTCCCTCGGAACTCTTCTTCCATGCCATGGGTGGACGTATTGGATTGATCGATACCGCTGTCAAAACCTCCCAGACTGGTTACATCCAACGTCGCATCATCAAGGGGCTAGAAGACTTGAAAGTTCATTATGACATGACGGTGAGAGGAACCAAGAACGTGGTGGTACAGTTCCAATACGGTGAAGATGGCATGGATACGGTGAAAGTAGAAACCCAAAACTACCCCATCCTCACCATGAGCATCGAAGAAATCTACAATCACTTCAATATTCCAGCAGGCTCCCTTGTCTCTTTCAAGTCCTACTTTGAACCCAATGTCTTTCTGGCCATGGAAAAAAACATGACTCCTTACTTGGAACTCTGTAAGAAATACACCGATCTCTTGATCGACACTCGACACCAGATCATCCGCAATGTCTTCCACTCGAAGATTTCTTCTTCCAACAGTGTGCAATGTCCCGTTGCCTTCTACTACATCATCAATAACACCGCCAACCAACTCAACTTGGCCAATGAACCGATCGATCTCACCCTGAGAGAAGCGTATGAGATGATTGAAAAGACGTTCCACAATATCGAACTGTTGCATTACTCGAAACCCACCCTGTTGTTTAAAGTTCTCTATTTTTATTGGATGTCTCCCAAGTATCTGTTGCTGATCAAACGATTCACTCGTTCTTCCTTGAACGTGTTGCTTACCAAGATCATGGCCACCTACAAGAAGTCTATCATTGCGCCGGGAGAAATGGTGGGGATAATTGCAGCGCAAAGTATTGGAGAAGTGTCTACCCAAATGACGTTGAACACTTTCCACTTTGCAGGAGTGTCTTCCAAATCGAACGTGACACGCGGAGTGCCAAGAATTGAAGAGATTCTCGACTTGTCTGCTTCTCCCAAAAATCCGTCTCTCACTATCTACCTCAAGCCAGAGGATCAAACCAAGAAGGAAAAGGCAACCGCCATCATGCACCAACTGGAACACACTCTTCTCAGAGACATCGTCGACAGTGTCGAGATATGCTTCGATCCCGACAACATGAACACTCTGATCAAAGAAGACGAGTCCACGATGAGACAATACCAAGAGTTCCAAAGAATGATGTCAGAAGTCAAAGGGGAGGGCGACACCCCAACGGATACCCGTCCCTACAGCAAGTGGATCATTCGCTTGACTCTCGACAATCGCCGAATGTTGGACAAAAACATTACAATGGAAGATGTCAACTTTACCCTCAACCAAAACTACAAAGACACCATTCAATGTGTCTATTCCGATTACAACGCAGACAAACTCGTGTTTCGGATTCGCCTTGCCTCTTCCAACAAAGGGATGAGTGTCAAAGCGGCCATGTTAGCGGCGTTGGCAGCAGCAGGGGGCAACAACCCAGACGAACCCAAACTACGCAAACCCGTGGATCAATCCGACCAAATTTACATACTGAAGAATTTCCAAGATCAACTGCTTCATAACACCATCCTCAAGGGTGTAAAGGATCTCAACCATGTGATGATGCGTAAAATAAAAGATGTGGTTATGAATGAAACGGAGGGCATCTATACGCAGCAAGATGTGTGGGTATTGGATACCGTGGGCACCAATTTGTTGGACGTCCTTGGGTTGGATTACATCGATGCTTACAAAACGATCAGCAACGACATTATCGAAGTGTACCATACCCTGGGAGTGGAAGCCGCTCGACAAACCATTTACAACGAGTTGATGGAAGTGATTGAGTTCGATGGAACGTATATCAACTCTCGCCATTACAGTCTCCTGTGTGACCGCATGTCTTATTCCAACAAATTGATCTCCACTTATCGGTTTGGAATCAACCAAGACAATATCGGACCAATCGCCAAGGCCTCCTTTGAAGAAACCCCCAAGATGTTGTTGGAAGCTGCCCGACACGGAGAATTAGACAACATGCGAGGGGTGTCTGCCAATGTGATGTGTGGACAAGAAGGGTACTACGGAACAAGTTCTTTTCAAACCTTGTTTGATATGCACGAGTTTGTCTCTCTTTCTCGAGAATATGCTCAACAGATGTTGGAAAAAGAAGAAAAGGATGAGGAAGAGAAAGAAGAGGAAGAGGAGGAGAATGACGACGACAAGGAGCTTCTAGTGGAACAAATGGAACTGGAAAACCAGGCTACCCAAGTAAGGAAAAACCGCAAGGCCCAAGAAGACAAGGCAAGACAAGCTGCTGCAGCAATCCAGAGGAAACGCAACATGCTCTCGATCTATACTCCGGGGGAACCTTGTGACTTTAAAAATATTACTATCCCAAATTTGGTCAACGATGTAAAACCCATTCAACACATGACCTTGGATGACAATTATGACATTCATCTGTAATAAAGCTGTTTCTCTCTCTTTTTTTCTTAACTGATTCTTTTTTTTCCCATTTTTACTGCAACAACAAAACTCGTGTAAAAAACAAAAACCGTCTAAGTTACTTTACAGGGAAAAACAAAAAGTTCTCGAGATGTCTTTATGTATTTTTTGTATTTTTAGTTTTTGGAATCAAACATAACTTTCTGATTTCCAAATTGGATTCCACATGAACAGTCCGACAAGTGTTTTACCAACTTGCGGTAGTTGATATTAGAAACATCCTGATCATCTTGGAGAAAACGCTCGATCATGTCATTACAATGGTTGGAGGAAGAGCACGGCATCCAAACAGGCTCTCCAGACTCTGTGACTATGTTTGGGTGATGGGTAAATTCAAACAGGTTAAGATTGGGCAACTGCAACAAGGCTTCTAAATAGAGGACATCTGTGGGAGCATTTGCAGGAGGAATCCTCTTAGTGTTTCGTGCAACGTGAGTATCTTTCCCTCTTATTTTTCCAATCAGAATCATTTCTCGAGAACCTGGTTGTGTATAATAATCATTCTCTTCTAACAGATGTTTGCAATATTCCAGATTTGCATCGATCCTCCCAGAGATCTTTTGGGATTCTCTCTTTTGATTTTCGAGAAATTCTTTAGCGGTTTGTAATATGTTTTCTTGTTCGCGTAAAAACTCTGCGTGTCTTTCTGTTGTTTCAAGTATGTCTCGAAGGCTCCTTTTCTGTGACATGTCTTTGGATGTTCTTTTCTTAATTTGGTTTATATATTTTTTTTTGAAAAGAATATAAAAACATTATCATGGCCCCTTCCTTTACAGAGGAGAATGGTGACGATAACAATTCTCTCTACAGACATTGTATTTTACATTGAGTCCCTTCTTGATCTGGGACAGATTCTTGTTGATCGTTTCCACATTCAATTGCAGGAGTCGATTGCTTGAACTCACCGCTCCCTGTTTCGAATATTTGTAATTGTTGGGCTTAAAGACGTCTTTCTTGCATTTGTTCGTGTCAATGGGATCCACGGCACCTTCCACGACATAATTCGGGTTACATTGCGCGGAGTAAAGATATTCCAATTGCAGAGCAAGGGGGGAACCTGGTTTGGTTTGTTTTAGCAATGCTGCAGTGAGGGCGGGGTTCTTCTGTTGCAAGCTTGCTAAAAGTTCTGGATCTCCTACACCGTTCAAATAGGCGAATTGATTCTGTTGGAAGGTCTTGCAGCGGTTGTAGAGTTTGGCATAGGTCGTTTGGTAATAATTCTTTTGCACCATTGTCGAGTTGGGAAGGGTCATCTGGATCGCTTTCCTTTCTTCATTGCAACAGAGTTCCTTCGTCTCGACATTGGGTTGGGGCTTTTCTGTTAAACTGGTCACCGGTTGCCAATCGCTCACTACAGCAATCCCCTTGCAATCGAGACAGGTTTCTGGGATCCCATCGGTTGGAGTGTTTGTTCTGACGGAGTATCCTCCAGGCGTATCGATCATGGAACTCAACAATCCTCCTCCCAAACGCGATCCACCTAAAGAAGTACCATGGGAAGACTTGACATGTCTGTCTAAATTGAAAGCGACCAAAGGATTCGTTTGGGCGATCTCGGCAGCTTCTGTGTTGAGGGGTAATGAACCTTTGCGGTAATGCTTGATGGGTCTGGGTAATCCAAACCCTGTTGGGAACTGGTTGCCTGGATCAAGGTTGGTAAGTGGACGGATGTGGGTGCTGGTAATGCCGATGGGGTTGCGGAAGATGCCCGTGCCTTTCCAGGTTCGATAGCCGCCTTGATGCACGTGGTTGTTGTAGGTTTTCATTCCTAACGGATAAAATGCGGATGACATGATAGTGTGTGTGTTAATATACTCGGAGATATTTATTCCAAAAAAGTAGTTAAACAGAAGTGTTTCCGCAAAGACATTACACATGTCCAGGTTCCTGAAACTCACCCATCTCGTTGTGAACACTGCACACATTACACGGATCACCCATCATGTGTCTGCGACGGACGCCTGCTACAAGATCTTTATGAATGAACTCAACGTCGGTGGAATGTTTATTGCAGGAAGTGGTGCGCTGGGTAACAAAGATGAAGTCATACTGGTGGATTCCAAAAAGAACCCGAACGATTATTCCGCTATTCGTGGGTGGATTACCAAGAGGGACGACAGAGACTTTGTTTGAGAAAATAAGAAAAATAACTTAAAGAGTTTACAAATCAAAGTATGGGTTATCTGTAATGTTCATGCTGCAATACTCGGTGGGGTTCTTCTTGTAATCTACCGGATCATAGATCCCAGCTGCCTTGGCATTCTCGAGAAGAAACTTGAAATTGTTCCAGAAATCCTGGTTATGTCCCACACTATCGGTCATCAGATGACTCAACTCATGTAACGCAACAAAGGTGAGCGTTTGAATGTCGATCAGTTCGTTGTTGTTTTCATTCTTTTTGTTTAAACAGAAGGCCACTTTTTCTCCCTTGTTTTCAGAATAGGCCTTCAACTCAGAAGTTGGAAGTGTCTCGACAAATCGAGAAGGATTGAAATTCTTGGAAAGCAACATGCATCGGGGATCGTTTGGATATTTTTCGATCATGTAATCTACCATGGTGCGACATTTTGTGGCAACCGTGGCCATAAGGTTGGCGGCTTCCTCCAATTTGCTACGATCCCTTACACAGTATCGGTTGCCATCGATTCCTGCAATGACGCACTTGAGGTTTGCCATGTCCGACTTCATGTACATGCGGACTGCCACAATGATTACCAACCCGAAAAAGGCATATAAAAATATATCAGTTCTGTCCATTATAAGATGAGAAGAGATAAAACACTTTTCCTGTTGCAACGATTTAAGAAACTTGAATAATATATTTTTTCGTTCATTTTCGCAGAAAAAAAAACAAAATCTATTATTCTTCGGAATATGTCTTTAAATATGTTTTGGTATAATTTTATCTAATTGACACCTCTCTGCAGAAATGGTGAACCGGCGTCTAGAGGACAACCAGACGGAACCCCCAATTTATTGAGGACCGTTTCCAATCTCCAAAGGAGGACGGATAAAATCTGGGGTAATGGTCGATTGGTTCCAGATACCAGTATTCAGTTGGGGATTTGGCGGTTCGGACCGTAGTTGCAAATTCGCGTTTCTTAAACTTTGACCAATGGTATCGATTCCAATGTGATAACCCGCCTTCAAAAAGTTAATGTTAGACAATTCTCCCTTTCCAGATGGATTCAATTCAGACCATTGACTGTTGGGTGACGACGAGGGTAACAAATCCGAGGGATTCGTCATGTTGGGACTGCTACAACCTGCCACGGGCTGCACGATCGAAGACTGCACTCCATTCACTGACGAAAACACTTCGTTCTGTCCGCTTGGATTCGCTGGGACTGGACCAGAACCAGAGGAACCCTTGTAAGCTTTGTTCATATCGGCAGTCATTCTCTCAGCACCCGAAGATGACTTTCCCGATACATAGTTATAGATCAAATAAATCACATAGACGGCAACAGAGATTAGAAGAATTAAACCAACAGGACCGTAATTGGCCAACAACATCTTTAAAGGATTCATTTATAACAAAGATGAACAAAATAATTTTTTAAAACGATGTCTAAAAAAAATACGTTCTTCTCGAGAAGCCCTAAAAAAAGAAGAAAAAACAAATTAAAAAGAAAGAAAACAATTCCTCCTTCTCATTAATTAAATTTTCCATCCATTGCAAAAGATGAATACAGACGCCATCCAACATTTGTGTTTTATCGGCGTCTTTGCAAGCTGGACTTGGTGCAATTCCGTCCTTTTTGCCACCGTCTACAATGAACTCTTTAATAAAAAAATTTACCGGTACGTTCCATGGTATTGGACTGCAGTAAATGTCGCTTGTCTTGGAATGTCCGCCGGAGCGTTTGTACTCATGGGAGCACGATCCTTGCAATTACTTAACGAATAGGACACACTCATATAGTACACCCCCCACACACACACCTTATAGTTCTTCTTCCTCATCATCGTCGTCTTCATCACTGTCGTCCAAATCCGAGACATCCAATTGATACTGTTCTTTGATCCGTTTTGCTTCTAAAAGAGTTTCTTTCGCCTTTTGTTTTGTTTTTCTGTAAAGTTCATAATAAATTTGTTCCGGTTTATTTAGTGTAATTTCACCCAAAGAGGTATCTGCTGGAATGATTTCCTCTAATGGTAGATCTTGTAAATCCACTTCATTCATTCCACTAATCTCTGGCAATGGCGTTAGCACCACTTGCAGCTCAGATTGCGGTTGCTGGGTTTTCTCCAACGACGACAGTTGCTCATCTGCCAAAAATATGGATGTTATGGGTGAACTCGGAACAAGATCCCCTGACAAAGAGGAGGAGGAGGAGGAGGAGTTTGAAGCAGTGGGTGTTGTTGTTGTTGTCTTTAAGTCCTCTGGAATATACATCTCTAAACTATCCTGTTTAGAAGGATCCATGGATTCCCCTTCGTGGAATGTCTCGATAACGAAAGAAGGAGACATAGAGGAAGATGAGTTATCACCTTGGTCATTGGTAAGGATTTGTGTAGGTGGCTGATCAGTTGTTGTTGCGGTTGGTTGTGGGGAATTTGTTACAGGTGGAACTGCTCCTCCTCCTCCTCCTCCTTCTGCAACGGACCTTCCTCGAGGTACAATCACACACCGATTAAAACAAATGTCCTCTTCCCACGAATCCTCCACGATCATGATCTGTTTCATTTCAATTTCGGTATTGAAATTTCGACTCGTGAAACGAATCCCAGTAATCTCTAAGATCGCGACAATGTTGGTGTCTGCGGTGATACTTTCCACCGGTTGCTGCTCTTGCTTCTCATTATACACGGACAATACTGGAATTTCTGTCACAGGATGGAGCTTGGTGCTTGTTTTCACTAAAGAAAACTTTCCGGACTTGTACAAACGAATAGTGCTTCCAAAGGCATTATCAATGTCTTCCGTGCTGATGGGATTTCCAAACCAATCCTCCGAGTGCGTTTGAACCAATTCTTTACACCGGTTGTCGAGATTCTCAAACCATCCGACCGTTTCTTCGTTCATGTTGTCGAGAAGCAACTCACTGCTCATTTTCTTGGCCATCTTTACCAATCCCTGTTTGGTTGTACATTTAGGTATCTGCAAATACAACGGCAAATTATCATATAGGATTTTTGTAAAGTATGAACCACTGGCTACACTTTTAGGATACGTCAAAGTTATTTTAGAAAAATCAAATTTTCTTGTAGGATATTTTATGTTTATATCGTTCATATTCTAAAACAAAGAAATTCAATTCCTTGTTTTAACTTTTTAAAATGAAATAATTTCTCACCCTATGTTATAAACTATGCATACTGCTACCCATCGTAGAAAATCAAGAAGACACTCTGCATCTCGAAGAAGAGGAAGACGATCCCTTGCCCTTGCAGGAGGATCCAGTGCAGCAAGTTATGTCGCAGGTACCGTAGGTCCCATGAATACTCAAGTTGATAATGTTTATGCCAGTCATCCGGGTGCTCCCACCGGTGGTGCAATCTGGTCCCTCAATGGACAAAGCTCCGCCTATGTTCAACCTTCCAACCAAGTACCCTTCAGTGGCAGCTTGATGTCCGGAGGGGGGAGACGCAGAAAAGGATGCAAACGAGGACGCAAACATTCCAAGCGAAGTAACAAGTCGTTATCGTCTTGGTTTTCTAAATTGTTTTAAACAAATCTCTCTCTCTCTCTCTTTCTTCATAATAAGTTTCAATAAAGTCTTTTTTTTACTTGAGGTAATGTTATAGAATGACAACACTTTATGTCACACATAATGCGGGGTTCTTTTCTTGCTGTAGTGTGAAATTAGATAACATTACTAGATTTACAAATATTCGCCGAAGACTCCCAGCAGTCGTGGATGGGTCAGCCCAGTTCCAATGGTATAAGAACACAGGAGAAGGTGACGTTACTTTGAAGTATTTTGAGCACCCAAACAATGTCAATCCACCAATTCCAATCCTTTCTGCAACGAGTCCGTCCATCCCTTTCCGCCATGCGTATCAATTTGTTCCTTATGAACGCCTCAACTACAGCCTCATTGTTCCCTTGGTGAAAAAGTATTTTACTCCTTCTTTAGAGATACGTGAAATGATTCAACACATGGAAGAAAAGTATCAACTAGATTATTCTAACTTGTGTGTGTTGTTTTACCGAGGAAATGACAAAGTCACCGAGACTCCTCTTTGTTCCTATGAAGAATACCTCACTTACGCCAAACAACTTCTCGAGAAACATCCAGAGATGAAGTTCTTGATCCAGAGTGATGAAACCGAGTTCCTCCATTTTATGCAACAACACTTTCCCAATTCTCTGGTGTTTTATGACGAGATCCGTCATATGCCCAAACAGAATAGCACGGTGGACATTCGGATGAAGGAGAACATTGAACTCTTCTCGAAATATTATTTGGCCATTACCATTATCATGTCCAAGTGTCAATATGTCGTTTGTGGATCTGGGAATTGTTCGATCTGGATCATGTTGTATCGTGGCCACTGCAGGGGACTGTTCCAAAACTTGTTGGGAAAATGGTTAGTTACACCCCACGAATAAAAAATCTCTCTAGTAATCATAATCCTGCAGTCAAAAAAACACCAACGACTCATGATACAAGAAGAAAATATACAATATACCATCTACACAGGCATGCCACATAACCCATCGGGGCTATATCCACTCAACCTCCCTTATCTTCCGTCTTCCAGGGACGCAACCTTCGAACCCAATTTCTTCACTCGACTTACATATGATCCACATGATGACGAAACAGACGAAGATATCGACTTGGATCGGGAAGAAAGCGAGGAAGAAGATGACAACGAAGGAGACGAGATACATGATCCATCACGGCTGAATGTTCAGAAGACAGATCTCCTTACCAAACTTACAAATTATTTAGCAAACCTTCCCACACAAACATATCCATCTTCTACCGAAATTCTCGAGATACCTGGGGATTTACCTAGCAAATGTCCAGAGGACACTATCATTTTTGTGCCCATATCCCCCATCCCAACACAGAGTCGATCCAATCAAGCTACCAAGAAATATCGAAAGGAAAAAAGAACAACCAACAAAAGAACTAAATCTTCACGTAAGGCTCGTCCCAAGTATTCTTATTAAAGGGAGACACCAACAACTTCTGGAGATTATTTTTCCAGTAAGACACTTCTTGTTCCAGTTTGATGTCTTGTTCATTTTTGGGATACGGGGTCGTTGCATCCATCAAGATCTTATCGGCATCTGTCATCAGAGGTTTCTTCCCGTAACAATTCACACCAAACTCAAAGTTGGGTTCTGCAACATATCCCCCGTTGATCCCAGGACGTCCACAATCGTGCTCATGTCCCTTGTTGCTTTGCAGACTGTCAAAGGTGGATTGTTGCGTTGGGAAAAAGGCATTCTGTCCTTCCGACCATCCATAAGTACACCAATCGGCACCCTTGTTATAGGCTTCTTCCATTTCTTTGTAACTTGCTAATCTTGCATTGTATGCCTTACACACGGCCTGGGCGGTGTCATACGTAAAGCGTTGGTTTGCAACGTGGAACACCTCCGGTTTGGTCTGGGGGCCTGTGGGCTCTTCTTGGGGATTTGTTTTCGTAAAATACGAGGTAATATCGAAGAGCTTGTTTCGATACAAGTATACCAAAATCATCGCGATCACATAAATCCCAAAGATTACCCAAGACATTTCTTGTGGAAAAAGATACAACAAGACAAAGAAGGCAATCGTAATTAACACGTAAACTTTATCAAAATAAACATAAATGTCTATTTCTGTTTTGTCTGAGGGTGCGTTTGTTAATTGGATCGGAATCGGCGCAGGGGATGGCGTGGGAGGAGGAGGAACAGGAACAGGGGTAGGGGCAGGGCCAGGTGTAGGTGCGGGAGTCGGGCCAGGGGTCGGCGAAGGGGTAGGTTGAGGAAAAGGGACAGGCGTGGGTGGTGGTGGTGGTGGTGGCCGGGGTGGTGGCAAAGGAGGCAGTGGTCTCGGTGGATATATCGGTCGCGGATATGGTATAATGATAGGACGTCTGGGATCAGGAGGAGGGAATGGAGGTGGTGGGACAAACGGGTCTGGATCAGTTCCAGTGGTGGTTGTCAATCCTTCTCTCTTCTTTGTTACAGATAAAGGAACAGACTTATAATTTGCTGATGAATACATTTATAATACTTATCAAGAAAATAAGTATGATACATTTAGGGGAATGGTCTGTCGAAATTCTTAAAGCAAAAGAAAAAAAAAATAATCTCTGAAAGGTGTTTGTGGGCTGTATTTTCTTCCTCTTATTTTTTTATCCTTTCTTTGGTGTGGTTCGCTTTTTGTTAGGTCTTTCAGCCACCGGTGAACTAGCAACAGTAGGTTGAGGCGGCGGTGAATTTCTTGGCTTTTTGCTTTTTGGTAAGGCAATACTAGGTGCAGTTGCAGGAGGTGCTTCCTGCTGTGGTGTAGGTGGATTTGGGACAGGGACAGGGGCTGGAGCAGCAGAAGTAACTGGGGGAGTGGGAGTGTTGCTTGAGTCTCTCTGCAGGATTTTGTATTTTTGTTGAGGAGTCGGATTGTGGCGGATCACTGGATTACTTTCACACAACAATTTGCCACCAAAGATTCCAGTGACATTGTTTGCTTGGTATTTATGTTTTCCGTCAGAAGTGGGTGTAATTTCAAATTCAACGTATTCACCTGTCATTAAGCTCTTGTATATGTTCGGGTCACTGATCCGAAGTTGACTGTGGTGAACAAAGACATCTCCGTAATGAGATTGATCTCCAATTGCAACAATAAACCCATATCCGGAACGGTTGTTAAACCACTTGACGCAACCCAAAGTGCTAAAGGTTAACTTGGATTTGTTAGAAGTCATTTTTTTTACTTAGGATAAAGGCGGAGGCTTTAAATATTTTTTTCTCGAGAAACAATTGACAAGAAAGAGATTCGTTGGTTATTTGTAATTTTTCCAAATCGATCTTGGAAATAAAATTTGTCGAGAAATACAAGGATCCGATTTTTAAGGACCCTTAATTGCTTTCTCGACATTTTGTAACAGAAAGTTAGAATGGTTGATTAATTTTGTTGTTGGAGAAACTTGTAGTACCATTTTTTTCTTGATTTTCCAAATCGATCCTGGAATTGAAATTTGTCGAGAAATACAAGGATCCGATTTTTAAGGACTCTGTTTTGCCTTCTCGACATTTTGTTACAGAAGGTTGGAATGATTGATTGATCCTTTTTGTTGGAGAAACTTGTCGTACTTTTCTTTTCTTGTTTTTCCAAATCGATTTCGGAATTGAAATTTGTCGAGAAATACAAGGATCCGATTTTTAAGGACTCTGTTTTGCCTTCTCGACATTTTGTTACAGAAGGTTGGAATGATTGATTGATCCTTTTTTGTTGGAGAAACTTGTCGTACTTTTCTTTTCTTGATTTCCAAATCGATCTTGGAATTGAAATTTGTCGAGAAAACAAGGATCCGATTTTTAAGGACTCTGTTTTGCCTTCTCGACATTTTGTGACAGAAGGTTGGAATAATTAATTGATCCTTTTTGTTGGAGAAACTTGTCGTACTTTTCTTTTCTTGTTTTTCCAAATCGATCTTGGAATTGAAATTTGTCGAGAAAGACAAGGATCCGATTTTAAAGGACTATCTTTTGCTTTCTCGACATTTTGTGACAGAAGGTTGGAAATGGTTAATGTATCCTTTTGGTTGGAGAAACTTGTCGTACTTTTCTTTTCTTGATTATCCAAATCGATCTTGGAAGTGAAATTTGTCGAGAAAACAAGGATCCGATTTTTAAGGACCCTTAATTGCTTTCTCGACATTTTGTGACAGAAGGTTGGAATAATTAATTGATCCTTTTTGTTGGAGAAACTTGTCGTACTTTTCTTTTCTTGATTTCCAAATCGATCTTGGAATTGAAATTTGTCGAGAAAGACAAGGATCCGATTTTAAAGGACTATCTTTTGCTTTCTCGACATTTTGTGACAGAAGGTTGGAAATGGTTAATGTATCCTTTCGGTTGGAG